TACCCTGGCTTCCGGAATTCTTTAAATACTGAGATTGTTACATTATCGGTCTAATGTCTCATTTTATTTTTTATGATCCTTGTTTATTCTCATACTGTATGCAACATTTAATTCCAGTATCTTCCAATTCCGTTATGTCACAATTTATTTCAAAACGGGCAATCACATTTGATTGATATATTATCTACAGGAATAAGAAAGGAGGACATGAAAAATGCCAAAAGTAATTAAAACAAAATGCAAAGAATTTACAAAGTTAGAATTCTATGGTGAAAATCCAGATTGCTTACCAGAAGCTAATTTCATCTTTTCTGAAATCAATGAATTCATCTTCACTCATAAAGATGACGGTAGATCACATCTTATATTTGTATCCGGAGAAATCGAGGTCTATTTTGAGGCACTCTGTGTACAAAATAATGGTCCATATGTACTTGAGTCTATTGTATCTACCAGCACAATGGTGTTATACAAGGTTATATCAGCATATGACGAAAAAATAAGTGATACAAATATTTTCATTGCATATATGATAAAAGATGATTACATCAAACCAAATGAGGTATACATATACGAGCATGCATTGGATGCTATTCTGGAAAAGACAGAACAAATGGTTCTGGATACAATTGCTAATGCCAAGCCAAAGAAAGAAGGAGGTAACTAATAAATGACAGAAGATTTATTTACTGTACTTAGTAAGGACGAGAAGGTCATAAAAACATATCAAAATGTGGGTATTCAAATTACCCCACAGTTCATTGCATATCTTTTGAACGGTTTTGATTTGAATGGATACTGTTCAGAGAAGGATGCTAGAGCACGAATTAATGAACTGATTTACACAACCAAGCTGAAAGTCATTGATCAAAAATACCATGTCATTATTACAGACATCCTCTCTGGATTTATATTAAAACCCGATGAGAACTGCGAAACGATAGATGTTATTTTTGATATGGTTAGAGATGTACTTACTGATTATATCATTAGCAGTTCTTGCATCACAAGCGCAAAATCTGACTTTAAGTCGGTATGTGATGATATTTTATCTCAGATAAGGCATACTGGATATCCAGAATCATCAGTATTTGTAATAAAGGGACTGATCCTGTATCAACCTGTATGTATTGCACAGCCAACAAATGATACACCAGTTATCACAAGATACACATCATATGTACCAGTGGATTTATTAACGATCCAACCATATCCGGATGACAAGTATCTGTTCCCAAAAGTGTATGGACAGATTTCATTACCTTTCCGATATAATGGATGTATTATGAGTTTATCGTTTGATCGACACACCGGGCTTTCGCAGGCATCTGATTTTGGAATTTGCCCGCAGAGAATGGATGCGGTTTGTGACTATACAGAATACTTCCGTTGTGCACACCCAATAACTGCAACACTTAGAAAGGAAGATATAGTTCATATTATCGATTGTATTTATGATGGAAATAAAGAAGTTGTGAAAAAGGATTATAACTACAGCTGGAGATCATACAATGATTACAATAAGGATGTATCCGGGTTTGAAGTCTTAGAGATTTACTTTCATGACACAGACTGTTCACAGGTTAAAATCATCTCATTCATCTTTTCAAATACAAATACTTGCATAGCGATCATTCCGATGTCATTTTCCGATTCATTCATAGAGAAGTTACAGGATATGTGTGTGAGTGAAGATGAGAAACATCCATTGGTTAAATCATGCTAATATTTAACTTAATGAGAATATAAAAAGGAGAATAAAAAATGAAAAACAACTTATACAAAGATCTTTCAGAGAATGAAGAGTTCACGAAGCTTTTCACAGATTTTATAATAGGTAATATAGATGAGCACATGGTTGCTCTAATATTAAGACCAGCCTTCAATCCAAGAACCACGGATGAAGCTGGTTTACACAGAATCATGGATTGGATTATTGGAGAATCTATCCTTAAAATGATTGACCCTAAATTTCAACCAGTTATGGTTGCAATTATTGAAGGATATATCCCAAAATCAAAAGATGCTGATACCCAGAATCAGGTTGATATGATTTACCAGGCTACATTGGATGCAGTCATTGCTGCTTCAATAAAACATAAAGATGAAATTATTAAGTTATACAAAACCACACCAGACTATCAACTCACATGTGATAAAATTTACAGTATGATTCCAAAAGATGTACGGGATGAATGTATTCTTAAAGGATCCGAAGTTGTGAAGTATGGGTCTTTCGCCATGAACTATAACACCTATAATTATATGGGTGTCCAGTTATATACACCAGTTGATACAATCATGATTAAACCACATCATGATTTGAAAACAATTTATCCACAAGTATACGGATATGTTATGTTACAATTCCGGTTCACAGGGGAATTTGTACCGATGAGTTTTAGTGATCATTTTGGTCAAACCGATGATGGAATGATTCTCGGAATACCATCTCATGGGTTTCATGCACTTGAGGAATATCTCATAGCATCTGAATCAGATGCTGGTGTATCGGCAATCAAGAAGGGAACAATCAATGATATCGTTAGGGGTATCACAATGACTCTTCATGAAACGAATGCATATGAACGTGATTTTACATTCAAGGTCACTGAAAAACATGTCAATCACTATGATCATAATGTTGCCGGCTTTTCTGCAATGACAATAACGATTAAGGATAAGACCTGTAACAAATTGAAATATCTCACATTTATTTTCGCAAAGAATGACGATTGTGTTTCTATGATTCCAATGGAATTTGATTTAGATGATTTAGAGAATTAAGAGGATTATAATATGTTATTTTTGGACTTGATCTATGATGACAATGAATATATGAATAAACTTAAAGATACCTTAAAATTTGATGGTGAGATCACATATATGAAATTATTCATGATCTTTAAATATACCAGGGATTTGGCATGGGATGTATTCAAAAAGAAATATGGAAATTGGCATACAGATGATGCCATGGTGTTCCTGGAATATTTCATTCATGATTTATTGAATGTGATAAACCTAAAATCAACATCAGACACCCCTGGTATAGTTGAGATCGACTATCTGAGATCTATTGCCCTTTCATTCATGAAAGGAGAATTCACAGATAAGTATTTAAGTAAAAACGATCAAAAAATCAAGGATATATTGACTGAAAAAGAAAAGAGACCAGTTGATCAATTCATTGACCTATTAGAAGATATTGGTTTTGTCAACTTGAAAGCTAATGGTACTCCGGAACCAGGACAGTTTCATACGTTTAATATATATGATACAACTTGTGGTATTCACACTACGCGTAATGGATATACGTTTGAGCTGATAGAGGATCGGGCTTGCTTTGAGATACATCCCAATAATGTGAAATCAAAAAAGATATTTTACCCGAGAATTCCACAAACCATACGGTTTATATTTAATAACTTAGAGGAAATATCCGAAATATTCAGTAATGATTCTTGTGGATCCAGTTATGCCAGTCTGAGATTTGGTGTTTCACATAATACTGTATATAAGAACTATCTTAACTTTAACGAGTTGGAGGACAAACAACCCGGAGACTGTTCTACAGTATATATCAACGATGCATACAAATTGTGTAAATTTATCATCGATCATTTCTATAAAAAAGATTCTATAAAATGCGAATTCATTCCTGTCTATAATAGTGATAGGATTGATGATATTAATGCATATCGTTTACGAGTATTCAATAATAGGGATGATATAACATCAATAACAGACATCTATTTTATGGGTGGAAGTGAACTTTCTACTACCGAAAATGTACAGATTTGTGATAATTCTAAAGACACAGCTGGAATTTTCATGATCTATGTAAGTTATGCATGCATTGAAAAATCAAAATCTATAATTACAGTTTATTCATAAGTATATATAGAATGAGCTGAATGTATCATCAATACACAGATTACCTTATAAGTAATCTGTGTATTTTGAATTATAAAATAAAGGAGAATATAAAGATGAAAAAGAAAGAAGAAAAGAAAGCAATTAAAAAACATGTTAAAGAAGTATCTCAGGGGGAGTGTAAAAAATCAGCAAAGAAATCAAGATCGAAAAAACATGTGAAAATGACAACTCTCTCATCCAGAATCATCGGTGACAAAAATTTTATGAGTAAAGTAAAAGAAAGCAGTGATGCCTTATTAAATGATATTAATACAGCTGCAAAAAAGATTGCACCATATATCAAAGGGATCGTTAGAGATTCAGGCAAAGACGTAAGCTCGTATGTCGAAAGGCTTTGTGGTGATGTTCCGGCAGATTACAATGCACACCGGGATATCTTTGATTCATTTGTTGGTCTCGTCAAGATGATGATTCTGGATGATATGGACCGATCAGAATCTGTTTCACCAGTTCCAGAGGATTCAGCACTTCGTTCTAATGAAGAATTAATACCTGATGAATCAGGTAACCCTGCAAATTCACAGGTTGATGAGTTGAAAGGACCTTGCATTCACACATATCTGCGTCATGTGCATGACTTAGACAATAGGTCAATTAGTGTAGGATATGCCTCAAAAGATAAACTCTCAGATTTATTAGTATCATGGGGTTACGGAAGATTCATTAATAACTTTGAAAGAATGAACAACGATATTATTGATAAATACATGCGTATTGAAAACGGTCACCTTGCCAAATTTGACAAAGAGTGGTTTGATTTCACCGCAAAAGATTGGAGTGAATATCTTAAGTCATATATTGATATAATCTTACCAGACATTATTAATGGTCTTGGAGATGATAATTTTGGTTTTAAAACCAAAATTACAAAGGGATTAATCCATGTATTCCTTATGGATGAAATTACAGACGGCTCATATGTACTAGCGTTAAATAGTTTATCAGACCGGTCATTTGGTTCTGGTGCATTGGGATTTCAGGTGGCATATTTACGAATGATTTTAAAATTAGTCGTAAACTGGATCCTTTGGCATCCAGTATATATGATGTTCTTCGTTGCACATCGTCATGGAACCAATCATGTGTTTTTTGATGTTAGTGGAGAAATAAAAAAACTAGAGTACGAGAAAGAGTTAGAAGATTTAAGAAAACTCAGCAATTTCTGGGGTATTGTAGTTGTTACATCATCACATGCATTTAATACCCATAATGAACATACTGATACCCATACAAAACCAGACGAACCATACTATCGGCATATGAGGTGCTCGGAAAGATTAATTAATAACGTGGAATTTGTATCTATGATGAATGAACATAGAATATCAAGTCAAATTTCTGAAACATCTTCCCTGGCTTCCGGAATTGATTTTCTTGACACAATGAATGTAGTCACAGATGTATTGGATGTTACAGAGGCAAATATCCAGGCATTACTTTTAAGATTTGCAGGCATTATCACTGAATTTGTCATTGGAGACGATGAACCAAAAGGTTATGCATCCATAATTCATAGCTTCATTATTGGATCTATCGATGTCTATGAGCTTACCGATAAATTAGCTACTATATATGTTGTTTACAATCACAGAGACATTGACATGTGTTTTAAAGTAAACGATATCATGCATTCTATCTATTTATGGTTTGATAAAGAATTTTATGGTACTTCAAGAGTTACAATGTATCTTAAAGATGTCTGCGAGAAAGAAATCAATAAAAAATAGTAGGTGCAAGCACAAGTGATTTAATTTATATAATCTACCTGATCAAAGAGGAAATAACTAAATTCTATGTGATCAGGTAGTTTATATTTTTAAGAAAGGTGGTTATTAAAAATGAGAGATGTGAAAGAAATGCTGATGTTGGATAAACTTAAAGATCCGTCAATAATTTCCAAAGGACGTCGTAATTTCGATATGGAAATAACCGGAAGACATGGAGGATGCCTTGATATGACATTGCCTGAAGCACTAGATAAGATTTTATCTCTTAAGAAGTTCTTCAGCGTCAATTCACAAGGGGCATCATGTATTCAGGTTGATCACAGTTCATCATTCTGGGAAGTATATCTGATGTTTCATAAATCAGCAATATTAGAATATGCTATTCATGGTCTTGGCTGTAGTTGCGTTATTGTTAACACCAAGGTGGTCGATCAATTCATCAGTGGTAAGTATACTATTTCTCAATTCATAGATACTATGACTAAAACTGCTAAGATGGCAAATTCAGGAACTTCATCACCTATTAGTCATGATGTTGCTGGTTGTGTGTTAAGTATTATTATTTATATCACAAGTAATGCATCAAGTGTACAGAGCATGATATACGAATACTATAGCACAAATAAGGAAAGTAAGAATGCTGATGAACCATCTGAATTACAAACCATTCCTAAGCCAGAGTCCAGTGCTGAAACTGTTGTAGATGATATGCTTTTTGGTGATAAACGTCTACCTGATATACTTGCAGTTGACGATGTGATAAATGGTGAGTATATGCGTGCTACAAAAGATCTGTATACCAATACAGATCCAGACATGGAGAGATTCTGGAAAACATACCTTGATATGTTTGGTAAGAGCATTTGCGAGGATATTATCAATCGAAGAAATATCACAGATGTTATCATGATTGCTGAACTTAAACGGTTCATATCAGGTGAGACTACAGTTCATTCTTTAGAAGATGTGATCACAAAGAGACTTAGTAGAAAAGATCCTAAGCATCAGCTCCTTGTATTTAAAGACTATATCAAATCCTATATTTTAACAAATATGGATAAGATTGCACTGGTGCAAACTGCACATATGGAAAGTAAATCTGTCAATACACCTGGTAGATTATCCTTGTATGATTTAGTTATTTTCCGACTCACGAAATCAGATGTTGTAAATAGTGGATTGGTAGATGATCCGAATCTTTATACTGAAAAAAGATTATCCTTCAGAACTGGGAGAAGATATTAAATACATTCTTCGTTGGGCATCCACAGAACCACGCTCACAGTGTATTTACATCGTTTGTTGGAAAAGATGGATTACAACCGATCGACTTTGATGGTGTAACACTTAACTACGACGATTTCTGCAATGTATCTCTGTTCATGCAGGAATTTGAGCGCTTTTGTGATCATGTGATCATATTCGTGAATAATTACATGCATGATCAAAATTAAGATTAGAGCTAATCATTACCCAGTCATGAGAAAAACTAATTCTTGATGACTGGGTGATTTTATGTTAAGAAAGAGAGAAAATAAAAATGGAAAACACAGAAATCATTATGAATAAACTGAAACCAATTTATGATGCAGTGGTGAATTATCTTTCAGAACAGGGTTCTATAAAGGATTTATGTTATATGAGTATTCCTTTATCGGATTTATTAATGTATCTCATAGATATCAACGATATCATTCCGTCAGATACAGTAAAATATCTTCCAGAAAACAGGGCTGAATTCTGGCAGGTATATCTTACTCTATACAGTTCATCGCTGGTATCATATGTTACTGCCAAGATGAATGATGAAAATAAAATGTTTAGAAAACTGATTACAGATACAATTTCCGGGAATTCTGAACTGGTCAAGTTGATTGATGAAATACGTACAGTATTCCCAACATCAGAAAAAACGGCGATTGCTTATAAAGTAACGAAATGTGTTGAAAACATCATTCGTTATATTGTGAGTGATGTAATCACTGTAAATTCTGTAGTTATTGGATATCAGTTAGCATATAAAGGCATTATCCAGAAGATGGGTTTAGATGCTCTATCTCAGGTTGCAGTAGACAATGTAGATGATATCTTTGAAATCGCAAAAGATCCATTATACCAGAAGGTAGACTGTTATGATTTGAGTAGTGGGCGTACTTATCACACAGCAGCGTATAATCAGGCACTTCAAAATGCGGCGGTAATACCGAAGGGCATTGCATATACAACACCGGATGGAAGTAAAAGAATCGTAACTAAATTCGTAACGCAAGTGTAATAAGTTAGATGAGAGGTGATTAATATGACAATAGAGGAGTGGGTTGAATCAAGGCATCCTTATGATCGTTTTCTCCAGGATAACCTTGAGGAGATAATAAAGAAAGCAATAAGCATGCTCGATCGGAAGCCTTTACGTGATCCGGAATTAAATACATGTGTACGGAATACTCTTTGTGGGAAGATTGATTATATATTCACTAATAAAGGGAATCCAATACCACCAATGATGTATGTAGACGACTTGATCTATAAGGCTGAGCGTCGATTAATCAATGAAAAATATGGAAAACATGCAACAAAAATGATGCAGTATTTCATGAAGAAATTATTGAAAGGAGTAAAAGGGAGTATGATTGATATCAAAGCAGATGAGGAGAAATTCAATTACAGAAATCGAGCAAAAGAAGTTACCGTAGAACTTCTGAATCGGTTTGATGGTCCAGATGATGCAAATGAAAATGCAGAGGAGATTGCAAAGTTTCTTTCATACATTGTACATGAGCTGAGCACATACAACGTGAATGTTCCAGTGGTTATCAGATATCAGAAATCTACCGCATTATATAACAAGGAACGTGATGAAGTTATTTTCCAGAAATCTTCTGGGGATGGTTCAGTACAGAAGACTCGTGAGGTACCAAGACGTAAAAAGCATCTGTTCACAAAGAAGTGGTAATATGAAAAGGAAACCGATGAATGTGTCGGTTTCCTTTTTTATCATTCTATTCACTTTGCTATAATAAAGGAGGATATTATAAGATGAATAGAAGAATTAAAAAGAAATTTGACAAACGAGATGGTTGTAAAAGATATTTAAATTTCCGGCTTCATAGAATCATCAAGGCTGTCGGGAAACATATAACTGATGATACTGACCTGATCATAATAACCGACAGTAACCGTATGGATTTAAAGCATCCACATCAGATTCGGTTACTCAAACAGGTAAGACCAGTTGCAATGAATGACAACAAACCAGAATTTACTGGTGAACCTATCAATATCCAGTTTAACGCAAATACAATATTAAATGCAGCATATGCTGCATGCCTGAAAGGATTGCAGACAAATGACACCATATAACGTAATGACAAACTTAGAGACATCTGATACAGGAGTGACTGTAGTTAATAGTTACTCATATTATCAGGTGTTATATCAGTATATGGACACATTAACAATAGTTAAAAATGGTAAGGCATTACACAAAGTTATGTTAAAATATAACGTGTATGACCGATATACAACCCTTGACACTATAACAGCAGCTGTAACTTTATTTAACTTTATTGGATATGCAATCACACATCCAGTTGATGCATTGATCGCATTTTCAGCAACACCAATGCTTATAAATGAATTGAACGTGGATGATCCTATTCATATCAATAGCATTATCATATTTGAGTTATTTAATGTCATGGATGGACATCACAAATTTCTTAATGTACACAACCTTGAGATTGCTGAAAAGGCATTGGTTATTTATAAGGGATGGGCATATAATTCGATCCCTAAAAAATATCTGAATGTTCAAATGTATATGGGTATACTCCTGAAGAAATCAATGATAAATAAATCTATTGATTTATCTGATGGGTATAGTTTACAACAATTCACAAAGCAGGCAGGCTAATGAAAGGGGTGTGGTTAAATGGGACCATATAATGTAATGACAAATTTAGAGGTGTCCGAAAATGGGAGATATCTCTATTCAACTAAAGATAAGCGCATTTATTACAACAGATTAACTTTTAATAAAGAAGTTCTTATATTTAACAAAGGGGTTTTGTGTGGTAAAGTAATATATAAATATTACCCATCTATATTTTTTCCTAATGCAAATGCATTAAGATATGCGCAGGCAATAGAATTTATGGTTAATATGATCAACTTTGCGATAACACATCCAGTTGATGCAGTGGTGGCACTTTCAGCAACGCCAGTAATTGGTTCTCGGACAGATACATTATATCGGGTACTTTGTATATATGAAACTGCAGGTATCCGAGTGATGCCTCATAAATATCTTAATATCCATAATATTCGTTGTGGAATCAGTGCATATCTGGTTAATGCTGCTTACGAGGCATGTCAAGTAACTCATAGGTATGGAATAAACTTTTTAGATGCTATGTCTGGTATAGAAGTAGAGGTTGATGATGAGGGATCAATTCCTGAATTGAGTCACTGGACTCAACCAACTGATATCGTTTTTGACTCTATTCCAGCACTGACTAAAAACTCAAGGGATGTAAATAAGAGACCTCTTACGAAAGAAGAATATGTACATGATTCACATCCAAGAGTTTTTGGTTATGGTAAAACCGCTTATGCTATGTTTATTGATGAGAGTGTGGATTTAATAATGAAAAATAAGAGAGGAAAATTATATGATAGAGACAAGTGTTTTAAGTGATGGTTTGTACGAAGGAGTGAATGGATTAACATTGATCATCCATTCAGATTCAAAATCCAAATTTGCTATTGCAGATGCAAAGAAGCAAACGTTAACTGGAGAAATGAATGTTACAGAATATACAAACTTAATGTTGAGGTACATCATTAGTGATCCATATACGGATATTGATGTTACGAGGGTATCTCTGTATAAAGGACGTGGGGAAATTGCAAGAATTGACTACGAAGACCACATGTTCAGTAATTTTACGAAAGAAAGGTTTGGTTAAGATTTATTATTGGAATATTCACAAACCCAGTAGAATCTATTTCCCGATATACAACAAATCATGGAATCGGAATTTCGGATGATTGCTTTTCAGAAAGGATGTTGATCCAGGGTGCTGAACATGATGCCGAATACAAATATGATGATATCTACAGAATCTCAGAAGTTATTGCAAACTCATTGATTGCTGCCTATCATCGTAATGCTCATTCAACAAGACTGTACATGAAAACCAAAAACATTCACAGAGTCTATGTTGATCAGCTGGTAAGTGATGAGGATCTTAAACTCATCAATCGTTGTGTGTCGATTCCTGGGCATACATTTACACAGCAGATTAATTACATCACGAAGTCTCTTATCGATGATTTTTCTGGGGATACTATGTGTAGTATTCCTGTGTAATCGTTGAGGATAAGGGTGGTAGTAAAAGGGTACCGAGATTTGTTTCTCGGTACCCTTTCTTTTTTAGTTATATTTCTGAATGCACATCGCAATATAAGTAAAGATTGCTCTTTTATAGTTTATCTTACTTCCTTCTGATTTAAATGCTTTGTAAATTCCTGTTTCTTCTCCCCATCGATTCAAAATCGTATTGATTCTTACAATATTTCCATCTTTTGAATTTGTCTTCTTAAATAATGCATATGTCCAATATAAGAAATGTGCACTCCGAATATCTCTGGAGCTTTTGTGTTCTCCATTGATATATAAGAAGAGAATAGATTCTACAATCTGGGTAATTTCATCCAGTCTTTCATTTACAAAGATCTTCATCAGATAGATTCTGAGGTTTGTTACAGATACATTTCCAATCGCAGACGCTGCTTCTGCAAGAGAGATATCTACTCCATTTGCAATCATTGGCATACAAACCCGATTGACGGTAGCCTGGACCTCTGTTGATGCAGATGTTATGTCATCAAGAATCGGATTCTCTGGATCATAATCATCGTTTCTTGTTGTAATAGCATTTCCTTTTTTATGGTTATCATAATAAATTCCTGATATTGTCCGGAACATAGAATTCTGGTCATTACGAATTCTTTGCAAGAAGGCAATACAATCTGGATCATTTCCAGTACGAATCTTTGATTTATGAAATTCATACGAATGTTTTGCAGATTCTGTTAAAGCTCCAAAAATCGTTCCTGCCTTCTTAATAATAAACTTATCCGTTAAATTATCAATCGTGTAATTCATCACCGGTTCAATCACACCATTCGGGAAATACTTCGTAAAGATGGACCAGTACACATCAATTGAGAAAAGCCCAAGCGTTGCATTCAATGCTTTATCATCATGATGTAAAGTGAAGTATCTGATAATATAATAAAGAAATGACAAGAATGGATTATTCGTCAGATACTTGAATTCTGCAGAAGATCCTGCTGATTTAATCACATTCTTCATTGCAAATACAATCTCTTCTTTTGTAATTCCAAATAACTTATAAAATTCATCCTTATCAGCATCTCCAAATACAATCAAATATTGTGGACCAGGAGTGGTCAACTTAGGTGTATTTTTCTCAAAGAATTGAGAAATCAACATCTTATATTTCCGTACATTTGCCTGTGTTGTGAATGTTTTTTCTACTATAGAATAGATTAAATCCTTTAAGATGGTGGTATTCTTAACAGCAGCTTCCATGAAAGCAACTAGGCATTCGCATTCTGGATCTACTGATTCCATAACTGCTTTTTTCTTTTTTGATGGGAACTTCACAGTTCCAAAGTATTTCTTACAATTCTTACAGAGGTAAACAGGTTCTCCCTGAATAAATACACCAATATCTCCACCACACTTCGGACATTTGTCTGGGACGATTTTGCCTTCATCATTTCGAACCACTTTCTTTTTTCTCTTATGAGAGCTTTGCAAATATTCACTCATGAAAGATTCTTCCTGATAAGGTTTCGTGTCCTTGGAATATAAGGTAACATAATACCCGTATTTTGTGAGATGATCTGTATCAACAGTTCCAATTTTCTTATAAAAGCTAATTGCAGCTGTATTCTTTTTATCTACATAACAATAGATTTCATCACAATCATTCTTAGCAATGATATCTTTGATGACAGATCTTCCGTATCCTTTTCCCTGGTATTCCGGTTTAATCATGAAATTGCCAAGTCCAATGTATTTCTTTCCATCCTGTTTATAGTGAGATAATCCAACATATCCAACGATCGTATCACCACGTTTAATCGCTTTCATGTCTTTTCGCACATGTTCTGCTTCTTTACGATCATATCTGATATGGAATGCTTTATTCATATCTTTGATAAAGTCATCCATATCGGATTCCTTTACTGGGGTATACTGATATTCAGAGTCTGCATTTTCTGTTATCACTTTATCTTTTTTTCTTGTAGTCATAAGATACTGATTTGCATTGAATTCTTTTTCGATTACAAATCCACATTTCTCATACAAACGAATTGCAGATTCATTCGTTTTTCTTACAGTCAGTTTTGTTGCATGCTGGTTCTTTGCGAGATCTACTAAGATTTTTCCATAACCATGTTTCTGATAACTCTTAGAAACCTCTAATGCCTGAATCCAGATACCATCAATTTTCTTTTCAATGTTAATTGCTCCGATGAGTTTTTTATCATCACTTTCATCTACAAGGAACGTACAGTTTGTATCTGGTGGTGAAATCCGGAAATGGGAAAGATACTTATTCGTAACAGAATACTCCTTGATCTTATCTTTACCAACATTCAGCATTATCGCATATTTCACCTTTTTATTTACGGATTCTGTAAATGGTCTATCAGAATACTTATTCAGAAAATTCATTGCATATGTCATAGCATCTGCTTCGTCATGATGCTCATGGACTTCTTCGGTCACTTCTTCATTTTCATATGCTTCTTTCATTGCTTTGTATAAAGCATCAACCTGTTTATTGGATCGAGCAAGCCATTTCAGATAAAATGGAAGATCAATGATACGATTTCCATTTCGTTTCATTGCTCGGTATATTGATTTCAAGCCAGATGTACCCTTTAAAACCATTGGATACGACAAATACTGGCATTTTCCTTTATTTGCCCAGTTCTCATATAACTGAATACCATCAATGACATATTTCTTATCCGAGTGCTTCTTACACCAATTGATGACATATGGTATTGCATCATCGTACATCTCCATTATCTGTTTTTCTGTAGGCTTTTCCATATTCATTTCAGATTTATGGTGAATTAACCAATCATAAATTGGTGTAAGCCCATTCTTTAATTCATCCTCTGTTATGGCTTTATTAAACCACCATTCTAATGCATCTAACTCAATATGGTCATCACACTTATATTTGGAGACCATCTCCTGACCAAGTGTAGATTTACCACTTCCGGAAAACCCTGTGACTAAGATCACATTACATTTTCCAGATTCAAACTTATCCATATTGATATAAAGATCATCACGGTCAATGATCACATTTTCCGTGTAATATTCTTCATTATTCATTTTTTAAAACCCCTTTCTTTTCAGGTTATTATTCTGTTTTTGGGATGAATAAATTGCCATTTCAGGGTTAAAAAGAAGAGATGGAACAAATCCATCTCTTCTTCTATATGAGAAAATCATCAAGATCCTTTTACACGAGAACCGATATCCGTATAGGACGGTGTCGGCTTCATCAGGCTCTCCTTATCAATTCTCTGTACCGTAGCAGAAGCATCACTGTTACTGATACTTGTACGATATGTTGCAGCGTTATCACCATCTCCAACAGTGTTTCCACTGAGAGACTCGATCTTACCAGTCTTCGGATTGTAACCATGCTTCTCAGCAAAGCGTCCTGTAGACTCGTTTAATCCTGTGCACCACTCGATAGAGTTTGTCATGATCTGGTTTCTCTTAAGAAGTAACTTAGCCTTCTCGTTGACATCCAGACCTGTGTAAAGTACACAAGTAAACTCCAGATCCAGCTCTACCTTATCATGCTCACCAGCGTTGGAATCGTAATGAGTCAACGGAATTGTTGTAGGCATGCAGTTGCAGAGCATTGCTGCGAATTCGACTTTCATACCTGTACGGTCAGTTACTACATAGATAAATTCTGCAGTATGGTTTGCTTCATTGAACTCTAATTCACCAGAAGCAATCTGACCATTGTAATGAGAGAGTCCAGAGTTTTCATCGGATACACCGTTGATCCAGGTTGAATGAATCTCGTGAACAAGTCCACCAGACATTTCCTCAACCTTTACACGGAAACGGTTTGTTCCGTTCTTAGAAACAGTTGGAATCGGGAGAGACTTTCCAGAGTAACCTCCAGTGATCTCTGTAAACTCCAATGTTGTATCTTCGATACCAGATACACCAAGGTTTCCATACTCAAGAAGATGCTGGTATGCATCGAATCTTGTAGTACCTTTACCACTGTAATACTGGGATACCGAAGCAGGTTTACGAACCATGAATAATCTCCAATAACCAGTGATCATCGGGTCCCACTGCTTGATACTATCATGTCGGGCATCTAACCCACCAAGCATCAATGAATACTTGGTGATGTCCATATGATTAAACTGGTTTGCACCAGATCTAATTGTAACAGGCATCGTATCTCATCTCCTTTCAAATTTTATGATTCCTCATCAGATTCGTCAGCCTGGTATGCTCTTTCATTGACGTCAATTTCAATGAGAGTAACCTTGCTACGCTGTGGGAATGTTACAGCTGCATAGCAGTGTGTAATGTTACGTCTCTGCTCATACTCATTGGATGTGTATTTGATATCTAAGCTATCGAAGTAGGTTCCAACCATGTAGCTGTATTTTTCGAGTAAGTGATCACGGAACTCGGAACGTTTCTTAGGAGTAGTGATTTCATTACGTTTATCACGGAACTCATCCTCTAAGATCTTCTTCAGTCTAAAGAGAGCAATAACGTTTGTTTCCTCGATCAGTACAGAGTCTGTATGTACATACATAGACTGTGTAGCACGATAGAAGGTGTTGTTTCCTTCATCCTCGAAGTAGTTGATACGTGCATTGTAGAGCTCCTGTTTCAGCTCTTTCTCAGCCTCAGAAATGGCTGGGTATACGCTGTTCTTAATGTGACCCGTAAGAATAGCTTTTGTATTGGTACGAGACTCGGTTTCACCATAAGTCTGTCTGAAAGTAGAGTCTGTAGATGCAAGGTAGTAAGTAGAAGTTAATTTAACCTTCTTACCTGTGGATGCCTCATGTCCATAATACCAATGTGTGTTAATAGATACACACCATGCTTCCTCGAAGTTGTTAAACTCCTCAATCAACTCATCGAGTGGAGAGAAGTCAGCTTCAAGTGTATTGATGTCAAGTGTACTGAGTTCATCCGTAAATCCGGTATCCAGATACACTGGTGCGGACTCTCTGTAAAGAGCCAGACGTACAAGCTGCATCTTAACATCCATGCTGTAGTTTGCATCATATAATGCAAGGGACTCAATTCGTCTTGGAGCAAGAATCTGCTTATCAAGTTTTCCTGTGAAGGCTTTGATATAACAATCATCGATTGCTTTCTGACGCTTATCAGCATCATCTTCATCAAATGCTCCATCAGAACCACCAGATAACTTGTTACCAGCGATGTCATCAACAGATACAATGTCTGTGTTTGTGTAATCATCCGCTTTGTACTCCGGATCCTCTTTGTTTACATCATCTGTAAGCTTGTATGTAAACGAGATGAACGGTTCTGCCGGGGTAACACGTACTTTCTGTACCTTTACCTGCATTCCGAAGAATGGATCGAACTGATCGACATCCGGAATTGTGATAGAAGTTGACGGTTCAGCTTCCTGAATTTTCTGGCAGAATTTCTTATAAACATCATACAGATCTTCGAAGTTCTCTTCGAAACAATGAATCTTCATTGTAAGATCTGCGGTTTCTGCATCATCGATAACATCGTTGATGAGAACTGCACTTGATGTCTTTCCAGAACTTACCAGAGAACCAATGTGAACATTGGCAACGGTTGCACCGTCTGTTACATCAATAACTTCAAAACGGTATACTTTGACACCGTATTCTTTCTCGTAATCCTCGTCAAGAGAGATTCTCCAACGAAGGTTCTGACCATAAGCACCACGTCCAAGAGAGGTGAATACTAACAGAGGAACCTGGGTATAACCCTCGTCATCCTGATATACACCTTCTACGGCAGTACCATCAGTCTTTGCCGCATATTCAATGATAGAATTGCGATCTGCAAGAATTTTCTTCATTGCAGCTTCACCAGTTGTCTTGTCAGAATCAACGGTGATCTGTTTAGTTGTGAATTTGATTCGGAATTTTTTATTTGTCTCGTCTTCTTTATACCATAAAGACAATACGCTGTTTGCATAGGTTGCATCATCCGGCATAACACGCATACACCATGCCACTGTGTTATCCTGTGATAAGAATGCACGAGGCATCATATGTGCCTGACCATATTTACGGTAATCAGTTTTACCATACATTGTGTCATACTGCGCTAATGAATCCATCCGTACAAGGGTATTATCAATACCACGGCTGGATGCAAATACGGATAAATAAGGATAGACCACGGAGTTATTTACCGGATCTGTCAAGTATTTGCTTGTATTGTCATTAATGTAAGTCTCCTCGTGAGGAAACGTATATTTCGGGACAATCTGCTGTGCTGAGCTCATTCCTCATACCTCCTTTTTTGAAAGTAATTTTCTTATAATATTTGTTTTAAGCTCACAAGAGTCATGAAGGTTCTTGTCTCATATAATTGTCCTGATATTTTAAATGAATTCTGTCAGATAATAAAGTTGATAATTATGATTATATATTATCACAATGGATAAGGTGTAATAATAATATACGTCAAAAGAAAGTGAGGAAAAACTTATGAAGAAATTTTTTGTAGTCAGAAAAGGAAGGGATTTATCACAGTTTAAGAATATCCGAATTGTGAAATTAATGATGCTAAGTCATACAATTATCGAACTTAAATCAAAGGTTGAAATTCACGATGATTGCTGTAATATTTATTTTTCATCATCTCCAAAGTACGATAAGAGGATTTATGATTATGATGCAAAATTTATGGCATTAATGCCAATTGTTGAATGGTGCTTAGACACTGCATGGGTCAGTCAGTCATGTACTGATGATGGGGATATTCATATGTCACAAGAAGAAATGACGAAGACCGGGATGTCGGCATTTACAATGATCAATATTTTTGCTGACAGGAATTATGATTCTGCAAAATCTTTCAATGAGATTATTCGGAAATTTTCAGATGCAATCAATGCATGGAAAAAGACTGCTCATGAAAGAGAATCAAAGTGGTTAAACCATGATCAAATTGATTATATTTGCAAATCTGTCACTGAGATGTTGAAACGCTATAAATTATATGCGGAGTATAAGAGTGGTAATCTTATGAATAAATACTACTTTGAAGAAAAGGTAATGTATGATTGGGTTCTCCATGCAACAATTTCACCATACGGGCAATTATCTGAAAAACAGGTATTTGCTTTTGAATCTATTGAAGACAAAATCATGGATAATCCATTTCTTCTTTTAAACATCTTCAAATATTTTGGTAGCACCAATGATACTACTGAATATTGTAAAAGATATCTTGTTGGACGTGATAAGAATATTTCTAATCTTGTATTCGATTATGCAGAATATATTTTTAGATTAAGGGACAAAAAATAAAACAAAGTGGACAACAGATATCTATATTTATTATTACGCAGTTAAGTAAAGTAAAGGGGTGGACATGAAGATAGCAGTATATTGTGCTTCTGTTTTTGGAAACAACGAGGAGTATGTAAAAGCCGCCAGAGAACTTGGACAGTGGATCGGTAAAAGTAACCATGCACTTGTATATGGAGGTGGAGAATCCGGATTGATGGGAGCTGTTGCAGAGGAAGTTCATGTAGCAGGCAACGAGGTCATTGGAGTGGTTCCTGGAAATGTGGAGTTTATTAAGTCACGACCGCAATCATATGTGACCAAATTGATTACTACAACAAATATGAGTGAACGAAAGCAAAAAATGGTGGAACTGGCAGACGTATTCATCGCATTGCCTGGAGGTATCGGAACACTTGATGAGATTTCAGAGGCAATAGTGCTTACGAAAATCTCTGCATCCCAGAAACCATGCATTTTCTTCAATCGAAACAGTTTTTATACACCATTACAAGAGTTGTTAAAGAAAATGGATCAGGCTGGTTTTTTATGGGGAGATCATATGAAACATGTGTTGTTTTCGGATCATGTGAATGAGATTGAGGCATTCATAGATAAATTCAATTAATCATGTTAAATATGATGTATTGATATCGTTACATACCAAAATGATTGGTTGATAATTTGATGAATCCTGTAAGGGTTTTCAAAGATATTCTCAAGGATACCTTCTACATACATTAAGAAAGGAGGGATAATGTATGAGATTAACAATACCAAATACAGTAATATTATCCATTCATTATGGATTGTATAAATTATCCAGAAAAGAACGGAGAATATACAATAAGAAATATGTCATTTGTGATTGGCATAAACCAACACCAAATATCAAGGGTTATTTTAAAGAGCATCCAGAATACTTCTTTGATAGTAGAGAAGATGCAACCAGTTATGCAACAAGAATCCTATTAAAAAAAGAGGGATATGGTTATATGATAAAAAGGAGTAAATAAACGATGGAAGAAAGAGTAACATGGACTAATGGAGATATTTCTATTGAATTCATAAGAAATGGTGATATTCTTCAAGCAATGGCATCAATTGAATCATTGAGTCCAAGACTATATGATAAAAAATTTGAATACACATTCAAAGATTTGTTGTTTTGGTCTGAGGATACTGGAAATAATCGGATTTATCAACCAATATCATATAAACTGAAATTCAAGTATTTTGAATCTCAGCTTATGGCTCGAGATGGTGTAATTCGTCCATTTCCGATATATCCTCCATCTTCTGAGATACCGTTACCATCAGAAAATAAACCATTAGCCAATAAAACGGTGGTGTCACTTAATGGATCATGTGAAGGGGAATATGTTAAATTGACTCTTATTGATATACCGGTTGAAATTACATCAAAGACATATTTATTAAGTCACAGACCATTATTCTTTGATCAGATGTTGACATATGTTGAGTTGAGAAGGAAGAGTAATCATCATACAAATTATACTCTGAAAGACGGTCTGAAGAACAGGCTATGAGTGATAAAATACAAAGAAGAGAATACCTTGATTTTGGTATTCTCTTCTTTTTTTGTTATAACTTAAATAATTCCTCCAATGGAGATTCTGTTTCAATTCCACCAGTTCTTGATCGATTGATTGCAGTGCTTACCATATCATCAAATGACTCAAAGGTAATTCCTGTAAAGGTAGATGTAACCTGGCAGATTCTTCGGATAGAAGCCATCTCATAATCATATAAGTTCATATCTGGATGTTTTCCGATAATCTTTGCAAATTTATAAGCTGGATTCTTCTTCCAACGATATGCAGTAGAAAGAATAACTTCTTCAATAACAGAAGGAACACCAAAATTTACGTTGTTCATTTTTTTATTCTTTCTCCAGATATTTAACGCTTTTCCGTAAGGAACCGTTCCAGGGATCTTTCCATAGGTTGCAAATCGAAGCATGAGCTGTGCATTAGATGCATCTTCCAGAAGTTCATTGATACAGAATTTCTGACCTTTGATATACTTATACACATGGCATTGTGTTTTTCCAAGACCAGGAAGTTCCACATTCTTGATCTCTTCGTCATAAGTAAAGTATTTATGCCAGCTAGGGATATTCATAGTATCAAAATGATCAAACTTACCATTCTTAAAGATACCAATCGGAACGATACCAAAGAGGTTAATCATTCCTCCCAAATTCTCTGCCATGAAACTATTCTCAAAATAACTGCTTGGAACATAAACTTCCATGTAAGCAGTATCTACTTTGATATTTGATCCATCATCTGTGAATAATCCATTATCATTATGATCTGGATTAAGTAAAATGGAATCTGGAGTGATCTTATTGAATCGAAGCGTGGAGTCATGGAATTTCTTCATGTTTAGATTCGTAAGTACAGTAGCAACTTTGTTACTATTTAATCCAACATACTTAGAGTTCTGGATACCTGCACATTTCTCACATAAACACTCATTATTCTTTCCAACACCAATACATCCAAATGGAGAATACAAATGAATTGTTTTTCCAACGTATTTCTTTGCGGTTTCTCTTGTAAGAAGAACCTTAGATCCATTCACGTCAATGTAACGATTGTTAAAGTCATTGATATCCGATTCCTCGAAATCATACTCCAATGTAAACTTCGTTCCACAATCACTTCCTGGAGGTCCAATAACTTCAGTCTGAAGTCCAGCCATCAACTGCTTTGCAAGATAACCTGTTGAAGCAGTAGCACATGATTTAGGATAGGCTCCTTGAACAACTGAGTTTGATGCTGCAGTGAAGTCTTCTTTTCGTAATCCTTCATTGAAGGATGTTTTCATGATGTCATATTTACCTGTATTCGGATTTAATACACCACCACGCATGATAAACAGATTCTTCAAATGGTTATTGATATCACCTCGAGCTCCAGAATTATACAGATCGAATCCTGGATCGTCTTTGATGATTTCAACCATCTTATTTACCAGCTCTTTTTCAATCTTACCTGCTACTACGATATCTCCAGCAGCAAGTTCTTTTTCGTATTTCTTAAATAACTCATCCCGTAATTTCTTTACAGAGGCTGGTGTTTTAATCGTCTTTTCTGTAAAGGATACTGTAATAAGTCCGTGTAATGTTAATCCCAACCAATCACGATGATCAATATAATTTCTGAATATTGTTGTATCAATCTTGTCGTCATTTAAAAGCTGAGTTACATCACTTTCGTATTTGCTCGATCTCTTCTTAATTAGTACATCATTCATATATGGGAAGTATCTTCGGAGACCAACACGATCAATCATAATCTTATTCCAGCAAATACGACCAATCGTTGTATCACATGCACTTGCATTATGATATTCTCCTGCTTCCAGATGAATAATATCTGTTACTTCATAACGAGATTTCTTAATACGAACCTTACCGGATTCTTCTTTCTTTGCAGTATCTCCGAATAAGCTTCGTAAGAAACTGAATGTAAATTCTTTCGGATCTTTTGCAAGAAGTTGTTCTTTGACATCATTTCCAAGATGTCTGCTTGTTGTATATGGTTCACGAGTCATATCATAGAATGTCTGATAAACCTCATACTTGATCGTCCTTACATTCTCACCATTTGGTGATACGAAGAATGTCTTAGAGTTCATTACAGATTCACATTCTTTATTTGCCTCAAGAGACCAAATAAGTTTCAATGTTACCTGATCGCCGTCATCGTATTAGATAACAAAATCCATATGTCTTCATATGGGCTGACTATATCTTTATCCTAATTATTCTTTTACCAAATAATTAAGAACCTCCTGTTTCGGTGTTATCCTACCTTTCGTCATAAAGACCTACTCGCTTCGTGTAGATATTTCAATCTACCTTATTTTCAATTCACCTGATCATTGACACAAATGATCATTTCGTATTTCTACTACATGAATGTCTAGCTTTCCCTAGTCGATGAAGTCACATCTTATCATTGTAAGATGCTTTCCTGCGCCGATTGTCTGTATTCTTAACCTTGATTACCATATCTCTGGAGTTACCCTTTGCCCTTATTCTGTCACCAGAATAAGTTGGTAGTTAAGACTTAACCAGCATATTGAAATAAATCCAATACGTCTAATATTTCTATTAGAAGTTTCCCGCAATTAAAGAGGTTTATTTGGTGACCATGAATGGCTTTTATAGTCACCACCAAGTCCTGCTAAGTAGGAATTGGAAAATTGTAATGTGTCGATAAACTGTACACCTGTATTTTGTCTGGTACAGGTCATATCCTGTTTTGGATAATGGGTATAAACCACACCATTTACCTGCACAACTTCTGTCATCAATGTTGACACCGGATTTACTCGTGCAACGAATAATCCATAAGCATCAGATACTGGGTATCTTGTAATTAATGCATGTTGATTCTTCGTTAATTCCATAGAGGCAATATAGAATAAATCGGTAAGTGTCATTGGACGAGATGCAAGTACAGAGATCTCTGCATGTGTGGATGGATCCAGTCGTTTACCTGTGAATAATACATCCTTATACACACCTTTTGCGATTGGAACTTTAATTGGATCAAAACGTGATTCCGGATCTCTCATGTAAAGTTCCATCATATCCGTAAAGTATTTGTCTGTAAATGTAAGTTCAGGTTTATAAATCTGGATATATTTGATTTTCTTTTCTCCAGTTTTTGCATCTGTATCCAAAATCGGAACCTGCTCTTTGTTTGAGATAAAGTTTCGATCAAAGAAGTTCTTTAACCAGTTCACCATAAATGGTGCATCCAAGTCAAGAATCTGTGAGATTGGAACTCCAACATATCCGAATTTCGTCCCTGTCTCTTCTGGAGTATCATCATGATACAAAGGACAAGAAATGACAGAACGTACACAGTTGTCTACGTTCTTACCCATCAGATACTTACGGATCATACCATTCTTCTTCTCGATCTTATGCTTAAAGGTATCATAGATCTCAACAAGAGTTGTTTGCATGATATAACCTGTGCTGTTTAATGAGAAATCAAACATATCTCTATCTGCCAATACTTTTCCAAGACGAATCAACTTGGTATACATGTTGTTGAGAGGATCGGTTTCGCCACCACCCGCACTATTTGGCATAATATCACGGTAAAAGACAGGTATAATCAACATTTTATCGACGAAGATTTCATTCTTCTTTAATTCTTTTAAGAGATTTACACGCTCTTCACGCATGCTAGAAGATTCTTCATCCAGTTTCTTACTCCAGTCAATCTTTTCCCAGTTCTTGTATATCCATTCAAGTCCGGTGTGACCATTTTCATCATCTTTTACGAGTTCCCCATCTTCTGTAATGGAGTAATACTCAGTACCAGATGCAATCCGTTCAATATTCCGGTATAACCTCCTCAATGACTTATAAATATGAGGGTGAAAGAAATGTCCATGTAAGGAAGTATAGGCAAATGTATTTTTTCTTGATTTTGTATCAATTCCAAAAATTATATTGGAAAGTAAGCCATCAGGATCAGGGTTTCCTCCTCTTGCAAATACAATTGGAGAAGTGACCTCTTTGACAGCATTCAATTCAATAAATTTATTGAAATCAAAGATGTCTATTTTCATATATTTTATCACCTCACTTAAGATATTGTGTAAGTGATAAATGTTGAAATTATATATTATCTCTTAGTTAAATGGTATAACCTACATAAAAAGTAACCAAAAGGAGGATACAAAATGATGTATAATAACCAAGCGATCAATAAGGATGATAAATCTGGCATCTCTGATGAGGACCAGATATTCTTATTGACACTAAAAGAAATTCGAGAAGATAACAAATCTCGAATCATTGGTATTTTAAAAGAACATCCAGAAGCATTTAATCTTATTACAATTCCAGTGGACGATGACATCAAGAAAGTATGCATCGAAAATGACCCAGCATTCATACTTCGTGTTGACCAGGATATGATATCAGATGATCTGATAATGCATGCATTAAAGATTGATCCATTCTTGGTAAAATATTTATGGTCAAAAATCAATGATGATGAACTTATTCAAACCCTATTAAATCAAAATGGTCTTGTCATTTCACATATGTCCAATGATATTAAAGGGAATGAAAAATATCGTGCAATTGCATTATCAAATAATCCGCTTTCTATTGTTTCATTGATTGATTATATGGATCTTTATGAGATCAAAAAGACAATATCTCAGAAAGGATCTGCCTTAAAATATATCTCAGATAAAAAGTTGTATCGACGTGTACGAAAAATCGTAGAAGAGTCAACAGAAGATATGGCAGTTCAAAGTAATGATCCATTCATATCAGAAATGACGCATAGCCAGGTTCGTGACATTTATATGATTGCTTGTCTTGCAAAAGATCCATACCCAGTGAGTTCAATGCGAAAATATTGGTTGACTAAAGATTTCATCATTGATATGATAAACCAATCACCACAATCAAGACCTGATGCATTGTATGATCTGATGAGTGGTGTGCCTGAAGATCTCATAACATTGGATATGTTGAAAACGGTTGCTGAAAAACGACCAGCATTATACATTTCTTCATTATGGGGATATCATCCAACAGTTGATGAATTCAAAGAATTATATAATATATCATGGAGAGTGATAAATGCAATTACCTGCATCAAAAATGGTACAAGTTCATATGAGATAAAGAAATTCGTAAGAGAGAATGTACTTAGATTTGGGGAAGTATCTGATCCACTCGAATGTGCATATGCTTGTAATTGTGAAGGTCGTTTTATTGATTATCCAACACTTCCAAGATTTGCAAAATTCATCAGCAAGCAGCATTATGTTATGATCACAAGAATTGCCTGGGATATCTTAGATATTGATCATCATAATCCACAAACTATAGTAAGACCTGCTACTTATGAATACTGGAAGAAGTTAATCAGTATTCGACAAGGAAATTGGCTCGAGTTATTTGATTTATGCCGTAATGCAACAGTATATCACCATTATAAAATTACAAGATCTACAAAGAAGATCTTACGAAAATTAAAACGACAAGAGATCATCACATATGGATTAATTGATTACCTCCCATTAACTAAAGTTAATCCAATAGGTCGGCAGCATATACACCTTATTAGCATATGTGATATCATTCTTGCATTCAAATCTGGTATAAGAAAGTGTGATCTTATCAAGGAATATCGTGAAAATACCTTTAATCCGATTAAAAAGTTAGTGATCAATATTCTCGATAAGATCTATGATAAACCAGTGATTGAACCAGTCATTGGTCATTAAGAAAAAATAAAAAGAGAGATTACCATAAAATGTGGTAATCTCTCTTTTTTTATCCTTCATATCCAGTTGGATATGTGACTTTGATGTCATAATAGTTATTCTGTCCGATTTTCTTTGCAAGTGCTTTATCACGCAGTGTATTGAGTGTTTCAATCACATATGCCAGATATTCCTCGGTATGCGGTACCTTGTACTTTTTACTTGCTTTCTTATCGTGAAGAATGCTAAGATAATACTCTGCAAGTTCAAGCTTGCTGTTGATGTATGATACAATCACCATCTTATCTGTCATATTCTCCATAGCTTCAATCTTTAATCGGATATAGTCCAACTGATTTCTATCAATTGGTTCCAGCTTCTTGGAGAACAATGCAAGTTCCTCGAAATACTCACCATCAGTGACATTCTTAAAATTCATACACTCACAGCAATCATTGACTGCTTCACAGAATGCAGAATCTACACTTCCGTCATATGCATCTGCAGATTCCAGATGTAACCGGAAACGATTCAGATCCTGCTTTGCAAGTGCAAGTTTCCGATCACTAATCTGCTGTAACTTTTCGTTTACAAACATAACAGAACCTTTGATCTCATCATCAGTTGCTGTTGTTGCCTGATTCTTTCCAAGATAAGATTCTAACTTTGACATACCAGATACTAATGCATCACGGTATCCATTTACTGCAGCAACAGTATCTGCTTTGATCTCTTTTCGAATCCCTGATTTGTCATAACTCATCTGACAAGAAAGACTTACCGGAATCCGTACGAATTTACTGAATAAATTTTTTGAAACTGTCATTGCACGCTGCATAACTGGGTTTGTTGCAATACCAAACTGGACGATATTGTATAATCTCGTTGGTACAGCATCTGTATCAATGATATGTCCAATTTCATGTAAGGTAATTGCTGTTAACTCTTCTGCATTGAGAAACTGGAATAATGTATCATCAATATCCAATCTCCAACTGCTTGTTTTCTCCCAAAGAAGCTTGATTGCATCCAGATTACTCTCAGAATTAATCACAATCTTTGAGATCTTATCAACAGTTGATTTGTCTGGGGTTACAGACATTCCGAAGAAATCATCTTTCGTCTTTGTATGCACAAGGTTTGCAGTTACTGGACGATTGATTGCATCTGTGATTGCTTTTTCAAGTGCATTAAGTGCTGGTTTTATTTTTTGCCGATTTTGTAAAGAATCTCCCAATTTTATGAAAGAATCCTTGATCGCATCGGTTTGAATGTGAGGTGTCATTTGTTTTCATCTCCTTCCATCTTAATATTCGAAAACATAGTTTACCGAATCACATTTCTTGAACTGAATGATGTCATACTTCTTAGAAAGATCATCATTTACAATTCGTATTGCATATAAGCAATTCTTTACATCACCAAGTTTTGTTTCGAGTTCAAATAAGATGTAAAACATTCCATCCCAACGGATGTAGTAATGATCATCTCCTGGGAAAATAACAAGGGGATGCTCACTATTGAACTCTGCAAGATACATAGCAAGAAGATCTTCTTCTACATTTCCGAATGGCGATACCTTTACAGCATCTTTGTTTACACCGAGTTTTGTACAGAGAGCATCTGCAATATCCGATTCTTTAATTCTCTTTAACTGGTCAACTTCTACTTGCTGACTGATACTAAGATCATTGGATTTGATCTCTGTGGTATCATTTGGCTGGATCTCTGGGGATCCGATGATTTCAAGAGATTTATTCAAAAATGTGGTATATTTCTTTGCAAGTTCATGAGCATGCAAATTTCCACTATTTGAGAATAAAGAAAGTTCTACATTATCTTTTAACATCTGCTCTAATTCATCACGATCTCTGTAATACGTGGATTTTAATCTCCGGTACAGATATCCTGTTGTGATTTTATGTACCATGAAATCTACATCTTCCGTTGTAATACTTGTTGGTATGCAAAGGGTGTATAACATTACCAGGTTCATAAGATATGCAGATACATGGCATTTATCTTCATATGAAGATAAATCTCCACTGAAATATCCTTCTGCATTATCCATAACGGACATTGCAGATTTGATCATAGATTCAACTTCATTTATATGGGATGAATCACTATACTGGTTCAGTCGTAAATACGAAAACAGCATATCAATGGTATCTGAAATCAATGAAAATACCTGATAAAGTGGTGATGAATCATCACTCTCCATGATAGCACCGGCACTGTCAATGATATTGATAATATCAGATAACTTGGAGAATGTGTACGTTGCTAATGCACGAACAAGCAATACGGTACGTTCTGGATGTTCGAACTCATCATTTATCACTTCTCCCATAACTGCATAATCAGATGCAATCATAACCATTGGCTGAGTTTTTGCACTACTTAATCGAAACTTCTCGATTTTTGTGTTTGTTTTTATTTCTATAGATCTTACAAGCTGACGGATTGGTGTAAATGCTTCCTCTGCAAGATCTGGATGATTATTATCACTATGGATAATATCATTTAATACTGCCTGATATACAATCCCGTATTTTTCAGATTCTTTTAATACATCATCAATGTGATCCATGATATAACTCTGATCTTCTTTGCTCAAATGATTAAAGTACCATAACGGGTTATTGTGAAGGATATCCGACAGAATCATGTTTGAATCTTTTACTTCCTCGTTCATAGATTCCTCCTTATGGCATATAAATCTTTTTCTTTACATTATTGATATCGTATTCTTTTGCACGTTCCAAATACTTAAAGAACTTATAGTATTCTTTATTTGTGATTTTCAAATAGTTAAAAGGAATTGCCGGATCTTTCATGATCTGATCTTTTAACTGTTCTTTCACTTTATCCACAGCAACAATCTTTGGATGTGTATTTGGATTATCTCCACCATCTTTTATCTCAATCTCTAAGTTCAGGGACGGGATGAATACATCTGGAATATAAAAATGCTGCTTTCCTTCATATGTGTAAAAGAACGTATGTGGAGATGGTGACATGATATCATCAAATGGGAAATTCATCGTAAGATCAAGAAAGATAAGAAAATCATGTTCATAAGACCCGGTATATCGGATCACATGTTTTGGATTGTGATCAGAGAATTTGTATTCTCCAGAGATCTTTCTTGCAGCGAGCATTTTTCTTTGCATTTCTGGATCATCACATAATACGACTTTTCCATATTTACCGATCATACGATTTTTGAATGTCTCACGGTATTCTTGTTTACATTTCGGGTTTTCACAAAACCTGCTGTATTTATTTGTCTTTTCATTCCATTTTGTTGGTTGTTTACAAACGACACAATCACCATGTGTACGTCCAGTTCGTAAGTAATACACAAACTGTCTTGGAACCATCCCAGGAACGATCATATCATGATGTTTACTCTCAATATGCTCTGCATATTGAGCTTCATCTTTACAAATCTTTTCACAAAATTTGCAATGAATGACTTTTGGCATTACAATACTCCTTCCTGTATGAGTATCTCATTTACCAAATCACCGATTACACCAGGATTTACAATCTTAATTGTTTCGCTTGGTTGAAAATCGAGAATGGAATGACACTCATTCACGTATAATAATATGGACCAGTATTCTGTTGTCTGATACAGGTCAACCGATAATTTCTTTGGTGAAAAGCAATACTCCCGAGCAGTCTCTTCATCGATTTCATACTCTTCGATATATGGATCAAAGTATTCTTTATAGGTATTGATGATGTGATTCATCGGGATTTTTATTGTCTCATCATCTTTTGTATAATGAAGATATGCACATCGGTTAAATGTACGATGACTCATCGTGACGTCATAGTTATTCTCTATATCTTCTTGCACCGTAGATGGTATTGTCATTTCATATTCACCTACCTTATTTTTAGTTGTGTGTTGCACTTAATCCCAATAAGGAATCTCCCCATCCAGAAATAGTGACTTCATGCCCTGCTTTTAATTCAATATCAAACGGGATGTAATAGATGGGTTTTGGATAAGATCCTTCCTGCTTGAATTTATCATAGAGATCTTCATTTGCTTTTTTCTTAATGATATCATCTTTTACAGATACCTCGATGTAATTTAACTCTGTGAGTTTCGTTGCAGTATTTGGCATCGTAGATGGTTCATTAATATATAATTCTGTCGGGGACTTAATAGTCACCTTTGTCTTTTTTGGTTGCTTTGATCTCTTTATTTTCGCCATAAGGCTTGATACATATACTTTCATTGGTGAAGAATAAGATCCTTTAAAATCACCAACAAGGTATCCAGTACATGATTTAAATTTCCAACAAGGTTCAATCGTTGTCAGCATAGTATCAACGCTCCTTTCTACATTAAGTCAATGTTTTTTGAGGGGTAAAAAACGGAAGAACCAGTAGTTTCTGGTTCTTCCGTATTGTTTTCCGCACCGGGCTTCTAAGCCCAGCGCATTACATAATTTGAGCGGCTGTCCATTGCCGGCGCACATTCTGATCATGCCAGATCACACCGAATAGCAATTCATCCATCTTATGCCGCTTATTCACCATGTGTATAGCCGGGGTTACTGCAGTTACTCGGCGTCCATATTCGCACACGGTCTGCGTATTCTACGTGCGCGCTTCTCATCCTCATCCTGGCAATACATTGACCTGAGGTCCTTCATCCTGCCGCACGCAGAAATTTGTGGCGGACATATTTTCAGCCAGTGGGTAGGGTTGGATTCGAACCAACGAAGCCTAGGCAACAGATTTACAGTCTGCCTACTTTAACCACTTGCATACCTGCCCATTACAATAAGGTTCTTACAATATAAAAAAATATTTAAAAACCTAACGTTGAGGGAGAGGTTCGAACTCTCGCGCCAATATCATTGACTCTGGATTAGCAGTCCAGTGCATTTACCAATTCTGCCACCTCAACAAATCACAAGGTAAATAAATACTTGCTTCAATAATATATAGTTCCTGTAATATGAAAACTTATTATAAATATTGATAATGAGGACCAAAACGATCATTTAAGAAAGTGAGGGAATATTCATGGGAATTGAACTTAACAATGATCAAATTTATGCAACACTTGATCTCGAACGTTGGTGGAAAAACCTCCCGAAACAGGTATTTGAAATATCTGGTGGTGCTGGTACAGGAAAGACAACATGTATCATGTCTTTCATTGAGCATATCGGATTAGAGTTGGATCAGGTGTTGTTTGTTTCTTATATGGGTAAAGCTGTTTCTGCAATGATAAGGAATGGATTACCTGCAAAGACAATCCATGCAACATGTTATACTTATGAAAAAGAGGTAGCATATGATGATCATGGACATATGATATTTTTAGATAATGGAAAACCAAAAATGCGATGGGTACAGAAGTTAAAAGATAAATTACCAAAAAAGATAGAGCTTGTTGTGGTAGATGAGGGATTTACAATTCCAGAGCAGAATGCAAGGGATTTGTTATCCTTCGGGTTACCAGTGGTTGTTCTTGGTGATGCAAATCAGTTACCACCACCATTTGGAAAACCATATTTCTTAAAATACCCAGATGTTACATTAAAACAGATTATGCGTCAGGCAGAAGGAAATCCGATCATTTACCTGGCTCAAAGGATATTAAACAACGAACCACTGATCGAGGGTGTATATGGATCAAGTTCCGTAATAAGAAAACGAAACTTAACCGATTATACATTAAAACACTCAGACATTATCATTACTGGTTCGAACCGATTACGGAATGAGATCAACAAGATCTTCCGTGAAGACTTCTTACAGTTTACGCATCCAGAGATTCCACATTATGGAGAAAAGATTGTATGTAAACGAAATAATTGGGGTAAATATATCAACTGCAAAGGTGAGATTTATCTTACCAATGGATTAACTGGGTTCGTAGATTATGTGGAAAAGAGAAGTTACAACACGAAAAATATCACCATTGATTTTCGTCCAGATTTCAGTTCCAAAGCATATCACAATTTAAAGATCTCTTTGGAGAGGTTAAATAATACTGTATCAAAAGAGGATCTTTGGACACCACCAGATGTGGACTTATTTGAATATGCATATGCACTTACTGGATTTGCATGTCAGGGGAGTCAATGGGATAACGTTTGTATCTTGGAAGAAGACGACTTTTTCCATAATGAAAAGAATTATCAGCGATTAAAATACTCGGAAATTACAAGAGCTGTAAACTCGGTAACGTATGTCTTAAACCAGTGATTTTCAATGATATATTATCCTTCTAGCAAATAAAGGAAATGGAGGTGGTATATCAGTGAAAGTATATTTCTTTTACAGAATGATCCCTGGATTAGAGCCTGCTTTATCAGCATTCACAAAAGATAAAGAAAAAGCAAAGCTCTTTAACCTGATTCGTTCTGGATATTATTTAAAAGAGAGGAAGTGCACGGATGATGAGTATAATGAGTTTTATGATACGCATCGAGATTTTGCAATTGATCTCCATGCATTTCGAACATCAACCGGATTCCGTAAATATTCTGTGATCCTTCCAGTTACAGGGTATGAAATTAAAGAGATCATCCTACATAAGGATGATCTCATTTTACGTGAATTACAGAGATTTGTTGTATTACCAATTGAATTATTCACAGAGTCTGTGAGGAGAGCATTACATGAACTTGGATGGGATACTGTAAATAAGTTCTCTGAAGTAACTAAGAATGATTATGGAAGGGTTGACATGGAAAATGAACACCTGAAAGACTTTGAGGTAGATGAGCTCGGACTGTTTTTATGTTTACATAAGGACAGTTTTGATGATTCAAAGATACAAAGAATTTACGAAAAATGACAGATTTTAAATATTCGTATTTTCAGGGTTTTCACTTATATAATATATAGGTGAATAAAAGAAATAATTACCATTATTAAAGTAAAAAGGAGGTGATTCGAATGGTGATTATTAATAATATTCAAAAATCAACAATGAATCATGATCGAAGAAATAATAATGATCATCATTCGACACCAAACAGAAACGCTATGAGTCAATCGTTTCAGGATATATTGTATGATGTATCTGAAGCGATTGGCTTAAGCGATGGAGAAGTAGTCAATTGGTATAGGAGGTGAGAGAAATGAAAGAAAAAATCTTCACAAAGGATCGCGTGATAAACGCTATCCAGAAAGAAAAAAGATCATTTGTATGGTCCATTGCAATTGCAGGTGTAACATCGGCATTGCATGTAATGCAGACGCTTTATACTAAATAATCAAAAAAAATAATTTTAATGGAGGAAAAATATTATGTTAGAAAAAATTACAAAGGTTGTATTAAAAGATGCTATGAAATCAGCAGCAGATGTGGCAAAAGAGGCAGGTCCGTTATCAAAAGAAGCTCGACAGTTAAGAAAACTGGAAAAGCTGGGTGCAGTTCCAGTTAGAGATTTTGAAAATCTCCAGAAAGCTGTTAAAGCACAGAAGATCGGGTTCCTTGCCATTGCGGCTGTAGAAGGAGCCCGGATCATATCTGAGAGACATAAGAAGGTAGTTCTTTCAGATGAAGATATCAATGAGATTACAGATACTATCGCTGGATCAGTATTGGGAAGTTTCACGGCAGCTACTAATAAAACAACTCAGGATGAAGCTGAGACGGTTGATGATCAACAACCTGTAGAAGAGAACACACCTGATGCCCCTGTACCTGATAATACACCAGTATCTTCAGATGATGAAGAGAATGGATAAAATACATCAGGGAAAATACAGGAGGAAAAAGATATGTTGAAGAAATTCATAGTGTTAAAATCAACAGGGGATGATGATGATTGTTGGTTAGAAGATGTGATCTTAGGGTGATAATATGAAAGCTGTAGTATATTTTCTAAATAGGAGGAGTTAAAAAATGGCAGTTGTATTATTTATATTAGCATTGATCATCGGTACGGTGATCTATAAAATCAGTATAAGAAATAGCATTGGAACAACCGGTGCGTATTTCAAAAGATGGCTTTGGTGTGTAGGTTTAACCTTCGCAGGATTAGCCATACTGACTGGTGCTGTGTAAGATAAAAACCAGGAGGAACCTTTTTGGGTTCCTTCTTTTTTATATGGTGATATGAAAGGAGGTGTGTATTATGAGTAAGATATCTGATATTAAAAAAGCACGTTGTAACCACTATTATAATGGAAAATTTATGTTTGATCCTAGCGGATCCTGAATCAAGATGCGCTATTTGTTGTGCCTTGTGTAAAGACATATTTCATGTATGTAAATGCGAGGATCAAGACGGACTCTCAATCAAAACATCAATGTATTTAAAAAAGGAGTAATATTATGACAATTAAAGAAAAAGCTGAAGTGTTAAAATACTTTGAAGAAATGGTTTGTGATAGGCATCTTCCTATCGGTATATTTCCAAATGTACCTGATCTTGATGGAGATTTCATCTGGTATAATCACAGAATGTATCTTGTTAATTATATGACTGAAACTGTCATTAGACCAAAGATTAGATGCAGACTCAGGCTTTTATTGATGTGTATCAAATGTCGATACTTTACGATGAGAAAAAATATGATCTTAAAATCAATGCGGAAAAAGGTTCACTGACCATTTCAAAAAACAAAAAAGAAGGAGTACCAATAAATTATTGGTACTCCTTTATATCGGTATTTTTTTTACCGCGATATCTTCTTTTTTTACCCCATAATCTTTCGATTTCATATTATAAAACAAATTGATGTTTTTATAGAGGGGTTTATATTTCTCAAGATATCGCCTATGAAACTTCTCTGTGGATGCTCGATTTTTGTTATCGTTATACATTGCATCATTATCAGAAAAGATGTTAATAGTTACATTTCCTCCAACCAATCCCATATTAATTAAATGAAGAATGATGGAGTTGTAATTCTGTCCAGTAATAGCGATATTCATGGTGTTCTTTTTTGACATTCCAAGATGATTCTTTACTCCAAGAATGTCCATAATTCCTTCACTCATGTTGATTGTAATTTCATCATCTGTAAATACATCCAGTTCGGTTGCCATTCCATACCAGACTTTATTCTTTGATCCATCTTCATCAATCGGAAACTTTACCCATGAATATCCATGAGTATCTGTAATATCACGAAATATGATATGACTATTTCCAAATGATAAGAATCCAACATAATCTCTTTCTAAGATCATACGTTGTTGCTTGTTAAATCCAATCGTTTTATGAATATCATTTGCAATCAAGAAATCATATAAAGAGGTGACAACTTTCATCTCTTTATAATCATCTATTCCAAAATCAATTCCAAGTCGATCATCAATATACTTTAATTTCTCTGGGTATCGGTAACTCTCTGGCATAACACGATCGAAATACCGATACTGGTCTTCACTATAAGATACCCCTTTATCATACTTACCTGTCTTATTTAAAAAGGTAAGTCCATTCTTAATATCTGGATCTGTACAACCCATAAGATCTAATCCTTCGGTTGTAAGAATTCCATTATAATTACACTTAAAGCAATGCACAGGAATAACACTTGAATTTTGTATAATAATTTTCATGTAGAAATGTCCTGTATTGAGTTCCTTCTGACTATCTCCACAATATGGACAACGAGTCCTGTATTCTCCGCCGTAATCTTCATCTCCATGCACACGCCTTACATATTCTGGTCTACTATATAAAAAATCTATGATCCCTTGCTTTGTTTCCGGGATCGACAATAACTTACCCATCTATGATTTCCTTTCTTTGGATTAAAAGAGGACCTAGATATAAAATATCCAGATCCCCTTTTAAACATTTTCATCACAGAAAGAGCATCTCTACTCTTTAATGACTTTGTTGCAAGTCAGATGATTTATCATCTAATAAATCAATTCCACTCATTCCATTCAATTGAATAAGGAATTCGTTGATTACTGAATTGATCCCATATGCATGTATGTACATCACATGATCATATAGAAAAATCATACTGATGATAGATTTTGCATTCAGCATATATTCTTCATCATGACCGATGGAGAATTTTAAATCCTTATATCTCGAATCATTCATACGTGTATTGAGTTCTGTCAATGACCGAATATCATCAACATGTATTTTCAGTCGTCTCATTTTTTGTTTTCCTTTCCCAATGACATTAAAAAAAGAAGAGCACGCTGTCCTATGTGCTCTTCTTTTTCCGGAGGGTTTTTTTTACTAAGCCATTATCAAGATTTCCTTGGCAGTAAGATCGTTAGAGTTGATCAACTCTAACTAATTGTTATCATCTACAGATACACTTTCAGCTGTCTCTTCGGAGTCTTTTTCCAAGGCTTCCTCCTCTTTCTTTCGTCTTGCTTCTTCTTCCATGGCAAGTTTCTTCTTGTAAGGAATGTAGTCATCACTCTCAGCTTCTGGTAATGTATCAGAACCATATGCGTTAAGACTTGATCTTGGTCCAATGATGAAACTGGTTCCTTTAGTCATTTCTTCGTCTACCTTCTTATCAAGTTCATTACCATTCATGATTACATTCTCCTCGAGAATCTGTGAACGAATCTTATCCTTTAATGTCATCTCATAGAACTCATAGTCTGTCATCATATAAGTTTTCCCTTTATAGATGTGAGACTTGATGGATTCATTATCAATACCTTTCACCATCTTATTCTTATCGATGAAATTGAGTTCCAAACCAAGATGTTTATAATATACACTGAAGATCTCAGCGGTTCTTGATTTGTAGAACTTCTTGAATGTGCGAATACCACGCTGGATGAACTGTGCCTTTGTAAGGTCGGTGGTTGCTTCTGGTGATGATCGATAAGCTGCATGGAAAATTGCAAGCTCTTCTGGTTCAAGACCAATCAAGAAGTTCATAGACTCATATTCACCAAATCGGATAGCGGTATCAGACACTGGTGACTCGTTTCTCTTGTTCTTATAAGAACGCTCAGGCAACTCTTTCATATTGATTGCACCTGTATTTCTTGCAGAGAATCCACGAGAGTCTGTCTGTTTCAATGGAATGAAATACATCTTTCCTGGAGAATACTTATGAGAAATACGATAAATGTGCCCCCACTTCCGAACGAATAACGTAACAGGTTTGATCCAATCGTACTTCTTATATAATTTACGAATCTTAAAGAAGATGGATTCATCTTCATTGATAGAGTCTTCGTAAATAACAATCCCTTTCTCCATGACTTCATTCATGTAACGGGATTTCTCTTTCTTTGTAAGACGAGAATACTTCTTATGGAAATATGCACATTCTTCTTTGTTGAATGCTTCCAAAATATCAAAGTATAAAGTTTCTCTCTCATCAAGAGTTTTCATCTTCTTCATCTGATCAACTGCTAATTCCGTAATCCAGTTGATTTCCATCTCATGTGGAACGAAACCGGTTGTACGGTTTGTAATTGCAGGCTGATTTAAGATGACATGTACACGTTTTCCATCTGGACTAAATGGCATCTCCGAAACATTTACAACCTTTGAAACGACAGATTTGTTTCCATATCGTGCAGTAAACTTTCCACCTTTTTCAAGTGGAGAAATCTCTACGATATGTGCACGGATTTCAATATTTCCAAATACAGAGTTTCCATTATTCCATTTCCGGTTTGGATTACTGTCAATAAATTTCATAGACCGATCATACAGACGGTCTACTTTTGCACTGTAATCCTTTCCGCTATTGATAATCTCTACACAGGTATCCTGGATCTCCTGCCAATACTGAGTCTGAGAATCCAAAAGGACACGGATCTGTTTATAGAAAGAATTATCCGGGAGTTCATCGTTGTTACAATAAATATCATAATCAACAATCTGACCTTTTCCGCTGTAGAATACAGTACGGTCACCATCACGAATCTGTGATAAGTTCCGGTGTTGAAGATCAAATAACATCTGTTCATTGATCTTTGGTCTACTTGATGCAACATATCCTTCTACATATCCACCAAGATTCTGCAATGGTTGATAAATATCATCATTCCCGAATATATTAAGTGGAATATCGTTGATATTCCAACCCCATGTAATCTTCTGTGAATGAATGGTGCTTAATTTTACAGATGCATACTTGTCAATGATTGCAGCATCTTCTGATGTGAATGGCTCAAAACTGTACATGCAATTTAAGTTTGTACCAAACCGATAATTCATATACGGATCGTAAGATGTTGATTTTGTTAAGACGGTTCCCTTAGGTACAGAATCTCCTTCTTCCAAAGAATCAATCTTTTCATTGTTATACAGATATCCATAGTTCTGTCCAAGATCTTCTGCATGTTTTCTTGTTTTTACGTCGTAACGATTCTTTCTTTTATCCCAGTAGAATAACTGGTAAACAAAAGGATGCTCCACGATATCTTTGAATTTTTCAACTTTCCGAAAAATCTCAATATCACTTTTTAACTTCGTATAACCCGATGAGTTTCGACCAACTGTATTCTCAGCACCAGTCATGGTAAGTGGAAATTCCGGATCTGGTTGATTTAACATCTGGTTCATGTGCGCGGTAAACATCTGGGTTCGAGTTGAGTTATTATATCTGAAATTAGTAAGAGAACTCATACCAGATACTGCTGGGTCTCCTGCATATTTTCTATCTGCAGCTTTCAGTTTCTCTTTCAGATTATATTTTTGAACTTCAGGCATTTTTGTTACTCCTTTCTCATGACATTCCATAGTTCATCCGTAGAGATAATATATAGATGAAATCAATTTTCACTTTTTCTCCTTTCATTATTGGAATGCCTCTACATATCTTAAGTAGTTGTAAAATGATGAATAAAAAGGAAGTGGATAGAAGAATACATTGCCGTTTCTTCTATCCACGTTTTTCTTTATTCCTTGTATGTAATTTTCAGTTTTACCTTCTTCCCGGTAATTTTTGAGTCAATCTTGTATCCAACATCTTTCAGCTCGTGAATCAGCTCTTTTTTATCATCAAGAGTAATCGATTTTGTGAATATAACATCAACAGCAAGACTGTCAATATCTGTAAACACATATTCCATCTTTTTGATATACTCAGACTGATCTTTGATGATCTCATAAAAACGGATGAACTTCTTATATTTCATCCCAACAATCTCTTCTAATGTAGAGAGTTTTTTACCAGAAAGAACAGAAGCATATTCCGTGAGACTTTTCTTCATAATCCTTTCACCTTTTCAAGTTTATTAAGTTCGTTGTAGATAAAAGGCATCAAGGAGCCAGAATCCGATTGCGGATGGATTCTTGCTCCATTGATTTCATAGCTTCATCATTTGCTTCTTGTTCCGCTTTCAATTGCTCAACACGAGCATCCCTCAATTCGAATAATCGTTTTTTCGGTAATCCCCAAAGGATATCGTTCAACGATAACTCTCCTTTGAATAAGCCCAAAAAATCATTGATTAGAACAGAGAATTGTCGAACGAAATCTCTGTATTGGCGAGACGTTGGGCTGTCCAAAAAACCAGGTCGTCTGGAGTAACTGACATCTTTTCAGTTACATGATGACAATGTGTACATTCCACATGTTTCATGTTAAACTCGACCTGATAGTTGTTCTGGTATTTTGCGATGGCAGACATTAAGATCTCGAAATCTGCAGGTGGAATTGAAAGTAATCCATTTACTAATTCATCTGCTGTCTCGAGTTTCCACCACTTACCATCCTTATCGTTAATAGCAATTGCAGAAACTGCATGTAATGCCGGAATCATTGCAACTTTCTTATTCAGGTCGATAAGCTGTGGATCGTTCTCCTCCATTCCATCTACCTGTTCATAGATATCATTAACATATCCAATGAGCTTAGATAAGTATTCCCCACAAGATACCATATGAAGATCAACTAACCATCCAGTATTTGGTAACTTGATACGTTTGATATTTCTTACTGGGGACTGCTCTGCAAGAAGTAATCTGTCTGCAGGAGCAACACTGTTGATCTCATCAATTCTCTGCAGATACTTGATATCTGCGGTATCGAAGTCGATAATAGATCTTGGTGAGTAGTTGTAGTTGAAAGACTTGCCACATCCAGCTTTACATCTGAATGTAAGTTCATCTTTCTCAGGCTGTGTTGCAATCAGTAATCCGTATACAGCAAGACTCATGTCGATGTATGCAAACTTATCCAGGAACTCTTCAAATGTCTTGAATTCTCCGATAGATACGTTTACCATATGTGTATAAACAACGTACATTCTTCTGCGCATCTTGTCATAATCAACAAAATCGCTAGAATTGTCACCTGGATCAAGAGCAATATCTGAATACTCACCGAAGGATAATCCAGTCATTTCTGCCTTAAATCCAGATGCAGGGAATGTCATCGGTACTTTAGATACTGAGAGCTGATAGGTGTTAACAGCACTTAAGAAGGACATCCCAGGTTCTGGTTTCTTAAAGGAGATATTTTCAAGATCCTTGTTTTCTACCTCTACCAGATGAATCAGGTCAGAAGTAGCAAGTTTGTCTTTCTCTTCTTCTGTGAAGTTGATATCTCCACCAAGTCCTGTCTTATCGATCAAAATGTGTACAACACGATCTTTCTCAGCGCCTTCTACAACTTCTTTTACATTGATGTCATTGTACTCACGTTTCTCTTCGTCAGTACCACTTGTTTCACCATCTTTGTTCTCAGATGGTTCTGCTGGTGTGTTTTCTTTAATACGTTTCATTTCAGATTCTACTTCTTCAGTTCTTCGAATAAACCATGGGGAATCCGGAATAAATGTAACTTCATTTGTATTCGGATCGATCTCGATCTTATCAAGATCATCCATCATAAGTGCATACTCACCATTGCTTGTTGGTTTTTTGATACCGACAACAGCTTTTGCCTTTAATGTGAGCATGTCTAACTCTTTCATCTTGTCTAATATTTCCTGACGACGCTCATCAGTGTCGGTTACACTACGCAATGCACCGTCGTCATCACTTCCATCATCTGCGACAATTCCACCAGCTGTGTTTTTATTCTTTGCAGCAATTGCATTATCAAGCGGAGATGAAACCTCTGCTTCTTCTGCAGGTGTATCCTCTACTGCTGGTGCACTTTCTGCTGGTTCCTGATTATGCTGAGTTGTTTTGCTAATCAGATCTTTTAAATTTGGAGTTGATCCTACCGCCGATCCAGGAGCTTTCTCAGAACTTGACTGAACTCCAGTTGCTTTACTCATAATGCTTTCAACAGTAAGGGACTCGTCTCTTTGTGCTTCATGTTCCATGTTGATATTTACCTCCTATAGCTTAGATAATAGAGAATCATCAATGATTTGATAATTGTAAGTGATGTTACCATCTTCTGTTGCGGTTATTGTAACAGCAACAGTATCACGCTGGCTTCCTGTATATACAGGGATTGCAAAAATCAGCACAGGAATATTATTTCCTGGGAGTGTTGCTGTAGTTATTTTCATATCATCACTCTGAATAATCTCAGAGAAGATATTGAGCTGATATGCAAGGCTTGCGCGAAGATGATCAATATCAATATCATCAAGTCTCTCATAAAGTAAATCTTGTATATGCATTCCAAGTTGTGGAATAGATGGATAAAATCCAGGTTTACCGAGTAATACAATGATAATTGAACGTGCCACGGCTTGCCAATCTTCATATACAAGTGGCTTTCCAAAAGAATCTAATCCGAAAGCCGGTTCATAGAAAACAGCCATTTCACACCTTCCTTTCTTTTATTATATTGGTGTGCTATGATTTTTCAATGAAATAGTCTATTTGACCTTTTAATATCTTGTGTAAATCATAATTTATTATCACTTAGAATTAGATTTTCAATACTTTTAGTTATATATTATATATGCGAGTAAGATAAATAATAGTAATTATTAATACTCGAAAAATAAAATTATACGGAGGAAAAAAAGATATGGTAACAACAGAGAACAAGGTTGAATTTACATCAGCCTTCATCAAAAATTTCGAGGTAAAGGATGAAGATCTCAAGCAGACATTATATCTCGTAGCTCTTGAATCTACACCAGAGAAAGATGAATCGGATGCGGTATTCTTTGGTCGACTCATTAAATCATTTGATGATCATCTCAAACGATTCAATATGTGTCAGCAGGAGAAAGAAAGAGTTATATCGATCGGTGTTTGTAAAGGATTTCCTATTGATATCATCTCAGTTCCGGATGACCTTATGATATTCTTAAACAGCATGCTTCGATAACTTACATAAAAGAACGTACAATCTTCGGGTGTACGTTCTTTTTTTATCCATTTCACTTCATTTCCCCTTGAAAAACAAAGGTATAAGCAATTAAATAAAAAAGAAATGAGGTGTTCGTAAATGAATAATGAACAAAATGCTTTATTCTATTTTGCTGAGCAGACATCTCCTGGAGATATTCCTATTTCAAATCTTGATCGGAAGACAGGTCCTGGAAATGAGTGGTGGTTAGAGTTTGATGCATGCTTACATGTATTTGAATTCTTGAACCGTAATACGAGACAGTACCTTGGTGATAACATCATGGAATGCTTAGGATCAGATAAAATCCAGAGTGAGCTTAGAGCAGATGATTGGTTCGGTGAAATGGATCATCCATATCCACATATTGATGGGCAGAAATTATCTGAGAAGAGAATTCGTACCATCGAGCTTTCTCGTAGATCTCATAAGATTCGGAATCCAAGACGTGAAGGTGATAAATTATATGGTCACATTGTAACTGCCGGAACTGATGTTGGAAAAGGATTTGCAGGAGAAATCATTCGTGGTATGATTCCACAGTTCTCATGCAGATGCTTCGGTCAGATGCGGCTTATCAATGGAAAGCCAACCATCGTTGTACGTTTGGTTGTATGTTATGACTGGGTATTATATCCTGGATTTGAATCTGCAAAGATGGTTTCAAAGCCAACAGTATCAACAGGGGCATCCTTTACAGAATCTGGATCAGATCTTGCAGAGGGTATGGATATTGCAATCCCATTCTCAGAATTAGCACATGATATTTCTGAGAAAGATGGAAGTGTATCAGCATTCCTGGAATCCTTTGATATGGATGATAGTAATATCATCGGTATTACAAACGATCACAAGCAGGCTATTTTATCTCCGGATAGAGATCATTACATCTATGCAAACATGAACCCGACAACGGTATCACGAGTACGTGATTTCTATCGATCATTCAAGTAACAGAGGGAAGAATATGCAGGATACATTATATATGGAAGCTTACTATGGTAAGCTTCCAGAATTTGAACAAATTGAAGCTTGCTTTGCTTCGATCATCAAGAAAGCAAGAACTGAGAAATATAAATCAAACCCAAATACTTACCCGGAAACGAAGAAGATTCAGAAGTTATTCGCAAAGGTATTTGGATTAAAGAAGATGATCTTTTATTGGGTTCCAAGTGATATCAACAATGCATACACTGTTACCTTATACTCAATGATGTTATTCGGAGAATCTGAAGATTTCATTGAAAAAAGAACAGATCGTGGATTTTATGATACATCTGGAAAATCTGTGTTTACCGTATATGCGTATACAGGAATTTTGAGTAAGCAGACAAATCTTACTGCAGGAGAATTGACCGCAATCTTATTACATGAATTCGGTCATAACTTCGATTACTCAAGATATCATATGATCTCATTTGTATTAGATCTTCTAACAAACCCGATGCTTGCAATCTACACACAGACACATAAAAATATTGAGGATCACAACGAAGTCAAAGAGGAATATTATAAGCAGACAAAGAAACACTGGGATCCATTATATAAATCCGAGTCTAAGAGAAAAAAAGAAGCGGAAAAATACAAGAAGAATTTAAAGAAAGCATTAAACAAAGGAATGTTTACACAGACTGTAAAATTCTTATTACAGACTTCTTTATTCCCTATTTATCTCGTTATGGCTTTACCAATCCAGTTAACTTCCTTGGATGGTAAAAAAGGAGAGTTATTTGCAGATAGCTTTGCCACTTCTTACGGATATGGTCCAGATCTTATTTCTGGATTGGAGAAGCTTTCTGATCTTTCTTATGTAAAAATTGACAAGCATTCCAAAGGTCTTGATGTTATGAGAGACTTAAATGCTGCAATGGATGAGATGTTCATTGGTATGTATGAAATACATGGAACAAATCAGGAAAGATGTAGAGAAACAATCAAGAAATTGGAAGCAGATATTAAGGCTGGTGATTATCCACCAGAATTAAAAGAAGACTTATACAATGAGCTTACAAAAGTTCGTGAACGCTATAACTATATGCTCTCATTGGAAGGATCTAATAACAATAAGATTCTTTCCTTCTGGAGAAAACTTTGTAATACCATTTTTGGTGGTGCACCAAATATTGCAAAGATATTCAAACCAAATAGAGTATAAGGAGGTGAGAGAGTTGTTCAATGATTTTGATTCAAATGCAAGAAGAATTGATGCATTACGATCTCAATTAAAAGAAGATGATAATCCGGCAATTCGATCCAGACTTGCAGAATTATCAATGGAACAGGCAAACAAATGCAGTCAGGTCATTACAGAAGCTTCAGAACTTCGTGACAATGGAAATATTACAGATACTGCATATCTTGAAATCTGTGATAAATTTACAGAATTACGGGAAATGACATTACGTGATGGTGTTGATTGGTATACAGAATCTGTATCTGCAAAGATTTATAAAACTGCATTAAATGAAATCACTGCATTATCGGTACTTGGTACAAAGATGATTGCAGGATACATGTTAACAAAGACCGGAAAGAAATATATCCGGGAAAGATTATCAAAGTATACCATTTTAAATCCAGATGCTATTGATGCTCGAAGATTCAATGTGGATACTTATACGATTGAAGAAGTTGGTGAGAAATTCAAGATCCATTTCAAATATGGAAGTGAATGGGAGAATGGTGGACATCAGACATACTGTAAAGTTTATCAGTATCTTGGAAAACCAGTAATGGCAGTTGCCTACAACCGGGAAAAGATGGATCATAAGATCAATAAAAAAATGAATGTGGAAACTGTGATTCTTGATCCAAAGATGAGAAAGCATGATGATTATTATTCTGCATATATGTGTGCAGAGTTACAAATCATGCATCCATCCATTAAGCGCGTGCTTGAAAAGTTAAAATCGCAGTGGAAAGAAGCATCAAAGCATCTTGACAAAGAAATTACAGAATCTGTAGATGATGCTATCGAAAATGGCGTTATGGATGTAATGTACGAACATGTTGCAGATGCTTACAAAAATAAGTTCCTGGATCAGGATACTGCAAAAACATATCTCTTACATTTAAGAGAAATTGTAAAACGATAAAAAAAGAAGGAATACGAGTCAATTCGTATTCCTTCTCTCTTTTTAATTCTCATCACCAGCATCATCGACCTTTGATGGATCATATGTGTTGACATTTGTAATCTTGTACTTTAATAATACCGTCTGTAAGGTTGCTGGTGCAATTGGTGTTTTCCATTCTTTCAGATTTATATCTGCAGGGTCAACACTGAATCTCTCGCAAACTTTCACTGCAGTATTGTAATCCAGACCTTTTAACTCGATCTTGTAGTCGAATCGACCATCTCTGATAAGTGCTGGGTCAAGACGGTTGAAGTAGTTTGTCGTTGCAATCACGATGAGATTGGAACTACTTAATACACCATCCAGAACCTGGAATAACAACGATGTTCGCTTATTCATATCATCATTGCTGTTTCTGAAATCACCATCGTCATCATCTTCATCTTTCGATGCCTTTGTTTTTGGTGTTGTTGATGGAGTCTGAGCGACCTGTTTTCTTCGGTCAGTAAACATAAAGTCAATATCTTCAATCAACATAATGAATTTTTCTGATGATCTTGTTTGTACCAATTCAATTGCCATTGGTAAATCGTCAGATGTTGTAAGGATCAAAGATCTGCCAAGCATCAATGCAAGATATCTGGCAATGGTTGATTTTCCACTTCCATGAGGTCCGTGTAACAGAACACCAACGGTCTTATTGATACCGAGCTCTTCTGCAATGGTATTTGACTTTTCAATCATCTTGATGATTCCATCCAGATCACCCTCGACATGATCCATGATAATGGTATTTGGAACAGTTGTTGACTGCATCTTCCAACGTTCACCATTTGACATGGAATATACTTTGATCTTACGGGTTGTCTCTGAGCATGAATCGATGTCAATCCACTGATGAACTGCTTCTTTCTCTTTCATATATTCATTGTATACTTCGGCTCCTCTTGGTCCTACAAAGAAAACGGAACATGATACTGTAAAGCTGTAGTTTACACGTCCCAACATGAATTCAATGTATAAGAATGCACCTTTGTGTGAAATGATCTTCCGGAGTGGCTGATTCGGATCCTTCTTACTTGCGATTGTTCCATCAATTCCCCATACGATATTTTCATAAAACCCTGTCTGTGGGTCTGTTTTGTAAGAGTTTTTAATTTCTTCGATTTTCTTATCATCTGTAATTCCAAGAATCTCATTACAGATCTTCTCGTATCCAAGCATGTTACAAAGTGTGTAGAAGATGTAGGTTACTGTCCCCATATACTTTGATTCATCTTTTGGAACGAGTTTTGATTTTACCGGGTTAATCAATAATCCCCGAATTGTGTCCAATGTATAATCAGATAAACACAAGCTTTGAATTACCTGCGTAGTCAGAGCTTCTGGGGTTGTATATCCATTGATTGCTCTGATAATTCCATTTTTGATGTTTCCCATTTTTTATTTCCTCCAAAATATAATAAGGGATGATATAAGCAAAATATACCATCCCTTTATGTTATACCATCTTTAAGAACTGAATAACTTCATGACAGATCTGGTCCTCTGGTGCATCAATTTCTACACCTGTTAATTCTGGACGTTCCCATGTATTGTAGGTAAATTTCGTATAGATGAATGTACTGATGATACCTTTGATGTATCCTGGGTGTAACTCTTCCAGTTCTTTGTACTTATAATGTACAAGATAATCATAATCTGCATCATCTTCAATCTTCGCAAGAAGCTTTGAATTTCTTACCATTCTCGTATTTACCTTACCAGAAACATTTCCGGTTAAGATATATGGTAATACAACATCTTTAAATTTCCGTGACGGATCACACATACTTTCCAGAATCAGACGCTTCTTAAGAATCAGCTTAAGAATTGTTGTCTCATGTCTTGGAACGATGTACTGATCACGGTATGACATGAACTCTTTTGAGTAAATAGAACGAAACATCTGTGTCTGAATATCACTTGCTTTGGAATGCTCAATATAGTATTTGATTTCATCCTCGCTGATTTTAATTCCTCTAGATTCCAATCTTCTGATTGTATCCTTCATATTTACTGCCGCAAGTACAAGAATACCATTGTCTCTCTTTGAGAGATTCATTTCCATCTTATCAGATGCCGATAAACCGTCTGAATCTCTGGTATTTGTCATTTCGGTTAACGTCTTTGAGTAGATTTCCTTGACAAAGAAGAGCAACTGATACTTCATAATGGTTTTATTTAAACCAATAGGGTTCTCTTTGTACTTCTTTTTCTTTGGATCCCATACCTCATTAAAATGGTATTTTACAATGTTTTCACCGATGAGCTGTTTCTTTACGAACTTCTCAATCAGTAATCCTGGATCATCACCAAAGATTTCTCTCTGGCGGAAGATCTTTTCATTGTGAAAATTTGAGTCAATGACTTTACGCTTTACATACACGTAAAGCTTATTGAACATATTCACATCTCCCTGGAAAATATCCATTGCTGGCTTATTGAAGTCATACATAATATTGACATTATTCTTGTCAGTAAGTTCATCCGGTTTGATGTGATTCTTTGTAAAGTAATGGTAGGCAATCGGAACGATGATCTTATCTGCCATTGAGATTCGGAGAAGAATCTCAATATGGATATTCTTAAACTCCAAAGACTCCAGATATTTATTATCTGATGGATGTTTATATTCATCCGATGTTGGTCTTTCGATATCATCCAAATAATTGTCATGTACCATTCTTGTGATCTTATCACAAATAGATGGAGTAAAAACGATCTGGTAGATAGCATCAATCAATGCATGAACGTTATCTTTTGTGAAACGATTCTCTACATCAATCATATACTTCAATTTGAAGTATGCAGTTACCAGTTCATTCTCTGGATCGTATTTGTTGATAAAGTAGTTGATGTATCTTGAATATGTCTTAAGATGCTCTTCATAAGACGACTTCTTGATACAAAAGTTATTGTACTTCTTTGCTTCCGGATCGTGAAATACCTTATCGAAATTAACGATAAAGATATTACCATCACTTTCCGTTATCACCTCCTCTTTATTTTTTGGTTTCCAAGTGTTGATTTCGGCACTTCGTTTGGCGCGGATTTCAAGTTCTTCTTTCCGTTTTTGTGCCTCTTCAGGGGTTTCTTTTCTCCTTGCCATAGTTACACTTTACCTCCGGTCATGTAGATAATATATAACTCAAAACATTAATGAGGTTTTGAATGTTTTATCGTGGTCCTTGATCTTTTAATTGTAGAACTCTTCTTTGGTTTTATAGTAATCGAAGATTTCACACTATTTAAGGTATTGTGTTTTGCAGATACCTTTGTAGTTTTTTGAATGCTGTTCTTGTTAGTACCACGTTTTCTTCGTTCTTCTTTGACACGTTTTTTATTCTCTGCAAGTTCTTTGTCAATCTTCCGATCCATGGATCGAATATCATTGATCATTTTAACGTCTGAGAAGTCTTTGATTTCACTAAAGAATACTTCAGGCTTTTTCTGACGTGCACCATTGAGATACTTATTAAAGTATCCACCATGAACCTGCAAATATCTACAAGCCATATAAATCGAGCTGTCATAGCTCAACTTATAATCTTTATTTACCTTATCTGGTAATTTATCTTTATATTTTTCTTCCATCTTATCAAAAAGCATATCGATCAAAAATCCATTCTGACGATATAAAACTGCATACTGATAAATGAATGATGGACTATTTGAGAAAAACTTTACAAAGTAATTCTTAAAGGTAATTTCTTTTTTGATCTCGTCATTATCTGTAAAGAATAATAAAACGACATCATAGCTTTCTGTTTGATTTGTTGTAGAACCAATTGTGAGGTGGAGGAGATAATCATCCTCCACCTTTGTCAGTGCAACAACCTTGATTCTACGATCTCTGTCAAGTTTTGAAAACTTGGATTCGTAATCATTCGATTTCTCATTTACTTCTCCAAATGGACGTGTAATGAAATCACCAAGTGTTTGAAATGTCATCTCTTCCACCTCACAGGTTAATTAATACTGGTACTTCTTATGGTTCCAGCTTGCCATTACAACCTGGTTACCGATTTCCATGATGGAAAGAAGTTCTGTTGTAGCAGAAAGAATCTCTGCATCTGTCTTCATGCTGTTAATGACGTCATTGGTAAAATCCATAGTTGCCAGATCAAATACACGCCCATCAATGATGGAGATGTATACCATGAGTTCTGCAACGCTGATACTATTCTTCATCTTGGAATCTGCAAATAAAATATTATCACTATTGATATACTTCACAATCAGTTCTGTCAGATAATCCTCAGGGATATTGATTTCATAATCCTTGAGTTCGCTAGCAATGCTTCTAGCAGATGCTTTGACATCAGGACCTTTACTGAATCTATCAGCTGGAATGTTGTCATATCCTGTACCATCATCGGATGCCGGGAATGCATTATTCATAACTTCGATATAGACGTTCATAAACCCTTTACCGATAGCGGATAAAATGAAATAACGTACATCATCTGTCTCATCTACCAGCATATCATGTACGATCTGGATGAGTGTAAGGTTACATCCTTTGATATATCCATACTGATATGCAGACTCAGCAGCACGAATTGCATCATCTGCAGAATCTTTAAACATGTTACGTGAAAGATCTGATTCTCCGCCAACATAAAGAGTTGCCATCTTCATACGAAGAGAGCAATAACGTTTCTGTGCATCATATACATCTCTTGTATAAGTACCAAGTTCCTTGAATTTTTCGATTGCTGCATCAAGAGATGTCTTTGCATCAGCGACTGCCAGATCATACATATTCTTGTCATAATGTGAATTGTTAAAGATGGACTTCTTCTTGAATCCAAGGGAGCATGACTCTGTAAATCCAAGTGTGTAAATACATCCATTCTTCCGGTCTTCATTTACGAAGTTGTTGTTACATCTAACCAAGGTTGTATCAGCATTATTCTGTAAAATACCGATGCCGTCGATACCACGATCAAAGCAATTGATATAGGAGATAAGTTCTCCGTCAGTATCATTGTACTTCTCGATCAGATCCATCTCCATGGTACGATCAACAACTGTTGTACCAAGAATCATTGCCAGATCAGAGATGCTTTCCAATGCAGCCTTTGTGCTGTTGAAGTAATTCACCAGGATAAGGTTTGCAGTTCCAGTAGCCTGATACTCTGCAAGGATATCCCTCTTAATGGTTCCGTTTAATGCAACTTCATCGAACCATGGTGCTAAGCAAACCAACTTACGTCCACACTTACGTGAAATATCGTTCAATGGTTTGATAATCTTAGCATAATCATTTCCGGTTACTTTTACACCGAAAATAATAACATCTGCATCTTTGTAATCACCAGTCATATTCTCAGTGTTTACATACAACTTATCTGCAAGCTGTGCATTTAACTGGAAGCCATCACTGATGTCACAGTATGTATCGAGACCTTCAGATTTCTCACATACGATGGAGGGGAATCCGATTTCACGATATGCTTTTGTAATACCATCTACCAGACGCTGATCACCATTGGTTGAAATAGATACAATCTTCTCGATGATATCGATCAGGTTCTCTGATGTAATTGGTGTTGTTTCAGCTTCCAATTTTTCGATGATTTCGTCTTTGATAGAATCATAGATCTCCATGAAATCCTTTGGACGGATACGTTTTCCGTTTACCACAACACAGTTTCCGGAATGTGGATCCGGGAATAACTCCTGGAAGATTTTATTGGTTGCAACAATTGCAGATGTTGTACCATCACCAACTGCGTAATTTAACTTACCACAGATGTCTTTGATAAATCCTCCAATAACTTTGTCCAGTTCGCAGCTTTCTCCAATGTCAAACTCAAGATTCCGGCAAACGGTAAAGCCGTCTTTTGTTACATCTTTATATGGATAATTTGCAATAATTGTAGGTGATCCATAAGCACCTAATGTCTTCTTTAAAATATCATTGTAAGTTCCAAAAATGGTTTTTACACGAGTTAAAAACTCATTCTTCTCCACCACGTTTAACGCTGGTGCCTCCGTACAAGTAAGTGATCTGTAATGACCTCTTCCTACTCCAAGGCTTACATCACTAAATCCTTCTTTAGCCATTTTTTATATCCTCCTTTATTTCGTTCTTTAATTGGCTGTTTGACCTTAAATCAGTTTTCAATCCTAGTCTTCCGTCGCAAAAAACTGATCCAGTTTAAAGACGGTTTCTTTATGCAATGCATCAAAATCAATGATGAACTTTCCATCTTCTGCATTGTATCCATATTCCTGTGGAATAATAACTGAAGAATATGCTAATTTTCCAAGAGAATCAAGCACATTGATATTTGTAATATCAGAAAATGCATAGGTGGAATCCTCTGGTACATGTTTTAATGCTTCATCAATTGGTCCAGTTAATATCTCACCATACTTCATGATTGGTTCAAAGGTTGTATTGATATCTTTGATTACTGATGGATTGTTTGATGGATACCAGATGAAGAATTTCTTTACGAGAAGATTGTCACTGTCAAATAACTTCAAAAGGACATTTCCCATATTGATTAATGGAGCTGTTGATAATAACTCCGGAACTTCTGCGAGCTGTTCATCTAATATACGATCCAACTCTGTTGATTTAATATCTCCTCTTTTATCCTCTTTGATCAGATCCATGAGCGGATTCTGATGTTTTCTTGCAACATACCAATCTCCAACTTCGCTTACACTAAGCTTGTTGATTTGTGAGATATCATATAATATATGGTCTTCATGTTTCCGCATTGCCATAATTAATGGGTAATAGGTGACTTTGATTAAGTCCACATATTCAATGAATATTGATGCAGAATTTAAGAATACTTCCTGGAACGAAACGACTCGTTCTTTTTCATTACTCATTTCTTTTCTTCCTTTCATTTATGGGGTAAAAAAAGTCTGAGACAGACTTTTCATTCTCTGTCTCAGACCAAGCATTAATTGAATGGGAACTCATACTCAGTTCCTGATCCATCGAATCCTGATGTTGCAGGATTTTCAGGGAGCTGTGCTGACTGACGGTTTCCACCGTTTCCTCTACGACCTGGAAATAATGCCTCCAGATATCTATGAGCATGCTCCTGCAGTCCGAATGTCTGAACATGGTTTCTTAAAATATCCATGAAAACATCGAATTCTCCACAAAGGGAATCTTCAATAGATTCACCACCGGATGTTGGGTTATAATCCAATAAGATTGGTGTTCTGTTAAATGTGTATCTTGTTACATTTTCTTCTGTTGTTCCCATTTCACTTACGTTCTTTGCAATTGATACTGAAATTGCAAGATCTTTTGATTCTTCCGGGTTCAGTTTACATACTTCAATGCTAAATACACCAGGAAGTGTTCCTGTATTACGGTTTCCACCAACCTGAACACCGATTGATTTAACGGCGCCATCTGGAAGTTCTTCTTTACCGTCTACATATTTCTTTAAGTATTTATCATATCCTTTCATTAAAACAGCAATCTTTGTTGCTGATAATGCAGTGTTGATACGATGGTCACGGTCATATCTGGTAATTCCATTTGCATCCTGACCGAGGGATGGTGTCCAGCTAAGGGAAACTTTATCGTTCCATAAAGCTGTTGTAAACATTACGTTGTCACCGAAAAATGACTGTAATGATGTGTTAATATTAGGTCTCTGATTTGACGGTGCCTGACCGCCCATCTGGTTGTTAAACATGTTTTTGTCCTCCTTTTAAACCATGTACTTTATTATCTTCTACCCGGATCTTTTGATAAATCATTGTAATCCGGGTTAGGTACAGCAATTTTTATGAATTGCTTCATGTAATTAAGAAGCGTTATCTGATTTTGAATCACTACAATTTGGGATGCACATACACTTGCTAAATTGGCTGCAGTTGTACAGCTAACATCTCCTGTACATATACTGCTCTGTGCTGAACTACATACACCCTTCAGTGAACTCAGACTTCCTTTTAATGCTTCTATCTGTGAATCAATCTTTTTCACATCCCAATAATCAATCATTCTAGTTTTCACCTCATAAAAGATTCTCAGATATATCATAGTACCTGGGAAAATAGCATTTTAATCCTCGGCTGATACATCTTCCTCCGATGCATTCTCATCATGACACTTCTGTAAGATCATAGTGATAATTTTACACTCGATCTCTGTTTTTGTCACATCATCCATAAGTGTCGGATATAATTCAACAAAGTTACCATTGATATTGAAATCATCATATTTTTCATTGACGAAATCATTCTCAAGATTTGCATCATCACCCCTTGATAACTGCATAAAATCATCAACGGTGATTGTATCATCATGTAAGATGAGATTAATGGTATCATTAATAGATGCCATAATTGTGATGTAACTTTCATCATGAACAGTATTCTTGAACGTGTTTGTTGCAACATCTTTCTTCTTTGGTAAGGCGGCTGCAAGTGCATCTTTGTGCTTGTTGATGTAATTGTAGATGAACCGGGTATAATTATCTTTTAAATTGATAATAAAGAACCGGTATGTATAATGAATCAGCTGAAGCTGCTCATTCTCTGACATATCTTCAAGATATGGAAATCCGAGAGATAATTTATTTTTAAAGATATCTCTCATGAAGGAAATGAACTGATCATAGAGTTCTGTTATTTCTTCTTCATTTTCTTCATCCATATTATTCTTTGTAACCACCCATCTTGTTTCAAAGGTCTGTACAAAGTCATTTTTACCATATTCAGTTGGATTCTCAAATTGCTCTCTAATGGAGTCTTTGATCATAGATAACGGGAGTTCTGAAAGGATCAGTTCTCCATCATCTTCCTGGGATTCGTAATCGTATCCTTTATAACCTTCCAAATTCATAGTTACTTTTTAAGCTCCTTCCCTATTTATAGCTTTCCGACGGTACCATTTACTACAGGAACCACCAAATCATCTACTGGTCTAGGTGGTGTTTCCCGAACGGGCGGTCTCATCGGCATATTTTCATTTAATCCTGGTCTTGTAACATCAGATGGATCATGTGGTCGCATCTCTGGTCTGTGCCCTGGAATTGGTTCACCTGGTCCAGGATGATGCTTCTCCGCATATGGCGGAATATACCTTGGTCCAACCTGACCTGACAAATCTATACCTGGTGCTCTATGAGGCTCATGATGATCAGGTATAAACTCGTTATTTTGTCTATTAGTTTGATGCAATTCTGGATGATATTGACCAACATCAACTAATGCTGATGCTGATGGTTTTGGTAATTCATACTCATCCGGGTTTGCAACTCTGCTGTGAATTGTTGGTTTCTTTTCTTCTTTTACATCTGGTCTATATTTACAAGTAAGATTCTTGCAATTTACCAGATCTGATGCTGCAAGTCCACAATGAACACATGGATCTGTCGTCATTGGTTCTGTTTCACAAGTTATCTGTTTTGCGAAATTAACGGTCCATGCAAAGGTGTCTAAATGTCCACAATTACAGCAATGTATGGTACATCCTACATGAGCATCATCTTTTTTACGGATATGCTCAATCACTTTTTTATGTTTAGAACCACAAAACTGACATTTCCATCTATTGATGCGGTCCTGATTCATATCAGCTGCCATAAATATAATATCTCCTTTCATATAAAAATTATATAATTATATCGTAGTTCATTTGTCCCCATCCACCAGATGCAGTGGCAGATTTTATGACTGAATTAAACACTTCTTCATCAATACCATCATCACCGGTTATATCTCCCATAGAAAATTCGATACTAGCCACATATTTTTTACCGGATTTGATAGACATAAAGCCAAACTCTCTTGGATATTTTTGTCAAAATTTCATTGATGAATTCTTTAACAGTGTATTTGTTGTAAAAATCAACATGATATCCTGATGTACAATCGGATCCTACACCTGTCACATTTCTTAATTCAAACATATTATTTCTTCCTTTCATATGCTTTCTATACTTTAATATGACTGTAAAAATCACGATAAAAATAAAAAAGGACGTAATAAAAATATTACGTCCTTTTCATCATGTTTTGCTTGCTCGTTATTTTGTCTTCTGACAATATGAAGCAGACACAAATCCTGTGTACTTACCATATTCTACATAGTACCATGTAGTACCAGCCTTATCTGTGGAGTAGTATCCATGACAGGTAACTTTTCCACCTTTAGGGATAACGGTAATGATAGCATCCTTTGTACTAGCTCCTGAACGAAGTCTAAGTGAAGTAGATACTTTATAGTGTCCAGAAAATGCCTTATTCTTCTTATCTGCAGAATCTGTCTTACTCTTAGAGTAAGTTGTACCACTTGTTTTTGTAGTTCTTGCCTTTGTGGTAGTTTTTGAAGTTGATGCAGATGCACCGGACCATGTCTTCCGGAATGCTTCAAAGGTTCCATACTTCTTCTTTAACTGGCTTGGAGTAGATCCCCATGTGGAGAGCTGAAGATGCGGCAAGTCTTTGATAGACTTCCAATCACCACCCCATTCCAGTCCGAGCTTCTTTCCAATTGCTCCAACTTTGTTGAAGGCTTTTGTTGCATTATTGTATACATCATCAGAGGTCTTTCCATCACCATCGATATCCATCTTCAGGTAGAAGTCGAAAGCAACACCCCACTGATGCATAGAGGAATAGCTCTTACCTTTTGCATTGGTAACGATACTTCCAGGAGCAGTTCTTCCTTTTGCATATAAAGCATCCTGCTCAGCAACGGTTCGTAAACACTCACCGATTTGAATTGTAATTCCTACAGCTTTACATTCTTTGATCAACTGCTTGATCTTTGCCTGTAAAGTAGGATGAAGTTTTGTGACATCTCTTCCCATGTCTAATTCCTCCTTTATTCATCTACTTTAATTGTGTTGTGGATAATCTCTTTAATAATATAAAGAACGATCGGGGTACAGAAGAATACCTCTAAGTTCGCATCATCGAGATTCATGATCTCGTCTACTATATCAAGAGAAATATCGTTAATCGTAAGGTCCTCACCACGAGCATATCTTTGAATCAGATCTGCTGTAACTGTCTTGGTTGGACCATTGATACGAATGGATTCTGCAAATTCATTCGTTAATACATGGTACGTATTTTTCCCAGAAGGATCAAATAACTTCGGAATATCCATAATCAGTACAGAATCATCCATCCATCTGTGGAATGCAGTCTGTGAATTGGATGTTCCATTAAATACCGTATAATCAAAGGTGCTAAGTTTATCCATTTTACGGGTTTCAATAAACCGGTAAATGGTCTTCTGATATTTGATTCTCCTCCTTGGATCTTCAAATTGCTCCATCATAAATAATGAGTCAATCTCATTCTTTCGTTTAAAGATCTGATGGTCCATGATAAAATCAAGCTGAAATGGGTCAAATAACTTTCTTCCATTCCCAAAATCCGCTAAGAAACAGTTGTACCGTTCATTGTAATAGAATATCATGTATGTTTTTGCAATCTCATCATACATTGCATCAATCTCTTTGATCTTCTTATCAATATCAGATTGAATAATGGATTTCTCACCCGTACCAATATTATCATAGATACAGGTATAAGTATCTTTTGTCTGCTTTTTCAACTGATCCTTGAGTTCTGGATCATTGTATTCCAACATGTATGAGATCTTATAACATCCACTGGATACAGTTGTATCATATTCAACAGATGTTACCCGGAAAAGAAAATGCTCCGGTAAATGTGGAATGATAAAGTAATCATTCTGTAATGGTTTTATCGTATTTGCCATGACGATGGCATCACTTTCAAATTGTGTATCAAGACCCTGATCTTCAACAGCCGTTTGGAGAACCATCTGATCCATTCCATATAACGGAAGATCATTGATCTGTTCAAACTTTATTGGTGATTCTGTTCCAATTATCTCTGTTACATCACCATATCCAGGGTCTGTTGTTGATGATGATCCCTTTATATGAAAATACGTTACAGGGACAAATGACTTATCCTGAAATCTACGTGTTGGAGATTTCAATCGGTCTTCATACTGCAGTATGTTCTTTTTGACCATACCGACTTCATCGATCATTGTAGCCAATTTTCATCACGCCCTTTCTATATAATATCGTTAATATTTTGTTTTTAGGGGGTACGTTCCCCACAAGGCTGGAGGACCTTGTGGGGATTTGGATAAGGAAAATTAATGTAATGGAATATGTAATTCATGAAAACGAATTATGTTGCATAGATCGTTTGGGAGCAGTAATTTGCAATACCTACGATCTATAATATTGTTATCCAATAAAAAAAATAGTGGTGCATAGACCAACCGGAGTAGATCTATCCACCCTTACGGAATTGTCTTTGAGAGATCCTTGCGGTGATCCCTCTAAAATATAGTAATTCCTAATGTAAATTTGTATTTTTTGGGGTTACGAACGCCGGCAAAGGACTTTTATTGTCCTCTACCGACGCTCATAACATCATGGTTAGGAGGTGTGTTATTTCTGACCGGATGTCGGTTAAACCGACTATGCATAAGTGTATTGTTGTGCCGTTGCAAGGCGATGATTTACGGGTTAGTTAATTGGTCAGAAATATAAACACCGAAGAAGAATAAATCTTCTTACATCTTTGTAACCCTTGTATTATTTTTTAATTTATGCGTGATCTGCAGTCTCAGCTTCAGAAGCAGTGTGTTCACCAGTGGTATCTCCAGTAGGTGGAGTTGTGCTTGTATCACTTTCAGACTTGGATTCACTTGTGCTCTGACTTTCAGATGGTGTTGTTTCACTTGTTGAAGTTTCGTTATTGCTCTGACTCTGAGATTCTGATGTTGATGGTGCAGGTTCTGCAGTATCAGATGCAGACTGTGAATTATTCTTGTCATCTGTTGTGCTTCCCTGTGAATCATCTTTGGATGTATCAGATTCCGAATGATCTGTTGACTCGGATGGAGTAGATTCGCTCGTTGATGTATCTGAATTACTCTCAGATTTATCATTGGAATCACTCTTACTTTCGCTTTCACTTTCACTAGGTGTTGTTGTAGGTGTTTCTGAGGAATCAGGACCAGGTGCATCTGGTTTGGAATTTCCACCATGCTCAGAATCTACATCACTATTATCATCATTGTGATCAGGATCGAGAGTTCCGGTACTTCCATCATCTCCGGATGGTTTATCTGCCTCTGCATTCTTATCCAGAACTGATGTGATATCTGTACGATCTGCAACTACAAAGTAATCATTCATATCAATTGTAATGTGAAGATCAAATTCAGTCGGTGCAGTATCTAAATAGATAGGATCAATCTGGAATCCTGCAGTTGCAGTATCATAAAGAACCACAAAATCTTTAGATAATGGATATGGGTCATTATAGTAAGCAATTGATGGGTGATCATCACGTTCATGAATATCTGTATACTTCTGCTGTACTAAGCTGATGCGATCGATAACAAGAACATAGTTGCTTTCCCTATGTCTGCTAATTCCAATTGGTGCAGACTGCACGTAGTTTCTCTTAAAAGTAACTACTCCAGTGGATACTGCCCAACGAGATACATACTCATTGTCATCAGTTAATCCCAGCGGGAATAATACTGGTTTTAACCCAGTATTCTGTACAATTGCTCCCTCATCGACAACTGCCTTTGGAGAATCAATCGTTCCTGAGATAAGACGATAATTAACGATCATCTTGGAATAATCGCTATTCAAACCTGTAATCTCAGTTGTCTTGTCAGTCTCTAATTTTGCAATTGCATTTTTCACAACTTCCTGATTGGATAATGCATTTTCGGTAAGATTACTCAGATTTACTGAGATATCATATCTGCCAGAACCAAAACATCTGGAACTTACAGATCCAGTATTTCTTGGTGCATATACAATTCCACGAAGGTTATGCTCATCTGCAATCATTTCGTAGATGGTATCATTGATGATACCATAATATCCTCTACTCATACTTTTTTCTTCCTTTCTGTTTTTTATTCATCATCTTCTACCGGCTCAAAACGGTACTGTTGTGTGTACTGTGGATACTTGTCCAGAGGATACTTCTTACGGTCTACTTCTGAAATAAACTCTGTGTATCTTCGAACAAAGATATCACCGTACTTGATACGTTTTTCCGGGTTATTATAAAGTGCCTGATAAACAACCTGTCTTTCGTAATTGTCTGTATCATGTGCATTCATTGTGATAATCTTGTATGTATAAAGATTATTCTGCTTCTCTGCTGGTGTTAAACCACCGTATTTGAAATGACGTACGACGGTTCCTGCTGTTAATACTCTGCTCATAAAAAATCCTCCTTGTTTTGTGGTGTTATCCATGTCGTGATGTTTTTAGTATCTTCTTTTTATTGTAATCAGAATCAAAATCCTCCATATACTTAAAGGTGATTTCAATCCTTGGTTTACACGAATACCATTTTCTCGAGATTCCTTCAATGATCAAAGCATCATCAAATAACAAAACACCTTGAGTCATATCAGAATATGTTTTTGCCAGATTATCAAAATCTGGTTTTTTCACAGGTCGAATAAGTCCAAGCTCTGCAAGAACTTGGTTTACCAGACTCATATCACTTGGAATTGGAAGATATGAGTCACAGTAAAATTTACATGGTGTATCAATAATTGGTATATTTAAAGTTTCTTTATAGAAGTTCTTGAAGAACCTCTTGTTATCAGCTGCTCCGTTCACATAAAAATGACCATTTAACGATCGCCTTGGTCTTGGAGAAGCTTTTGGGATAAGGTAAATTACATACTTTACCGTTTTCCATTTAATTCCCTGAATACGTTTAATTTCTCCATCTACAGGAGCAAACGTTTTTTCTACATTCTTTGCTTGTGACATGAGAAATTTTAATCGTTCCTCTTTATCTGTGGGAACAAGACCATATTTCTCGTCATATTCCCGAATATCTTTCTTTGTCATCTCTTTTATTCTCCTGGTCGTTTTTATAAACCTGTAAAGCTCATAATAACATTGTCTATGCTTTGTGTGATGTTATCCATGATATTAGATGGAGTATCTTTCACATTAGCAACCGTGTTATTCCAAATCATAGAAACTTTCTCTTTTAACTGAGACTGGATGAGGTTTAATCCACAAGTTGTTCCTAAGAAGTTCACCAGAGAGGTATTATTCAAGAATAAGAGTGGATTGTTTGCAGGTGTCATAGCCATATCAGAATACAGGTCTGTAATCGTTGCAGTTACATCAACTTCTGTATACAAGCCATCAGAGTTTACATTTCCATCAGCAACATCCATCTTGATTTCAAGCTGTGTAACACAACCAAGGTTGACTGTCCATGCTCCAGGCATATATGCTTTTACAAGGAATGGAGAACCATAACTGTTTGATGTGGTAGCTCGTGGATATGCAAGTGCTACCCAATGCATCATAGGAACGATGCATTCTGTATACATACAGAGTTTGTTTCCATATGGTGCTTTATAATGAGCAGTAATTGTATGTGACTGTGACATATCACATCCAGACCAGATATCTGGCATCATAACGTTATCACCACGGATGATTGCTTTACCAGATGACATCAGTCTTTGTACTAAAGAACTTGCACCCTGGTTTACCGTACCAACAGCTCCACCTAGTCCTTCACTAATCACACTTAATGCTTTATCTCCAAGAGATTGGATCTGATCGGTATCAACGCCTCCGGAATCCAGAAGAAATCCAATGTCTTTCATCGTTCCAGATGCAGAATCCAATGCCTGTTTAAATGCAGATTGCTGGGTGGTATTAGAAACTCCATATGACATAGATGCAGATTCACTGTCCACATAAAACTGGATGTAGTTCTTTCTTGACATTGCAGTTTCGCATAAATCCAGAAGATCAGCATCCATATTTGCATCATTATCGAAGAAATCGATACCCTGTCCAGAATATGTGGCTTTTGTATTCTCAGCTTTTAATTCTTTAATAAGTTTTGCCTTCTTCTTTTTGCTTGCTTTTGACTTGTTGATCTTACTGATTTCTTTCTTTACATATTTTGCGGTCTCTTTTTCTGCTTTCTTTGTAGCTTTTACACTACTATTGATTGCTTTCTTAATGAAAGTTGACGCAGACTTCTTTGCAGAACTGGCAATGGAACCTGTAGTTGATTTGTACGCTTTCCCATTCCATCTGTAATTCTTCCAATCAAACGTCTGGAAGTTTACATCTTTGCTGTTGATTTTGTATCCTGTATTTGATCCAAGATCAAGGAATCCAGCTGCAGTTCTACATAAGATATTTACATACTGGTAGTAGTCTACAAATGCTGGTTGAAAGTCATATAACTTTAAATCATCCTCTGTAGATGATCCGATGAGTGTCTTGATCGGTTTAAAGTTACCATTGGTTGCATCAATAAATGCATTTGTGACACTCGTTTTGTCTTTTGCACCAGGAAGATATTTCGGTTTTCCTGGTATAATTGTAAGAATAGGTGCATTCATCAAAATATTCTCAGTGTATTTTCGACCGAGAGTTTTTGACACTCCTGGGACCCTGTGGTCAACCGTTGGTAAGAACTGAAACGGTAATCCCATAAGCTGCATAGTAGCCGATAATGACTGGTTACTAGAGGTATTGGATCCATATTGAGCAATACGACCTTTCGTATAGTTTATCTGTTTTACAGCCATACTACATCATACCTTTCTTATATATTTCGTATACATATACGGTTTATCAAACTGTTTTTAGGGTTAAATAATCCAGGGCAAATGCCCTGGATTATCCATTTTAATATCCTCTAGCAATTTGTGCTGCTAATTTCGCATTGCTAGAATCGGATGGAGTTGAATTTGAACTACTGTTGTTACTTTGTGTAGTATTCTTGTTGATGATTGCAGTCTTACTGTTATTCACAGAAGTTGTACTCTGATTATTCTTAATTGCTTCAAGGTTACTGGTGTTAACACCGATTTCCTTAAGTACATCAATCATGCTTTCCATCAATGCAAGTGCTTTTGTATCAAATGATGAATCTGTTGACTTATTTACATTTGCATTTGATCCTACACCATAGTTCATCTTTTCCTTTGTTGATAAGGTCTTCTGGTTACTTAATGATGACGAGAAGTTCTTGGATGAAGATCTAGCTACTGGTAATGACTTCGTAGTAGTCTTTCCGAATCCACCAGTTGTATATGGACGTTCATAAGAAACAGGACCATCACCTTTTCCACCGCCAGCATATGTTTCATAGAACTTCTTGGCATATGCGACTCGTTTCTCAATCATTGGCTTTCCAGCACGCTCATATGCACCCTCGAACTGTCGTGTTGCCATACCAACATCACTGGACTGTTTCCATTGTGCGAACGTTGTTGGAGTTGCACCGGCATTGGATAATGTGGAGCCAGCAATTCCTTTTCCATATTTTACATCTTTACCGAAGTATTGGTTGATTCCTGGGGAATTTAATTCCTTATTGATAAACTCTGCCTGAATAGCAGCATCTGTCCACTGTTTTCCTTTACTTGTAGCGTAATCATAAAGGCTTCTCCATCTGCCTGTCTTCTGGTCATAACGCTCCCATTGTGCAAGTCCACCTGCAACTCTACCCTTAGTATTTGCTGGATTTAATCCAGACTCCTGCTGGAGGTTACCTAAGATAGCAGCGGTTGCGGCTTTCGAATATCCAGCTTTTCCTGTGAAGTAATTCCACAATGTCTTTGCTACAGTTCCTGCATTGACAGCAGCTGGTACGATACTAGAATCGTCACTACTTCCAGTGGATGAGGAAGAAGTATCATTCCATGTGATCTGGGAAGCATCATAATTTCCACTCACTGCACCATTTAATACTGCAGTAGAGTATTTGCTAAATACATTTGTTACATTTGAGAGGAGATCTGTAATACCACCTGAAGAACTACTGCTATCAGAAGATCCTCCAGATACAACATCTCCACCGGTTCCAGCATTTCCTGGTCTCCAAACAGCGGTATACCCTTGTGGATGTCCGGTTACAGTTGCTCCTGGACTACATAAGGCTTTTGTACTACCACCATTGTAAACGTAGTGCTGTCCACCTTCGTTTCTACAGAAGATTTCCACATGACCATTTCTAGTAATGATGTCACCTTCTTTTAAGTTGTCCCATCCTGTCCATCCACCATAAGTGAATCCATCTTTGATTGCTCCTTTATTTAAGAGAGAAGAAGATGTAACATTCTGTCCCTCAGGGATTGCTCCATAAATACGAAGCATACAACCAACAAGACCGGAACAGTCTGGTCTCAGTCGAATTGTCTTTCCATTGTAATTAATGGTCATTGATCCTGACTGATTGTAGGTTGGATGTTGTGCAGCAACTAACTTCTTTACCGATTTAACGATCGATAACCAATCACCACTGACACCACGACCACCAAATTTCTTAAACACTTTTCGTGCAATTGCTTTACCAAATCCACCGATGGAACCTCTGCGTTTTCCATGACCACCATTAAATGACCATGCTTCAGATGTTTCATTTGCAAGTTTATTTGGATCATACGCTTTGGAATATTCTTTTCCTCTTGGGTCATTGACAAGGATGTTTCCATTCTTATCTGTTCCAACAGCAACGACATAATGTCCAGCCTTTGTGTAAGCACTAGATTTATTACCGTCAGAATATCCGTTTAATACTACTGAGTTACCATTTGCTACCTGATTCTTGACGTAATCTGCAGATGGATTTACAACATCCTGGTGATCAAGACCATATGCATCACCTGCATAATCAATGAATCCTGCATTTGTTCCTGTTTTATCACGGAATCCAGTCTTTGAAGCAAGATCAGCCATTGAGGTAGGTGTTACTTTACCTTTCGTCTGCTGAGATACTGCCATTGCCATAGCAGTTGGTCCACAACCACTATCACCCATAGTAGCACCATCTTTTGCTTTACTAGATTCATAGGAACGTGATTTCCATTTCGAATCATTCTGTGAGAAGTATTCAGCACCATTAACTTTCTCTGGATTTGCTGACTTATTAGATGCCTGGAACTCAACTTCTTCTGGATCTGGTTCATCACCACGTCCACCACGTCCGAAGTTCATGATCTTAGTTCCAATATTATTGACTGTACTACTAATTTTACTTCCTACAGATTTTGCACCATTTACAACTGTATCTTTTGCATTTGATGCGGTATCTTTGATATCATCGACTTTATCGCCGATGAAGTGAGAGAATGTGTTAAGACCACGTCTGATATTGACATAGATCTTTAATGCGCTCTTCATAATTGGAGCAACAATTTTACCAATGATGCTATCATCACCAAATTTCTCTTTGTTAAATCCTGACATATCCTTGCCTGGATCTGTATAGGATAAAAGGGTACTTGCATAGGATTTGATCTCAGTTCCAACATCTTTCATTTTATCGACAGATGATGTGATCTTATTGTGAATGATATCACCAACTTTATGGATTGCAGTACCTGGAACAAGAGTAAGTTTACCGATTCCAAGAATACCATTTACAAATCCAGCAATTGGGGTTCCATCTGCAACTTTTGGTTTGTATTTAATGATACCTGATAAGTCCCCAGATTTCATGAGACTGTACATTTCTTTTACAGTATCTGAGGATCCGGTTCCAATCGATTTGATTCCACCGATAACCTTATTGATTGCGGATTTGATTCCGTTTCCAATTGTATACAGTAATGCATTTGGATAATGGACGATCTTATCAATTGTAAGAATTCCATTTGTAAATCCTGCCATTGGATTATCTTCATCAATACTTACAGAATATGCGCTAAGACTCTTGATGCCACCAGTGGATGCCTTCGTGATCTTTGACATCTCAGAACTGATGTTACCAGAACTCTTTTTGACTTTATCAAATTGAGCACTAACAAACTTCTTTATGCCATTACCTGCAAGATGCAAGAATGCACTTGGATACATGAAGAACTTATTTACGCCAACAACAGCTTTTGAGATTCCAGCTAATGGATTATCATCACTTGGTTCATACTTATAACTATTTAATGCTGTAAGATTACCAGCTTTTGCAATAGATTGAAGTTTATCCTGTTGTGTGTTGATATCTACAGAAGCTTTTGTTACTTTCTCTGCCTGTTTGGATACGAATCCACCAATTGCTTTTCCAACTTTCCTAAGAATACCAGAAGCAATTAATGGAACGAAGCTTACAATCTTTGATCCATTCAAAAGTCCACTAACAAGTCCATGCATTGGGTTATCTTTCTTCATTGGATTTACATCCGCTGAGAAGTATCCCTTGAAGTCAATGTCTTTGTTATTGAAGTTCTTCTCGATCTGTGCCTGTCCTGTTCTGATTGCAGAATTAACATCACCGATCTTTTTGATGAATCCACCAATTGTTTCACCAGCTCCTTTTGCAAAACTTGTAACTGATGATTTTACTTTTCCAACAAGTTCTCCACCCTTGTTATAAGCTTTCTTTCCAAGATCTACAACTGCACCAGATGCTTTACCAGCGGTACTTCCGATTGCATGACCAACAGACTTCAAGCCATTCTTGATTCCACCTTTGGTGGTTTTCTCCATATTGGATACGTCTACAGAATCCTTTGATACAACACCAATCTTTTTACCATCAGCTCCATATACCTGATACTGATTATCGCCAATATTTGCATATACATTACCATTGGCATCTTTGTATGATGTTTTACCAGCAACGAATCCTTTGACTGCTCTCCAACCTTTGGTTACACCTTTACCAACTCGAGAACCTAATGACTTATTTTTATCTGCATTCCAGTCATCAAAACCTTTGTAGGTTGCCTTGTATTTTCCAGATTTTACACCAGCTTTGTATTCCTCAGCTGTCATATCTGAACTGATGTTTCCAAGTTTCTTTTGTGTTTCATAGTTCTTATCAAGTTCTTTATCCTGATAATCTAGGTATGCATTCTTCCACTCACTCTGTGCCTGTGCAAGAGCATTGTCTTTCTTATCGCTACTCATTGCTTTGTAAATTGTACAAGCGATGATATTAAGCATATCAATACCAAGTACATCAGCAACTAATCCACAAACAACATCAACTACTGCACCTGTTACAGTACCAGCAGTAAATCCATTGAATGCTGCAGAAATAAGACGCATCTTTGCATCGACTTTATCCTGGCTAACCTGGAATAATCGTGCAGTTGCACCTTTTCCACCACCATTGATAAGTCCAAGTGTTACGAATGCTGCAGTGGATAAACCAGCGGTTGCAACTTCAAGGGATCCTTTTCCAGCAAATATCTTGGAAATTTCACCTGAAATCTTACCGAATTTATCCATGATACAAGATGTTACTTTTGTTAAAACTTTCTTGATTGGACCTTCTACGGTCTTTGAACTTACAGATGCTTTCTCCGCACATTTTGTAGCAATCTTTTCAAAGAATCCTGAAATGATCTTACATACTTTGCTAGCACCTGCTTTGTTTGCATTTTCAGCAACTTTCTCGACAGATTCTGTTGTTACTTTTCCTTTCACTGCTTTAGAAGCAGATTCCACAACTTCATCTTTTCCAGCACCGATAATACGGTTCTTTACTTTATTTGCAAGTCCACGAATACCTTTTGTTGTATTTGCAGCATCATCTGCATAAGAAGCAACCTGTACAGCTTCTTCACCAAGTTTAACAGAACCATCAGGGTTCAATGCTAATCCATAATAGTTAATTGCATCAGATGCAGCGGCTTTACCAGCCATTTTTCCTACAACTTGATTCTTCGCTTTCGATCCAATTCCCTTTGCAAAGTTTGCAACTTTTGTTGCACCTTTCTTTGCTACGTTAATTGCAGGTTTTGCTTTCTTTACTCCACTACGAGCACCATTTGCAAGAAGTGATGATCTACCACCAGACTGTGCATCATATTCTCCATCGTCTAATACGAAATCTGCAGCAGCCGATACGAATTTTCCATGGAATAAATCTGATGCTACAGTTGTCTGCCGATCAATCTGATGTCCAAGCTGTTCCATTGCTGTATTGCCGTTATCTCTGGCATTATTCTTACTCGTCCATTCTGCTTGACTAGCCATATTTGATAAGATACTTCCGACAGCACTTGCAATACTTGTGATTCCATTGATGATGGTGTCTTTATTATTCCATAAGAATGGAAGTAATGCAATAAGACCAGCACCAATTAAACCTTTCTTACTGAAGATGGTCTCCCATAAGCTATGGTGTTTCTTGTTTCCTTTACCCATTGCAAGTAGTGCTTTTAAGATTCCTTTTTGGGTATTGTCACGATCTGTTTGTTTTTCTTCCTCTGCTTTCTTCGCATTTGCAAGTAACTGAGTTGCATAAGTACCACGTTGCTCAGCCTGATTCATCTCACCTCTTTCTTTATCGCTATTACGCTTAAAGATATTAAGAGTTGACATTTTTTCTTTTGCTTTTGAGAAGAAGTTTGTTATATGAGAAAGAGCACTATCTTCGATTCCAGATAAAGTTACCTTGATGCCATTATTCTTCTGGGATAATACTTTACTATCCTGATTTGGTACGACAATTTCAGCACCAGCAGGATCAGATCCACCTTCACCAACAAGGTAGGTCTCACCTTTCTTCATATTACCACCATCAGCACGCTTATGATTTTTATCGAAAATCATGTTCATAAGTTTTTTGTTTGTTTCAGGGTCATCAAGATTATCAATGGTTCCATCATTAAGCCAAGACTCAATGTCAGATGATGATCTTTTCTTAAATAATCCTCTAAGAGAACCAAGGATGCCATTTTTCCGGATTGACTGTGCAACTTTATCAGAAGTTGACTTTCTGGTGTTATCCAGTTCATCAACTACTTTATCTCCCCAATTCTGGACATGCTCTAATAACTCGTCATTATCCTTTGGAAGATCTGCAGCAGCTCCACCATGTTTTCTATTATATTTCTTAAGACCAGCAGCTTTTTCACCAGCAACCATGTCATCTCTCTGATCTCCTAAGAAATCAGCGATTTCTGCATCACTAGCTCCATCTGCTTTCTTACTACGATAGGTCTTATACAAGACATCATAGATACTGTCTAATTTCTGGTTGGTCTTCATTTCCTCAGTTAAATGACGAACTTCCATATCTGTGGATGTTTCCCCATGACTAAGAATTTCTGACCGATTCTTCTTCAGAATCTCTGCACGTTTCTGTTCTGGAGTCTGATCAAACTTACGATTGTCATTTGTTCCAGCCCAGTTGATCTTCTTACCAGCAACAGCTTCTGCCTTTGCCATAGTATCTTCAGTAAAGAATCTCTCATCATATCCGAGGATCTTTGCCATCATTCTACGGTTTTTATCAAGGTTTCTTCTGTCTCTTCGATCTTCTTTTGCTTTTCTCCTAGCTTCTCTTGCTTCTTCACGTCCCTGCAAGAATTCTTTTGCATTTGCATCATCTTCATTATCAATCCGACGCTGACGAAGCACTTTTCCAATCTTTGATACAAGACCTGGGTTACGTGCTTCTAATTTATCTTTTGCTCTACCAGCAAGACCTTTTACGGTACCACCAATAGCACCGACACCTTTTGCACCAAGTTTTAATATACTTAATGCACCTTTTCCAATAATTTTAATTCCACTAGCAATTTTCTTTCTTGTGAAACTAAATAAGCTTTCTAGTCCTTTACGGATAAATCCTTTCTTGTGAATTGCTCGCTTATAAAGAGCACCAACTAATTTAAATGGTGCACTTACAATTGCTTTTGTTCCCTTGTACACAAAGTCAGTTACTGTAGAAGTAACTTTCTTCAATGGTTGTACAACGATGTGATCAACAATGGTTCCTACTGGTTTTACAATATAGTGACCAACGTTCTCAGTAACTGCTTTTCCAAGATCTCCAACTTTCTTTAATCCAGCATCAATCTTTTCTTTTACTTTATCAGCAGCTGCAATAAATGGAATTCGGATATTCTCTAAGATATCATACTTTAAGGTATTCTTTGCATCATCTACGATATCAAGAACTTTTGATTTCATAGGCTGAAGCATTTCTACCTGGACGTAGTTTCCGAACTTCTGGACTAATCCACCTTTTCGTTTACCACTTTCTTCATCTTCTTTACCGAAAATCCACTCACGGAATTTCTCACTACTAGATCCAATACCAACGGCAGCTCCAAGTATAGCGGCTCCAATAGGACCACCAGGAGTTACCATAGCGCCCATAAGACCTACTTTACCAATTAAGCTTGCAGTAAGTCCAGCTCCAGCAGCACCAACAGCCCCCATACCAAGTGCTTTTAACACATTTGGACTTGTTTTCTCACCATTATTTTTCTTTCCGGAAAAGACACCCTTGATTGCCTGGATAACACCACGCTTACCAGTTTCTTCATCACCATAGAGGAATTTCTGGAACATATCAGAATTCTTGATGAGTCCAAAACCAGCCCCGATTGCAGCACCAGCAATTGGTCCACCAACAACAGATGTCAGTAATCCTACAGAATTCGGGAATACAATGGATTTCATTGCACCAAGTGCAGCACCGCCGATAATTGTAGATTTATTCTTACCAATAAAATCTTGGGCTTTCTTAGAAATGAATCCACCGATTCTCTCTTTTCCACCCTTACCATCATCGACTTCAGGACCAAATAACCAATCCTTGAATTTATCAGATCTGGATAATAATCCACCAGCTAATCCAATAACAGCACCACCAACTGGTCCACCAATAAGTGCTCCAAGCAATGAACCACCACTCATTGCACCCAAGATTGCACCAGATCCAGCACCGACTAATGCATCTGGTAATGCATCAACGACATTCTTCTTGATCTCAGCAATGTCTTTCTTGTGATCTTTATCATCACTTGGTCCGAATAATACTTCTTTCCATCCACTGATTCCTTCTTTTAAAGAAGTGATCATGGTGGAAATTACACCAGGATTATTCTTCTCATCTTTCTTGCCATTTGCTTTCTTCTCACCAAATAATCTGACATTGATTCCATGTCCGATTTCTTTGAAGATGTTTCCAGCTTTTCCGACAAGGGTATTATTCATATCATCAACTTCATGAACTTTACCCTCAGAATCTTTGTAGGATTTTCCATTGATTTTCTGGACAACCGCTTTCCAGGTATCATTTGTGCTGTTTTTAATACCGGAAAGTAATCCACCAACGGATTTTCCTGTTTTTGCTTCTTTCTCACCAAAAATATGCTTGGTTAAAGGTTTAAAAAATCCTTCTTTTGTTGCACTCCAAGCACTTCCAGCAATATCCGTAAAGATCTGACTGAAATTATTAAGAGCTCCTTTTGTGTCACCCTTCATAATGGAGAACATCACATCTTTTGCATGTCCACCAGCAGCACTGATTTTACCTGCTGTTTCAGAACCAATCAGGTTGTTCGTAATCCATCCTGTATTTGGTTTATCTACATCTCTTGTATACTCTACTTGAGATGAGATATTCTGAGATGCACGAGCTTTTGCGCTCATAAACGGATGTGCTGTTTTTGTAACCTGGGATAATGCTTCTTTACGTTCTCTCTTACGAGCTGCTTCACGGACATTTAACGCAGCTTTATTCCCAGTGTATTTATCAACAAACTCAGCAAGATCTGTTTTATTATTGATACCAGCAGCAAGGATATTACTCATTTCTGGATCTCTTTGTAATTCAGAGACCTTTCTACTGTAACCACTTCTTGCTTTGATATTTCCTAATGTCGCAGAATCAATACCAACATTGTTTTCATACATGTATTTGAGTGCTTCAGTAAGGAGTTTCTTTGACTGTGCAGATCGTCCTTTTCCATTAACACCCTGAAGTGCCTGATAAGCAGCACCACTACGATTCTTCAGATTAAAGTCTTTTGCACTCACATTATCGAAGTTGGATAACTGTACAAAGAACTGGTCCAAAGTTTTATCAAAACGCTTCTTATCTTTATCACCAAGATCACTGCCAGCAGAAGATAAGATTTTACCAAAGTCAACTTCTTTGAATGCAGTTGTAATGGATTCTTTCAGCTCTTCCGCAATGGATTTTTGTAATTCCTCTTGTGATTTGTATTTGAACTCTTTTGGATCAAAGATCTGCTGACCAGAAAGAAGATCAGAATCTTTCTTATGAGTAACATGCATTGCAATAGCACGAAGATAAGACGTAGATTCTCTTGCATACTTTGGAAGAACTTCAACAATGGTGTTTCTTGTTACATCATCAAATGTAGCAGCTGATTTATTCAGGTGATCGTCCATATTGATATTATTGACTTTATCTGTCTTAATACCAAATATTTGAGATAATAGACGCATTGCTTTGCTGGAATTAGGTTTTGCTCCAGCTTTCGACAGATTTGCAAGGGCATTTGGAATAAGATTGGATACTGCGTTATCAAGTTCATGTAATGTACCAGAAACAACAGCTGGAATCATTCCTCCAATGACACCTTTTGTAATTCCACCAATTGGATCAGATGCAAGCATCTCGATCATCTGATCATCTTTAAGGAATGGTAATAACATGCCAACAGGGGATCTGTCTACTGCATTTTTAATATTTTTCTTGATGTATTTCTTATATGCAGACCCATCAATTCCACCCCTGGAATTAAAGAGATCTTCTGGTCCAGAAGAATCTCGATCCATATCATCTACGGTTTTTCCGATACGCTCCATTGCACCAAGCATTTCTTCGTAGAATTTGGTGGTATTGTCTTCGTGATACTGAATAAGACCACGAATAGAATCATTAACATCGTTGATCCCTGATTCAATACGTGATAATGATTCTAATTGACTATTCATTGATGTTGATGTTAATGCAATCATTGCATCTACGGATGCTTTCGATGCTTTGATATTCATCTGTGCACCACGTGTAATAGCATCAACAACCATTTCACTATTTTCTGAGCTGTTACCCTCAGACATGATATTTACGACTGGTGCTCCGGAATCTTCAGAGTCGAAGTCACCAAACATATCATCGAAATCACCGAAATCATCCGATCCGGTGTCTCTGTGTTCATTGTATAAATGACCAGTTTTTAAGTCATCAATGGATTGATCCATCGTCTTTTTCGCAAGCTGAATATACTTGTTACTAGCGATAGCACTGTTTAACTTTCCAATTGATGCTTTTGATTGTCTAACTTTTGTTGCAGCTGTGGAAGCACCTTTTACCGTTGCGGCACCCATAGAATACATGGTTGGACTTATGTCTTTAAAGGTTGCTGCAGTTGCAGCGCCAATTGACCTCATGGCATTATTTAACCAAGTAGTATTTAATCTCTCGCGTTTTCTGCCAGAGTTTACTGCTCGTTTTCTACCTGTCGCCATAAACTATACACCCCTTTCTTTTGAAGTATAAGCCTTAAACCAATGTTTTTCTATGGAAAACCCGTGCAAAACGGTAAAAAAAAGAAGGGATAACCGATATCGGTTATCCCTTCCATTCAGTAAGTTCTCCACTCTCTCGAGTTTTGTTCATGTCAATAATACGCTGATTTGTAGATCCTTTTAATCGAAGACGCAAATCTTTTTGTGCTAAAATAAATGGTCCATCAACGATGACATCTGCATAGTAAAGAATCGAATCTGTCCAGATCGTATGATTATGCCAATCTGGATTGATAAGATCCTCATATAAATATCCAGTATAAATCCAGATATTCTTACGTGGTAATTCAGTTACCACACGTTTCATTAAGCTATAAACAGCTCCCTGGTTATAGATCTCAAAAGGATCTCCTCCAAGAATTGTAAGTCTTCCATCATGATATGGTTCTTTTAACTCATCAATCAAATAATCCTCCGCTTCATGATTGAATGCAAAACCAAATCGTCTATCCCACGTTTGTGGCTGAAAACAACCTTCACAATGATTGGAACATCCAGATACAAAGAGACTTACTCTAAACCCTGGTCCATTTGCAGTATCCATTCTTATAATTTGCCCATAATTCATATTTATACATCCTTTACCCAAACATCAAAGATTTTGCAACGTTTCTTTACCTGTGTACCACTTTTCACAAATCCAAGTTTCATATATAATTTACATGCCTGAATATTTGATTCCCAGACATACACGCTAACCTGTGTAACACCATGTTTTTGTTTCATCTCTTCAATAGCATACTGAATCATTGCTTTGGATAATCCAGTTCCCTGCATTGATGGATCAACAGCAATTCTATGAAATACTTCGCATTCACATCCAATAAACTCACATGATATGGTACCTACAATTTTACCATCTTTTACAAACATGAAAAGGTTATTCTTTGATACATCCTCTATTATGGTTTTATAATCCGGATATTTTTCACTCCAGCTGCAATTTGGTGTACAAGATCTTACCCGATGATAGAAGTCATAAAGATTCTTGACTTTATATAAATCGCCAAGTCGTACATCAACACCCATATCAGATAATTGTGAAAGGGTTCCAGTTGATGATACGCTGGATTTAGGTTTCTCTTCTTTTACATCCTTCTTATACATCCAGGTAATATCTTTGATAATCTTAACATCTGTAAGAAGTGGTTCTCGATCAGCTCCTTCAATACAGATCTCGTTGCCTGTAACGAGATACACATTGCATTTACAATTCATGATGAAATTGAAGTAATCTGCAATGGCATTTTCATTCGGTTCATCTGGAAGAACCGGGTAATATTGTCTATTTGCTTGTACAGCTCTCCAGACGGATACTCCAGCTTCTTCGCGGAGAACATCATCTCCTCGGTAAACTTTACTTTTCTCATTCTCTGGAATTTCTCCAAATCGAATGTATAATGGCGTCGTTTCAGTTTTCATTTTTACCTCCGTTTTTAATATCCCTTCCAATATCTTTTGGAAGGGATATGTGCTTGTTTTAGATATCTTCGTTATCATGGAAATCTACGTGCAATACACGTTCTTTGATCTCCTGGGTTCTACCCTGGTTCCAGAACTGAGTTCCTATGTATCCACATGTTCGTCTTGCAACAGACATCTTATTCTGATCTCTGTTTCCACAACATGGACATTCCCAGACAAGTTTTCCTGATGCATCTTCTACGATTTTGATCTCTCCATCGTAACCACATTCCATACAGTAGTCACTCTTGGAGTTAATCTCTGCATACATGATGTTTTCATAAATGTGCTGCATAATTGCTATTACAGCATCCAGATTTCCTGTCATATCTGGTACTTCCACATAGGAGATTGCACCACCCTGTGAAAGTTCCTGGAACTGACTTTCAAATGTCAGTTTATCAAATGCAGAAATCTTCTCTCTTACATTGCAATGGTAAGAGTTTGTGATATAGTTCTTATCAGTTACTCCTGGAATTACTCCAAATCTCTTCTTCAAACACTTTGCAAACTTGTAAGTGGTTGATTCAATTGGTGTTCCGTATACTGAGTAATCAATATTCTCGGCAGCTTTCCACTCGTTACACTTGTCGTTTAATCTCTGCATAACTTTCATTGCAAATGGTTTACCAACTTTTGGATCTGTATGAGATGCTCCTGTCATATAATTACACATCTCAAATAAACCAGCATATCCAAGTGAAATTGTAGAATACCCGTTATATAACAGCTTATCAATTTTTTCACCTTTATCCAATCTTGCAATTGCTCCATATCTAAATAAAATAGGTGCAATATCAGCAGGTGTTCCAAGAAGACGTTCATGACGACAACGTAATGCACGGTGGCAAAGTTCCAGTCGCTCATCTAAGATCTCCCAGAATTTATCCATATCTTTTCCGGAGCTACAAGCAACATCGACAAGGTTAATTGTACAAACACCCTGATTGAAACGTCCATAATACTTGTGTTTTCCTTCTTTGAAGTTTCCAGCTTTTGAGATGTTTCCAAATATCTCACTAAACCGATCAGGTGTTAAGAATGATCTACAATTATGGGAGTAAATTCCATTAACGGTAAAGTGCTCACTTGCAGTCGTTACATCATAGGAGTATTTATCTTCCTGGTATGGGTACAATCCGATGACTTTTGTCGTATGAAGATCTCCCATAATTCCTGTAACGAACATCTCATCGCCTACGGATAAATCACCAGCAAGAGTAACCTTTCCGTTTGTAAGTTCAAATGGATGATCTATTGTTGCATCAATGTAGCGTCCACAATCGAAGTCAACTTTCACCCAATCCTTCTGTCTCTTTCTGATGAATCCATATACATCGACGTATCCTTTCACTGCACCATCATAGATAGAGACGTTTTCACCTCTTGTATCTATATAATGACCTTCCTGATTAGATTTAACTGGATATCTATTTTCAAGATGTTTCCAGATATTTTCAAATGGTCCAACAGCATGAACATCATCGAATGTTACCTGGATCTCTGATCTACCGTCAACACATCCCATACATGGATACACATCTCCACCTTTGTACTGACGCATGATCTTTGCAGAAATATAGTCAGGAACCATTCTCTTTGCAGTACATTTTGCAGCTAGTTTTGTAAGCCAGAAGTATTCGCTGTCTTCGTAGACATTATTATCGTCTAATACATAAAGAATCTTTGGAAATGCTGGTGTTACACAAACACCTTTCTCATTCTTGATTCCTTTGATTCTCTGATTCAATACTTCTTCAATCAGTATTGCAAAATCATCTTTGTATTTATCTTCCACTTCATTGATCCAGATAAACATGGATACGAATGGAGTCTGACCGTTTGTTGTCATCAGCGTAAGAATCTGATACTGAATCATCTGTACACCATCTCTGATGATCTGCTTCAGCTCCAGTTCAACCAGATCATTGATCATTTTATCATTGACGTCTATGCCAAGTTTCTTCATATTTTCTTTTTTGCTTTTACGAAGTTTCTGTCTTGATACTTCAATGAATGGAACAAGTGTTGCTAAGCTGAATGACTGTCCACCATACTGGCTACTTGCAACCTGCGCAATTACCTGTGTAGAAATATTACATGCTGTAGAAAATGACTTCGGTGGTTCAATCATAGTTTCACTGATAACCGTTCCATTCTGAAGCATGTCTTCCAGGTTGATAAGACAGCAGTTGTATATATGCTCGAGGAAGTAATCCATGTCATGAAAATGGATAATTCCTTCATCATGAGCTCTGACAATATCATCCGGTAATAAGAGATTTCTTGTAATCTCTTTTGAAACTTCACCAGAGACATAATCACGCTGCACAGATGCAACCTGTGGGTTCTTATTGCTGTTTTCCTGTTTGATATCTTCATTCTCATAATCCACAATAGAAAGTACACGCTTGTCGAACCCACTCATTTCACGTTTCATATTGTGCTTATATCTGTATTCTGTGTAAGCTTTCGCTACTTTATATGCACCCTGTTTCATGATTCCATAGATGACCATATCCTGAATGTCTTCTACTGGTGCATTATATGATAAATTCAAGAGGTATCTCTCAATGTCATCAACAATTGCATTGATCTGTACGTTGTTAAGACGATCTGCTTTCAACTTGAATTCGTTATTTGCTTTTCTAATTGCTTTTGTAATTTTATTTCTTTCATATTTCATTTCCTGACCGCTTCTTCTAATGATCAGTAATGAATCCACACTCTTTGTCATAGTTATTTACTATCCTTTCTAAAAAAAATAAAGCCGAGCTCATATTCTCGCATCGGCTCACTTAATCAATCGTTTCGTCAAATCTTGATTATGATTCATAGATCATTTACCTGGGTTTAAAGGGGTAAAAAAGAAGAGAACCATGAACTCAGGTTCTCTTCTTTTCATATATAAGGGTGTGGTTTTATTAGGTTAATAGGTTCCTAATTTTTCTTAGTCAACTTTCTTCTTTGACTTCAGGTATTTCGGACATGGAGAGGATACCTTCAATGTCTGATATGCCTTGTGTGAGAATTCATAGTTACCCATAGACTCTTTGGTCTGTGGATTTCTCACTTCGCCTACGCGGCTTCCTGCCTCTACTGCACTTAAGTACAGAGATGCTTTCAGAGTCTCTTTCTGAAGCAGATCGAACTTGTTTCCTGCGTTCATGTACTCATACATTGCAGCTGCAAAGAACTCATACAGACCATCTACATTGTCGATGGTAAACTCTTTGCCCAGAACAACCTCTGAATCCTTCTTGTCCATGCCGGCTTTCTCCAGCACCTTCTTTAAGAACTTACGGAATCCATCGCTTACTGCGACATCAGTAATCTTAACCAGCTCTTCACCTGATGACTCTGCTACTGCTTCCGTAAATGTCGGATCGTTCACCATTGCTTTCATAAGACGATTGAATGCTTTCTTTGAAAACCGGTTAGGTGTGTTTCCTTTCTGCTTGATCTCTTCCAGTACTGTTCCTACGCTTTCTACTGCCATTTTTTAGTTCCTCCTTTTTTGCTTTGATGAAGAAGCACTCCATATTGAATGCTTCCGGATTGTACTTTTTCATACAATCGCTCCTTTTTTAATTAGTAGTTACGTTTGTTGCTTTTTATCATTAACTCCGGTGACGATATATAATCGTGCCGGTGGTTAAATCATACGGTGATACATTAATTGTAACTTTGTCATCGACAAGAACCCGTATGTAATTCATACGGAGTTTTCCCGTAAGATGACAATTGATATCATGGATTACGGTATCTCCATCTTTACCAGTTGTTTCGACTCTAACCGTATAGATATTTCGATTATGAGCAGTCACAACTCCTTCGAGTTCGATTAAATCACTCTTCGCCATTTTCCATTATCCCTCCTTTTAAAAATTCAATTGATCTCCATAACAGGCAAAGCCTGTATCCTTTACGATCTTTATTACCTGATCTGTAACTACAAATCTCGGATTTAATGTGGAAATCATGTACAATTTCTGGTTACTAAGATCTACGTCATCGACAGTAATACCTTTCTCACCAGTATATACAGAGTTTGTGAAATGACACGCTTTAAACTCTTCAAATTCATTCCGTTCAGAATCCAGACGGATATTGATATCTTTCGGTTTATCGCCTCTGAGTTTTGCACGTCTTTTGATTTCATCCTCTGGTAAATCACAAAAGATTACCAAAGTCTCTAACTCCGGATGATCTTTAATCATCTGCAAATATGCATTCGGATTTAATGTGTATGTGTATACTGGATTTGGAAGACCGTGCACGGTTGCACAGTATCTGTATCCAGTCTTTTCCTGATATGCATATGCAAGAAGTTCTGACTTATTTGTCATGATTTCATCCATCTTTTTATCATCAACAAACCAGTGTTCAACACCATCATACTCATTATCCCGAATTGGTCGGGTTGAATATGATACAATCGGTTGGATGCTGAATGCTTCGAGAAGCACTTTGGATATGGTATCTTTTGAAGTTGCCGTTTTTCCCATTGGTATAATGAGTTTTGGTAATTTCTTCGTTTCAGCCATAATTTACGCCTTTCCGCTGGTTCCAAACCCGCCACGGTTATCATTACCGAGAGACTCTACCTCATTGATATCAATATCTGGCTGATGCTTGATGATTCTAAACTGGCAAATGCGGTCACCCTTTTCGATGATCGCTTCACGGGTTGCATATACCGGCATCATCCAAACATCATCATCACCACAGTAACTCTCATCAATAATACCGACACCATTTGTCTGGATGATTCCCCAATTTTTGAATGTTGATGAACGTGGTACAAGAAGTGCTTCATATCCTTCTGGTAGCTCGATAGAAACACCGAGTTTGATGGCTCTGAAATCACCTTTAAACAGGCAGACTCTTTCAGCCGCTCTAAGATCGATCCAATCTCCTTTTTCGATTTCTGCAAGCTTTGGAAGATCCGGATCATGATATTTCACTTTTAATGTTTCCACTTGTATTTCCTCCTTATTAATAGATTTCATTTCGATAACGTTCCAAATCATTATTTGCATATTCTAATTGCTTAATAGTTGGAACGTAGTAGATATTCCCACCTCTTTCTATTTCATTAAGAGTTTTCAATGAGTTTATCATATTCTTTCGCTGCTTCTTTGAAAGGTTATCTGCAGAAAGAGCATTCATTACTTCACTCTTCATAGATTCAAATATATGAACATCATCGCTTACGATAAGAGTCATATATGCATCCTGATATTTATTCTGGATGTAGATATTCTCATATACTTCAACGAGATATAATTCCTGATAAGACTTCGTATCTTTTACAGATTCCTTTTTTGCTTTTGCAATGTAGCACTCATCTGTGGGATTTGAATCTTTGTACGCTCTCAAATAATCTTCTATTACAGATTTCTTACGATGAAACGCTGTAACGTGTCCTTCGATGAGTGCTATATATACAGACTTCATAATTACGATGCAAGTGTTTCGGAGGTCTGCTTAGCAAACTGAAACACATTCTTCATTTTTGACAGCGTATTTGGTGAACATCGATACTTGACTGCATCGATGCTAAGTAACGATACAATCAGCTCCATAATAAATGAAGCAATCACCCGAATGATTGGCTTTAATTGACCTAATAATTGAAGCAGCTGATCTAACCAATTTCCTTCGAGTTTTGCAATTGTAGATTCTCTTAATTTTGCTTTGGATGGAAGATACAAATCATTGTGTTTCTTCATCCGCTTATAAGCTCGTTTTTGTTCCTTCCTTTGTTCACGTTTCACCTCCTCCTGCATGAGAAAGATCTCTTCTGTTAATGTCTTATATTTTTCATCTAAGACATTTCCGACTAATATTAAGAGATCCTGTTTTTCCTTCTCTTCTCTGTCTTTCTGTTTCTTCTTCTTACTCACACTATCATTCCTCCTATGAGTCTTTTATTTTTCTGCTTCAAGTGAATAATATATAAATGAAATCATTCTTCGACCCAAGGCATTTCCCTGGGATCATAGAAAAATTGATTTTGTCATTATTCCTTAATGAGAGGTTTTCTTTGTTTTGAATAACGATTATGATTATATATTATCATTTAGATTCAAAAGATATACTGCCATAAGAAAGGAGGTAAATAATATGGCAAGAAAATGGTATGCAGTGGTACGCGGTCGAAAAACTGGAATATTCCGATCATATCCAGAATGCCGTGAACAGGTTCAAGGATATAAAGGAGCAGTTTACAAAGGTTTTCCAACGGAAGCAGAGGCACGCGAATACTACTATCAAAATGTCCAGATATTAAATAGGGACGATCTTCCTATAGCAATAATGTCTGGACGATACAATTTTTATGCAATTCGAAAGGGGTTATCGCCTGGTATTTATCAAAAGTGGGAAGATTGTAAAAAGAACATCGGTGATCCGAAGACTGCAGAGTGGAAAGGATTTGTTTTAAAGTCTGATGCAGAGATGTATATGAAAGGAACAGATCTCACACATAAAGGAAAATATTATGCGGTGCGTGTTGGTGATCGAACTGGTGTATTTTCATCATGGACAGACTGTAAGGATGCTATCGGAAATGCAAAATATTCTGTATACAAGTCATTTCCAACACTTGATGATGCATGGGCTTGGTTTAATAGTGATGATCCAAAATTTGATGCTGCAGACAGTGATAGATCACTGAAGAAGTATTATGTCATTCGTGAAGGTAAAAGACCTGGAATCTATACATCATGGGAGGAATGTAAGCAAAATCTTGGTAAGTGGGAAATTGCAAAATTCAAAGGTTTCAATAATTATGAAGATGCACTTGAGTACATGAAAATCCAGGATAAACCAATTAAATCACATTATAAGTATTATGCAGTATTCAAGGGTGATCAACCAGGTGTATATGAATCATGGGATGAATGTAAAGAAGCAATCGGTGATATCAGAAATGCACTTTTCCGTGGATTTGATAATAAGGATGATGCAGATCAGTTTGCAAAGAATGGTTATATTACATTCCAGAAAGATGCTGATGAAAAATCTAATAAGAAAGGGGGTAAGAAAAGTAAGAAAAAGTATTATGCTGTAAAGAAAGGTAGAGAAGTTGGAATCTTTAATTCATGGGATGAATGTAAACGTTTAGTTATGGGATTTCCAGGTGCATTATACAGAGGATTTGAGAATATTGACGATGCTTCAGATTGGATGGATGAGTGTCAAAGTAAAAATAATTCACAGAAAGAATCTATCGTTGATGTTATGGATGGTAAACCATATGCATTTGTTGATGGCTCATATTTGGAAACCAAGAAGCAGTATGGGTATGGTGGCTTTTTGGTTTATGGAGAAGATAAACATATCATCTTTGGACGTGGTCAAGATCCACTATTTGCAAGTATGCGAAATGTTGGTGGTGAACTTTGTGGTGCACTTGAAGCAGTCAAAATGGCAATTGCTCTTGAACTTAAAGAAATCTGGATCATTTATGATTACATCGGAATTGAACGATTCGTCACTGGTGATTGGAAACCAACTGGACCAGCTACACAAAAGTATGCAAATGAGATGAAGGAGTTACAAGAGTTTATTGATGTACATTTCTTGAAAGTTCGTGGACATTCAGGAGTTGATGGAAATGAACGTGCTGACTATTTGGCAAAAGTTGCTGCTGGTGTATTACCAGGATATGATAAGATATTTCAGGAAACGAAGGATCAATGAATATAGATAAATGGGTTGTAAATTATTGAATACAACCCATTTATTTTTTTATATATTTTTCTATATTTACACAACCTTATAATAAACAATCCGCGGAGCGGAAATATCTTGAGCGAAGCGGACCAGAACTTTGGTGCTAAATAAGAATAAATAAAAGCAAAAGACAAATCAACAAAGACCATTTCTAAAAAGAAATTCCAAAAGAAAAAACAAAAAAAGACAAAAAAAGATAAAAGAAAAGAAATAAATAAACACAAAAAGAAATCCCCTGATAATAAATAACCCTACCGTCCCGATAATGCTAAACCCAGAAACAAAAATGATGAGCAAAAAAGGGCAGTTGAAATTCCGTAGGAATTTCGTAGGCGGGGGCGTCGGGGGGGGAGTAATGGATTATTCCCTCCCCCGACAATGGAATTGGGACCTACCGTTTTTTTACGAATTGTAAAATTAATAGATGAAATATATAATTCTCATCTATTCATTCTTTTGTGTCTATTTTACATCTGATCTATTTTATTTATATGAATAAAATTAAAATCCTCTTTTCACAAGTAGATAACTTAAATCAATCTATTTTAAAAGGAGGATTACTATCTATGAGTAATAATGGACAATTAGTTGCACCACATCTTAGCAGTTATGAGATTCAGTATATGAGTATTCTCAAGAAGATCTATGAAAGGGGATATTCTGATGGAGTCAATGAAAGAACAAGTGTTGCTACAAAGAGACTTCCTGGTGCAGTCATTCAGGTTGATGTAGGAGAAGAATTTCCTATTTTAAGATCAAAGAAAGTTGCTGCAAAGACAGCACAAAGAGAAATCGAATGGATCTGGAAAGATATGAGTAATAATATTCATGATCTTCCAGCAAAGATCTGGGATGCATGGGCAGATAAGAATGGATCTATTGGAAAGAGTTATGGATATCAGATTGCTCAACCAGTTTGTATCTATACAGACTCTATCAACAGAGATCCATCTACTTACAGATCTTATCCAAACCAGAGAGAATTCGTTCGTAATTATTTGAAGGAATTCCCGAATGGTAGACAGTGTACAACAACAATCTGGAATCCAAGCCAGTTATCTGGTATGAATCTTGTACCATGTGTTCATACATGCAACTGGAACTTAGACGGTGGAAGATTAAATCTGGTATTAGACCAGAGAAGTGGAGATTTTCCATATGGAGTTCCGTTTAATACTACGCAGTATGCAGAGCTGATGTGCATGTTTGCATATGACCTTAGTGTAGAACCTGGTATTCTTACCCATGTAATTGCAGATGCACACATCTATGATAGACAGATGAAAGGCGTAGAACTGCAGTTAGCTTACTATGATATTTTAACAGCAATGTGTAACTTCGGTGAAAGTAAGGCATTGGAACTTGCAAATGCATTATATGAAAGAAAAGATGATTTCCAGGGAGAAGATATTCCGGAACCTGAGGTCTTAATTCAGAGAGCTGCATCTATCTGTTATACGATTGCCAAACCTGAATTCGTCATTGATTCTAAAGATAGAGACATGATGTCCTATCGTGCAGATCAATGCCATGTTGAGAACTATACTTACATGGGAAATGTGTCATTCGGGGAAGTGGTGGTATAAGATGATAAATCGAGAAATATCATTAATCGCAGCTGTCTCACACAACGGAATTATCGGAGTTGATGGAAAGATTCCGTGGAATATACCAGAAGATCTCAACCACTTCAAGAAGCTTACGATGAATGGTGTGGTTATTATGGGTAGAAATACCTATGAGTCACTTAAGGAGCCACTTTCAGGAAGAATCAATATCGTCGTAAGTAAAACCTTACGTGAAATTGATGTTGCAAATGAAGTGATTCTTGTACGATCATTACGAGAAGCATTAGAACTTGCAAAAGGATTTCACAAGCATATTTGGTTAATTGGAGGGTATCGGATTTTCAAAGAAGGAATGATGTATGCAGATTCTATCTATATCACAGAAGTATGTGTAGATGTTTTGAAGCCAGGTATGACAACATATCTGCAGAACCCTCTAGTAATAGGATCTGACTATGATGTGTTTGACATCATATCAAGGAACCCAAATGCAATGATCACAGGATTTCCAAGTATCTCATCAGTTGTATGGAATACAAGATCAATTAGTGATTACAATGATTATATTACAATGAGAGATGCATTATCTGTTGATGTTAGTGATATGGACACCAGCAGTAGTGGTATCAAATATAAATTCAATGTAGTAGACCGGAGAATTCCGTCTATTCGGAAATTCCTTTTATGATACTTGGTAAATCTCATCAATTATTTTCTAATATGAGCACTACTATATTTTAGATGGATGCAATGCAACATCTGTCTGCTTAGAAGCTGTAATGCATTGAAACATAATCACAATCACGTGGTCCCAAGCTTGGCAAGAAATTGTGAGGCTTGGGACTACTGCCTGTCAAATAGACAAAATAAAAGAAGGTATGTATAAAAACATACCTTCTTTTTTTAATGACATAATATAATGAGAGATGTACATTATTACTTGTACATCTCTCTTTTATTCGTAATATATTTGCGCGTTATCTTTTCACAGGTGTGAGGGGAGTTTCCGTTCCTCCCCTCACCAAAAAGAGAATAAAAAATGCCGCTGAAAGATTTATCAGAGAGCAACCTCAAGCAACCGTTTATCCGCGCCATTAAACGGTTTCGTGAAGAAGGTCATACCATAAGATATGACCTTACACTATTGTTTATTCAATATAAACATGATTTGAATTTCCTGGCTTTTGACTTATATAATATATAGGTGAATAGAAAGAAATAAAGGAATTCTAACTCTATTCCAATATAAAAAATAATTAAAACTCAAAGGAGGAAATAAAAATGAAAAACAACTTAAAGTTATTTAGCGCAGCAAGAAAGGTCAGTGTAGTATCAACAATCCTCGCATGCTTAGCAATATCATCCTACGAGATATCTATGATCCCACCAGTTTGGGAGATTGTGTGGTTAATAATGTCTATTGTAGTAGCATCTTTTTTATGCTACTACATAGGCGTAATCATCAAACGACGTGAAAGTAAAGTACGCCATATGATGAAAAATATGCATATTGTAGATCTGGACATGGAGGAGGTGTAAAACATGAGATACAATACTATGATAAAAAACAGTATCGATGGTGATCATGTCATCGGTAGATTAAATGAAGATGTTGTGCATCTTCATAAACACAAAGAGAACTTTTACACCAATTATGGAGTAAAAGTTGATATTAAGAATCCATACTTGAAAGAAATGGTATGGAATAGAGTGGATGGGATGTCCAAAATTATGACAGACATACTACACCAGTTCATCACATCTGAGAATGTGATGAACCTGGATTTTAATAATTGCTCATTTGAGCAGTGTAAAAAGGACTTCAATAATAAAGTTTTTGATACACTGCTCAATTGGCAGATGTATTTAATAAAGACAACAGAGTATATGTATACTGAGAATGTATTTCGTATTCTTAGCCTTATAAAGAATGCGAGTGCTTCTGGTGTATACGATCATATCTATGTCTTTGTTAAAGATGAGCATCTGTATGGTGACAATGCTAAGAAGTTGCCATACTCAGACATCTTTAATGTAACAGGTGACTCTGCGCTTACATTTACTTTTGTTAGAGAGAAAGCAAATGTAATCGGATTCATAAACGATATCTTTGATATTAAACCTGGGAAGAGGATTCTTAGGATTTACGATCAACGAGTTACCGCAGATCTGGAAGAATCTGATTTTATGAACGGATTCTTTATGAGTCAGCAGGAACGAGATGACTGTGTATATTTCTGGAATGATCCAGAGAAATGCACAAGAAAACCTGCATGCCCATGGGACGAATGCCAATATTGCATTGATCTCTATGGGCATTATGGAGACCCGCATTTTATCTTCCATAATACACTTGGACGTATTATGGAAGATACATTTGAAGAAGTTAATGAAGATGAGATTCCAGAAACATCTTCATTATTAGCATTTGATTAGGAGGATTAAAATGAGAAAAGAAAAAGAAGAAAAAGAAGTAACAGTTGATGATGTGAAAGAAGCTGGAAAGAAAGAGGTTCCGGCTCTTGGAATTGCAATCGGTGCATGCGTATTGCACTTTGCAATTGACATTGTAAAAGACGTACTGACAGATGCAGTACGTCAGTAAGAAAAAAGGAAAGAAGGTATACATAAAATTTGTATACCTTCTTTTTTGGGTAAATGGTCCCAAGCCTAACAATTCCTTGCAAGCTTGGGACCAGATTACCATGACACACGCCAGAATTATCATCTTATGCATACAGCACAAGCTAGATGGATACCATCCACCTAAAATATAGTAGCAGTCATATTAAAAATGAATTTCTTTTTTAGAGTGCTTCATTCATTGTATCACGAAGCACTGCCATATAATCAAGTAAGTTTATATGATCAGGTAACTCTTTTAAAATAGCATCATCTTCCTGAGTTGATAAATTTACTTTTACTGTGAAATTGATCATTGCACCTGCTGGAGTTAATCCCATCAGACGTACAATATTCGTTTCATCATCCCGATCAAATTCAGCCAGTAAATCCGTTGTATCTTTTGTACCTGGAAAATGCTTTGACCAATCAGGGATCTCATAGTCTTTGATATCTTTTACCAGGAATGTCTTTATTGGTTCCTCATCAATCACTTTAATTCCATGGATCTTAAGCATGTAATATACAAATAATGGTGCTTTGCAGGTAATAACTGCATATACATTACCAATTGTTAATCCATTAAATCTCAGCTCTTTTGCTTCGTCCACAAATTCCTTGACAGAAGATTCGATTTCTTCAACTCCGGTATTTACGAAGGTTACTTCAGATGCTCCGAAATCACTCGTTACTCTAAGGATATGATAATCTGAATTATCATCCCCATAAATTTTATAACGGTTCCTCATGAGTATTGAATTGATTGTATCATAATAAAATGATGTCCGAGCAAACATCTCTTTGTACACAGCCTTGTAAAAGAGCTCAGGAATTTTATCAATACATTCATCTGCATTGTATTCTTCTCCAATCAGCTCATAATAACTTCCTGTTGCCATCAGTATCCTGATATCTCCCCCAACAAAAGAGCATCGAACAGTATAGCATAAAGTTCCAATTGGCATGAATGTTGTAAGTAAAGAATCTTGCACATCTTTTTTTGCTGAACGAATAGATGCTACCATGGATTTGATTCTTTCTTCATATCTCTTATCATCGGTATATATGGATAAACCATAATTAATACCATCATCTGTCTTATCAAAAGACTTAGATATTGAGAAATTTGTTGCAATTGTCTTGATTGCAAATAACTCCGGCAATGTTACGATTGCTTCGATGATGATTTCACTGTCTGCAATAATCATATCACGACCATTAATCATCCCTTTATGGTCATGCTCAAAGTGGATAAGTGATTCAAGGTTATCCAAATTTTTTGTGCTTACTTCAGTAATATCCATTTTTTATATCCTCCTAATATTCATATCGTGTTATTTTTAACATGTTTAATCTAAGAGCACCAGCGAATCTGTTTGCTATATTAAACCGGTCTTTCTTATTACAATACATAACCAAACTGTAATAATTAGTATCATTAGATCGTGAATGAAATGATACAACATCAATATTAGATGTCTTTTCCAGAAGCCTAACTGCATCTATTACGCTGTCAACTTCAGAATTTGATGTGATATCAGTACCAAGGAGTGTTTTGCCTGTACAATTTACGTTAAATATTATCGTGAATCGTCTTTTATGTGAACATGCATGTACCGGATATGTATCACACATCTTGTCATAATCTGCAAGAAGTTGCTCTGCCAACTTAGCTTTTTCTGTCATACTATTTACCTCCATTCTTTTTTGCGTTTTCGATTATATAATCACATAAGTATGTCCCATCTTCTTCCGAGAAGTTATCACAACTCGGACAATGCTGATTCGGAAAGTTCTTTAACTTTTCCTCCATATTTTGCTCATTAATACCGCAATTTTCCATTGGCATTTTTAGAGTCCTCCTTTTTCTCATACTTTAATGATGTGTGAAAACATGGATAATTATTTAGACATATAAATAAGTCGATATAGAAAGTGAGGTAATTATCATGAAGAATAAGATCATTGCTATCTTAAAGAGTATTGACTGGAAGAACATCAGTGCTGCAACATACACCAGATATATTCTGATGATCATTGCAATCATTAACCTGATCCTTACTGGTGTCGGAGCAAATCCGATCAAAGCTAGTGAGACTGATGTATACAAGGTTGTAAGTGATGTACTTACATGTGTCATCTTTATTGTGAATACATGGAAGAACAACTCCGTTACCGGAAACGCAATTGCAGCCGATGGATATCTGAAAGACTTACAGCGTGTCGATACCGAGCGTGGTGAAGACAAAGAAGACGCTGAGGGTTAAGGTATCACATCTCATGGGTAAGAAGGAAGTAAAAACTTCCTTCTTACTTTTTATCACTCTTGTAACAAAACTTGTAATACTTGAGATGATAGCAATATCGAATCATTTTTAGTAGAGTAAATCAGGTTGGATAGTGGATCCTCCTTTCTCTCAAATTAACTACAATACGAACTGCTATCCATTAAGAACCGATTAGGAAATATAACATCCTAATCGGTTCTTTAACCGAAATTTACTTATATAATATCTTCCTAGTAATACGAAAAATACTATATTTATATTTAAAAGGAGGAAATAATAGTGGTAGTAGATCCAATGAGAGGAGAAGGACCAATGCAATCATTAATTGGTGCTATCTTAAGCAAAGTTTTCTATGATCCCCATCGGGATGAGTCCATTAAAAAGGTATCCAAGAAAGTAAGGAAGAAGATGAAACATGGAAAGAAAAAGGAGTGATTACACTTTCTTTTATTTATTAGGGCAACGTGAACCATATGCGTACTCCAATGATAAAAGTGTAATCAAGAAATTTTGTAAAACTCGGAATAATGAGAAATTCTTTGTAAAGAAGATAGCCTGTGATAATATTACATTGAATGAATTAAATCATGATAGCCCGGGTGGATTACTTGTCAACTACAGGTTTGAGATCAGTGGAGAGACGCTAATAATTCCAATTACATTAAACGAGAAGATGAATATCGAGTTTATTGGAAACCAAGCAACCTTGGTTTATGTTCATATGTATGCTTCTCTTCCACTGAATATATTTAATCGAGATACAAAGAAAGCCTTACGATATCTTGATTATGATAAGACATCAGAACAAACAAAAGAGTTTCATGAATTTACACCAGATATGCTTGTGATATTCTACAAGTATTATGGTGATTTAATGAAGGGAAGTGAATAAGGAAATGAAAGTTTATATGTATTATCTTGCAGATAAATCCATCATTGAGTCAATGAAACAACGATCGCTTATTGACTCACCATATGTGCAATTGTCTGATATCTTAGACACCTATTTGTATGGATATACGACAAAAAAGAAACTTGCAAAAGAATTTGAAAAGATCCGGAATATGAATGTCTTTAAGAAACTGATCAAAGAGATGTCAGAAGATGAGTATTTAGAGTTTGATGATAGAGCATATTCATTTGCAAGGATCTCTATGGTAGATGTAGAATACCCATTTCATCAGGAGACCCTACAATTCCAGGATCAGTTACATCTTAAGATTGCTCTTACATCATCAGAGTCTTGGTATTGTGTAGACAATTACAAGGAAGCAATTAATGATTTTCTTACATCAATACCAAAAATCCCAAGTATCAATATTTTCCGAAATGATATCAAAACGTTACTTATTGACATGGATTATGCGGATAGTGTTCTTGAATCACCCAAAGAGTACATTAAGACAGATTCTGTAATGTCAGAACTTGCATCATATAGTTGTTATTATGCATGGGAAAATATTATCGGTATTATGATATGTTTGTACCAGGGAATATTCAGCAATTCCGGTTTATTTGAGGTGATTAAAAATGCCGCAGATAGTTAAAGTTTACATGATCTATGTGAAAGGTCCATTTCAAAATGAAGATGATATCGGAGAGGATCTAAGGTCACTTAATGATATTGATCCAGATAATGACTATGACGTTTATTTATATGGATTTACAGAGGATAAAGAAAAACTGAAAGGGTTCTTTAAGTATCATAAGAAAGATCGATTCCTTGTAAAGAAACGAAAAATGACGGAGAAGGATTTCAAATCCTTCCAGGGTTGTCATCGATCATTTATGATCAAAGAATACAATGTAGAATCACCTGTTTGTATGTTAAAAGGCTCTGAAGGATCATCACCAAATGGTGTAGAGATATTTCCGATGGTATTAAGCGATATGGAGATAACACGAATCAGTGGAGTGTTAGAATATTATGATGATTATATCACATGCAAAATACCAGAAGAAAATCTGAAAGTCGTATCTATTGCTGTAAAATGTGCAACGAATGAGTTTAAAGCTGCACTTTATAACTCTGGTGTTATTGGATTGATTCAATATCTTAATCTTCTTTATTATGGAGATTCGTTTGATATGGATAATTCATTCATCATGGTAAATGAATTATATGTATTATTAGAATACGCAGGTGAATTATTTGATTTTGGAGGAAATAAAAAATGAAAGTATGGAGGTTTTATAAGAAGCCAAAGAACGAGAAGACCGTTCCGATAGAAGATATTCCTGATGCATATCCATTATATGCTTGCACACAGGAAAAGAAGTATGCAAAGAAATTTAAAGAAACCAGAAATATGGATTGTTTCATTGAACGTGTTACAAATGCGGACAGTCTTACAGCCGAGCATTTTTTAAATGCTCATAGAAACAGAATCCTCAGTAATTACACATTACAGACGGTTATTAGTAGTCCAAATGGAGAAGCTGAACCATATTACATTCGTTGTATTGTAACGGAAAATGAGATGGAGTATCTGGCAGAACTTACAGATACTAACCAGGTATTAAACTTTGTCAAAGGAGTCTTTCCAATCGATTACTTCTCAGAAAATGTCATGGAAGCATTACTTACACTCCGATATGACAAATATATCAATTTCCGGATTGAAGGGTTTGGAAATTCACCAGATGGATTCTACGATACAAATTTCCGATATGACATGTTTCGAACATACATGCTGTTGTATCATCACACATATCGAGATGATTTTGTGGTAACCAGTAAGTATTACAGAGAAGATGAAATTTCAGAAGATGAATGGAAAGGTGCATTAAAATCCGGCATGTCATAATGTAAATCTCGAATCACTCTTATTACACTTCATTAATATGCATAGACATAGAAAGATGAGGTGAGACTATGAGTTTAAAAGCAGTGCCTGAAGAGAAAGAGAACATCGAAGTTGTTGTGATGGAGAATCCTGGAGAATTTGAATTCACAGAATCTTATACAACAGATACAGAGAAAGAAGCTATTGTAAAACATACTGAAGCATTGGTACGATCTTCCATGGAGTATGGAGATTACATTGCTTATTTACGTGCAAACGTTGGTATGGATGCATGTGCTTTCTTTAATAATATCTCGAAGGCAAATAACAAAAAGATTCGTATTGAGGTACATCATGCACCTCTTACATTATACGACATCAGCAAGCTCGTTTTAGATAGAGCAATACGAACAGGAGATGAAGTAAACTGTATGTTGCTTGCAGAACAGGTGACTGAAATTCATTATATGAATCAAGTAGGACTTATTCCACTTAGCAAGACACTTCATGAAGTAGTACACAATTCTGATAAACTGGTAATTCCACTGTATATGATATATGGGGATTTCCGTGCATTCCTGGATATGTTTGCAGAAGAACTTGATATGAAAGAAAATGCAAATATCAGAGCAAAAGTGGAGAGAGCTATTGAGCAGACAAAAGAATTGAATTCTCATTCGTTTGATATCTTAAAGGAGAAGTTTACTTACATTGATGTAGATGGATTCCAGATGCCTGTAAAGGTAGAAGATAAGAAAGATGTCGAAAATACAGTTGAAAAGAATAAAGTTGCATAAAAGGAGAAGCAAGAGTGAAAAATAAACACTCTTGCTTCTCGCTTAATTTCTACTACGAACTTTATTGATCTGTTGGAATCTATAATTTCATTCTGATTCCAACGCAGATTTAAAACATGATTGAGTTATATATTATTTAACTAGAAATTGAGAGAAAGGAGAATAAAAATGGCTGGAATTATTTTGGATGCTGATGAAAATCAAGAGTACATTGAACGTCAGCTGAAAAAAGAAGCCGCGAGTGATGGGAACGGCATGCCTGATGCCATAACCAACATATCAAAGCGTAAAATCAGAGAGGTCTACATTCCGCCAGAAGAACTGGACGAATTACGACAAAGATATTCAAGAGTCGTTGTCCAGGACTTTGAAGATGACTATCACATGACAAAGGAAGAACGAGAGAAACAGCGCAAGCAGTATTCTAAGTTCTTCCGTTTAAAACGCAATTATGCAAAGAAGATACGTCGTCTTGATAAGTATGTGGAAGCATGTAGACTTGTTTTTGAAATCATCAATGATACTGCAGATGAAGCAGAAACTGATCATTTGATGACTAAAGACACATTCATCACATCCGTACTGAATGGAAAGATAACCATTAGAGGTCTTACAATTCCAAAGTACGTTGGTAAAGGAAAGAAATCATTAAACTGGGATTATGTGATGGAGTTTGTTCTTGATCCAAACAAAGACATCGATGAATTGATCCGATCACAACAGACATCTCGTTGTAAATCCATGGATGATGATGACTTTGAGCCAGAAGATGTAGAATCTATCAAAGATGACTTAACCCCAGAAGAATATCAGCAATTCAAAGAATTTGTAGACAATTATCAACCACCAGTTAGAAGTTTCTACGATGGATCTAATGGTGAAGGATATGCAACAATTGAAACTGATAAGATGCGAAAGCAATTGGTAAAACAGTATCCTGGATTTTCCAAAGCGCTCAAAGAGATGTACAATAACGGAAAAAAGAACCGAGACAAGACATATTTGTGGCAGCTTGAAGAAGAGGATCTTCAATGGATCAAAGAGTTCAAAGAAGAAGCCAGCAAGCGCAATGGAGATGCACGTCCAGAGTTTACAGGATCTCTTATGGATGAAGAAGCAGTTGGAAGATATCTGTTTGAGCTGGATCAGTGGGAGAAAGAACATAACCTCGTTAAATATGGTAGTAATATGGTCACTCAGAGCGCAAAAGAGGAGCTTGATTTCAAGGCTATTCTTGAACAGAGTGGTTACAATCTCAGAAATCTGTATGGAAATAAACAGAGAACGAAAGAGATGAACAAGAAGAGGAAGCTCCAATCTAAGAAGATTGATTCTTTGAAGAAGATGTTGGAAGACTTAAATGCAAAGCAGAAGAAGACAAATCTTGAGGGATTAAATGGTGGTATTGAATCCATTGATCTCGGTGGTGATGGTGTCAATAAGAAGAAGAAAAAGAAGAAGAAACCAAAAGGAAAGAAAGCGAAAAAAATGGAAAAAGAATTTGAAGGATTACTGCTTGACGCTATAGGTAGTGATGATAAAGATATGAAATCCTATGAAAAGCGTATGCAGAATATGATCTGGGATAATGGAGGTGATAAATAATGGGAATGGATATTCATTCTGAATTAGCAAAGAGTTACATGGATGCAATTCAGTTGGATGATATGGAGGAAGAATTATCTCCAGAGGAATCTGCATTTGATTTTTCAGATTATGAGAAGTTTACAAATCCAGCGAATGCAAGACCAAAGAAAGAAGAACAAGTTGCAAAAACTCCGATTGGAAAACCAGATGAAATCCAAGAATCTGCATTTGCAGATTTTGAAGAAGATTTTGGATATCGGAAGATTACGGATGAAGATATTGAATCAAATGCATCAAGATTTTATCCGGAAGAGAAAACCTATCGATCACTTCTTTTGGAGGTATTTACCGAAGATCAGTGTATTGAATTGGAGAAAATCCAGAGGACTTACTCTATTTCAAATAACCAGAAGATTCAGATGTATCGAGAGAAACTCGATAGCTGGAAAATTCATTATGCGCCAATTGGTGGTGGTACAAACCGATATGCATTCATGACTGATTCTTACATCGTTAAGATTGCGTGTGATGCTGATGGAAAGATTGACAATAAACGTGAGTACATTTATTCTATTGCATTACAACCATATGTCATTAAGTGTTATGAGGCATTTGAAGATGGCTTTATGGCAATCTTTGAATATGTTGAATGCTTCACCATGGATGACTTCTGGAAGAATACAAGAAAGATGAAAGAGATTTTGTCTCATATTGGAAATCAGTTCCTGATCGGTGATGTTGGTGTATCTTCAAAGAACTATGTCAATTGGGGATTCCGTGATGATCAGACTATCGTTATCCTTGACTATGCATACATCTATTCTGTAAAATTCAAGCAGTTCACATGTAACTGCTCACCAAATGCAGTGTTGTGTTACGATAATGATTTTGTGGATCTTATCTGTAATACATGCGGAAAGAAATATACATTCCGGGAACTGCGTAAGAAGATCTCAAGAAAAGATCAGGATGATGAAATCGGAAATCTTCTGGAGAAGGGTTATGTATTACATTCAAAAGAAGAGAAAAAGAAATTTGAACCAAAGTTTGTGCTCGGTGCTTATGGAACGATCAAGAACAAACTTGAGAAAGAGATGAAGAAGAAAGGTAAGATTGCCTTTAGTTCTTCAGTAAACAAGACACATGAAGTTAATGAAGATGAACCAGAATCATTAGAAGCAGTATTAGCAGGAATTGATTCTGGATATTATGATGACTCATTACAGCAATACAAATAAGGAGGATTTAAAAATGAGTAAGAAACACAAAATGGGATGGACATCAAACACACCATCAGAAGACATGAATTCAGATTTTCTGTATTCAGACGATGCATTAGATGCATTGATTAATCAGCAGTACGGTCCAAAATCAGTGGACCGTAGCAATGCTTCATCTACGATGGAACATACCCCACAGGAAGCATCTGAAGATTTAGATTTATCACCACTCCGTAAGATGATGCGTGATACAGCAAACGAGATGTATCAGGATACTATGCTTGATGCTACTATTGGTACAACAAATCAGCAGCCTACAGCACCGGCTCGATATGAAGAGCTCGTTGGAGAAATGGTCGATGGATCATCATCAACTCTTCCTTCAGCAGATAACACAGAAAAAGTTGCAGAACCGGTTAGAACAGAATCGAAACCAGATCATGTTTGCAACTGCAAGAATGTCAATAACACATTAAGTGGAAAGCCACATGTAACCATTGAGAAAATCCATGGTTGTGATCATATTGTAATCACAGATGGATATGGTTCATGTGCAGCAATTCCAATTGCAAGGGAATCGGATCCTGAAGTATCTTATAATAATCTCTTGAAAAATCTGGCTATTCTTCGTGCAGACACACTCCAGGCAGGTCAGCCGATCCCTGATGATATCATTAACACTGCACTGGAAGACTTATGTGGAAGCCTGAGCAAGGTACAGATCCTCTGGGGTAGACCATCATTCGTTGAAGACATTGATGACCTTGATGATGAAGCAGCAGATGCACGACTTCATGCATTCAATGGATTAAAGATGGTTCTTCTGGATGACAGTGTAAAGGAAGATAACTTGGAAGCTACAACCGTGTTCGGATATATGTACACATCGATGGATGACCTGTTCAATGAATGGAAAGATATCATCTTCAATTGGAGAGAAAACGCAGATGCGTTTGATCGGTTACTCAGTACATTATCTCTATTATATCAGATCATGTATGATCAGAGATACATTTCACATGGAGAACTGGGTGAAGCCATCAAATTATATACAATCACAAATGACTACAATGGAAGACCACGTTCCGTAGATACAATCATGAACGAAGCAGCAGCTCTGCCGGATTCCGATCAGTATTCTAGCACTTTCAACATTGAATGGGAATCAACGATCAAAGAAGCTATCACTGGAAGCATCGATGATGCTATGATTGATGAATGCTACAACATCGTTGGATTATTCACAGATCACCAGACTTCAGAGGGTGACGAGAATAATGAAGAATATGATGAGACAGATGATGCAGGATCACCTGAAGAGACATCAAACCCAGGATATGCAGAATCTATGGCAGCCGCATTCGCTGCTCAATATGCGGAATCACATCCGGATGTACATCCAGTTGGAGGACCAGCTCCAGTAAATACAGGTTATGTGAGAAATGCGGAAAGTGTAGGTGCACCAGTTGGTGAAGAAAACTTTCGATCCACAGGTAATGAAACAATTAACACCGAAGCATCTGCAGATGATCATCATGATGCTCCAGAAGGGGGCAATTCAGCTGGACCAGCTGAATCCGACAATACAGAAACTTATCCGGATGATGCTGCAAGGGAAGAAGCAGGAAATAGCAACAACACCGCAGACAGATCTTGGGATCCTTATCAGTCATTCTATGAAAAAAGAAAAGAAGAAACACAAAAAGAAGAAGTCAACAGACCTGGGGATGCTGATGAGCAAAACAACGAAAAAGAAAAAGAAGAAGTACAATCGGACAGATCTGACAAGTCTGATGGGATCAAACATGTACAAAAAGAAACTGAAAAAGTAGATGATGATGACCTTATTATTCCGGTTGTAAGAGGTTAAACATGTAAAGGGGTACTGATATGATATATTATATGGATACGGTTACCCTCATGAAGAAATATTCAAAACTCCCGATGGACGTGATTGAGAACACGAACTATATCATTATAAGTTCTCGCATACATGTAACAAAAAATCGGGATAATGTCCTGGTAGCAACAAATATGTTTGTTAATACTGGCATGTTAAAAGGGGTCGGAATGGAAATTGATTCCGACCCGCACCAGGCAGTTGAAAACTTCAAGATGTTTCTTTTAAGGGAACCCAAACCAATGGGTTTGATTTGTGGACTCATTGAGTCCTACATAACTGCTGGAGAAAATGCAGTTTTTTTATGTAGCCCAAATGAAATGAAGTGTAAATACATGGAGATAATTGCTGCAGCAATTGAAGAATTATATGGACTTCCAGTTCGTAAATTTCCAGAAGAAGCTGACTTTGATCTTCGAGATGTAATTACCCGTGTTTTATACTACAAGAAAGAAATCAAGAAACTCACATTCAAACAGATGAAGCCTGTACAGATCCGGAAATATGTGAAAGCTCTTCCAAAGAAGAAATTAAAGAAAGAGTTAAAGCGGAGAGATCTTGATTATGAAGGACTTACCATGGATGAAATGCAGACACTTTTGGAAGATAACTTCAAAGAAGGACTTTAAACAGAATGAGGTAAACAGATCATGGCTTTATATGAAAGAGATTCTTATAAGACACCAATCAAGACAATCTTCAATCACAATATCGTAGAGTACGATATGAAGAGTGCAAATACATCTATTGCCCGGGAATTTCATTTACTTCCAGAAGCAAAGATTGTAAATCTTGAGAATATGTCGAAAAAGCAACGTGAAATTGCACATGGATGTATCATGAGGGATACCCCAGAATATAGCGAGAAGCACAAACTTGGATTTGTTGCTTCTCGGAAATTATTCTTCGAAATGAATGATATCAGAGATGAAGAAGTTGTTGCTATTAAAAAAGATGCAATATTTACTACTCGATATGTTGACATAGAGAAAGTGACAGACAATATCAATTTCCGAATGAAGAATGTGTATTCATCATATATAAACTTAGGGAGAAACGTCGAGATCTTCTATAAACAAGAGGGACTTGATGTAAAAGGAATTGATGATGATTTGTACAAGGAGAAACATTCTGAATATTTCGGAGAGTTTTTACATTCTCTTATTCGACGTGTGGAATGCAGTAATAAGACATCGTATTTGACGTATCTTCGTATGATGTATGATACATATAAGCACAGAGAACTTGATCCGGATTATTACAGAGAGTTCAATGCAAGAAGTAACTTTCATTACTTAGATGGAAAATATGCAACCGAAGAGTATATGGAAGACTTGTCACTGGTTGATATCACTTACAATCTGCAAATCATTTTAAACTTAATGATGTTGCTTGTTACACAATAGGGAGATGATGAAAATGGAATACCCAAAAGAAGAGTATAAGATTACGGCGTTTATTCCTGAAATAAAAGGGAGAGAGATCCGTATAAAATTAGAACCTGAAGAAACGAAAGTCATTAAAAAGGTGATCTCTCGTTTTGGTGGAAGTTGTACAATCAAACTTACCAATGCCGGTAAGAAACAGTTGAGAAAGAATATTGATTACATGGAGGAAGATTATATCAACCGTGGATATTAAAGAAAGGATATTACAAAATGCTTTTTACACAATATACAAGTGACTTCTTAAGAATTATGGATCCTGTATTTGAAGATGCAAAATCATGTGATGATAGATTGGTCGCTGATTTTCAAATCGAAATATTAACATATGTACTTGCCAGATTTGACAAGATGCAAAGAGAATGGGTAAGAAAAGAGGTAGAACGACAATAATCGTTCTACCTCTTCTTTTTTTACTTTGATCCACCGATTTGCTGTGCAATTCTTGCACGATTGAAGTCTGTTACAGCGGATGAAAACTTCATGGTTGTCTGTCTTGTAATATAGCTCATGATGTAATCAGTATTGACAAGATACTCATTAGCATATTTTGATATTACAACAGTATTCAATGCTTTGAACACGGTATCTGCAATATCTTTGATATCCTTATCAAGCTTTGTGATATTATAAGGACCATTATCAATAGAAATCCAATATATTCGTAAACCGATTTCTTTATCCAATATAAAATCAATTGTTGTAATGATGTTATTGGTAACCTCATACGAATCAACAAGTTCATTCGTCTCTTTGATCACCTTTAACGTTTCAGCAGCAACCCTTTTCTTTTTTTCTTCAAAGAATGCTATAATGGATCTTATGAATTCAATGATACATACATACACAATACCAATTCCACAAAAAATTACAAGTCCTAATGCAACTGAACTTAAAATCTCCATGCTAGTCCCTCCTATTTTCCATTTATAAGTCTATCAGATGTTTTCAATAAGTCATAACTGCTAGAATCCATCATCATAGACCGGTCCAGATATCTATTATACTTGTCTTTTAACTCATCGTTGAGCTTATATTTCTTAAGGAATGGATTAATATTTCCCCATGCCTGTTTTACATTGATAAAGATCTCACGATCATGAACCTCCTGGTGCATACTTGTAGAAAGCATAACAACCTGTATATGGTTCTTGCAATGCTCTTTTAACACGGTATCTGCAATTGCAAATGTTGTAACCTTCAAGTGATGACTCAGATAATAATCTAATACAATCCAACAGATATCGTACAATGTAAAGATTGGACCATGATGCATCTCAATGGTACACATTTCATCTGTCAGGCTTGATAATACCTGGCACTTATTTAACTTTACATTTTTCTTTAAATAGTTGATATATTTCTTATATCTCTTATCCTTTCTCACCAGTTTCTCACAACCCTTTAAAAATCGAGTTCGAGAATCCAGATTTGAGAAGTATTCCTCATCCTTTTCAAAAGGAAGCTTATACATAGAACTAGGAGAATCCACAGTCTTTGCTCCATCATTATTGTCATATGTAATATTTGGTAATACTTTCGGCATTTTTATTTCACCTCACTTCTTCTTATATCTATACTTAATATTGGGTTCCTGTTTCTTTTTTCAACATAGGACATTTGCTTAAGACAGATAACAAGAAAGGTGGTGGAAACCTTGAGTGAAGTGAATCCTATTAGTCGATTATATTCAGATATTATTCGGATTTTGAATTCCCTTACGATTAAATACAACTATCGTGCAGAAGAATATGAAACGCGAGAAACAAAATCCCGCGCAGACCGATATATCAATGCATTATCTGGTGCAGATACATTTTACCAGTATGATGATTATTCGACAGAGGAATTTATGAAAGCTGGAATTACCGATCATGATGCAATCAGCTATTATCAGCATAATCGGTTTGATGTTCCAACCGAATTTCAATCAAAACTTCTTTCCTTAAGAAGAGAGCGTGAGCTCAATGAATATGTAGAGACAAACAACTACTATCGTATGTTAACTGGTCTACCAGACATTGGAGATACTGATTTTGTATATGTACCAAAAGATCTTTGTGAGCAATTTAACATCCCAGAAGATGTCCCGGTACATGAAATTGGTTCAAAACTTGGAAACTACTATCTGACACTTTTAAATGGTGTTGGATTTTTCGATGATATTGTAAAGAAGTATCCAGATAAAGAATATTTAAAGCATACCGGAAAAAATCTTATTACTCTTTCCTATGCAAGACGTGCCAAGAACTTTTCCATTCTTTCTGTAGACCAGGAAGGAATCATGGAAAGTACCTATCGAGAATTTGTTCGATCATATGAGAAAGCTCGTATTTATTTCATGTCTGTAGTATATACTTATGAGTTTCGAAGTATCATTCCTTATTATGATAACTTCATTGCTCTTTGTATCTTTATCATGGCAATTCAGCAGGTTTCTGTTCGTGGTATCAAAAATGCCGTAGAACGAGAATTCTATGATGAATACATGGTAAAACTTCTTTATGAAACTTATGGACTTCCATACTTCTCAAAGATCGATCAGGAAACACAAAAGCAGATATGTCAGAACTTAAACCTCTTAGTTCAGAATAAAGCTACAAATAAGGTGATTCTTGACATTGCATCTTTACTTGGATTTAGTGATATCTCCATCTATCAGTATTACCTTATCAAAGAGCATAATTTCGATGATCGTGGAAGACCAATCATAAAAACAAAGAAACAGATCAATACTGCTACTGGAAAAATGGAAGAGGTCTATGACCGAGAAGCCATGATGAGTGTATACTTCCAGAAAGTCGATCTGAAAGAGACAAATATCAAAGAAGCACTTACTGATCCAGTGAATCGTGTTAGTTACAGTGATGTAACTTATTACGACCCATTCTGGTGGGAAGACGATGATTTGCATTCTGAGATCTGGGATAGATCTTATAACTATCTGGAAACGAAATACTTAGGATCTACGATTCCTTATCGAATGACAGAGATCTTATTCCAGTCGGTTATTTTACTTCGTATGATTATGCAAAAGCATGATGAATTATCCGATCTTACCATTCTTATTCCAAAGATCACAGATTCTGCAGTAAAGCTTTCCGATGTTGTCATTCTCTTTTTCGCCCTTATCTCAAAAAAGATGGGCATTAGTGGGCAGATTCTTACATTACCAAGTAAGATTGCTCATGTATTAGAAACAACTGATCAAATTATTAATAAAGAAACCGATCACATCGAAATCTTAAACTTCAATTTTGATGCTTTTTCGAAAGATAATATCGAAGAGACAAAAGCTATTCTGGAGCCATATTTTAAGCGGAGAGATTACCGTGTTGTAAATGGTCATGATGTTGATCTTATGCCAGATGGAAAGCAGGATATTTCTGCTCCAACACATAAAGTTTCTTATACCATGGATGAAACCGATATGGATGAGTTCATCGGATATATCACGAAGCTTAGTATTCCAAATGGTACTCCAGAAGAGAAACGAAGTGCTTTAAATAAGATCTTCGAGAATGTAGAAGCATTATACCTGTTCTTGACCTATCACATGTCAAAGACAACAGATATGAACGAATATTATGCACTTAAGAAATTTTATGAGACTGCATTTTATTCTAATGAAACTGCAAAGATGTTTGAAGTGGATACTGAAGATGGAAGACGTCCAGCAAAAACGTTTGAAGAATACTTCTTATATACAGATGCAAATATCTACGACTTCTTACAGAAACTGGATGAAGAACCAGATAAGATTTATTCTTACATTGATCATATCATCTATAAGATGGAAGAGGTTGTAAATAACGTTGGGTATTTATATACCTTAAATGATGGATCTTCTCCACTGGTTGATCTTTTACAGATCCTTATCACATTCTTTAAATCCTACATCATGGATTTCGTAGATATGTCTTCTCTTATGATCATTGATTGGGAGATGGAAAATACTATTCGTTTCTTTGGAAACGTGGAGCATATCTTAAAGAAGGATGAAATTGAGGAGCACTTTGGAAAAGACTTTATGGATTTATTACATAAAGTAATTGCTCATTATCGTATTGAAGATCGAATTGCATTAAATGACTACATCCGGTCACATAAAGAACTCTTTGTTGAAGACGAAGGAAAAATTTATGATATACAAGAATTGATTCGTGCTTTTAAGATTGATGCGATTGATGATTGTATGCACCAGTATGACGTAGTGAATGGAATTACTGGTACTATTAAAATAAGAGACACTATTGGATTCAACGATAGTTGTTATAAAGTAGAAAAGGAGGAAAATAAAAATCAATACATAAGGTATGTAAAATAAGGTTTTATCCCCAACAAGACACAAGTTGATATTATTAACGGAACTCTTGGATGTTGTAGATATGTCTCTAATATGTATCTTGCATATGAACAAGAGATGTATAAAGATACTGGTAAATTTATAACATCATATGATTTCTCTAAATATATCAATAATTTTCTATCTCATAAGGTAGAAGTGAATTATATGAGAAGATTAAATGCTTATATGGATTCACATCATGAAGAACCAAAAGATCGTTATAAAAATATTATGAAAGGAGAAAGTTACAACACTTCTGGTGTCAGAAGACTTAGAAGAAAGATTAATAAGTTAGATGAAAAGATGTATAATATTAGGAAAGATTATATCTGTAAATTAGTACATACGATTGTGGTGAAAGCCAAACCACGATATATCACTATAGAAGATCTTTCCATAAAGAGCATGCTATCAATTGGTAATACTGACATACACAGATATATTTCAATGAGTGGTTTCTATTATTTTAGACAGAAATTATCTGAGTTATGTCAATCATACCAAGTAGAACTTCGTATTGCTAATAAGTTCTTTGCTAGTAGTAAGAAGTGCTCCAATTGTGGATATAAGATTAATGATCTTAAGTTATCAGATCGTATCTTTAAATGTCCCGAATGTGGAATGGTTAAAGATAGAGACGTTAATGCATCCATTAATCTACTCTATACTAAGAAATATAGTATAGGCTTCGCCTGAGGTTACGCAGGTTTAAAGACACTTATGAAGTGATAAATATAACCATAAAAGGTTATATAGTAACAGGAAAATGACGATGTCTAAACGATATCTATCAGATTCCATCAATCCGAATATGACATCCTTACAGGATAGTGTTGGATTGTGGGCAAAAACAGAAATTATCGCTGGATATGGGTATCATCATTCCAAAGATCCATTTAAGTTATCTTACTTAGATGAAGAGATCTTTGAACCACAACATAACATGGTACCAATTTCCGGAGTACAGACAATCTTTCAGATGTTATTTGGTGCAAAAGGACCGATTAACATTGAATCATTATATGCAAAACATGGTATTGGACTTCCAGATGAAGCAACTGTACCATCTTACTTAGTACCTGTAAACCAGGATATTGAAGGTGGTGCTACATTACGAAACGGACTGTATGAAGCTGGACACCTTTGCCAGCTGGTTGGTGTTGGTATTACTGGAACCGCAGAAAACAATGTTACCGTTCACAAAGTCGGATACCGTGAAACCGATATTGAAGGTACCATTAAGACAGCAGATGGAAACGTAGATGCAATCATGATTCCATTCCGTTATACAGAATCTGAGCTTGATCCGAATGAGCGTCAGATGTATTTCGGAAAGAAATTGGATACTGATACTGGTAAAACAGCATACTACTTAAAGAGATTTGAAACAATCCCAGAGATCAAACACATCTGGAGATCTTCTGATGAACAGCCAGGTAAGAAAGTGAATGAGGTTGAAGCAACCAACAACACGATCTGGGATACATCAAGAGATGATGCATTAAAGTCCCTGGTAGAAATTCATTTTACCATCAGTGAGACTGACCTCAAAGAGTGGTTTACCTATAAGATGGATCAGCCAGAAGCAACTCGTTTTAATACGATTGCTCTCTTTGATGGAAGATATAGCGAACTTGGAAAAAGTGAGCAGGAGCAGTTCGGGGATTACTGCAATGTGAGATTATTCTCAAAACTGAATATCCCTACTGAGAATTTATCTCTCAGCAAGGATCTGGAATTCGTATACAGAGTCTACGGATCATAAAAAATAAGAGCAGATGACATATAATATGTCATCTGCTCTTAAACCCCTTGTACGAATCCATTGATTTTATTACAAAGTCAATAACCAAACCCAAATATATTGATATATTATCATTGGGTAGCAACTATTAGTAATACCTTTAAAAGGTAAGAAAAAAGGAGGATTTTAACATGTTAAATTTAGCCTTAGTTGGTATTGGCAATTGTGGTAATCAAATTGCTGCATTAGCACAGAAAGAAGCAAACGTAAGTGTTGCTTGTATTAACACAAGCGAGAATGATCTTGCAATCTTACCGGATTCCTTAAAAGATTGCTCATTCATGATTGGTGATCACCAGGGTTCTGGAAAGAACAGAGCAGATGCAAAGAGATTCTTAAAAGATTCCGTAACCAAGCTGGTAAGCGATGAAAAATTCCAGAAAATCATTGCAGACAAGGATGTGATCTTTGTAGCATCATCCACAGGTGGTGGAACTGGTTCTGGTATTGCTCCGATCATGAGCAGCATCATTCGTCAGACATTCAGAGATTCTGAAGGAAAAGAAAAGCCGATCATTCTTCTTGGTGTATTACCGAAACTGTCAGAAGGACAGTCTACACAGATGAACACACTGGAGTATCTACATGAGTTATATGAGCTGCTGGAAGATGAACAGCCAACTTACATGCTATATGACAACAACAACTATGCAAAAGAAAGCGGCTCCACAGTTCTGCAGAAAGTCAATGCAGATATCGTATCTGATTTGAAGGTTCTGCAGCTGACCTACAACACACCAACCCCATATGATTCTATCGATGAGAAAGATATGAAGCAGATCTGTCTGGTGCCTGGACGTATGGTGATTGCATCGACATTTGGTATCAAAGAGAAGGATCTTGATGAGAAGGATATTGAAGATCTTCTGATTCAGAATCTGAAGTCCAATTCTCATGCCGAGATTCAGCGTGATGGTATTGTTGGAAATACCGGTTTGATCACAAATCTCTCAGAGAAGTTAAATGCAACATTCGATACTCACCTGCCGAAAGTATTCAAATTCATTGGTGATCCGATTCAGGAGTTCTTACATATCGCAGTGAACAAAGACCGCGATATGCCAAACAACGTAGCACTGATTGTCAGTGGTATGTCAAAGATTACAGATCGTATCGACAAGATTGAAGAAAGAATCGAAGAGATCAATCAGCGTAAAGAAGAGCAGGCATCTGCACGTCGTAACTGTGTTATCGATACAGAGCAGCTGGAAAAATTCAATGAACAGAAGAATAGCCGTGCTACATCTGGTGTTGAAACCCAGGCAGACTTAAAGAGCACATTCAGCAAGTTTGGTCTGTAATATAAAATCCATAGAAGTCAGATGAGAATTAAAAATCATCTGACTTCAGACAATGGACTAATTTGAAGAAGGGAGGACAAAAAAGTGTCGAGAAACAATGGGAATAGAAACGGCGGTAACAATAATATTCGTCGTCCACTTGAAATCCAAGACGAAGTAAAGTGCTTCAGACAATGGATTAATTTGAAGAAGGGAGGACAAAAAAGTGTCGAGAAACAATGGGAATAGAAACGGCGGTAACAATAATATTCGTCGTCCACTTGAAATCCAAGACGAAGTAAAGTGCTTCAGACAATGGATTAATTTGAAGAAGGGAGGACAAAAAAGTGTCGAGAAACAATGGGAATAGAAACGGTAGTAACAATAATAATCGTCGTCCAATTGAAATCCCAGACGAAGTAAAGTGCTTCGCGAAATGGGACAGACAGACCTATCACAAGCATGTGAAAGGTTGCTACAGTAAGAAAGACGAAAAACAGTATTTCTGGGAAGACAAGTTAGCTTGTCTTGGACCAACCATTTTATTCTTATGTAAGTATGGAAATTTACAGGATGAAAATGTAAAAGAAATCAAAGATCTCTCTTATGCACAGTTTTGTGAAAGAGATCAGAAGCTGGTCAAGAAGATCATCAAGACAATCAAGAAGGGTGATTATGATATGATCGAGAATCTCGAGTATCTTCCAATCATCTTACGTGAGATCATGACCGAAGCTACAAAGTACAAAGAGCAGCTCATCAAAGAAGGTGATGAACCGGTACCGATTGAAGGAATGGCAGAAATTTGTGAGCTCATCTTAAAGAAGAAGATCAAGAAGCTGGTTAAGAAAGGCATTCCGGAGAACCTGGCATATGATATGCTGTTAGTAGTTCCGGAGAAGGATGCATTAAAGTTCAATCGTTACACAAGAGCTCGCCAGTTATTTGATGTCCTGTATCTGTATGCAGGAAACAACATCAACATTGATGTCAAACTTGTATTAAAGAGTTTGATCGATAACAATGATTATCCACTTATCATCTCTTATGCTCTGCAGGAGAGAAAAGAGAAGTTCAAAGGATTTAACGATGTTCAGATGAAATTCGTTGTAGAGACGAATGAATGGATCTTTGATCAGTTGGAAGATATGGATGACCATGAGATTAAGCAGATCATTGAGAACTACATCCGTGTCCGTTCGAAAGATGCTGCACAGGGTAAAGATGGAAATAGAAGATACTTTTTATCTTCACTTCCGGAAAGTGATTATCCGAATATCACAAGAGTCATTAAGATGATCAAGAACAACAATCCAGATGCAGAGAAATATCTGTAAATAAAATGGATTTTGTTGATATATTATTTTAATGATAAAAAGCAATTAGCTATATTAAAAAGGAGGACAAAAAAAATGTCTAAGAAGAAAATTATCACAACAAAGGATCTTGCTCATTCACTTGGAAACAAGACACCGGTGCAGGTGGTCACAGCTATGGCAAGTAAGAAGCATGGTCACTACAAATTAAACGGTACCAAAGAGCAGAAGAGAATCGCTAAGTCAGCATGCCAGCATCACATCGTCGACAAGCACGGAAGATTAAAGCCAATGCTGGAGTATGGAAATGAGAACAAGGTTGTTCGTTGCATGTTATGCGGTGCAACATTCCCGACAAGCTTCTATGAAGATGGTTTCGTACACAAGAATACATCTCAGTTAAAGACAATCCTGGCACAGGCTAAGATGATGGCATGTGCAATCGGTGCTGACAAAGAAACATCTATGTACTTAACTGGAACAAACATGAACCTGGATCAGTTCCCGAAGGTTTATAGATCATTAAGATCCGTGGCTGAAAAGGCAGACCGTTCTAAGAAGAAGAAAAAGAATAAGAAGAGAAAACAGGAGATCGGTGGATGGTATCAGAACTAATCCATCTGTGATTTGAATAACTACGTAGATATTCAGTTAAAATTCCTATTCCAGGAGAGACAGATTTAAACCGTCTGTCTCTCCATTTATTTTTCTTTTTTAGTATGTGAACACCTGCCAATATAATTAGTAAAAAAGTGATTAACGTATTTTTAAAGAGAAATTAGAAAGGAGAACTTTAAGAGTTATGTCAAAATCAAATGACACTCACATCATGTACATTGAAGATGACATGAAAAAGATACAAACAAAAACAAACCTGTATCTCCAGAAGTTTGGAGACTTAGGTGTCTTCCATCTCTTTAAAGAAGCTGCACAGAATAGTATCGATGAGGGAGTAGATCCTTCATGTTGGGATTACTTAAAGCAGATTGGAGAGGGGAAGAAGAAATATGTTGTGAAAGTGACATACGACCGGTTATCAGATAAAGTAACCGTTGAAGATACTGGAAGAGGAATTCCAGAAACCGATTATCCAATTGATATTGTATGTACCAAATTACAAGCAGGTTCAAAATTCTTTAGAGATCAGGGAGGGGCGTCTTCAGGAGAATTCGGCGTGGGTATAACCCTAGTTAATGCACTAAGCACATATTTTACACTTGCAACTTATCGTGGTGATTATTATCACGAGATTGAATTCAAAGAGGGTGAAAAGACGAATGATGTCCGGGAGAAAACATCAAAGACCGGAAAGAAACATGGTACGATTACATCATTTATTGCAAACCCATTTTATCTTGGTGCAGGAAGCCACCTGCCAATGGATAAGGTTCGTGAGTGGTTAGAACTCATGAGTTATTTAATCATGTATGACATTGAATTCCAGGTAGAGGAATGGGAAGGTCTTACATGTATCTCGAAAGAGAAATATAAAAAGAAAGACTTTGCAGAGTTGATCAATCATTATATCTCTGATCCGAAGGCTTTAATCTTCCAGCCGGTGTCCATGACATCGAAACGGACAATCACGGAAGAGATTAAGAAAAACATCGTAGATGATAAAGGTGTTGTAAAAGCAAAGAAGGAGAAGATGAAGAAATCTGTTACACTCCAGTTTGGTTTTGCATATGATCAGAGTATGGAAGTTGATGAAAGATCATTCTGTAATTTTACACAAACGGATGATGGTGGAATTCACATAGAAGGTGTTGAAGATGTCTTATGTAGATTTCTTCAGCAACAGACAAGGGATTCCTTATCAGATACACAGAAAGAGAAAATGCAGATCCTGTATCAGGATGTAAAAGCAGGGTTAAAGCTTGTAGTAAATCTTTCTACAAATGCACAGGTTGACTTTATGGGAAATGCGAAGAGTCGTATCCAGAATGAAAACCTGAAACCAGTGTTAAAAGAAATGGCACTTGAAGAGATCACAAAATACTTTGAGAAAGAACCAGGAAAACTGAAAGCTTTGACTGGTATTATAAAAGCAAATGCAAAAGCTCGTATCGATCTTCAGAAAGCGAAGTCAATCAATGTGTCTAAGAAAATCGATACCTTCGGAGAGTATGAGTTATCAAACTTCATCAAGTGTAACAACACTGGTAACAAATACAAAGAGATTTTCCTTATTGAGGGACGTAAATCCGCTGCAGGATCTATGATCAATGGTCGAGACCCTTATACACAGGCAATTTTCGGATTCCGTGGTGTAACCGCGAATGCATTCAAGAAGTCTCTCTCAGAGATTATGGGTGTTAACGGTAACAGTGAATGGAAGCAGTATGTTCGTGTACTTCATACAGGAATTGGTGCAAACTTCGACATCCGTCGATTATATTACAACAAGATTATCATCTCAACAGATGCTGATATTGATGGTGCTGGAATTAGTGTAGGTATTGCGGGATTCCATGTAAAGAATCTGCCAGAAATTGTAGAAGGTGGATTCTTATATAAGGTATACCCACCGCTATATAGAATTGCAGATGAGGCAAATCCATTTGTCGGAAGTAAAGTAGAGCTTGCAAAACTTTGCATGAAGAAAATCGTAAAGAATTACAACATCCGGATGCATTTGAGAAATTCTGATTATTTTGATAATGATGCTCTCTGGAAGTATCTGTATGCAACGATTGATTACATTGACGATATTAATGAACTCTATAACTTCTATAAGATCGATCGTGGATTGCTTGAAGCAGTTTTTGCTGGAATTACAATTTATGGTGCTGTCAGTGATATCAAGCTGGAATTACCAGGAACTAGAATTATGGCATACCAGCTTTATAAAGATAAACTGAGTGACCAGAAATTCATTCGTGACTTTATGTCATTTATCCAGAAGAGATACCCAGAGATTCGGATTGATAATGGAGTAATTAAAGGTGTCGTAAATGGAGGCGTTATTCGTCTTCCGATTGACCAGAGATTTGTTACACGACTTACAAACATCATCCCGGTTATTCGTGAATATGGTTATGAACTCTTTGTGAAAGAAAAGAAAGTAGAAGAGAGAATTCTTACCAATATGGAATTCCTTGATAATACTGCTAAACTTAGACCTAAGATTATTAGTCGATTTAAGGGATTAGGAGAAGCTGATGCTGATCAGTTATGGGATACAACTCTGAATCCTGAACATCGGTCTCTTGTACAACTTACATTTGGAGACATCGAACGTGATATCGAAATCTTCAATAAGTTAAAATCCGATAAACCAAAGTATCAGGCACAACGTAAAGCAATGTTTGAAGGATATCGCATTCGTCGTGATGATTTGGATAACTAGGAGGTATACAAGAAAATGGCAAAAAAGAAACACACAGAAGTAAACAAAGATGTTGTAAATTTACAACACAAACCAGCCGAGGTTGTAAATGTTGCTGATATTTCAGAAGACTGGTTAAAGATTTATGGTGCAAATGTAAATATTGCACGAATGTCACCGCAGTTGATTGATGGTTTAAAACCAGTTGCAAAACGTGCATTATATGGAATGCATACCAACCCGAATAAAGGGTTGGTATCACGAAAAGTTTTACGATGCATGGCTGATGCATTAGCATACCATCCACATGGTGACGGTTCTATCGGTGATGTAATATATACGATGGGATCCACATGGTTGCAGAACATCATGTATATTGATCCACAAGGTAACTATGGAAATGTACGTGGTGATGATGCTGCCGCTCCTCGATACACAGAGGCAAAGATTTCAAAAGCAGCAAACTGGATCTTCTTTAGTGATATGAAAGATTCAAATGTTCCAATGCGACCATCCTATGATGGAGATAACATGGAACCAGATTATTTACCGGCACGAATTCCTACCATTTTGTGTAACCCACAATTTTCAGGAATTGGTATTGGACTTGCTACAAATATTCCACCATTTAATCCAGGAGAAGTATGTCAGGCAACAATTAAACTGATAAAGAATCCAAAAGCAAATATCATGCTGATTCCAGATTCTCCATCTGGATGCGATATTGTGGATACTGGCATGTTTGAAGGGTTAAACAAAGATGGTGATGATGTTACATTAACGATGCAGGCTAGTTATGACATTGACTATATGTCTAATGTAATAACAATCACATCGTTACCGTTCCATATTGGTTCTGATCAGGTGGTAAGTGCAGTTGTAAATCTGAGAAAGACTGAAAAAGAAAAAGATCCAACGAAAGGATTTAATGGACTTATTGACATTCATGACAATAGTGCTGAAGATCGTGTTGAGTTGAAGTTCTTATTGAAGAAGGACGTAAATCCAGACGAGTTCATTGGTCTTCTTCTTAAGAAGAAAACAAACCTTAAGAAAACTTATCCTGTAGAGATTCGTTGTATCGAAGATCTGCAGTCACGAGTGTTTGGAACAAAAGAGTTGCTACTTGAATGGATTGACTATCGGAGAGAATGTGTCCGAGCAATCTATAACAAGAAACTCATGGAAGCACTTTCTGAACATCATATGAATGAAGTATTCTTATTTGTATTAAATGGTGAGAACCTCAAGAAGACAATCAAGATTGCAAAAGAATCTGAAGATAAAGCGAGCATGGAGCAAGCATTTATTGATGCTTATGGTATTACATCACTCCAGGCGAAGACATTATCTAATATGAGGACTTATCAGTATTCGAAGAAAGCCTATGAGGAATATAAAGAAGCAAAGAAAAACCTTGAGAAAGATATCAAAGATTATACAGCAATCATTGAAGATGACAACGCTGTAGATGAAGTAATCATTGATCAGTTGAAATTTGCGATTAAGAATTTCTGTGGTCCGAGAAGATCCCAGGTGATCAAAGCAGGAAAACTGAAAGAGAAGATTCCGAATACGAAACACATCATCGGTATTAGCAAAGATGGTTACATCAAGAAGTTAAACATTGACCAGTCTATTTCCATTGGTACTGTCGGTAATACCTCCCAGGTGATTGTAACTCTGATTTCAAACAGAGACAACCTGTTGATCTTCGATTCTGAAGGTCGTATCACAAGGGTTGGTGTATCATCCATTCCGGATATGGATATTGATGATACTGGAGTTGACCTTACGAGATACTTCAAGTCAAAAGGAACACCAATCTCTATTATCAATGAAAGTGATCTTGATAGTGATTGTGGAGATATCATTCTTGTTACAGAAAATGGTATTGGTAAACGTGTTAAGATGTCTGAGTTTGCAAAGATCAAAGACTTCAAGGAATCTATTACATTAACCGAAGGAGATTCTCTTATTGCTGCAATTCCAGCAGGAGATGAGGAGTTCATTATCTATACGAACTTCGGTGATGGTATCCGGTTACGTTCTACTGATATCAAGAGACAGTCAAAAGATGCAAAAGGATTAAAGCTTATTACTCTTAGATCCAATGAGAAAGTTGCAGGTATTGACTTCTTAGAGAAAGGATGTGATAAGATCCTTTATATCACATCTGCAGGAAGACTTAAGATGACAGAAGGAAGATTGCTTCCACTGATGAACAGAAAAGATGAACCGTTATCACTTATCGGATTAGATCCGAATGAGTATTTGATTGGTGTTGGATTTGTTTCACCAGAAGATACTGTAGTTGTGTATCGTAAGAAAGGTACACCTGTGGAGATTCCACTGAAAAATGTAGCTGTTACAACAAGGGTAGCAAAAGCCGAGAAGATGGTAAAGACTCCGTCAGGAGATATGGTTACCGGATTTAAGGTAAAGCGTAAGCAGAAATAACTATAAGATGACAGTGATCTGAAAGGGTCACTGTCTTTTTTATTATTAAAGAAAAGGATGAAGAATTACATTGGTATATTCGATTCCCTGTGTTAATCGGTTATATTCAAAATACATTTGCTTAATAAGGTAATACTATTAAGAAAGGAGAATTGTTTAGTCATGGCTAAAATTGAAGAAGAAGGGGCTAGCGTTGGAACTATGCTTCCAGTTACACCTGTCAGCGAAGTGCTTACAAAAGCACCAACTGTTGAGAGTGTTGACAACGAATACGCAGCTCTTAAATTAACAAATACAGACGATTCTAATAACAATACTACACCCGCTGTGGAATTACCAGATAACATTCCACCAGCAGATGATCCAATGAATCCAGGATCTGCAAATCCGGAAGAAACTCCAGCAACACCTCAAGAGATCGAAGAGGTAAGAGAGATTGAAAAAGAGGTATCTGAATCAGCATCAGATCCATTGACATCTCTTGATAATGGTTCTATGGAATCATTTTTTGAAGATGTTGATGATCCATACATGGAAGGTGCAAACTCTGAGATCACGAATCTCCTCAAGTCTTCTATGAAGACATACAAAGAAAATTGTAAGAAAGCAAAAGTTGCTTATAAGAAGCAGGATTACGATCTTGCAATTAAGTATGCAAAGATTGCTAAGCAGGAACTCAACACGACTAAAAAAGAAATCTCCAAGATTGAGTCTACTATTGGTGAAGCAATCATCGGTATTTTGTTGCAGTCACTTATTGCGACATTAAAGTCTGCAGTGTATCTACTTGCTTCAACTGGAGGTGGCGCCGTTGGAGGAGCAATTGGTGGACTTCTTGCAGGAAATCTTTCTGCCGGTGCAACTAATGGAGCATGTTTAGGACTTGGTATCGTTGGTTACCTTGCTTCTTTTATCGGTGGTCTTATCGATGGAATAAAATGGGCAGTTGGTGCATATGATTCCTTTAAGAAGCGTGGTATCACACCTGACATATTCAACACATATAAGTCAACTATTGTTGGGCATCTTGATGTAACCAGTCATTCTATGGATGGATTCATCAATAGATGTAAAGAGATGAAAAAGGGCACACCATTTAAAGAATCTGCAGGTGTTATTATGACAACTGAAGATAAGGCATATCTGGAATCTGGAATGGCTGAGATCGAGAAGATGTGTACTTCTGCAGGAATCAATGACTATTCTAAGTATACAGGAGATACTTATGTATGTGAAGAATCATATCATGATGCTGTTGGAGATGAATCATTCACTGAAGAGACAACCGATAGTGAACACAATCCAAACATCGATGATGATATCAAACCCATTATCAAGACATTAAATGCAAAAGGATACAAGACAATTGCGTCCTGCTCCGGTCATCCATCTGCTCGTAGAAAAGATGACAGATTCCGTGACGGTGTTCGTTATGGAAAGTTGTATTCTTCAGCAAGAATTATCTTCGATAAGATCTACGACTTTCCAAATATCCCAGATGGTTGGCAGAAGAAAGTTATGGAGAAAGATAACCGTGTTGGCATTTATGTCACTCCACCAACCTTTAAGATTGTTGATGGACTTCCAGAGAAGAATTATGAGAACTGGAAACGCCGTTACATGAGAAGCCTTGAAAACTGGGCAAAAGATCTGCCGAAGCAGGGTGATACAAAGAAAGTAGAAGATCCAAAGCTTACTTTGGAATCTGTAGTTGACGATATCATTGTTGACGCAATGGTTGGTGAATAAAAATAATGAGATAGAGTAACTTCGTGTTACTCTATCTTTTCCCACCAGTTTCAATATCTGATTTTACTTATATATTATTTACAAGATTGAAAAAGAAAGGAGTGGTTAAATCATGGCGAAAGATTATGATCCAGATGATCTTGCGGATAATGGGATTTTAACGTTGCGTGCAACTCATTATATTGCAGATTGTCTTGAGCAGTATCTGAATATCTATGAGGTCGTAAATAACGATCCACAGGTTAGTTATGAGGAGCGAGAAGCAGCATGTAAAACAGTGCGAAAAGTAATCAAAGGATTACGAAAAGGTAAGACAAAATACCTCAATAATGAAAAACTGCATATATATGCAGATATTATCGAAAAAGAAGCACTCTCTGCAGAAAATGAAAATACGTTTGCTGCAGATATGATGGGTATGGTTCAATGAGTTCCAAGAGAAAAGTTTATCTGTTCTATAAGATAAACTTAGATGAAGATGGAACAAATCCACCAACCCCGGAATTATACGGCTTTACCGAAAACAAAGATCTTGCATCTTTATTTCTGGCTACAAGAGGAAGAAATTCGATTATCATGAGAAAGAAATCCATTGATGAGATCCTTCTTCCACTATATGAAACGAAGAGTAAGGATAAAATGATCTTTATGAACGTTTTGACAGATGGGAAACATTCATTTGATTTCCCAACGACATATGCCGAAGATTCCGCGCTTACTTATGAATGTGAATGCATTCATGAAAGGTATAACCGTTTAAATGATGCGGTGTTAATTATACCTTTTAAGTCGAATGTGAAAGCCTCTGTGGATATTGTAAAAGATTCTATCCACGATTCATTGGTTAATGATCGACAATATGGATCATTTAATACATTCGAGATTTTTACAAGGTTATTTAAGGACACTCTGGTTTAGATGATAACTAGCTATTTTCATCTAAACCAAAAAATAATTTGAAATGAAAAGGAGGACAAAAAATGTCTAAGAAAGGTAAAATGCCAAACTTCAGCAAAATGCTGAAAGAAAACGAGAAGAAGATTCTTGTATCCGTAAAAGGAGAGGAGATGAAACTCTCTGCAGTCACAGATGCAAGTGTCAATGATATCATCTGTACAGCTCTGGAGAGTGTAGTTCCGGTATCTGTAACAGAAGCTGCTGAGAATTCCGTGCCAGGAGTTAAGAAGATCTCAGCATCAACAAGCTATGCACAGACTACATGGAGCTTGTATGAAAATGCATTAAAGAATGGAGATATCAAACAGACCATGCTGATTCTTGCGCCGGTATCCGATTTTAAGGATATCTTAAACGGTGTATCCAGTGAGCTGGAATCTCTGTATTCAAGAACCAATATCGAAATGATCATGGAGAACTTCCCGGAGAAACTTGCTAAGAGAGTAAGTAAGTGGTCCGAAGAAAAGGATCAGATTCCGGATATGTTTGTTGTGAAGATCCCGAACATCGTGCTGTTTACAGAGTCTATCAGAAAGAACGAGCCATGTGCATCAAAGCTGTTTGATCTGGTCATCTGCCTGGTTAAGAGCGAGAAGAGTCTCAAGAAGCTCAAGAAGAAAGACAAAGACGAGTTCACCAAGACAGTTGATTTTGCAGTATCAAAGAGCATCAACATCTTAAAGGATCTCGGATCAAGCTGTGTACATGTAACAATCGATGATCGGTTCATGGATGATCCGCATGATTATGCTGATGTATGGTCAAAACATCTGCTGGAAGATGCAAGTAAAGGCATCATCTCCAATGTAACATTCTGTACAACCGATACTGATACACTGGTATCATTCAATAACACTCTTACGAATGCATTTCTCGATGAAGTGTTATCGAAGTAAGAGAGAAAGTAAAATAAGTTATGGTTTACCCGGGTAAACCTGGGTAAACCCTTATTTTTTAGGAGGTTAAATAAAAATGGTAGACTTACAGACAGAAGTTCCTAGAATTAAAACTGTCAAGGAACTGAAAGAATACATCAATCCATCGTATGTGATTGATAAGTATGTCGAATCTCCAAAAGAATACATGTCCTTTATCGATCGTATCCGAAACATTATGCGTGGATGTATTGATATTGAAGAATGTAGAACTTATCCAATTAAGTTTAAATTCTTTAAAGATGAAAAAGACACGCATGTATTGCCATTACGATCATTCCTATACAATATCTGTATCTGGTATCCATTCTCTCTTATCCATGATACGTCGTTTATGGATAGCAGTTACATCTTGGAAGAAGAGATGACACCAAAGGTAAACAACTTCGTTGACCGTAAGATCCTTAATGTATTGCGTGATAATAACGTAAAATGCAGTGACATTAACAAATATGGTGCAAGAGTCACAGATTTGATCTGTGGACTCAGCATCGACTTTTCAATTATCATGGGATTACACTATGATGAACGTACATTCCAGGATATGTATGACGATCCAGAATATCGTGAGATGATGGAATTAAAACTTGATGCGACTGACATGCAGCCAATTGAGATCGAAGATACACTACGAAAAGTCGAAGATCGTCTATTGACAAAGATCAAATCAGATAAGAAAAATCCATTTGCAGTTCTTGCAAAGACAGGAACTGGCATGAAATCAAAACAGCTTGTAGAGTTCATGATCATGGTCGGTATGAGACCAACTCTGGATAATGAAGTTATCGCATATCCAATCAATAACAGCTTCCTGATCAATGGATTAAACAAACCGTCTTACATGTATATTGATGCACTTGGTGCACGTAAACCACTCCTTGTAAATAATAAGGATATGGGTAAAGTTGGTTACTTCTGTAAGACATTAAACCTTGCCACAAGAAGCATTGAGATTGATGCAAGGGAAAGAGATTGTGGAACCACACATCTGGTAAACTATGAGATCAAATCTCCAGCACATCTTCGATTACTTCGCGGTAAATACATCTATGATGAAGACATGGATGATTTCAAGGTGATTGATCACAATGATCGTTCGTTGGTTGGCAAGACTGTAAAAGCACGTTCGGTTATCACATGTTGCTGTGGTGAGAACCATGTATGTCCAACCTGTGTTGGTGAGATCATCAACTACAACTATGATATCAAGAACGGATTCGGTGTATTTATCACCGAGGAATGGTCAAAGGATGTTGAACAGAAAACACTTTCCACAAAACACCTCCTTGTAACTGTATCTGAAAGAATCGAGTTCTCAGATACATTCGACAAGTATTTCAAGTTGGAAGGTGAAGAGATCAAAATCTTAGACGGTGTTCGTAGTACAAAAGATCTTTCTATCTACATTAATCCAGATGAGATTAAGAAAGTAGAAGAATTGGATCCGAATTCTACTTATAATACTTATATCGAGACTGGACGTTTTTACATCATTAACACAAAGACTGGCGAATCACAGGAAGTTTCTGTAAAGAATGATAAGAGCATCTTCATTCGTTCTGAAACATCAGTTATGCTTGATCAATACAATGGGTATATTCCACTTAAGGAAATCGATGAAGATCAGCCAGTATTTGAGATCTCTATCAACAATAACCCATTGACTAAGCCATTCTATGACCTTATCTCTATCTTAGATTCTGAGAATCGAAAGGACATGGATGAAGTAACGATTGATACAATCAGCCAGAAGGTATTAGATTTATTCGTCGAAGGAAAACTGGATGTACCAATTGCTGGTGCAGAATTCATTCTGAATAGAATCTGTCGGAGACCAGATAATGTCATGAGGAGACCAAACTTCGGTAAGAAGAAGATGCCAAAGTACAAATTCTATGGTGTTTCTAAAGTAACCGAAAATAATGCATCCATTACCACGGGTATGGCATTTGAACAGTTGAGCAGACAGTTTACAAATCTCTTGATTAGTGAACGTAATGCTCCAGGTTTCTATGATCCAATGTTTAAAGAGGACGTTGATATGTCGAGACTTTTGTCATATGCAAAAAAGGTAGACGAAGCCATGAAGAATGGTACATTTGATGACTAATCATAGAGGGCAAGTAATTGCCCTCTTTTTTTATTTAGAAAGGAGTAATTTATGGACAAGATAGTTACAACGACTGGATGCTCTAAAGATATCTCTCTATACGATGGATATACCCAAGTTCAAACAGGAATGTTCTATTGTAAAGGATTCCCATCCATGGATGCAATCAATGAGTTTTTCACAAATCATGAAAAGAAATTTGGATCTCTTGTAAATTCCTATGCACCAATCTCATATGATGATGCATCATCACCTAATGCATATAAAGAGGCTTTGCCAAAATTTATGTCAGCAACTGATCTTATATATCAACCGGTAGCTGGATACCTCATTTATGGAAATAATGGGATATATTACAATAAGTGTGATTTCTGGAGATGGGATACATTAAAGTTTTGTGGATTGCGTGAAGACTTTCATCGTACTGTTCTTATCATGTGTGGGGATACAACAACGATTCCAGATGAAAACTGTCTGGACAAACTTGCAGGAATTTTAGACTCACCAATCAATACACATATGATGATGACTTTTTCGACGAAAGGATCAACCCCTCAAGATGTTATAAAAGCAATCATTGATGTTGATGGTGATTCAGATAAATACAAAACCACATTTATCTTTAATGATATTTATCCAGAATATATGAACGAACTTTTTCTTGAAATGGATATGCATCCACACTTTACATCTAATAATACTAATGCATTTACTCTCTCACGATATGAAAGAGAAGAATGTTATAAGGTTAGCCTGTACAACAAGCATAGAGGTGGATATCAAAATATTACATTATGTTCCCTCACGAGATATGTCTATGGTCAGATGATTCAAAAATTATAATATTAGTGACGGTGTAACCTATTACTAATAAAAAAGAAAGGTAGAGACAAAGATGTCAGTTAAGAGTAAAATTGACAATGCTAGAAGTAAGTATCCAGATATCATGGATAAAATTAACAAGAAACTTGTTTCTTCGGGCATAACTATCACAACATCACAGAAAGAAACTTTGATACGTGATGTATCGAAGCGGACAATACTTGAAGTAATCTACTCTCTACCAATAGATGCTGAGGATTTATTTATCTTGGTGGATGTCATCAGTGCGAAAGGCATCATCCATATAATCCCGAAAAACTGCATCTAAAAAATAAAGGAGATACCATCTTGGTATCTCCTTTTTAAACCCTTCGAATATAAAAAAAGAAGCGCCAATATTTTGACGCAACTTTTTCTTTGTAGTTAGAATCTGAAGATGTCTTCGTTTGTAGATTTTTTCTTCTTTTTCTTTTTCTTCTTTTTTTTCTTCTTTTTGTCATAGTCCATACGATCTTTTGGGGACACATATTCATCTCTCATTGCATCCACCACAGATCTTGGTTTCCCATCGGAATACGTTCCACAGATGAACTTCTGACCAGATGAACTCATCGCGATATCTGCCACCTTTTCAATTGCACCTGTAATCATTTTTAAATTGACTGCCAATTTAAACACCATCCTTTCTCTCCTCTTAACTACAGATATATGATATATAAATGAATTTTCCATCTAAAAGACCCAGAAAAACACTATAGTAACAGGCTTTACTATAAAGTGAGGTGAAAGAAAGACTATGTATCACAAATTTACAAGAGCAAGTGGGATATATCGTGTCCCTATGCGAGAAGAATTTGACGAGGATATCTCCAATTATTTTAACGGAGATATCATTTTTAGTGAATATTCTATAATTGAAGAAGAGAATAAGAAATATGTGATAAGCCTTGATGGATTATTATATGATGCATATGATCAGAGATCAGGAACCCCATACTTTACAGAATCCGATGTTGCAGATACATCTGTAGTAAATCTGACAAAGGTTGGACTTGATGTATTTGATAAACCATATGGGAATATCGTTTATCATGCGGCTGTTGATGAACAGCTTATGATGTCCTTTATTTTCAAGAGAAAAGAAAATGGTGATATCTGGGTAAATGTCTCCTATCTGGATAAGGATAACAAATGGAAAGATGGATGTGTTATCTATAAGAATTATCGGAATAATTTTGCAAATCTCATGATTAATAAGTTTAAGTATACGACGGTACTTACTGATGGAATGATCGATAGAGAAAAGGTGGATGAGTTAATAAACACAGAACCTGAAATTCCGATTATGACATATGCAGCAACAAAAGGATCTAAGAAGAAAAGTGCGAAGAAAACGAAAACCAAGAAGAAGTCAACCACTACTTCAACAACAAAAACTTCGTTTTCTCTTAGCAAATCTGAACAGGAGAAATACAAAAGTAGTGCATCTTTTAAAACGGTTGGTGAACCAGCTGCAGATAAGATTTCACGAAATAGTGTAAAAGCAGCAGGTCGTGTAGATCTTTACAAGAATGCGAAAGCACTGGAACCAAAGATCAAGATCAATCATCCAGAGGTTGTCCAGAACCGTTATAATTATCCTGCATCAAAAAAGATTTCAAATAGCAAGAAGAAACCTGCGTATAAATATGATTATTCAACAAAGCCGTTGAGTAAAACAGATATTGATGCGATACATGAAGCAGAAGATCTGACAGTTCGTACTCTGCGCAAGAACTTTGATTACAATCGGAAATATTATAACCGATTCAAAAAAGCAATGCCAGATGATATCTTAACAAGAGGATTTATGCATATCTTTTTCACGAAACCAGATTTGAATCTTTTGAATTCTTCTGGAACAGCACTTCGTGGACAGATATCAAAGAATAGCTTCTTTAAATACAAGTGGATGCAGAAACAGGATCTGGTAAAAGAGTTGGTGTTATATTCTGGTGGTGATAGCTATTTCATGATGACATTATCGAATAAAGCAAGTAGCTTTACTCTTAATGATACGAATATCAAATATTCCGATTATGGGAAGAACTATCAGAATTACAGTATCATGCTTGGAAAAGGAATCTTCGAATCTTTGATTGGTGGAACTTTTGATATCAAGTATACTGATACCAGAGACCTTGATATTCTTGCATTACATCATATGTGGATTCAGTACATCTCCAATGTCTATCATGGTGTATGGGATCCAAAAACCACTTATATCTGGAAGAAGATTATCGATTATGCATCCTCTGTAGATATCGTTGTTACTGCAGAAGATGGAGAAACTATTTTGTACTGGTCTAAATACTATGGCGTATTTCCAATTAACGTTCCATTTTCGGCATTGTCATGGGATTCTGGTGCGGTTATTAGTAAACCAGATTATACGATCACATATGCCTATTCATGGAGAGAAGAATGGGATCCGGCATCTTTAACAGAGATTAACATGAACTCATTCAAGAATAACGTGGTAACTCAGGCACAGTATGTTCCATCGTTCAATAATAACTATGGACGATCTGGGACTACATGGGTTGGTTCACCATTTGTTGAATTGGTGAAAGATATGAGTACAAAAGGAGGAAACTATGGACATGGAGTTGATTTCAAACTTCGTTTTCGTCCAGGTCCAATTTTATATTAAAAGGAAGGTGATGAGCCGTGGCTGAAACAGCTGAAACAATAGATCGTGACTATGTCGACAATTACTCCTTCAAAGAATTAGCTGTCGAACATATCATGCCAAACTTTTTCCCAGATATGGACCAGGAATCTCTGGTCACTGGGCAAACTGGAATGGTTGCTGAATTACTTGGTACCATCACTGAAGATACCTTTAATACCGGTTCTTCATTAATGGCAGAAGTATTTCCAAGTAGAGCAAAGATGGAATCTTCTATTTATTCCAATGCTTCTGTATTCCAGCTTACAAATGCATTTGCAGAAGCATCAGAATGTGATTTCGTAATTGCAATTCCAGAAGCAGATATTATTGATAACTTTATCACAAAAACAGGAAAGAAATACAAATACTTTTATCTTGATAAGGATTTAACCATTGATGTCCATGGAAAGCCATTTACCCTTGATTATGATATTGAAATCAGAGCAACTTATCGGGAATCCAAAGGAGTCTGGATTTACTCCGCAAAATACTTAATGGATGATTATACCAACTCGGTATCCCAGAAAAATGATCCATATGTAAAACTGAAGAAATGTGGAAAAATCATTGCACTTACCGTAAAGATGAGACAGTGTAAACGAACTGTCCTGTATGAGTCAATTACAGATAATGCAACGTTAAATTATCCGGTTATTGATGTATCTTATACAGGGAAATTACTTGGTTTTGATGTCTTATACAAAGCACCCGGTGATTCTGATTATAGCACACAACTTGCTACAAAGGTAATTTATTCATTACCAGAGAAAACACCATTCTGCTATTTCAAACCAATCAATGAACAGAAAGTAGAATTATCCTTTACTACAAAGGATGCTTATTTCCAGCCGAAGTTTAACTCCGAACTTATGATCATCGTTTATACGACACTTGGAGAAGATGGAAACTTCGATTATTACGATGGAAATGATTTCGTCGTATCAAAAGGAGACAAATACGAGTATCCAAATAGCTGGATGATTACTGCAAAACCAATCGGATCTGCAACTGGTGGTAAAGACCGATTGACAATTGAAGGTTTGCAGAAAATGACAGTCCAGGGATACACCACAGCAAACGCCCTTACGACTGAAAATGATCTTCAGACATACTTCGATAATTACAAATATAAATACAAGAGCTCTGTAAAGTTCTTGAAAAAGAGAAATGATGCCGTAGAATTATTATTCTCAGCATTTATGTATATCAAAAATGGTGATTATATTTATCCTACAAACACTCTCACTATGGATACCAATATCCTTGAGTTTGAGCATAAGGATGGAGGATTTTATAATCTGGATCCAGGATATCTCTTTAGTTATAAACAGGATGATCTGTACTATGTACCAATTTTGTATTACCCAGTTGACGGAGATGGTGAATGGTATGATGCAAAAGGGCATTACTTTAATGCAGATGGAACCCCAGATACTTCAAAAGATATTACTATTGAGAAGTTAAAGGTAAAGATCTCAATGAGGACTGTAAAAGCATCTGATGCTTCTTATTACAAGATGAATCTGGATACTGGTAACTATGATTATACCTATTCAACTGGTGTTATTGACAATGAAGAACATCCACCAATCACTTCAAAAGAACTTGCAGATAAACTTGTTGCAGGTGAAGTAACTCACGGATTCAAAGACAACATCAACAAAGGTTTTGATTTCATTGTAGACGAAGAAAAAGAAGTTGCTGCAAGAATTGCATACATCAATTATTTCGAAGAATACAAGAAAAAGAATGATAAACCGAATCTGTCATATGCAGATTATACTTACGAGTATACCTTCTATGACTATAAGAAAGACAATAACATTGATAACCGTATCATGGTATTTGATGTGGATTTCGAGAATTTTAAAGATGAAAAGAAGTTCATGTTTACGAATCCATTCATTTTAACCATTACAGAAACCAGTGGACTTGTATCGTATTTCCAGACATTCATTTCCAAGAATGCGGAATTAAACTTCGTAAAAGAAAACGATGACGACGCATTTTGTCAGTTTATTACTTACCATTTGGATGTCTCCAGAGATATTTCAAAGGATAAGTTATATAAGTTTAGACTTGAAGTTACTCCATCTACCGATCCAGATCAGGAGCACCCATATATCAAAACTATATACGATGTTGATAACCCTGAATTATTCACATTATATGATGGAGCAAAACCATCGTTATCAAACTTCAAGAAAGAATCTCTTGAGAATAACGATTTGAGGATCGTGTTAACATTCATGGATTCTGATGGTGGAGATCTTGGGTATATGGAAATGATTCCGACCCAGGGTAAAACATCCAGTGATCACTATGTATTTGAAGCTGAAGTTCACACAGACGATTATATCACATCTGCAAATACATTCCGACCAATTCACATTTGTCCGAAGTGTGGTGCAAAGATTTTAAGCTCATCAAACTTCAATGTGAAAAATCGGGATTATCATTGTGAGAAATGTGACAACTACTTCAAAGAGGGAATCATCAATATCAAAGAAAGTGATTCTTTGTTGATTCCAATTGATGGTGCAGTGATTCGTATCACAACTCTTTACAGAGATTATAATGATCCAGCACAAACCACAAATAACGAACTTGCTCAGTATGATTCCACATACAATGGATACATCTGGACAAACATCTACAATACACAGGATGATCCAATCACATTCATCAAACCTTTGGATATGATGCGTAGTGTTATCACATACAAGGATTTCCGATCTCCTGGTATTAGTGCAATGGATTGCACAATCAGTGATATCCCATTACTGAAGTATTCTATCCTTGCATATAAGGATGAAGGAATGACAATTACAGATCCATTACTTTCTGATGATATTGGAAAATTTCAGTATTTTATGGATACTTTTCTTGCGAATTATGCAATCTTACAGGAAGCAAAGAATTATCTTGGTGGAATGAATATCGATGCAAAGTTCTATAACAGCTATGGAAAGAGTACGAACTTCATGATCGGTAATGATCGTTCCAGTGAGCTGATTGATACAAACAACATCTCTATTGATCTTGTAATCACATTGATTGCAGGTGTTGATGAGTTTACATGTACAGAGGAACTGAAAACGTACATCAAGAATTACATCGAAACGATTAACTCCGATGGAACGAATGATCTGTATATTTCAAACCTCATTCGAAATGTAGAGACAAACTTTGCATATGTTGACCATATCGTATTTGATAAGATCAATGATTATCCAACGGAGTATCAGTCCATCAGTAATGAATTCATCAGTTTGGACAATCTTACCAAAGAGGAACGTAGAAAATTCGTTCCAGATATCCTTGTTATCAATAAGAATAACGTACGGATTACGATTAATCAACCAGAACTTTAAAGATAGGACAATTTCATAATGAATAAACGATAAAGGAGTTGAGAAAGAGATGACTTTAAATGAAAATAAAACGGCTGTATCTGACTTCATTTCAAAGTTGGAAGCAGATGAAATTGCAGAGCGTAATGCCCATGCAATTCGAAATAAGCGTTCTACAAAATTTAATATCCTTCATTCCAAAGAGGATGAATCGAAAGCTCTTATAACAGGTGAGATCTTTGCAAAAATCTACAGAGATGCACTCCCGTTGGATGAGAGTTATAAGATCGGAGCTGGTCCGGATCTTGATAATGGTGTTACTTTATTTATGCAGAAGCATTGTAAATGTGATAACCCATACAAATACATCTCAGAGAAAGCAGAAACATCAACCTCTGCAAAAGAAATGTGTGAAGCAGTTGATGAACAGATCGGTGAATACTTCCGGAAATTCTATGAATCCATCGACGAAGTAGATGCTGATGATATTGATATGCCAGAAGAAGACAGAAAGTCTATTGTGGATAAAATCAGTGCAGATATGGGATATGATGAAGTATCCCAGATCATCAATGATCATGTAAAAGAGACTGTACAGGATGAGATTAACCGTACCAAAGAGGAAGACGAGCATATGAAAGAGCTTGAGAATACTCTTGCTAGTGATGAAACACTCACAACAGAGTCCGCAATCGATGAAAAGCTCGAGAGAATGGGTGAAACAAAACGTCCGTACAAACCAACCCTCTTCAATGGTATCATGATCAACAAGACAGACTGCTATACAGAATCTGGTCTTGATGAGGAACACATCGGAAAGAAAGCATTCTTTGAATCTGTCAAAGAATATACCCTCTGGGATATGATGGCAACCTTAGGCATCGAGAATTACAATGAGAATACAATTGATTTCATTGCAGATCAGTATGCAAGAGGAAATATGTAAGTAAAGAAATAAATGAGAGATGAGTAATTAAGTTTTACTCATCTCTCATATCTTTTTTTAGAAAACTCCAAATATGTCGTCGTTTCCACCTGGATTATATCCACCACCTGAATTTACACCATTCAGTTCATCAATCAAACTAAAATCACCATTTGAGTAATCATCAAAATACGCACTGGTATCTGATGACATTGCATTTTCATACACGTTACTATGAACCAATCCTTTTTCATGTAAGATTCGTTCTTTTTCCTGTTCTCGTAACAGGGTTTCTCGATACATATCTTCGTATGATGGCTGTGATTTTCTACCAGATTCTGCAGATACAAATCCTGCAACAGAGTCTGGGAGATCAATTGTGTTTACTTCGTCTGGTTGATACAATCCCTGATTATCAGCATCCAATGCTACAACATCTGCTTTACTGAATCCGAAAGAATCCAGGTTATTTCCATAATAGTATACATACATACCAATGAGGTAAGACATAATACTATCATCGTGCCATGGTTCCTGTGCTAAGATCTTTGTACCTTTTTGCACAAGTTTTGTAATATCTCTCGTTACATTTTGACCGACAAATTCCTCTTTATGCGTTTTGATACGATCTGCAAGAATGGTAAACATTGCATCTCGTGATTTTGGACCTGTCCAAACACCATAATAGGTCTTCTCTCTTGCTTTTCTTCGTAAGATAGATTCGGTATTCCCAATTTCATCCATGTTTTCATCAGCAAGTTCTTTATGCTTATCAAAGTATATACGCCCTGCAATTTGTGGTCTACGAAGAAGCATTTGTATAAGAAACTGTCCTACATGATTTCGCTCGATACACATGATCGCACGAGGAATGTAATCTGTTACCAATTCAGTTAGACAAGCCATCCAATCTACATCACCAACATATGAGCATTCAAACTCGGCAACAACTGCAGTTGAATATGGATTTATAACAGTAAATGCATTCGAGTCCTTATTGGATCCATTCGAACAGTCAACACCAACGATATATGGGATATTCTTATTAAATTCCTCGTAGATGTCCATCTGATAATACTTGTTTAACATAACAGAACGTATTGGTTTCTTTGCAAGATCAATGATCTTATCCAAATCATCACGGTCATACGGTGAATTGGATGAACCACGTAATCTCTGTAACAGGATCTCACGACGAACGGTAATCATGTTACCGATCTTTTGCGAGATATTTCTAAACCACTCATTTGTAAGACCAATCTGTGAATAAGAGTATTCCATATAGAATACGCCATTTCGATCACCTTTCTGAGAAAGTTCGCGTAATTCGTCAATTGGTTTATTGTAAAATGTATCATTCCAGGTACAGCATTTATTCAGTAATAACTCACCACGTCGTCCAGCATCAGTATCAGTATCTCCAGGAGTTGCCAATAGCTATAAAACTACTCAGACTATATCATCATCTGACATATTCTATTACCGAATATAATCAGAGCCACCCGTTTCGGTTTTACCCTACCTTTCGTCATAAAGACCTACTCGCTTCGTGTACCATTTCAGATACCTTATTTTCAACCAGCCTAATCATAAAGATTATTTAAAGATTTCTCTTAATACTGATATCTAGCTTTCCCTAGTCGTTGAGCCCATATCTCATCTTTGTGAGATACTTCGTTGCGTCGATTGTCTGTATTCTTAACCTTGATTACCATATCTCCGGAGTTACCCTTTGCCCCATAAATATCACTACTTATGGTTGGTAGTTAAGACATAAACCAGCATATTGAAATAATCCAATATGTCTATCAATATGATAGAAGTTTCCCGCAATTAGAGTGGGACTTGTATTACGAATCACTTCGTAATCACGCCACATTTAACGTGAAAATTCTCCCATAGAGAGCACCTTTTTCTCGTGATAAACGAGCAGATGTCTCGAATGTTGATACTGAGTTTTCGACGATAACGTCAATGTATGGTGTAAACTCCACCTCATCGAAATGAAGGAATGGAGCAGAAAGACCTCGACCGATACCAAGTGCTGATTCATAAGAAGTAGCCTTTGGTTTTACGATAATGAGGTTATGTGTAATTGGATGCTCAAGACGTGTTGCAGATTTCTTTTGTTTTACCATTTTACCATCGTCATCAATGATAAATTCATAACGAAGATATTTTGGTAAATATCCAATAATATCTGCAAAGTCACGTAAGTTGGTTTTTGCATTATCCATATCCTTATTAATAAAGATAAACGTAGCACGGGATGTACCAAATGAATACGCCCATGTTTGTGCAGCTAATGCTGATTTTGTTTTACCCTGCTCATTTTTGTTAATCTCTATGTCTCCATAGATGATCAGGCTATATCTTTATCTTAATCATTCTTTTACCAAATAATTAAGAACCTCCCGTTTCGGTTTTACCCTACCTTTCGTCATAAAGACCTACTCGCTTCGTGTATCATTTCAGATACCTTATTTTCAATCAGCCTGAAATAAATTTCATTTAAAGATTTCTCTTAACACTGATATCTAGCTTTCCCTAGTCGTTGAACTCATATCTCATTTTTATGAGATACTTCGTTGCGTCGATTGTCCGTATCTTCAACCTTGATTACCATATCTCCAGAGTTACCCTTTGCCCTTACTTTGTCGCCAAAATAAGTTGGTAGTTGAAGCCTAACCGGCATATTGGAATAATCCAATATGTCTATCAATATGATAGAAGTTCCCCGCAGTTAGAGAGGTTTGTCCAATGAGTTACCTCATTTTGCGGCAACATTTCGCCGGGGTAAACATAACCAACTATCTAGTCCATGTAACAAACACCATGTTTGTGCAATATTACCTCGATTTGCTTTATATGGAATACCACCAGGTGTACCTGCGGCTGGGATTCTTACAACCTCTCTTAAGTAGTACCAGATGTTGTGTACACATTCGATTGTGATACGCTGTATCTGATCCCTAGTAAGATCTGGTTCATCTTCCGAATCCTTCTTTGTAGCATAAGGATTTACATTGATTAATGCAGGGTCCTTTATCTCCAACATAAAATACCATTCACGTACACCAAGCGCTTTCAAATCTTTTGCAACTTGCAAAAAGGATTTGTTTGCGGTTCCTGTATCATAGAACCGTCCATTTATACAGATGATTCTTTTACGCACACTTTGTGCATTCATATATAAAATCACCTCCTTTAAAATATTTGTCAAAAATATAAAATAAAAGCTGATGATATATTATTCTTATAGCATAAGAAATAAATATACAAAAAAGGAAGGGATTTTAATATGAAGAAATTACTACTAAAAAAGCAAGTGATGATTATGATTGACCGATCAATAAAGCTTTATAGCAAATAAACTTATGAAAAACGATCTCTTAAATCAAATTAGTGGAGGACAAAACAGAATGAAAAATTTAGAAATTATGAAATACGCACAATCAGCTGATAAACTCGTGCATATGTTTATTAAACAATCTCCAGCTCTTCAATTTGACGAACGTCACATTGGATTTGTAGAGGCACATACAACCCTTAGAAAAGTCTGTAGAAAAAAGTATGATGCAAATCGATTAATCGCACGGAGTTCCAGTGTATGTATTTTATCACCAGGAACTTCTTACTTTATAAAGATGCGTAGATATAGCGGGATTTATGTAGAATGCACACGTAATACAATAGAGAATTACATGGAATTATCTCTCTTGTTTTATGGACCAGACCGATATAAGATTCGTGAGAAGTTTGTACGAAAAGTTGAGGATCTTTTACAGCCTCGTGATAAGATTCGAATGATCCAGTTAAATGGATGTAGAATGCAATCTGAAGTATTAGTTCCAACGCAGAGCATCAATAATGTGATTTTAAAACCGGAAACAAAATCAACGATTGTATCTGGTTTATTAACATGGAAAAAATCCGTGGAATGGTACAAAAATAATTCACTGGTACATAAAATTGGGATTTTACTCTATGGAGACCCTGGATGCGGGAAAAGTACAATTATCCGATCTATTGCAACCATGCTTGATAATGCAACAATCATCATGCCATATATCAATGATATTGGGGAAAGCGTTCGTGATATTATTAAAGTCAGAAAAATATAGATGGTGTGTTGATCGTAGTGTTAGAAGATTTTGATATGTTGTTCTATAACAGGGCTGATGAATCTTTAGAAATTGATATGAATTCAGGTTCAAATAGTAAGAAAAATAATCAGAATCTGGCGTTTCAGTTGCTGGATGGTTTATATTCTACCGAGGATACGATCTATATTGCAACAACAAATCATATTGATCGATTAGATCCAGCCATGATTCGACATGGAAGATTTGATATCCAGGAGAAAATTGATGGATTTGATGAACCTCTCACTATGAAATTCTTGCAGCATTTTGGATATGATGAGAAGTTCTTTACCGAGTATATCAAAGATAATTTTGAGTATCCAATCCAACCTGCAAAATTACAGGCATTTATTATGGAACATCGATCCCGTGAGATGTTACAGTCAAATATGAATAGAATAAAGAAAAATAAGGAGAAAATAAAATGAATGATATTGCGATGATTGTACTGCTTCTTTTATCTATTGCAGTGTTTGCAAATTCCATTGTTGATCATTGTATTGCTAAAAAAGATAAAAAAATGCGAAGAATTATCCTGTAGCTCTTGATAGTGTAGTCGTTGGTGTAGATGATGTAGATGAATATACTGATTATTTGGACCGTGTTGGTGTTGATTATAAAGTCAACCAAGAGCATTCAGTAACCACTGATTTACAATATGATGTTGTTTATAAGATATACAGCAAGATGCCCGGAAGCGATTGCTATCATCATGCCTATTTTGATTATACTGGTAAATTCATGTCACAGGAAATTAGTTCACTGAGATCATGAATATGAGACAAGAAGAGAACACAAGGAACGATTAAATTCCTTGTGTTCTTTTTTTACCCATTTTATGCATCATCTTTGTGAAGTGCTTCACAATGTGAATAGAATATGTGATATATCGGTTTTTGTTCTCCGAACCATTTCCATCGGACCAAATCGTCAACCACGATTGCGACTGCAGATAAGAAAAACCAAAAGATAGAATATAATAAACATATCTGCCCGCACAAATTATATGGCATATGTGAATAATCCCAAATACCAAGCTTGAGCCAAATATTAAACACAATACCAAAAAAGAACTCAAGCACGGTAACAATAATGGACGAAATAAACATCTGACTGATCAATGGCATATCCCATGGATATTTTTCATTGATAAGTCCAATCAAGTAGAAACATATTCCACCTAATACAAACATCGTTGGATGAGAATACCCACGCCACAAAAATTCAATTGAGACATATGAGAATCCACCAACTAAGAATAAGATTAAGAATTGTAAAATTCTCGGAATCTTTCTCATAAAAAATCAACTCCTTTCAAATAGAAAAGATCAGGTGAAATATAAATCTCACCTGATCTAATGAGGTTCTACTCTTCAACCGTAAATGTTTCTCCTGGTTTTCCCCAGATGCATGGGTCTGTAGGCTGTTCATCAGAAACGATAAGTCTGCCACTTTTCATAGTTTCTTCGAGTGTCTTACCATTACCCATCACTACCTGCGAGGAATCTGTCTCCGGATGCATAACATCACGATCATCAGGTTTGTTTTCATTTTCTGGTGGAAAATATAATCGTCCACCTTTTACTGTTTCAATCATCTTTTATACCATCCTTCCTTTTTTTTACCAACTTTGGTTAGCTCTACTGAAAATACAATCATCACTAACCTCAATCTTTGCGGTTTTTAAGAATGCAAACTCTGGACTACCAAGATTCATCGCATTTGTTTCTACGATTGGTCTGCCTAAGACATTTGCATATCTGGTGATCGGCATAATCATTACTTTTACACTCTCACCATTTTCATTTTTTATTTCGCCCCAGAACGGGGTATCATAATAACCGCCTTTTTTGATATTATCAGCCATTATTCATCACCGCCTATCTATTATTGATGTAAATCTTTGTGATATTGTCCGGAAGCTTCATCGTTTTTTCTGGGGTATCTTTTCGTTCACAAATGTAGTTTTTAACACTCACACCTGTGATCTTTCCTTTATCAACACATGTGATGTTTTCCACTTCATATGCTTTTCTTTTCTTTAATACTGCCATTTAGTTTCCCTCCGTTTCATCTTCACCAATTGTGATATCACCTGTAACCTCAACATAGAAGTCATTGACTGAATTTTTATCCATAGAGAACTTGATGTATACATGTTCAATACCTTTAAGCTCATCTTCAATCTTTCCAATGGTTGTAGGTGAACCAGTATAGCGTACATCATCTGGTGGGATGAATTCACGCATCAGCTCAACCCAAAGTTTTGTGTTGTGCCAAGTTTTTTCATCTGGTTCATTGACAGAAATTACAATTCCACCATCCCCAGATGATGCTGCACGATCCATTGCATCTTCCATTTCTTTTACACTCATTAAGAGAATGATTTCCGAATGGTTGATCCAACCTGGAAGATACATATTATCGTCAGTTGCTGTCATGAAGAATGAGAAGTTCATTGTCTGGAAAGATAGATCGGTATTATCTTTTACAGAATTCACCATCTTCTTTTCAACAGCGGTTGTACAAAGTGCGTTTCCTTCTACCAGCTTTGGAGCTGTTAAATAGTTAATCGTTAACTTTGCACTATTAACTTCGGTTCGTTTGAAGACTTTCGTCCTCTTGTATGGAATAAAGCAAACTTCATTTGCAGCAATATAACCATCTGCAGTTTCTGTTTCTTTTACATCTCCATTCAAGTCATACCATGTAATGGTATAATTTAAGGAAAACTGACCAGCAGCGTACCCGAAGTTGTTATACAATGCTTTCTTTGCCAGTTTCTCTTCATCTTCTCCTACATACTCTTCATATTCCGCATTGTATCTGGAATTTAATAAGTTGATATATGCAAGATCTTTTGGGGCAATGTTTAACTTGATGAAAAATCCAGTTGCTTCCTGTGATACACTAAATGCATCTGGATAGCAATTCTTTAATTTATCACCTTTTAACAGGGAGTATGTTTTCGTTGGTGAATCACCTTCGGCTTTTTCAAACCCCCAATCTGTCACGTCAAGTAAACATGACATAAAATAAGAATCCCTATATACAGAAGTCTTATCATTTGGGTATGCATATGTTACACATGCATCCGATCTTGATCGTATCTGACTCATGAACTGATAAAGCTGGATATTCTCCTGGCTATACCATAAGATACGTCCATCATCTCTTCTTTTATAGACAAGGTCACCTGCCTGTTTATCGAGCATAACCTCATCATTGACAGCTCGTTTATTGAGTAATACGTCCAAGAATGTAGCACCAAATCTTGTATTAGGCACATATGTCTCTACGTTAGGTTTACCCATAATTTAGTCACCACCTTCTAATCATCAATTTTTTCAGGAACCCGATCAAGTTCTTCTGGATCACGGTTTCCTAACAGATATACTCTCCATCGTTCCTTTGATGAATCATTGTCAGGTTTGTAGCAAAGATCTGGATTAAACAAATACACATCTTCACCATTATCATTTTGTACCCGATACATCTGATCAATAATGTCATATTTCTCCATGATTTCATCCTTATTCAACTGCTTCTGCTCTGGGTCCAAATGTCCAATAAATACAAGCATGTTGTAATAGAATAAAGAGAAGAGAATTGTTTTTGCATCGTTCTCTCTCGACCAAGGTTCTCTCTCCTCAGTATTATCATTCTCCGGAACATCTCCAGTGATATCATGGATCAAATCATTTTTCAACACTTTCTCCATAAATGACTTATCAATCAAATTAGAAAGTGTAAAGTATTTGTCAAAGGAAAGATCAAAATATTCCCAGTCACGATCTCTTTCGTAAACTTCTAAGTTATAGATGGAATGTGTTCCACATAGCTTAATCTCATATGGAGAAATTGGGAAAATATTTGATCGATTTAATTTTCTACCATTTAAATACACATCATAATAGCGAATGTCAAATGGTTTGTCGATGTATTCTGCAAGATCAACTAAATCACTAGAGAGTTCATCCTGATAGAACACCAATCGGTTACGGTATGGAGTCACATCAACAGTTAATGTTGCACGTTTTTCCAATGCTTCCAGTGTACGAACCTGGAGTTTTCCATCATAATATTTAAAGTCATAACGATTTCTCGAGCGTAATCTACCATCTTTAAATACACGAGTATACTCACTAATTGGATCAAGATTTTCTGCATGCACATTGATCATTGGAAAGCAGATATTTTGTGCAGTTTTTGTAAAGAAATATGGACTCTTTGCAATTGCAATTGTCAGCTCTTTTCCAAATGCATCTGCATCTAATGCAGTAATCTTAATCGTTCGTAAGATGGTAAAGTTTACACCTTTATTCTCACGGTTTATGATTGGTTTTTTATCCAAGATTAAATCATCGAATGTACGATAATCATTATCTCTCTCAATCTCCATGAGATTTGAAGTTTCTTTCACAGAATCTGCAATCAGATCACCAGCTGCAACCATTTCCTGTAATCTATCTTCAGTAATATCTTTTTTTTCTGTTCGTTGTCCATCCCTCGTGTAGTAATGTCCGTGTTCATCATAATAAGCACCAGCATTCTGCTTCTTATCTGGAATCTTGTATACATCCATAAGCTTTGCTGGATTTACCAGATAATTGTAATCTTTTGAGACTACTTCTAACCTGAAACTACTAGATGGAATACGTTCATTCGTTGGATCAGTTCCATAATAAAAGAAAAGATCAGATAACGTTGGATCAATTCTACTGGTTGATTCAAAATTGATTGTCACAGATGGTTTTTCTGTTGTAAAGGTTACAGTTTCTCTTTGTACAAGAGCAGGAAATACCTCAATTTCAAAATATTGTGCATCTTCCGGCACTAGATCGACTGGTAAGTAGAGATGATCGTTGTAGGTATATCTTTCATAGATAAAATTGGCAATAAAAATACCATCTACGAAAATACGAGCAGTTAACATCTCATCCGGATCTTCTTTTGAAATGGTAAATAAGTAGCATGGTTCTACCAGTTTTGCACCAGCACCATTTACCTCGGAATACCTTGCTTCCAGATTTACCTCCTCACGGGTAAACTCATATTTGTAAGTTACCTGTTTTTGTGCAAGGATATAATCATGCAAAGCATTGAAGTTATCATTGATGAATTCCTGTAACTTATTAGTACGATACTCCAGAGGAGGAGTAGTATCCATATACTTTTTCGTATAGTCAATTTCATCATACTGATATTCCGTAATTGGACGATCAATGATAAAATCAAAGACAGACTGAAAATCTTTCAGACGGATTGGTTTCATCTTCTCCAGATATTCTGCCTTTTCTTCATCAGTCATACCTTCCACGTAATTGGTATCTTCTCCATCTCCATGCTCTTTGTTAAACTCATCTTTTAAATCCTGATGTGTTTTCCATCTGTCTTCTGGTTTGCTTTCCCATTCATAGTAAAGACCACGTCTACAACCTTCTGGATCTTCAAAACCAGTATCTTCTTCTTTCTTCGGATCCGGTAATTCCTTTAACATGGAATCATCCGTAAAATCATAATCTCCGAAGTAGATCATATTGACGATCTTCTCCAATGTATAATCTTTCCACTTATGCTTCATATATGCATAATAGAACTGATACATGTATGTGTAAGTAAGATCATATGGAGGGATGTAAAAATAATAAACATCCAACTGATCATCCGTCGTAACATTTTCTTTTACCCGATAAATATTCGGATAAGAAATGATGACATTCTTATTTGGAAACTGTTGTACTTTTGTCGTATCTCCATTCGTTCGTTTATAAATGAGGAGATTTTCTGTTGGTACTGGCATTCCATAGAGTTTGTCATCTTTATCAGAAATCAAAAACATCTCTGATTGAACAGATTCATCTTTTTCCCGGATATTTACTAATCCTGTATTTGCATCACTCCCATCATAATGATAACTGTGATGACGATACAGATAGCGGTAAAAGATAAATCGAATTGTAATTGTACCTGTGAAATCATTCAACAGGGCTTTCACTTCATCATCATAATTGATGATGTAATCACCATCTTCATTGACTGTCACTTCCTGCGGTAATGTACCAAGTTTGGTATCACCCAAAAATAAAACAGCAAATAAAATTCCTGTATAATTGGATTTCAGATCGACTTTGGATCCTTCCACATAAGACTTCTTGATTCGGTCAAATGAATTGTCAAAGCCATTCTTTCTTAACATTCCCGAGTTCGTTTCCAGATCTGTGTAGAAGGTGTTGTTTATGATTTGAACAGAAATTGTGTGTTCAATATAGTTATAATTCCATTTCGATTCATTGAATACTTTATCGTAAATATAATCTTTCCGGAATGGTGTAATCACTGTAAAGTATCCATCATAGATACGAACAGAGAAATCTTTTAACACCTGATTATCCAAAATGATAACAGGTAACTTTCCAAAGATCACATGGTTATGCTCAATGGTATCAATCGGAATTTCCGTATTATAAAGATACGACTTTCGATATGCTTCTCTAGCATTCGTTAAAATGAGCTCAACCGGAATATTTACGCAAACTCTCTCTATTTTATCCAGATACAAATCGCCGTAATCTGGTTGATCTTCGACATTTTGGGTTGTATAAAAATACTCTTCATAAATTACCGTATTTCTCTGTAGTCGATAAAGATACGAGAAAGAAGTATCAAGTGACTTTCGAAGAGCTTTGTCCAATGCATCAATGTCAAAGGTACTATTCGTAAGAGCAGTTCGTAAGAATTCTTCTGAGGATTTTAAAGCCATGGAATAACTCACATCCTTTCTTATAAAATCTGCTTTATAGCTATGTTTTTTAACACTTTTCCTAAGCAAAAACATAGGTTTAAAGCTATGAAATAAACGAAATGAGGTGAAAATAAATGGAATATTTCACAGAAGCGAGTCTGTCAGACTCTGCAATGTTTCAGCAGTTAAACAAATCAGCAACCCTGATGCGTAAAATTGCGAAAGCCATTAAAAATGGTGCAGTTCTTGATAAGAGTTACTTCGAGACTCAGTATTTGCAGATCTCAAAAACACGTATTTCACCGCTGGCTGATGCTGTATTAAAAGCATTTGATGAAGGAAACATCAAGTTGATTTACAATAAAAATGATCATGTAACGATTGCATTACCATTTGTAGTATTAAGCATTGGTGGAAAAACGTCTGCCTATATCTTCATCAATGAGTTTTGTTCCATGACAAAGGACAGTGATCCGCAGCTGAATATTGATATGAAGCGTCTTTATACATTGATGGAATCTGCATATGTTGGACTTTTGTATTTCTCAAAGCCAACCCAGTTTACGAGAAATGCAACATTCGTAAAAGCTTTTACGAATATTTATGCAGCAATGACAATGCGGATTTTAAATCGTGAATATGCATTATCATTAACAAAGGATCTGTATGATGCAACGAATTATTATACAGCAAGATTCTTCCTGGAGAAAATTCTTGGTGTAACAAACAAAGATGTTGTTCATTCTTATGCAGCGGGATCTTGCAACAATCCATCTGAGACAACAATGAATCTTTGCAATAGCACATACAGCATTGCAAAAGTTGATACCATCGATTCGTTTATCAAGTTTATTGCAAACTCTGATACAAAGATGGAAAATCTGACGTTCCGGTATTACTTTGAGCGTTGGGTATCTGGATATGGAATTGGTGCAACGATTGGAATTGATTCCTTCCCATATTTCTATTACTGCATTGCAAATGTAGTTCTTGGTGGATTCCTGATAAATACAAATGCGATTTCTGAGTTTGTAAAGAACACAAAAGGAATCAATGGAATTTATCCAGAGTTACTTAGAATCAGTGGACATTAAGGAGGTGAAAAAGAGCAATGTATATCTATAAAGGATTTGTATTGGTACCAGATGTAAATTCAGAAACTGATGAAGTACGTAATGTACCATTCTCTCCATTCATATTAAATTCATCGATCATTTGCGGAGAAGACCCAATTTTAATCGATGACAGATTAAAATTGATGTCTGAACGATGGACACTTTCCAATGTGATTGATTCTGTAGATAAGACATCTTATGTCTATGACTGTAATTACAAGAATCTCACAACAGATGAGACTGGAGAAGCAATTGGATCAGAGAATTTGATTGCATCTATTCAGTATGATATGTATCGAAATGGATATATGGATATTGAAGCAGATATCCGATTGGATGGAGATGCAGGTGTTACATTTGGAAAAGATCGAAAGCTTTTCTTAAAGAAGTTATACTTACCATACAACTTATTGGAAAATGCTATGGTAGAAGCAAGTTGTTTACTTGGTACTGTAGAAGGAGTTACGATTGCAGCTTCTCTTGATCAGAAACCAATTACGAACAAGAATCTGAATAAGACAGGATCTGAAAAGAAATACTTTAATACGATCAATATTACACAGATTGTCCCAGCATCTGGTGGTGAAGATGTACCTCTAGATCTGGTCTACAGAAGTGTAGACGATGATTACAGCAAATATGGATATGATGACTATGTTTCAAAGTATCTTCCGATCAAACTGAAGATCGGTGGTGTTCAGTATCATTAAAAAATAAAAGTAGGAGAACGAGTGATTCAATCTCGTTCTCCTACCTTTTTTGAGGGGGTTAACTCATGATGGTCATAGGAAACCATTCACAAAAAGCTAAAGCATAAAGCTATGCTTTACAATTTTGTTTAATTATAAAAAATAACTAAATTTGTATTTTTCGATTTTATAATGATATAATATCTAGGTGAATAAAAGGAAAGAAGATAATTCCGTATATTCAAAATACATAAAAACAAGAAAAAAAGAAAGGTTAAAAAGGTGAAAATTATGAGTACAATGTTAAAGATTGCAACTGGAGTTGTAGTTGGAGTTATTGCTGTAGGCGGAGCTGTTGCTATTGCAAGTTACTACAGCTTTAACAAGGTCATCAATCAGATTAACGCTGATACCGACCGTATCATGAAAGAAACGTTTGGAACTGTAGACGAGGAGAAATAATCATGATGAAACTTAAAAAGTGCAACGAAGAAACTGATTGGAATGGCTTTCATTTAAAGCCTGGACATTGGTACGGTGACAATGATGGACAACCAGTTGTCACAAACGGTCTCCTCTCAGATGGATACTATATGTATCTTTACAGGTTTGAAAATGGAGCCTGGTTAAGCTCTAGCATCGATACTTCTGACTATGAAATTACAGCAGACGTATCTGATGGGGATGCAGAAGATCCACATCCAGACATGAAATTTTCTGAGTTCCTCGAGGAAGAATATGGGGTTTCATGGAATGAGTATGATGATAATTTCTCACCATCTCAGCAGGATGCGATAAATGAGGAGTATGAATGGAAGAAGACTGGTCTTCCATTCTTTGCAAGAGATTACCATAAGGAGGCGTAAGTCAATGGGATTATTTAGGAGACATAAAGAACGTAAAGAAGCTGCAGAACGTTGGGAGAAGCTCGGTGACGAGTTACAGAACAACGTTGACAATGCGATGCTAGAACTCTGGAAAGATAATCTTGAGAATCGCAAGCTTCTGAGCGATCTCGAGAAAAAGCACAATTCAATTAGAAGGAATATAAGGTGATTAATATGATTAATACCAAATTAGTATTATGATAACTGCTTCAGCGGTATGTTGAATACTAAGTGTTCTACTATGTACTGCGAAAAGCTGAAGAAATAAAAAACAAGTTTAAGAAAGAGAGGAAATAAAAATGAAATCATTAGAAGTATTAGAAGTATCTACAAAAATTGGTGTTGGCGTCGGTGTTGGAACTGCAGTATGTATTGCAACATTGAAAGGCGCTATGCATCTCTGTGATGCCTGCTATAAAGCTGGTAAAAAACTCCAGAACGAGATCATCAAAAAGCAGGCAGAAGATCTCCATGTTTTTGGAGAAGATAAAGAAGAACAGGAAAGTGACGATCCTGACGATACAAATGAAGATCAGCAGGAGTCAGCTGATCCAGAAGAAACCCGTCATGAAGAAGCAATGAAAATCCTCGATGACGCACTTGGTAGTGATGAGTCATCTGATGCATAAGAAAAAAGAAGAAAGAACGTAGAGAAAAAACTCTACGTTCTTTTTTATCTTAATCCGTCCAAATGATTGGATATTTTGTATGATACTCATCTGAGGCAACTTCTGTACTTGGGTTGATATCCAAGTGTGAAATCTGTTGGATCGGATAATCATCGATCTCTTCACCAGTATCTGGGTCAATTGCTTTGACCTCATAATCATTTGTTGATCTGCTTACATATGCAACCAGTTTGATATTACGGTTTTCATACTTTAAGAGCTTATCAATTTCTGGATCTCTTGCATCATCTCCAAGTGCATCATTGATGCTCTCAAAGATATCTTCTTCTCCACCATCTACAGGAGTTCCATCACCATAGATAGCAGCATCTGATCGATCCTGCTGAATCAGTTTCTTTAAGAAGGATGATGAGAAGGAACTTAAATCTTCACCATCTTCACCCTTTGCAGATTCTGATTCTTTTCGCTCCTTCATATTCAGATTGATGATATCTTTCTTTAAGGAAGCAATCTGTGAAATCAACTTAATGGATCCATCTCTGGACTGGTTGATTGCACTGATAAGATCCGTTGTAAATTTCCCGATTCCCCTTGCAGAAGATTTTGATGATTCCAGAGAATAGTATCTCTTCTGAAGAGAGTCCGTAAATGCAGTGGAATCTTTTAACAGATTCTGGTACAGCCCCATTTCAGCTTCAAACTCATGAGAATAATCTTTTGGTCCTTCCGCTTCTTTTTTCTTCTTTTTTTTCTTTTTTCCACCACCATGAAGGAAATCATATACATCACTCTTTCGGTAATTGGACGCAGATGCTTTCACTTTTGGTGCTTTAAATTGCTGTAAAATATCTCCCCAGTCATCCGTATCATCATCTACAGCATTCGATATTTCTTCTGTAGTTTTATTCTTCTTTTTCTCAGAAGGTCTGAAGTCATTAAATGACATGGGTTGATCTAATTCAAGATCGTCGAATTCATCCACCAAAGATTTCTTCTCTGGTAATAAATCACAATCTAAAATAATTCCACGACTCATTTCTTATGTCCCCTTTCTTTCTTAGGTTTTAATCATATGTAAAAATGCTAAAAAGGAATAAAATGTGGAGATAACCAAACTTTATGATTATCTCCACATATAGATCTTAGTAGATCTGTTTATTCATATCAAATGGTTCAAATGATGAAATCTCTAAAGTATCATCATCATCTTTCTTACGAATCTGTTCACGTTCAGTTGCATTCTTTTTTCCACGTTTTGTGTTATTTTCTAATGCAACAAATTCGGATGATAAACTTGTAAGTGAAATGGATTCACCCATTTCAATATCATCCACAAGTCGAATAGAACTTCCTTTTGCATATGGATGATTAAAGTATTCCAACTCTCGCAATTTCTCGTCATTATCTGCAGAACGATATCTTCGTTTCAGAAGTTTAAATGTCATATAAACTTCATCTGTACCAAGTTTCTTTTCTCGGTTAATGATAATTACGACGTCACTATTCTCTATGCTAATTATTATAATTACCTGACTATATCTTCATCTTCAGATCCTTTCCACCAGATATGAAGAGCCACTCACTTCGGTTTCCCTACTCTACTTACTTCTTCTCACAATCAATTTCTTGATGCAATATGCTTTCGATAGTCGATGAACCTTCCAATATGTTTTTATATATTTTACCTTTTCGAATAAGGGTTATAGTCTGAGATTTCGTTTGTCTTCGGTTCTTTGGAAGATCTCCCCAAACCTCTTTAACTATCTCCATATTCGTATAACCTTCCTTTATCATCTTGCAGATTTTTGGAAGTTGGCGGATATTATCTAGCTGTGCTTCTGTATACTGTAAATCCGATGAATCAAATTTATATCTGCTAGATATATCTTTCCATGCTATACGATTCTTTATTCGAACAAGCAAAGTTCTGTATGACTTATCATTTGGATAGCCCATTTTAGCCAAAATTTCATTGTATGAACATCTCTTTTCAAGCAGTTTACAAATGGTCTCAGCTTCTATATTAGTGATTAATGCATCTTTGTGATTTTCTCCAGAGTTATTAATCTCCCCTCTTTTGAAAGCATCACTAATATTTTCACCACGGGTTTTCCATTCCAGGTTTTTATAAAAATTATTCAATCCATTATTGTCCAGATGATCTGGAACAAGTTCGACATCTAAATCTTTATACTTCTCTGGAATAGTAACAAAACAAAATGCAACTAATTGATGAACCAAGATCCATCCTTTTTTTCCATCTTTATTCTCTAAGTATACTGCATAATACGGATGATGCTTTTTATTTGCTATTTTCTTATGTAATTTTTTGCCTGTTCTCATATCTTTCACATCACCGTAGTCAGATACTTTGTAGCATTCTTTAATATTTTTAAAATTTATTAGATATTTCCATCTTTGTTTTGCCATGTTAATTCACCAGTCCTTTCTTCATATTGGCTTGGCTGCGGATTGTCTCTATTCCTATCCTTATTACCATATCTCCGGAGTTACCCTTTGCCCCATAAATGTCACCACTTATGGTTGGTAGATAAGACATAACCGAGCACACTATAAAGTGCGTCAAGCATTTTACAACTTGAACGTCCCCGCAATTCAAGCGGTTTTTTTGACATCCGTCGCCGGACGGGGAGACCATAGAGTATATTTTCTTAATCTCCCAAGCACCTGCTACACCGTCACGACCAACCAGTTTCGTTACATCTGATTTTTTAGCCTGAATAGCGGCATCTACAATTGCGGATGCTGTACGGTTTAACTGTTGAGCTGTAATAACTGGAATGTCCCAATAAGTAGCAAGGTCCTTCAGTTCGTTTGTAATATTCTTTAATTCCTCTTTTTCTGTCATTGCTTTTTCTGCTGGTCTGATACGTTTCACGTAATCTAAGATCAAAGCAATTACTTCAACACCTTCATCTTCCAAATCCTGAATAATTCCGTAAAGATCATTTGTATCAATACTTCTATTCGGATAATACTTGATGATGATGTCGATATTATCTTTATCAGTAAGTGTAAGACCATCTTTCTTTAACATCTTCTTTACCTGTTTTGGTGAGTAATTTCGGATGTCATCATCCGATGCTACCATGTTAAAGATACGCTCAATGGTCTCTTCAATACTATTCTCCATTGTGATCATAAGAACTGCTGGTCTATGATCAGGGTTTTTACATTCAATTCCACTATTGTATTTCTTGATATCCCAAGCTGTCTTTAATAATATCTGGGATTTACCACCACCTGGGAATGCCAAATATGTATACAAACGTTTGCTCATGTATCCAGGTGCTAAGAATGTATTCAGATGTTTGATGCCTGTAATAAAGATTCGATTTCGGTTATTTAATTTCTCCATCGAATCAAATAATACAGTTTCAAATACTTCATCTTGTAAGGAGAATGTTTGATCTGCTCCAAGAGAATTTGTTCTTCGCTTAATATTGATGATCGAATTTGCTATCTGATATAAATCATCTTGTAATGATTTATAAGATCTAGGATCTGATTCATCAATAAGAGCAAATAATTCTTGAACGATATGCTTTAAGGTAACCGTATATCCAAAAGCAAGTCGTTCATCAATCTGTCGTAACAGATATTTGGATTCTTCATAATTGATCTGGTTTTTCTGTGACGTAATCTGGTCTAAGATAGATGCTTTATAATCATCACATTCCGAGTCGAGTTTACAATAATTCTTTACGACTTCTTCCTGAACCAATCCTTCTCTTAAATATCCTTCCAAGGTTCGTTCAATGATCCAGATACGATTTGTTAACTCTACTTCTTTTTCTGTATAAATATCTTTATCCAAAGACTTGAATAACTTGTCAATATTTGTAAGTGCTTTTCTTGTTTTTAAAGCACCGTCCTTATACAGAAACTGGATCGTCATATCCAGTGTAGTTATGTCTATTTTAATCGGAAGCTTCTGTGCACGAAGTTCCGATAATTTCTTTCTTATATTTGCATGAAATTGTGATTTTGTATCCATTTTCATTCTTCCTTTACGCTATATTTAATTGATTGTAAATAGAGGTTTTGATTATTATTCTCTGAGAATTTCTATGTTAAATGATCTAAAAAACAAACAAATAACGCTAAGAAAGGAAGTGACTTATGAAATGGCACAACCAAAAAATACACAGAAAAAAGCGCTTGATGGTGTTCGTAAAAGATTTACAAAGAGCCTGGATCAGGTGCAATCTTTAATAGATGACATGTCAGTTTCCCTTTATGGAACAACGACCAAGGATGAATCTGACACATTAAATGATAGATTTAATGATATCATGGATAACGAAATCAATGATATCACAGGTAATGGTGTCAATGATTACTCCACATTCATCGGAAAGCTATATGATGCAGATACTGGAAATTCAAGAATCTTAAATGAGATCAATGATAAGTTGGATTTGGATGTACGTGGAAATGGTTTAAATCCAATGCAGTATATCAATGAGCAGTATAAGAATCGGATGATTCAGTTAGCAGATGCTGATCAGATCTCAAATCAGTTGATTGAGTTAAAGGAAGCGAAATCGGTTATGCGAGATGCAATCATCTCCACAGATCTTAATAGTGGCAGAATTAACCGATTGATCTCATTTGAGAAAAGTACAGTCAACGATGCAGGAGATGCGGTAAAACCAATCATTGAACAGATGGAGAAGAAATTCAATCTCCAGGCGAAGACTAAAAACATCACGGACAAAGTGCTTGGATATGGAGTATATTATGTATATACCATTCCATATCACGAGATGTTTGCAAACTTTGCAAGACGATACAAAACGGATTCTAAGCAGGGAAGAAATTTCTTTGAGTGGGTAGATGAAGAAACTCATGATAGTATTAAAATCCAGTATATTGGAGATCCATTATCAGAGTCTAACGATAAAGAATTCTTTGAAAGTGCAGGATCCTACATATCAGATGCTATGGGGTACAATTCAAATGTAGAGAAAAAAGAGCATGAATCTATGATACATGATGATTTATCAAAACTCATCAATGATCGTATCACAGTTTCTACAGATTCTATTCCACTTGCATTTTTGGAGGAAGGATTTGATTCCTTACAAAACTTTGCAGATTCTTATATCACAGAATCTGGTGATTTCTTCACAGAAGCTGGAAGTGATAAGAGTCGAATCCAGAGAAAACGTGGAACTAAAGACGGAGTTGCATTAGATGGTGATGAATCATTCTTAAGAAAATATGGTGGTGGAGAAGATGGTGTTTACAATGACGGCAGTATCAAGAGTGAGAAAGACGATACAAAATTTGAAGATCTGAAAGACTGCTATATAAAAGAAGTAAGCCCGCTGCAGATGATTCCAGTACAGATCATGGGACATACAATCTTCTACATTTATGTCCAGACAGAATCTGCAACACCATTAGATACAATTCTTACTTATCAATCACAGTTTCGTGCAAAAGACCCATCTAACCGTGTAGATAATCTGGTAGATGATATTGCAACGAAAGTGGTAAGTAAATTCAATCAGAAATTTATCTCTGAGAATAAAGAGTTCAAAGAGATCATTGCTGGTTGCCTTCAGTATTATGAACTTGGAAATACAAGAATCCATTTCCAGGTCGTACCGAAAAAATATGTAACAGAGTTTAAGATCAACAAGGATGAGAATGGAAATGGGCATTCTATGTTGGAAAATTCCCTTTTCTATGCAAAACTGTATCTGATGCTTCTCATGTTTAAAATCGTTACCATTGTTACAAAATCTAACGACCAGGAAATCAACTATATCAGAACTTCTGGTATTGATAAAAATGTCTACAATAAAGCACAACGAATTGCAAGGCAAAAACAGGCAAGACGTATCACTGTGAATGATATGTTTTCATACACAGGTGTTATCAACAAGGTCGGTTCTGGTAATGCAATTTACATGCCAGTTGGACGAAATAACGAACGACCAATCGAAACCGAGATTCTTCAAGGTCAAAGCGTTGAAATGAACAATGACCTCATGGAGATGCTTCGAACCAATTATATTCTTGGAACCGGTGTCCCATCAGCAATCATGAATTACTTGAACGAAGCAGATTTTGCAAAGTCTATTGAGACAGCAAATACAAAAATGAATGGTCGTGTTGTAAACTATCAGATTGATCTGAATGATTCAGTCACTGAGTTGTATCAGAAAATTCTTCGGTATACATCTAACATAGAAGAAGAGAACATCACATCTCTTCGTATCAAGTTCGCAGAGCCAAAGGGTGCAAGTAATGTCACCACCAGAGATCTGATTGATAACTACAGTAGCTTACAGGATTTCCTGACAAAGGTATACTTTGGAGATTCACCAATTGATGATAATCATGTACGACTCTTCCAGGCTAGTCTTGCGAAATTACATCTTCCAATGATTAACTTCGAGAAGATCGATGATATCTACAAAGCAACCAAATTGAAGGCATCTGGTAAATCATTGAAATCTGATGCAGATGAAATTGACGATGCACTTGAGTTTGGTGATAATATGGGACAACAATAAACAGTATGAGAGAAGTCTGAGAAATTTATCTCAGACTTCTTTTAATCCCTCGTATTATCTTGAAAAAACAATGACTTAAAGGTGGTGATACAAAACATGAGCAATGATGAGTTTTCAAATATGAATAAAGACATGGAAAACTTTAGAAGAAAGCATATGATGCTCTTAGAAAAATATCAACAAAAACACCTTGTTTCTGCACGAAGGATCGTAGAAAAGAGGAAAGATGGATCTATGACATCCTGTTTGGATGTAACACAGATCATGAAAGATTACGATGAATCTTTTGATAAAATATATCGGGAAATTAATGTTTCACACGATGACAAAATCACCCCCAAGTATATTGATGTGTCATATTTAGACGAAATCCGTATTGGACTTCGTCTTATGAAACGAGAGTTACCGGAGCTTTTATCTCAGAAGAATTTTACAATTCCGCATAGATTCTCCAAGTATATGAAATCAAAGAATAATGACGCGATTGTAAGCAATCTGAATCTTATCATCGACCTTAAGAAACAAGAGATTACCACTCTTTTTTCTTTTTTACATTCTTTATATAAAGAATTACCAAGTATTATAAAGGGAAAAGGTGGTGAAAATAGTGTTGATGAGTGATCTTAGAGTACCTCCGGAAATACCGGGTATGACAGAACGTACAGATTTTCCTTCTCCATTAGATGAAGGACTTGCAGATAAAATGAGATCGTCCGATATGTTCTTTAAGCATTTAGACAATCCAAATGGAAAGAAAGAATCATACTTTCCATTACCGAAACGATTTGCAAGTAGATTAGAGGGTTTTCCGAAGAACGTTCAACTAAATGTAACCGAGTGTATGCGTCGGTTATACCGATCTGGACAGGATTGGTTAAAAGAGATGTCATTTCATTATCTTACAGAACATGGAATGGAACATCCATACAAAAGCCTTATTGGAATAGGAAATACCAAATTAAAAGATATCTATGACTCTTATTGGCTTAGAGATCTTCTTTATATTCCAGAATACGGAAATCGTAGCCTTACATTTACGATTCAATCCGTATATGATAGTGAACTTAAAACCGAAAGCAATACGTCAATACGAATGACAACGGATATTTTATGTGATGTTGGAGGTGACGGTCACATCAAGTATTCGATTATCAAAGTAACGGCAAAAGAAATATAAAAGAACTTTGGAGGTTAATAAGTCATGAATATTAACAGAATCGTGAAACGTATCAAACGTGATTTAGGTATTTATGCCATTGCGCTTCCAATTGATAACTTAGATGTATTGATATCAGATATCTTAACAGATACCACATTACCAGTATTCTCTATCTACCAACCGTATGAAGAGACATTTGATTTATCTGGTATTCGACCAGAACGTAGGACATATGCTGAAAGTATGTCAGATCTTTACATCTTGCCGGAATTTAAGGGACGTAAACTCTTATATGTAAAAGGTGTAAAGTATTGCGAACCAGCATTATATTCAAATTTTAACCCAGTATCTGCAGCATTATTTTCAGGTACGACTGCATTTAATACATTAGCTACAGCAAATGTTGGAAAGAATCTCATTGATGGGATGACAAATTCCATTACGTTTCATTATGATCATCCAAGAAAGCTGTATGTATTTGATGCACTTGTATCATCCTCTTTGCAGGCACTCCTTGCATTTGAGCATGATAGATCCTTTGAATCAATTTCACCAACGGCAGAAGAGAGTTTTTATAAACTTGCAATTTTGGATGTAAAGTGTGGATTGTATCCAATCATGAAGCATTATACTGAATTGGATACATCCCTTGGTACTGTTAATCTTAAGATTGATGATTGGCAGGCAGCTGCAGATGCAAGACAACAATTGATCCAGGAATGGGATGAAAGTTATCTATTGGATGCAGTAGACTTAATCTATAATTAATGTCTATGCATATTGAATGAGAGAATCAGCATTATCTTTGTTGATTCTCTCATTTTTCTTCCAAAAAACAAAGCATTAAGCTAGAGAAAGTAGGTGATTGATAGTGATAGATTACAAGACACTTCCCTACAATAGAACGACAATTCGTGAAGTAAGATTGCCAGTTGGTGATGGCGGAAAGGGAAATTGTTGTTATTTATTTTCCCCGAATTTTGAATCATCCATTGCAATGATGGTAAACCCAACGAACTGTAAGTCCATGGGAAGATACAGATTATATTACCGAAAACTAAAATACATCGGTAAATTGACGAATAATAAACGTTATCGTATCAACGATATATCACGATTTCAGGAGATTAAAGACACACTTCGGGCTGAGGCTCCTATGGTTAAAACATATCCGGAGAAGATGGGAATTAATCCAAGAGAGATGAGAAACATATTCGTAGATCTCTGTAAAGTAATTGAGATTTACAAGACAGGAACTGCAACGTCCTCATCAATTGCAAAAAATGTAAGAGCATTCTGGTCACTTCTTACATCTGAAATCGGTACAAAAGAATCCAGACCAGGAAGTTATACAAATTACTTTGTACTTATGGATGCTTCCATGTATCCATTTCATCACAGTGGAAGACCAATTGAACGGATTCAAAATCCACTGTATATGATCTACTTAACTGCAAAAGTATATCCAGAATATCTTAAAGATATGGATATTGATTTCATCTGCTATTATGACAATTTCGTATTAAAGATCAATCCACATGATCTTGTATCCGGAGATCAGAATCGACGTGGTAGTGAACTTGCAAGATTCTTAGGAGAAATCCGAAAGTTATACAGAAAAATGGATATGGAGAAAACTCCAGATCTTACAGAAAACGAAATTGATGAAATCAAGAAAGATGATACTGTAGAACCAGAATCATCTGAGGATGAAGAAGAGACAATTACATCCATAGATTATCCATCTGATAATGATGGTAGATATGAAACACCTGTGGAGAAAGAAGAAGACCATCAGAAAGTTCCTCTTCCAAAAGCTGTTAAAATGATTACTTCTCCTGCAGTACAACCACATGTAAAAGCAGTTGTTGATGCAGTATCTGATGATCCAGAATTGGTTGATGATATTTCAGATAAAGTAGAAGAAGCTGATAAACAGGATGAGAACAGCGAAGAATTAAATGGACCGAAAACTGCAGAAGATCTTTTAAATGAAGATAAAGAAGTCTTATATAAGATTTATCGTAAGATGCAACAGGATTCCCCTGTGAAATCCCAAAGATCCACTGCACGAGACCAGATGCTTCGTGAGAAGCAGAAAGATATTATTGTACGTGATACAACAATCGGAGATCTTGCAAAGATCAATCCAAAGAAGACAGAGATTGAAAAAGTCAATGTCTCAAAATCAATGCATTCAACGAATCCAAATATGAAGGAAATCAAATTCCAGAACTTCAATGAATCCTATTGTGAACATGTGATGGATAAGGATTTGATTGGTGTCTTTGAAAACTTAAATACTGCGTCTACAACAAAGATGTTTATTCGTGGTGTGAAAGTAGAAGATACATCTGATGTCTTAAACTACAAAGAGACATGGACCGTTCAGTTAGAAGATGAAAATCGTATGCGTCATACGATTGTAGTAGATATTCCGAAATTCTACGATAAGAACTTCTTATGGTTATCTGGAAACAAGAAAGTTATCAAGAACCAGTTATTCTTCTTACCAGTGGTAAAGATTTCTGGAGATACCGTAATGATTGTAACAAATTACAATAAGCTTACAATCAAACGTGAAGAGAATCGTTCTTTAAAAGAAGTAACTCTTATAACAAAGCAGATGGCAAAAGAGCCGGAATTGGGTAAATATTTTGTCCCAGGTTCTTGCTATGTAAATAACAAGGATTATGTAACTGCTGTAGAATACGACGAGTTTTCAAAGGTATTCATTCGTTTTAGCATAAAGAATTGTAAGATCTTCTTCGATCAGAGTGATGCTCAGGCATATATGGATGTAAAAGGAATTCATCCGGAAAAAGATAAGTTGTTTATTGGTACAGAAAAAGGAGAACCGATATTCATTGATTATTATACCCAAAGAGATGCAAAGAATCGTGGTATTGCAGATATTATTCTGGATAATTTACCAGAGGAAGCACAATCTGCTATTAAATCTATGAATGTACCAAAACGTCTTATGTATACAAAGATTACTACTATGAAGCAGGATCTTCCAATGGTAGTTCTTATGTGTATCTGGGAAGGATTAACAACAGTTCTCAAGAAAGCAGGAATTAAATATCGTCTGGAAGAGAATGCAAGAAATGTAAACCCAAATGAAGATTATATCCGATTTAAGAATTGCTATCTGGTATATGATAATGATGTAACAACACAGATCCTTATGAATGGCTTTAAAGTGATTGATACAAAAGATCACGATATTTCTGAGTATGATGAAGTAACTCCGTTTATTCCATATATCCAGAAGAAGTTCGGTAAAGTATCCATCTTAAATGCATTGACGAATGTTTATGAGTTTACCATTGGTAATATCGAACGTGAGATTCTCCTTAATATGGGATTACCAACAGATTTAGTTCAGCTTATGGTATATGCCAATGGATTACTTGGTGATAACCAGGCAATTTCAGAGCTGAATCTTTCTGAATATCGTGTTAGAAATGCAGAAGTAATCTCCGCTATTCTTTATGATGCTATTGCAAAAGCATATGTACCATACAAGAACTCTAATGGAAAGAAGAAATTATCAATCCCAAGAGATATTGTAATCAAACGATTACTTGCATTACAGACTGTAGAAGATACCTCTACATTAAATCCATTCCTTGAGTTGGAGACTACCCATGGAGTTTCTACAAAAGGATGGCGCGGAGTCAATCTGGAAGATTCTTATACTGTTCCAAAACGAAGCTATGACAATAGTATGATTGGTGTTGTTGGTACATCGTCATCTCCAGATGCACAGGTTGGTGTAAACCGTACCCTTACGATGGAACCGAATATTGAATCATGTCGTGGATATATCAAAACGTCAGATGATTTGAATCAATTAAAGGATGTGAACTTATTCTCTCCAGCAGAAATGCTCATCCCACTTGGAGTTACTCGTGATGATCCAATTCGTACCGGACACTCTGTAAAGCAGTCACGAGCTACAATTCCTATTAAAGATGCTTCTCCAGTTCTTATCTCTAATGGATCCGATGAACTCTGCAAATATTACTTATCTTCAGATTTCGTAGTAACTGCAGATGATGATGGAGAAGTTGTGGAGTATGATGATGAATCAAAGATCATGATTGTTGCTTACAAGAATGGAAAGCATCGTGCAATTAATCTGGATAAAAACATCGTGAAAAACGGTGGTGGTGGATTCGAGTTATCTAATGTGCTTATTACAAACCTTAAAGTTGGTGATAAGTTCAAGAAGTCTGATACCCTTGCATGGCATAAAGATTTCTTTACAAATATTCCAACCCAAGGTGTTCGTATGAACGTTGGCGCTCTTATCAAAGTTGCATTATTCTCAACGTATAATACATACGAAGATGCGGATTTCATTACAAGAAAAGTATCTGATATGTGTACGACTGAGATGTGCTTTAGAGTAAAGACATCCATCGGAAAGAATTCAAATATCTATAAGATGGTAAAAGTCGGTGATGAAATAAATGTTGGAGATCCATTGATTGAGTTTGATGAGTCATTTGAAGACTCTGATATCAATAAACTTCTTGCATCATTAGGAGATAATGATGAGTTAAAAGAAGTGGTATCGAAAAATAGTAGAAACATCAAGAAATCAAAATACTCTGGAGTCATTGAGGATATCAAGATTTATTCTGCAAGTGATTTGGAAGATTTATCTCCATCACTTCAGACAATCGTCGGAAAATACTATAAGAAGATCGATCGGAAAACTCGTATCTTAAACAAGTACGACAAAGATGGAAAGACCGTAAAATGTGGTCTTATGATCACAGAATCTTCTAGTAAAACAGAACCAGATAGATATGGAAATATACGTGGTATTAAAGTAAATGATGGAGTTGCAATTGAATTTTATGTAAAACATTCTGAGCCTCTTGAGGTAGGATCGAAAGTTGCAAACTTCTCTCCTCTTAAGAACGTTTGTTCCGAGGTCATCCCACTTGGTTATGAACCATTTTCTGATTTTAGACCAGATGAATCTGTCGATACTATCATCAACCCATCGTCTATCTTAAACCGCATGGTATCATCTGTACTTCCAACGATCTTTGGAAATAAGTGTATCATTGAGTTAAAGAGAAGATTGCAGGAAATCTGGACAAATGGAAAAGAGTTACCTGCCCGAAGAAAAGAGATGTGTACTCTGATATACAAGTTCTTTGATGCATTAGATCCGACAAAGGATAATACCAAGAAGTACAAAGCAATGTTTGACCCAATGACCGATGTGAAATTTAAGAGTTTCTTTACGGAGTTCTTTAACAATCCAAAGCATTACTTGATTTTGGATATGGTCGATTATGAACGAGATGTGCAGATTGAATACATTGAAGCTGCGGCAAAAGTTATCGATATTCCATTATTCGAGTATCTTACTTTACCGCATCTTACAATGGATAAAGACAATCCAACCGTAACAAAACATAAAGTTCCAGTCGGATACTTACATCTGAAGAGACCACAACAGACAGTCATGAAGAAGAATGGATTATCTGTACAAGCAGATCAACGTTCTGCATTCACCAATCAGGTAACTGGTGGTGATAAGAATGGACGTGAATCCGATCTTGAGAACTGCATGCTTACATCACTTGGCATGAAATATACCTTAAAAGAATTGAATGGACCAAGAGCTGATGATCTTGTCATGAAGAAAGAAATGCTTGATCAGATCAATAGAAATGGTTACACAGAGTTGTCGACACTTACTGATAAAGTAGAGAATAAGACAACGTTAAATACAATCAATACTTACTTCCTTGGAATGGGTCTTCATACAGACCTTGTAACAAATGGATTAAAACTCCCATATAACATTGATAAGGAGTAAAAGGGTGTTAAAGAAAGAGGAATATCAATTATGATATTCCTCTTTCTCTTTTTATTTCTTCTTGTTGTTTTTCTTTCCGTTGTAGTTCTGATTCTTGTTAGAATTCTGAGTTGTCTCAACAACTGGTGTTTCTGGTACTGGGTCAACAACTGTCTTAGGTTCATCAGCTGGAGCATTTTCTACTACAGGTTCAGGATCAACCGGTGCCTCAGGTTCCTGTGGAGCCGGATCTTCGTTTACAACAGGGGCAACTGGAGTTTCAGGTACTGACTCAACAGCCGGTGTTTTCTCTGGCTCTTTTTCAGCATCTTTTCCGAAGTTGTCCTTATCCATATTTTCAATTGTTAATAATACTCTTTCAGATGGCTTTGCCGGATTGTGCTCATAAACACGTCTTCCGTGAAGCACCATAGCTTTTACCATCTCAAGATCAATGTAGTGTGGTGTCTTGAGTGGTCCATTTACACGGATTTCAGGAATCATTCCTACCACACCAATTGTGACATATTTCTTATTTACTTCGCTCATTTTGTTTGTTCCTTTCTACTTTTCTTTGATTACCTCATTTAAGTCGTTTATCATATCACTATAAACGGTATCACCAGTCTCATCTGATTTGATACCCATGATATCGTCGATACTAACTGCACTACCATGTGCACTCATGATACGATCAATTTCTTCCGAAGAATCCGAATCGGTAGGGATTTGAGCGATTGCTCGTTTAATTTCTTCCTTTTCTTCAGGAGAAACAATGTTGTCTTCTGTAACAAGCTTATGATCCTTGTCACATGCCTCATATATTAATATCGCTTCCTGAAGAGCAGAGTCTTTCACGTTTTCTTTAATGTATTCAGCATCACGTAAAAAACTTGCACGTTCACGAGCGATACTGTTTAAAGTACCACTAAACATGCGAAATTTCACATCCTTTCTGATTGGTTTCTATTTAACTGATTGTTTTTCCACACGAAACCATACAAATGAGATATCATCAGTAACATTTTCAATTATATATTATCGTCATGGTAAGAAAATAACTTAATTAAGAAAGGAGATTAATACCAAATGGGAAGTAAAAAGAATTGGAAGAAATTCAAAAAAGCAGCAGCAAAAGTTTATGGAAAGCGGGGAAATATGCTTCCTGAATTTATGGATTATATGGATCCATGTGGAGACTCATCAGGAAGTATCAGTGACCTGGTTATGTCACAGGGTAAGATGTCAAACCCATATCCAAATGGTCTGTATCGTAATCCATCAGATGGAGGAATTGCTGGATTATTTTCACCACGAATTAATCCATCAGTTAATCAGTTCAATATGATTGATGCATCACAGCCACTTTCAGCACCTTCTGCAACAAACAACATGCCAAATGAACTGGTTACTACGATGCAGTTTAACTGTGACCTCGGATTCATTCGCAACACGGATCCAACTATTAAAGATCAGTACGATAAAGGAAACATCAGAGATATTGTAACTCGTAGTGGTGATGATATCTTTTGTAGAGTAAGTCCATACGTCGATATCCGGTCAACAATTGACCTTGGTGATGAGAGTTGCGCATTGAATGTATCTGGTTATTACACTGGTAATGATACAACTGATATTGATCCTGTTACGAATATTATTACTTATGCAATGCTTCATGAAACAGGTTATGATATCACTGAAGATGAAAACCTCAATACTGAGAAGGAGTATTACAATCTGTTGCATAGGTATGTCGCAGCACTGGGATATATCTATCAACATTTGGATCAGTGTAATCCATCTGATTTGCTGGATGCTGGAATCATTATATCTACTATTGCTGAATTTCGTGTATGGGCACGCTGTGTACAAAATAGCGGGAAAATGAAGAAGCATCAGTCTGGAATGTCATTGAGTGGTGCATACTATTTCAATGATGTAGGATGTTATAAATACTCCGGAATTATAAGTGACTTAGCGTCAGATCCTTGCACATCTGGATTATTTTCATTCATATATAGCAACCCTTCGGTTGATCCGAGATTTACATTGGTTAGTCCATATAAATCATTGCAGATCCCATCTACTGGAAAAATAATGATTGTATATGTGATGAACTATGCAAATTGTAGTAATATTATCCAGATGGCGTCGGATTTATATACGAAAAATAACCCAAGACCAGTAAACACAGTGACATCATCTGCAGTACCACCTGTAGAAAACTAAATATCATTATGGGTTGATCCTAATACTAATAGGACTCAACCCAGCTTTTTAATTGGAGGAAATAAAATGGGAAATAAAGAATTGAATAAGAAAGCAATCAAAGAATTAGATAAGATTTATCTTAATAAAATCGGAGCAGATAAGAAGTTCCGTAAAAAAGTAATTAACAAATTGAATACATTCGGAATACCAGGTACTGAGGCACCTTGTAATAGGCTTACTCGTACTGGATTTAAATCATTCCCACATGATATATTTGAAAGACTCGGGATTGATCTTGGTCATGGAGTTGTCCCATTTCAGTATTCGTATAATATTTTGAAAGGGAAGATCAATCTTAAGGACGACAACCACATATCTTATGAAAAACATTGTGGTATTATGGCTAATTATCAGATAAAGATACGAAACTTCTCGGATCTTCAAAGTATAATCAGTATATCTGATAATATCCATGATAGATCTTATATAAACATCTTGAGATTCATTTCAACCTCTATACTCGATGGTGTTACAAACATCAAACTCAGAATGCGTGATATTAAAGTTGACACTCATACTGCGGCTATGATTGACCTTTTACGATGGGATCTTTTTCATATCTATTTTTTATATGCAGATGGATGGTTTGATGTAGAAGAGTTAGAAAATTATACAACTCCGATTATGAATAGTCTCACGTTACTTGGAATCTTTTTCACAGACTATATGCCATATGAAAAGTTTGCTCGATATGTCCCAGGTTGTGCTGGAATCCGTGCATTCAATATAAAAAATCCAGTTTCTCCAATATGTCTTGAAGTTACAAACTCTGGAGAATCATACTCGTACCAGCGCGGCTATATCGGTAAGGCATCTGTAGATGATATCAGTGAAAAGGTAAGCGATAAAATAGAAGATTGCAGATGTGTGTCTTACCCACATTCTTCTACTGATGCAATGATGTCAGATATGATTCGTGATGTCAACAAGATGGATCAAACAATACCAGATTCGTTATTACCACAGATGTATTGTCTTGGAGTAACACAAGTAAGTATTAACGATGATGGTGAGTATTCATTCTTTAATGACTGTGACTATTCATATACAATACGTTGGTTACATGATATTGTATATAACATGATTACAGCTATCATCGATAACAAATCTGTATCTACAAAATCAATAGATGTTGCAAATGCTGCAACGATTTTATCAATATAACTTTAAGGAGGATTAAAAATGGAATTATTGTTATTCGTAAAAGGAGATCGTGGACTCTTTGCAGTTGCTCCATATAAACCGATCTATTTTCCGGATAAAGATAGTGATATTACAGAGCCTGGACTGTACGAGTGCGAAGTTACTCTCCAGAAAGAGCACTACACATTTGTAAAAGGAAAACGGTGCTTTACACAATCTAATTCAGAAAAAGTATGTTATACAATCCAGAAACGAAAGGATGCCTCTGAGTTAAAGGGACTCTTCGACATCCCATCTGGGTTTATCCAATATAAGATTGATGACAATACCACGGTTTATGTCGATCAGTTTAAAAATATGTGGTATATCGGTAATTACGGAGGATTTGATATGATGACCATATTATATACCACATATAATAATCAGGGTCGCCGAGTACCAAAGGCATACCTTGATATGCTTTCAAAGTTAGAAGAATACAAGGTGTGTGATGATACGGTATTAATACAGAATGCTATACTGGCTTCTGTTAAATCACATATCATCAAGTATCAACACCACAACGTGTATCCATATCTCGCTATTCTTTCATGTATGAATGCAGATACTGCTTTCAAATACCAATTTAGATGCTCAAAGAATAATATCACGTTTGATGTGATCGGTGATTTTGTCGTAGCCCATGGAGTTTTGTATGATACAATTCCATTTAAACATTGGTATCTTGTGGAAAATGGTGCAGTTTATGATGCAGATCTAACAGCACAACACACCTTAGATACAAACATGGATTGGCTAATTTCAAAAGTTACGGAGTTTGATAAAGAGAATAATACTAAATCCATGTGCCTTGGTATTACTTACAAAGAAATTGCAGATTTCCGTAGAAGCAACCTTATCTCAGGAATTCCAAATGAAGATCCGAAATTCATAAATGCATTATATGATACGAAACACCATGAGGTTTTTTCGGACTTTATCAAATTCCCGATTGATGTTGATGCTGGAAATATGAAAGAACAATTTTATGCGGTTGATCCAAGGGCAGCCCTCAGTTACCAGAGAAATTACGATGAAGATGATCTCATCCATTATCTGGACGTCTTGTTTCTCCTTGAGAGTAAAGAGAAACTTATGCGGATTCAGAAGCATGTAAAGAAAATGGGTGGAACATTGAGTCGATCCATTGTGAATGCAAAAGCATATCGTACGGATGCTATCATCGGATATGAAGACATGTAATATGTATTTTGGTTATATATTATCATTGGGTAGTAAGATAAGCATATAAAAAATGAATACTATGCTTACAAAAAAATAAACAAATATAAGGAGGATCTAATCATGAGTGATCACAATCAGAATGAAGAAATTAACCAGAAGCTGTTGGACTGGTATGAGTCAAATGTCGTTGACGACAGAGAAGACAATTCCACCATTGCCCAGGTTTGTATGAGAGAATGTAAGGAGCGTTTCAACATTGATCTTGGAGAGGTTCCAACGGTATTAGCAATCTATGCATTTACCATTGATTCTATTACCGAGCAGTTGAAATCCATGCAGGAGAAAACAGAAGAAGCAGAAATCCATATCGACAATATTGTCGCATTCGGTTATGATAATATCGCAGATGATGATACCGAAAAGCAGGGTAACTTCAGTCCTTACATGTTTGATTTAGGCGGTCGTCTTGATTACACAAGAGATCCGGATTCCAATTCCGTAGAAAACTGTACGAGGTGGATGACAACAAAGCTTAAAGATTTCCCGAAGATGTGGGATGAAATTGCAAGCAGAGTTACGACCAATCTGTATGATGAGTGTAACATTCCGCTTGCACATTCTTGTATCATTCTTCCGATTTTTGCTCTCATCCAGTCACAGTTATGCAAGTACATGGATGTCAAGAGAAAAGATGCAAATGAAACCGAAATCCGCATTACTTTTGCAGGATCTGTAGATGTATTTGCTCGTAAGACAGAAGACAACGGAAGCACTGTAGAGTTTAAACCATTACCATCTACAAAGCTTGGAATCAAATCGGATGCACAGGCAACCGCAAAACATGAAGATGAAGACTAATCATCTTCATGTAAAATAACACGAAAACAAAAATCCAAGGGGAGTCATATCCCTTTGGATTTTTTTGTTTATAAAAAATAAAAAGGAGGTTTAGAAGGCTTGTATAAAGAATTGGCAGAATATGAGACCATATTCGATAAGCATTTAAACAAAGCCCTCATTGACAAATCTGACGATGAACCACTTCTTGAATTTATCATAGAAGCATGGCGATCTCTTCAGATCATTGATGGTATTGAAATACTTGATTGGACCTATACGGATAAGATGAGTGAGATTGATATCAACAAGTATATCATCAAACGTAATCGAAATGTCAGGCAAAAAGAAAAGTTTGACTTTAAGTATATCGAGGAATCTTATCTCGGACTCCTTACGGTTACCGTTGGACTTACGGTTGATGTAACAGATCCAAAAACCAATGAAACCGTTACAAAGAAGCAGACCATCAAGAAGTCAATGCTTATTCCAATCATGGATGAAGATGGATGCTATATGCTAAATGGACAGCGCGTATACACCATCTACCAGTTAGTAGAGAAATCTACATACACAGCAGCAAACAGCGTAATCTTAAAATCCCTGATGCCGTTTGCCATTCGTCGGTATACACATGAGACGAAAGATATTCAGGGTAATCCATATGTACTTCCAGTCTACACCATTGAATTATTCAAGAAAGACGTGGAAGTCATGCTTTTATTTGCAACCAGAGGATTGAATCATGCAATCCAGTTTGCATTGGAAGCAAATTATGTTGTAATGACATTTGTTGACCAGGTGGAAGATCCAGATGATCTGAGTTATATCTATTTTCAGATATCTTCAAAGTTATTCTTAAAAGTGGATCGATCATTGTTTGAACGATTCGTTTATGTAAGATCTGTAGTAGGTGGTATTCTTACAATCTGTACGAACCGACTTACGATTGATAAATTGGATGATTGTGAAATCTGGTTAAAGAAACTCGGTAATAACAATCTTCAGAAAGGTGAGAATTTACTGAGATCCGCAAAGAGATTATTGGATGAAACAACAGGTAAGATCTTAAAGGTGGAATTATATCATAAGCATGACGTATACACACTTACAAGATGGGCTTGCCAGGAATACAATGACCTTCGAATGAAAGATAACATGGACTTGAATAACAAACGTCTCCGATGTGGTGAAATTATTTCATCCTTGGTAACAACAGAGTTCTCGTTCCGATTAAATCGTCTTATGACATTCGGAAAGAAAGCGGATTTAAATAACTATCGAGAAGTGTTCTCATTCCCGGGCGATATGATAAAAATCATTATAATGTCGCCATTAAACCATTCTAACTGCGGGAAACTTATACAGGTGGGACTGTATACACATCTTATGATGTGCTCGTTATGTTCTAACTACCAACTTAAAGTGGTGACACAATAAGGGCAAAGGGTAACTCCGGAGATATGGTAATCAAGGTTAGAACTAGAGACAATCGGCGCAGCGAAGTATCTTACAATGATAAGATACGAGTTCATCGACTAGGGAAAGCTAGACATCAGCATTAAGAGAAATCTTTAAATAATCTTTATGATTAGGCTGGTTGAAAATAAGGTATCTGAAATGGTACACGAAGCGAGTAGGTTCCAATTATAGGAACGAAATGTAGGTGAGATAATATCAAAAATCCGAAACGAATGGTTAGATTTATTGTGGTAACAGTGATAAATGTGGAAGATATAGTCAGCATATGTGTAAATAGATATATTGCGATTATAATTCAGAAGATGAATTCTTCTGGTATCATCAGATATAACGATGTAATTAATGATATGACATTCTTTAGCAAGGTAAAATTTACGATTAAAGGGCGTTGGGTAGCAGCGTGATAAATGCGTAGCTGTTACTGGACCGTCTGGGACGAAACTATCAAGTAGGTCGCCAGACTATTAGGGAAGAATGAAGCTGGAACTCCGTTTGCAACGGAAATCAGAGAGTTAAGGCTATTGGTAACACTTTAGTCAACCGCAACGCATAGGGGTTGAAACTTTGGTTGAGATACCAAAGAATATAATACCTCCACGAGGCTTCCCTCTCGGATAGTACAACTTGCAGAAAGTTGTGGGAAAAAGGTATGCTGGGCTGCATTATAATGATGCAGAAGTAAGTATAAAAAGGCTTACGATAACACTTCGCACATTCACTTGGTAATAAGAATAGTAATAGCATTAGTGCACGTTATAGAGGATTACATCACTCGTACATCGGTCACATAGATCTTACGGTATGTGGCAATTCGGATTGACGAAGGTCCGAGTAAAACCAATCTAACTGCGGGGACGAATCCGTTAAGTTTATATCTACCAACCATAAGTAGTGATATTTATGGGGCAAAGGGTAACTCCGGAGATATGGTAATCAAGGATATAGATGGATCAATCGACGCAACGAAGTATCTCACAAAGATGAGATATGGGTTCAACGATCAGGGAAAGCTAGATATAACCACTGAGAGAAATCTCTAAATACTTTAATAAGTAGGGTTGTTGAAAATAAGGTAAGTTGAAATACTTACACGAAGCGAGTAGGTCCTATATGGGGACGAAAGGTAGGGTAAAACTGAAACGGTTGGCTTTATTAAATATGGTAAAAGTATTTAATAATGAAGATATGACCTATTTGAATGATACATTCAAATGCCGGGCACAAGTGGTGTATTAAGTCCATACAGCAAAATGGATGGATTATGTTTTGATGGTTCGCCTGAACCGGATAATTTCATGTGGTTATTCCATAATGCTGTAAAGGAAGTTGCTAAGAAACGAGGGATTACACTTATCACAATGGACTTTGATACGAAAGAAGATTATTACAATGCTTTGGATGAGTTGCAGGGATTTGCAGACGATCGTGTTAAGATCACGACAACATCAAAATCAGATGATAAATCTATCAGTATTGAACCAATGATTGACCTCGATGAAAAGAAAGCAAAATAAAAATAATTTATCCGGAGAGACAATATAAATCTCTCCGGATATTTTTTAATCCATGAGGTAAACTTATGAAAATTGAAGAAACATTACGATTGATTGCAACGGTAGAACGAATCGAATTAATCTGCAAATATCCACAGAAGACGAATCTGGAAGGATTGTGTATAGAAGCATCTGATGAAATTGTTGCAATGTTAAAAGGAATGGGATTTGATGATATAGAAGTTGTAGAAGGGTGGTTTTTGTATGACGACTGTTATGATACTTATACAGATCGTCCATATGAAGAACATTGCTGGGTGGTTGTGCATGATGATTGTGATTGGTATGTGGATGTAACTGCAACACAATTCAATCCTTGTGTATATGAGAAAAATAAGTTTAATGATATTATTGTATCTCAAACATTACCACATGGATTCTGTATGGAAGAACCAATAGAGTATTTGGAGGTGAAATGATGAGTAAATTTAGATGGTCAGCTGAGGAGACAGATCCTGAGTTATTTAAGAATGGACAGGCTGTTAGAATGATGATAGGAAGATCATCTGCAGCACAGAAGTTCGTCGAAGCATTGAGTGATAGAGTTGACAGCAAATGTGATTTCCGTGTTATATGTGGAAGAATTATGATCCTTTGTAAACCTGATGAAAAAGTCATTACAAAAGTAAACGAAGCTTTTAATGACAAAGACTTCATGAGTAAATACCTTGTGAAGTACAGTAATGAGACTTATGATAACGGGACATATCTGGAAGATTATCATTGATAAAAAATATTGGATTATATATCATCTAAAGGAGAGAACCTGGGTGATTGACTCTACAAATAAGAGAATTAAGGAGGAACTAAAAAAATGAGTGAAGAAAAAAGAGAGAAGGAATCAGCAACCGAAGAAAAGCTTATCGTCAAAGGTGCAATTGAATTAGCGCCAGAAAGCAAGCAACTTCTGTATCAGCATATACGTGAAGAAATCATTGAATCTCTTGCTTCAGGGGATAATTTTAGTAGTGATGAAGTTGTAGATTTTTTACATCACTTCTCAAATTACGCACTGCTCGTGATCATTGACGAAGCAGTTTCAAATGCTATCAAAGATACGGATCCTAATGATCTGTGCTTTGCTGACAATATAACCTATCTTAAGAAGCTCAAAGCTCTCAAAGCAGTCCTTGATCTTAGATAAATATGGAGGGATCTGAAATGAACAAAGAAGAAATTGCCTATGTACAAATTAAGTTATGAATTATCACCTGTAAATAAGTGCTTGCGATTAAAAGTAATTGTCATTTACCGAGATAACTTAAATAAGTATAAGGTATATCGGTCAGCATTTAATGGTAATGACTATCTCACGGTAAAGATTTATCCATATTTTGTATTAGATATTACAAATGATCTTGAAAAACGTGAAGCATGGTGTTACGCAAAATCTATGGCACTTACAAGATTTGATATCTTTAAATTTATCCAGATGTCTCAACCACTAATTGAATCCTTCACAAAAGAGCAGAATCTGTTTGTTTATGACACGGATCATCAGTTAAAGATAAACAAGGAACTTGCGAATAAAAAAGCAATAACGATTCCACTATCCTTTAACAAATCTATTTGGATTACCCCAGTTGTTGTAAGAGAACAAGATTCATCGGTTGAGATGGAAGGTGTTATGATGTGTTTTAACACAACGACGAATTATGTCACAATGACATATGATGAATTCAGGTTTTTGTTATACTACATGGACAAGGTTGATATGGAGAGTATTGCTATGCAATTGATTACGTTTGCAGAAGTTACAGGGAATAAGCGATTCAATGATATTGATAAGCTGCCTGATGCAAACAGTGCTACTCAACAAGTACCAACTCGTAGTAAACCTGATGGGAGTTTTGTCAGTGGTTTTAATCCACTGATCAATCGTCAAGGGGAAATCCCAATAATATAAAAATGAAGGAGAGTTAACTTATGTCAGAAGAAGCAACACACGAAAGCAGTAAACCGGCTTTGGACAGTGCAAACACAGGACTTGTGTATGATCAGCACTACTATAAGGTAGGCGGATACATCAATGATTATGCACTTACATTTGATCCAGACTACAAGGATGAAGACGGGAACAAGAAGCATACAGTAAACGACTTTGAAGATGGTACTGGATATGCAGATGAAGATGGAAATATCTTTATCTTCCGTAAAGAACCATCTAAGGATGATCTCATCCCATGGTTTACTGTAGAACAGACAAGCGAGATGACACCGAAACTTGTATATACAACAAGAGTGTCTAACACAACAAAAAGTGCATTTACTCTTACCTCGATCATTGATCATTATACCGATCATATCTTAAATGATCCAGTGGCAAGAGAATTCAAAAACGATGAAAGCATGCATGAAGAATTCATGCGTGGAAGATCGGCATATACACCAGACATTAAAGACGATGATGACTTCTTAAAGAAGACAGTTAAGAAATGCCTCATTGAATCAAAGGCAAATGCAAAAGAGTTTGAGAAGTATTCCGATAAACCTTGGGAAATTCCAAACTTAATCCAGACCTTAAATGGAAAAACGAAATTAAGTCCGAAGTTCTTCCAGTCATGGATGGGATATGGTGGATGGGAATATACAGTCATTGTACGAAATGGCAGAGGATGTAGAAATCCATTACCAGCAGAAATCGTCTATGACAGTGAAACCAATGATGTGTATGTAAAGGGAGAGGACAATGACGATGAGAGCAAAATTGTTGCGGTCCATCAATTCGGCGATACCGACGATTAGTATTCGTGCGATTACACCAATCGTTGAAGATAGTCAGAATTATGACCTTCGTGAATTAAAAATTGAATATCACGTACTTAGTTTAAAGGATGTGTCAAAACAGGCACATCCGAATGTAGACAGTAATCTTGTGAATCTTAGATTCATTGAGTATGTAAGTGACAATGATACACACAAACTCAATGCACAATTAACGATCTATTTTGAACGAAATAAGAGAACGTACAAGATGGAATTATTCGGGTGGATTTCTGCCATCTATACAGATCCGAATTTGGTTGTAAAGATGCAGGAATATCTGTATTGGTATATGACGAAGAGTCTGGAAGAAAACGATGCTTTTATGAAGTTTAAAGAGATTCGTTTCCCAGATACTCTGATGTCATTTTACAGAAATGATCCTGGATGGCAACATGTAAATCTGATGGATTTTTCATGGGTTGATACAGATGCCACAGATTCTATATCCAAAATCACTCATGGATTATTGGATAATCGGAGTTTTATGACTCCAGGAGAATCTTCTGAAAAATCAGAAGATGACGATTTGAAAGTTGATGTAACATTTGATGGATCTGTAGTTCATGAATATAATCGACTTGATAAGAATCGTAGAGATTATGGTAAAATCCAGGTTTCTTCTGTTTATGGAGTAACTGGAAATAAATAAATTGATAAAAATATTAGGAGGATAAAGAAATGAGTAAAAACAACATGCCAAGCTTTTTAGGAGGATCATCAAGAGGATACGATTACGGTGAGTCTTCAAGCAAGAGATCTACAAATAAGAATCGTTCAAATGCAGGTTGGTTTGAGTACAAAGAGCAGTTGGATAATCTTGAAGAAGATTATAACAAGACCATTGATAAAGTTGCAGCTGTTATTGCACAGTATGGAATTGCGCTCAACAAAGAAGGTACAACAAACCAGGGTTCTATCCAGAATACCATTGAAACGATGGTAGGTAAGTATCCAGATGATGTGAAGATTACGATTCTTGAAAAAGCAATCGCAAAGCTCATTGCAAACATCTAAACCAAAACTGGTGAGGAAGTAGTAACACACTTCCTCACTTTTTATTTTGAAAGGAGAATAATCATGAATAGTAGAAAATTTATAAAAACTGTAAGAATCATCAACCGCATTGCTATGATAGCAATGATTATCCTTATCATTTCTCTTTTTGGTGTACGTGATGAGAGTAGTCAATCATTTCTCGTGTTAAAATATGATTAACATGGTAGTTGATATCATCGTTGTTATAACAGCTATCATAAACCTTGTTGGAAGTGTATTTCATCGTAAGTTCTATGAAAAAGTGAATATTCTTGCTCTTTACTCTAATAATGATGCACATACAATGTTTCCATGGTCAACTATAATTGTTAATATATTATTCGTCAGCAATGACTTCACAGAACGAGAACTTAAAGTAATTGAAGCAGCTACAAGATTTTTAGAAGGTATATATTTATTACAAAAGATGGATATCCGGGAAGTTTCATTTAATATGGATGGTACGATTCCAATGATGATTCCATCACAAATATTATTTGTTTATAAGGATATTTTATCAAGGTTAGAAGAGGGTCATTATATTGGAGAAAACGATTTAAATAGGGTGACTTATGCACTGATTATTCGTGAAATGCATTTATTAAATACATATGAAGCAACCACAGATAATCCTAAGACGAATTTCTATGGCTTTAATAAAAGACTCTGACCAATCTTTCAGAATCTTCAAAGGAATAAGGTTTAATAATCTGATTTTGTTTATATATTATTCTTACGATAATAAGATTAATATTACAGGAGGATTTTATCATGAAAAGAAATCACAAAATAATTTCAAAGCATTCATTAAACACCAAACAGCTTCCGCGCCGGGTATCCTATGCAAAGTTACGTGCAAGCCTTGTAGCATGTCACTATATGACAGAAACACTCGGAACAGTTAATGGAACTCATTCGGAATTGACCAGTGAAGATGTTTTCACATATCAATTCACAATTGACCTGCTCAATCCAAATGATAAAATAGGACATCAGATCATTGAAAAAATCCAGGCGTTTGGAGGTATTAAAAATCCAAAGAAACAAGGGGTTGTTATCTTTGGAACCGGTGCAAAAATGAAATGCAGTGATAACAAATGGGCACATAAGCTTGCAGTGGCTATTGTCTCATCAACAAAAACTTTTAAACATGGGAAAATATATCTTTTAGAAAGTAAACTTGATCTCATCAAGGGTGAAGTGAATTATACAGTATTTAATATCGGTTTATTAAAGCCAATGAAGTTTGTATGTCGTAAAGCGAATATCTTTGATTATGTCCAGTTACCAGAGAAATTCAGATACATTGACACAGCCGTTGGTAATTAATATATAGGGAGGTGATTTTTAGATCACCTCCTCTTTTATTTTTTAAGTCAGGAGTAAATTTATGATAAATCATATAACTATTATACACAAAGACAAAGATATCATGCTCATTAGTAAATTAAAAGCATTCATTCATATGGTTGGTATCCCGTGTACTATTTTTAATATTGATAATACATGGGATATGAAGCATTTCGTAAAAATGACATGTAATGACATTGTGATTGAACCTGAAACCACATGCTACAGACTACTTGAATATGCATCTCATCCAGTCGTTAAGTTTAAGGATATCGAGGATTTACTGTACCGACTCCTCAACGATAATTATTATATTGATATTAATGCATATCATGATCTTTCCACATGTTACCGAGGATTTTCTGAGTGTAACTATGATTTTCTTTATCACCTTGGATACAACTGTCAAACACACCAGGACCAATCTATTAAATCTGATCTATATAATAGATACGTGAAGTTGATTGATTACTTTACAAAAACACCACACAAAACACATTATTGCATGTATGCAGGGATGAATATGCTTTTTGAGACCAATTTATTCTGTAAGCGTCATGATATGAATTATTATGTAACGAATGAATCATTGATAGAGGCATGTAAATATCATAAATTTTATAAATTAGCTGCAGATACATGTCTTTATATTACCGGTGATATTTATGATGCATTTCACATGTATCCTAGGTATGATGATGAATTTCACAATGAGACATGGTTTTCATTAGGTCAGATATTTATGAAGAAATTTGAGTTTGATCATGCATCAGAATACTTCACAAAAGTAATTCAAGCCAACCCAAATGATTATCAGAGTCAGTTCAACATGGGTGTATGCTCAACTGATGAAAAACTTAGTCATCAATATCATATGACCATCATTAGTATTTTAAAATCAAAGTACCAGATAAATACAATGGATAGTATCGAATATGAATATTTCTTCAATGCATGTCTCGGAACAGCAATTGAATTATATGATAATGATCCAATGACTGCATTTAACCATTGTGTGTTGGCTCTTAATGTTTTTAGGAGCATGAAAGACTTAAACTTTTACAGACGATTTGATGACTTTGATGATAGATACAGAAAAGACATGATGAGATATATCAGCATCATATCAATACATTACAATTACAAAAAGTTGGTATTGAATTATCCTGTAAATTGTCTAATTTCCATTATATCGATGAATTCAAGGAACTGTAAAAGAGCATTTTATTGCAGCAAGAACTTATGTTTAACCAAATTTTAAGGAGGATAAAAATGAATAGAAGACAGAAAAAGGAATTCAAGTATACGAAACTTGATCACAGACGTTGGGACTTATCAAGAAAGCGGATACATCAGCTTCTTGGTGAAAGCATCATGAACAACTGCATCAAGAATTGGAATTTGCCTATTGGAAAAGATGAGAATGCAAAAATTCTCGCACGACCAGTATCGTTAAATATTCCAGTTCACAAAGCAGTTGTGGATGCAATTCATGAGGTATCACCAGCAAATATCAAGAACTTATTCATTCATGCACTGACTGGTTCCGATGGATCAACAGTTGCATATGTCATCGAAAAGCGGTCAAAGAATTATAAGACTGCATCAATCTATGTTATGGCAAAAGGAGAAAATGATGATGCATTTCATATGTATTCAGTGATGAATATCCGTAAATTTCATAACCCGAGTACCATTATGAAATCTCGTAAGAGAAAACATCATTAATCATTTCACTCATTACAAAGGAAATAAAGGGAATCGGAATTATCTGGATTCCCTTTATTTTTTATAGTAAAGGACTGATTTTACCATGAAAACAATAAGAGCATTTTCAACAAGAATTGAGATTGAACCCTATGAAGAACATGAAGATGTAGAGTTAGAAAGATTATGCTCTACAAAATATGATAGAGTAACACACTCCAGAGATCCAATAGGATTTCGAGTAGAAGATAATAAATTTATTGGACCAAGAGGTCTTAGTTTATCAAAATTATCACAGAAATACAATGTGATTCCGACCATGGAACGAGCTGATGATTTCTTAACCTCATTGAAATCATATAGGATGACTGTTCCACCAAAGGATGATGTACAAAAGAAATCCATTTCTTTTTTATTAGGAATCAATGGATTTGAACGTACCAGAAAATATTCACAAATTGCACTAAATCTTCCAACTGGATTTGGAAAGACCTATTGTGCATTGTATGCAGTATGTGCACTTCGTTGTCGTACACTCATTGTGGTACACCGAGAGAATATCCGAGAGCAGTGGATTGAAACAATGAAATCTAAATCGGATATTGATATGCGACGAGTTTGTATCATTAATGGAACCAGTGGGATGAAAGCATTAGAAAAGAAGAAAGAATCCAATAAATATGATATCTTTCTTATTATGCATCAAACGGTTACTGCATACTTAAAAACCAACACAACTGAAGACTTGAGAACCTGGTTTAAGAAACTGGCATTTGGATTAAAGGTAATTGATGAAGCACATCTTTGTTTTAAACAAACCATTGAGCTTGATCTCTATAGCAATATCCCAAAGAATATCTATTTGACAGCGACATTTACCAGAAGTGATTATAAAGAGAAACCCCTTTATGATCTGGTATTTGGAAATACGATGCGATATGGGCATGAACTTGATACGGCAAAGAATGTCGTATATAATATCGTACCATATAATTCCAATCCAAATTATACATTCCAGAAATTCATTCATACGAATTATGGAGTATCTGCTACCAGATGGGCAGATTATGCATTCAAGTATGATAAAGCAATGACTATTTACAATGTCTTCTTTGAAGTCTTAAAAGAAGCAAAAAGCCATAAAGGAAAAGTATTGATTGTCATTCCAAAGATTGCATATTGTGAAAAGATTGCCGAAATGATCCGCGAACGATATGAATATGATATCGTTGAAACGATTCATTCAAAGCATACCAAGAGTGACAATGAATCCGCAAAGAAATATGCATCCATTATTGTGACTACAACATCCAGCATGGGAACTGGTGCTGATATCTCTAACATAAGAACTTTAATCATAATGGAACCATATTCTTCCGAAGTGACTGCAAAACAGTTGACAGGACGGTTACGTCCATATGTACAAGGAGGAGACTCTTATGCATATGAACTCGTTGATACTGGTTTTGAGTCAATCATGAATATGGTGAATAAACGATTTAACAAGTTAAAGCAAATTTGCAAAACGGTTAAGAATTGGAGATAATTATGAAAAAGATTTTATTAGGAGTTTTTATTACACTTCTTGGGTTTGAATTATTTGGATGTGAAAGCCAACCTGTAACAAATGATGAACCACATACTGGGGTTATTGGAGGGAGTGCAATCACGATAAATTAAGAGGAGACAGTGATATGAAGAAAGTATCAATGATTATAATTGGATTACTTGTTGCAACATTATTATCTGGATGCCGAGAACTCACCGAACGAACACATATAACTGATTATGTGACAGTCACAGATGCGCAGCATAATGGTTCCAGTTTGGAACCTTATTTTGTAGGTGGACACACATATCTCAGGAGCATACCAGAAACGAACATAGTGTGTGTTTCATATAAAGATATTGAAGATAAAATTGACAATAAAGATTACTATGAGAAGTGTAAAGATAAAATCGGTGAAAAGGTCAAAGCTTCCATTCGTGTTGACAAATATGATGATGGAACTGTAAAGTATATCATAGAGTCCATTGAATAATGAGATGAAGATAAGAATGTTCATTCTTATCTTCATTTTTTTACTACATTTTGCGAAATGGATCTTTGTTTTGCTTTTTACATGATATTAATACAATGAAGCACGAAAGGAACACAGAAAAAATGAGTAGTTTGGTATCAAAAAGTCATTTCTTAAAGAAGTATCGGAATGACTCTATGAAAGTTATTATGCGAATGCATCCCGAATGGAATAAAGAGGATGTAAAAAGAAATATCGATGAAATCATTATTAGAGATTTAAAGAATCCTCCAACGAAATTGGAGAATAGTTATACACATGAAGAAAGAGATACACACCTGGTATCGGTGTTTGATTGGGCAATGGAAGAAAAGCCAATCATTGCTGCAAATGGAACGTTCTTTAAGCAGCATAAAGATGCCATTAACCCAAATGCAGAGATGGTCGACGAGTTCTTAAATATTAGAGCTCGTATAAAGAAAGAAATGTTTGCAATTGAAGATGAGTCATCACGACAATATAAGATGAAGGATTTGGCACAAGGAAATGAGAAAAAATTGGCAAATAGTTACTACGGTGGGTCAGGTAATAAGGCATCTGCTTTCTATAATAAGTTTACAGCCCCTAGTACGACAAAGTCAGCTCAATCCGTCATATCAACTGCAGAAACGACATTTGAAGCATTCCTTGCTGACAATTTCACATTTATTGATATCAATGAGTGTTTGTATTGGATTGATACTATCTTAAAAGAAGATGTTGAAGTTGATGACTGGGTAGAACGACATGGTTCTATTGATACGTATAATAGGCTTGTTGAACGAGTCATTGGAGCAACGGATGATGATAAAGAAATGCTCAAGAATTATTTGGAAACTTTATCATTAGATGAAACAACAAGAATCTACTGGAAGAATAATCTTATTGCATTTACAGTCGCACATCCAGAGATTAAGGATATCTGGGATAATATCTTTAGTCATATCAACAATTATGAATACATGAATTCCGATGATGATTTGGATGTTGTACCAAAGGAATATAAAGATCGGGTAAAGAATGCAAAGAAGCCAATGAAAGAATGGCAGTCTATTGTAGATGTCGAGTATTTCTATAACCCAAATAAACTTCCGGATAGTATCAAGGAGTATGCAGATGCATTAAAAGATTACTACATGAAATATTGCTATGTCAAATTCATGTATTGTGACCGTATCTATAAGTTAAAGAACTTCCCAAGATGGGTAGTAACCGTTATTGATACAGATTCTAATATCTTATCTCTTGACACATTCATGAGATATTGTCTTTCAAACTTACTTAGAAGTAATTATGGAAGAGATCATTGGAATAATATCTTTATTGCAATTAACTCAATTACATATGTCATTACATCCGTTATTCGTACAACTCTTTTGTACTATGGAGAGATGAGTAATGTAGAAGAAAGTATTCGTCCAAGATATGATATGAAGAATGAGTTCTTCTTTGCAAATCTTGTACTTGCAAAAGTAAAGAAGAGATACTTATCAAAAGTATTACTTCGAGAAGGAAACCGATTAAAGAAACCAAAATACGATATCAAAGGATTTGATTTTAAGAAGTCTTCTACTTCAGAAGATGCATCCAAATTCTTTATGCATATCGTAAAAGATCTTATCTTAGAGCCAGAGACGTTGGATATTAAAGCAATTATGACAGAACTTTTAAAGTTTAGATCTGAGATTCGAAAGAGCTTAATGGATGGAGACATTAAATACCTTACGATTGGATCTGCAAAGGAATTAAATGCATATGCCGATCCAGAAAAGATGATGGGTATTCGTGGTGCTCTTGCATGGAATATTTTATATCCAGATAATGCAGTAGAGCTTCCAACGAAATTAAGTATCTTAAAGACAAATATATACAGTCTTGATACGATTAAAGATTTGGAGAAGAGTGACCCGGATCTTTATCAGAGAGTCAAAGAGGGAATCTTTGAAGATAAAACAGGAATGTTTGTAAAACACAATAAGAAGAGTGGTAAGACTGTTATCGAAGGATTATCAGTTCTTGGTATTCCAAGCGGACAAACCATTCCAGATTGGATCATACCATATATTGATTACAACACAGTAATTAATTCTGTACTGGCTCCGTTTAAATCCGTTACCGAAACATTTAATATGCCAAGTATCGAAGAGGGACGGACTGGAAAGAAGACAACTGGATTCTCAAATATCATAAAAGTCTAAGTTACATGGGGATGTGTAAACATCCCTTTTTCTTTTTGGGACATTAAAGATAATATGGTAAAAAATGTAAGAGATTAGAAAGGAAGAGAAAATGTTTTTAAAGAAATTATTCAAACGTACTGTAACAGTTACAACTAAGACAAGTATTCGATTCGATGCGTACAGCAGCCCTGATACTATTGATCCATCTTCTGTAAGTGGAGCAATTCTTCGTATTATTACGAATGCCCAAGAGTGCAATGCATATTCTATTTCAAGATCAGATGTCACAGAATGTGGAAAAATGTCAACGGATCCAATTACTGGAGAGAAAATCCGTAAGAATGGACGTTATGCAAAGATTCCGGTTGTACGTCATACAATCATCATTTCAAAAACAATCACTACAGAAGTATCAAAGAAGGTATATAAAGACTGCAGTGTCACAGATATGCATGTAGAGATATTACATGAACTTTATAATCAAGGATCAGAATTAATTGAGAAAATGGAGAGATTAATCAGAGAGGAGCATTTATCTGATCCATGGTATGAGTTTGATGAACCAGAAGTTCATGCAGAAATTAAGACTGGGGATTACACATGGCGAGATTAATCTTATTCATTGTATATACAGTCCCAGTGATTGTATTTCATTATTACATCATGAATCTCAATCTATCTGTGCTCTCTACAGCATCAAAAGTTCATATTCATGTCGTTCGGATTTTAGGAACCTATGAATTCTTGTATTTCACAACACCGATGACAATACATGCATTTGTATTTGCAACGATGCTGTTTTACGATATGATGAAGATTTTCAATTTTTCATTTGACACTGGTGTAATTATGTATATTATCTTCTTTTGCATTCTTGCAAATAGATATAATATGACATATATCGACAGACTTTTCCATAAATATAAATTACCATGGAAAGATATCAATGAATACATTGAAAAAGAGGTTTACAAGCGATAAAAAACGTGGAAGAAGATCATAACGAATCTTCTTCCACCTTCTTTTTAGTAATTTCTATGAATTTCAGATTTTCCATGGTATAAATCATTATCCATGATCTTGATGCAATCACCAATCCGAATTGGGAAATAATTCATATCCCAAGTATCAAAGTGATTGTGCCAATCCATATTCCAATAAGATTTGCTTCCATGCATATGTCCATGAACGTTGTACTCGTTATCATTCACTGGATATGCACAATGTGTAAGTATTACATCATTGGAACCAGTTCTTCTAAGCACCGCTTTATCTACGATCGATTTGAATCCACAATCAATGTAATCATCAATGGTATACTGATCGTTATTACCAAGAATAAAGTATACATTCTTTGTACGAATCTGTCGTAACATCTTTTTGATCAGATCCAAAGAACTTGTACCTTTCTTTCCGTCCATATCACCAATGATAACCAGATCATCATCTGGAGAACACTTCGTATTGATTCCACGAATCACACGCTCTGTTTTATCTGGATCTTTTGTACTTAAATGCAAATCTGCAATTACCATCGTATCCTCACTGAGAATAGATTCAAGGAGTTCTGGTTTGTATGGTTTCACACCTTCCAACAGATGTACACAATCAACACCATCTGCATCTGAATACTGACGGTTGATAAAATGTGGAAGTTCATTTGGAGCCATTCCAGAAATGATTCTCCACTTACGAATCTGTGTAGAAACATCTGTAATATCTTCCATAAACATAAATGGGGAGTAATCACTTCTTCTTGCATTTTTCTTTAAGGTATAAATCTCTTTTTCATTACAAGAAGTAATGATGAATCGATAATCTGCATATTTCTCTACAGCTCCACGATCTAACATCATGGACTCCATGCCATCAATGACAAAGAGCTTTGCTCTGTGTGACTCCGCATATTTTAACAATTCTTTGATAACTTCGCATTTAAACCGATAAGTAATCGTAGACTCCTTATCCATGAGAAGATCTGTAATGGTCTTGTATTTCTTTGATGCTTTAATCTCTTTTGCAAATTTCCCTGTTACTTTCCGGATACAATCTTTCACGATCTGATCTGATTTTTCCATATTCTCAGATGGGGAAACATTGGTTGGATCACTAAGAAGTGATAACCGGAATACCATGACTTTATCAGGATACTTCTGAATCAACTCATAAGATGGAGTTTCCATATCTATATTTTTTACATGTGCAGGAATTACAAAGATGATATTTCCTTTTTTGGATGGGAAATAGATATCACTTCCATTGACTTTAAATGGACATTTGATTTCATCTCCCACACTATCCCGGTTATCCAGATAAACTTCTGAATGAGTGTTCATAAACTCAATATTTGCAAGAAATCTATCCACCAGGAAATCATCTGGATAACATCTGTAGATATTATTTCCACGGATCAACTGATTATACGGAGCATCTACCAAGAATACTTTATACTTATCAGAGACATTTAAAGCCTGCTCTGGAGAATCATCTACCAAGATGTCGCATCCAATTGCAGCCAACTGATTTTCTTTCTCATGCATTCCAAAATGAAAGGAATCATAATAGAATCCATTTTTATCTAACCACTTCTTGCATAAAGCCTCTTTTTGTTCCTGATATTCTCTCTCTTTTCTCTCCTTCACTTCTACAGGATCAGAAGCATTTACTGTTGCACAATCTTCATATCCACTGTATCTTGCAGTTACAATGTAAATTTTTACACCTTTTTTATGAAGATCCTGCGTTAATTTTGCCATTCCTTTTCTTGCAGGAACAGAGGTCATGATTCTATCCCATAAACCATCTTTCCACTCAGATAACCACTTCTTATCATCAATATATGCATCAAACATGTTTTCCGGTGGAGAAACATGATAATCTGCTGATTTTGCATAATCCATATGATATTTTTCTTTGTATGCATTCCGGAAATCATCCTCGATAAATCCCATTTCATCAGTTAGAGTTCCATCAATATCGAATGCTACTTTTATTTCTTTATCATCCATTTTTGACTGTCCTTTCCTCATATTTTATTAATTAACTGTCCAAAGTATGGAATTTATCGCTTATACACATCTTAAAACATTATAGTAACTAGACTTTCGAAAGGCGGTAAAAAACAAAAAATGAGTGTAGATCAAATTGCTAGTTTTTTAAGTCATTGGAACGCTGGAGAAGTATTCTTAGTCATTGTTGGTGTAGTTTGTGTAGGGAAAAAAATATATGATTTTGGTAAAAAAGCATATGGCGTAATAGAAGGCGGAATCACAAAGAAACTGAAAGGTGTTGAACAGATGGACAACATCTTATCAGACATTAATTCATTAAAAAACGACTTAAACGCAATTTATACAGATGTTGAAAGCTACAAGAAAAAATTAGATGACCGGGTAAAAGCGATTATCTCGCAATCTGACACAGGGGATAGTAATATTGAAAAAGTAGTAGATGAGTTACAAGAATCACTACAGATGATGGAACCAAAGGTTAGATTACTTGAGGATAAGATGTCTAAAATTGAATCCCAGATAAGCATTTTGATAAACTCAGATGTCGAATATACGAAAGCGTATATCACGGATTGCTACAATAAGTTTGTGAAGGTAGAGCATCATATTGATCTTATCTCATTACAGAATGTGGAATCCGTTTACAATAAATTTGTGCAGGAGACTGGGCTTGAAGATGAGTTTTTATCGAAATTAATGAGGGAACTTCGAAATCTGCCAACGACGAAAGATCAAAATATGTAAAAAAAGAAGGATAAGCAAATGATGCTTATCCTTCTTCGTATTTTTATTTTACTTTATAAACAGGACCCCTCGTATACGTCTGTGACAATGCTTTCGAATGACTGGATACATATATATCTATGTGATTGCCTCTAATAGCACCTCCTCTATCTTGTACTGTGTATACATGCCCATTGATCTTAAGCTTTGTTCCAAACGGGATACTTGGATCCGCTGCAACTGTAACTCCTTCTACTGTTGGTGCACCAGATGCTGTCGTATGACTCACTCGTCCACAACAGATTGCACAGGAACAGTAATACGTGATCCGGTATGTTCCAAGCAATACGCCTTCGCTACTATCTGATGTTTCTTTTGGTTTATCAGACAAATAGTTTGCTGCAACATATCCATCGGATCCTTTTAATTTGTACCAAACCGGTTGCTTGGCACCATCTATATAAACAGTGATCTTCTGACCAACTGATACCTTAGCATTCTGACTTAGCTTCTTAACCACTTTTCCGGATTTATCTGCTTTATCTCGTACATTTAATGATGATGCACTAACATAAAGCGTTTTATTAACAGAATCTTTATGTACATCTACAAGTGGTTCATCATCTTCCTCTTCTTTTTTCGGATCTTCTTTCTTTACATCTGTTCCCTTTGTATCGGTGTTAATTGCTGATCCAGTAGTAACCATTGCATCTTCATATGATGCTTTTACTAATCCACCACTTCCGTTTCCTTCTACGTTGATAGTTCCTGCATTGATATTTACATCTTTTGCAGTATCTAATAGAGATGCAGAAAATCCAGCAATTCCATTTGGTGAAATGACTGTAGGTTCTGTTCTGGTTGTTTTTGCATCAGTGTTTACACCCTGTAAAATACCGACTACCATAATACATATGGCAAGTGCTCCAAATACATTAGTTTTAAGTTTATTCATGTTTCTTCATCCTTTCTTTGTTTACAAACTACATTACTCGGGCTCGAATCGCAAATGAGACGAAACGAGCTATTCACTTCTTATGATTCACCTCTTTCCATATTTTACTATTAATAGGTTAAGTGTGATATTTATTCCTAACCTACTAAAAAGATATTATATAACTGTAAAATTGACTAAAATTGCTGGAAAAAACAAGTGTATAAACAGAACAAAGAAAGGTTAAGGTGAGATTATGACTCCTAGAGAAGCAGACTTACTGATACTTGAGATGGAAATGGCAAACGTATGCTCTGATGACACAGATTACTTTGAGGAATCCGGTGCATATGATATCGTAAAAACTATATCATCCGCAATCAAAAAGCTTGTTATTAAAATGGAAGCTTGGCTTAAGAAAACAAAAGTTGATATTGATGTGATGATTCTTGAGCATCAGAAAAGTAAACGATTTAAAGAATTGGAAAATCTGATTCTGAATACACCAAATGGAAAAAAGAAAACCATTAAATTTCTGGATGTCGGAGGGGCTGTCCTCTTATATCAGAAGTATATGAAAGGATTTGAAAAGGATTTAAAGAAGATTCTTTCCAAGTCATTCACAAAGTATAGTGAAAAAGACAGCAAGAATTTAAATTACCAGATTACTATGTTTGAATCATCTCTGGATGAATTCGATCGATTGGTAGATGATACCCTTACAGATACAATCGAGATGAAAGGGGATGAAGCATTACGGTATATCCGGGAATGTAAAAAAGGAATCGAGCCTGTCTACAAGTATTATTTTAACATGATTCGTATGTATGATAGATTCCGGATTGATGCCGAAAAAGAGTTATTGTATAAGGTCGTAGATACAAATGCAGAACTTCGTGCTAATGTCTATAAGACAAAAGCTCTTATGAGCAAAATGAGCACAAAAGCATCTTCCGTAGCAAGGAAGATCTTAATGAAAGTTGTCTGGTGGACAGCTTAAACATGTAAAAAAGAGAGAACATCGAAATGATGTTCTCTCTTTTATAATGCTTTAGACCCTAGCTGGCATATATCAACTATAATAACACAGATCTACACTGGTATCCACTCTAGGTGCCACAGGATCACTCATAATAATACAGATGTACACTGGTATCCCAAGATCTTTTAGTTTTTCCTGGATATGATATTCTTTATCCAGGTCACCAAATGGCTCAGAGATGGATTTCCATGTAATTCGTGTAATCACGATATCAATCTCATGATTCTCTGCTTTTTTCATTAATTCATGATAACTGGATACATCATCAGGTAAGCACTCATATACTTTGATATTTGCTGTTTTCACATTCTTTTTCATCCGTATATATTCGTAGTTGCATCCAAGTGTGAATATTCTTTTGAGCTTCTTATAAGAACTTCCATATGGAAATCTCACATCCTCATCTAAGGCTCTTGATAATTCTTCATCAACTAAATCAAGGGTTTCAAACATACCTGGTTTACCTCCAATTATACATCCACGTTGTTGCATATAACATAATTGATCCTTATTCCCAGATTCATGAAAGATACGATCACGGTGTCTATAAATTTCTCTTACATGCTCAGGATCCGTTATTAAAAACACAAATACATTATGAGCATATACCCATCTATTTTCCGGAATATTAGAAGCATCATAAATCACAGAATATGTATGCATTAAGGTATCAATACAGACTGTCATAGTATATCGCAAGTCATTGCTTTGAATGTGATAACTCATATACCTATCATCTGTATATAATAATTTTACGAATTGATCTATGAAATCCGTATTGTAAATATACCTTAATTTATCCCTCATGTATCTCACAAATACTTCTCCTATCTCAGATTCTGTAGATGCATTAGCATCTACCAAGCGATTATAGAATTCTTCATAGTCATAATCGTTGAGGACTAGATCCGGAAAATTCTTGTAACGTATTGATTGTAAATACATACATGCTTCATCTTTTGTGATTTTAGGCATCTTTCGTTTCTCCAGGCTTTACATATTTGATCGTTGCAGTATCATGACCAAGTGAAATATACTTGATCGTATTTCCTTTTCCAGTAAGATTTACTGCTGTGTATAATGCACGTTTCCGGAACTGATCTGGTTTCTCAACACCAATGAATTCCCCACAACGTAAATCTACGATTGTCACATCAATCTTCTTTACCGATTTTACATATTTCTGAATCCCATCCTCAAGGATTTTCAGGAATTCAGCTTCTGGAATAACAATCTTATTTTTGGAGTCACGTACAGATACGCTGACCCCATAGATTCTGTTATTATCAATTCCAGTAAAGTTATCCCCTGATAATTCGATATGTTCCATGAGTTAAGCCCTCCATTCTACCCAGTAATTGATCACTGCGGTATTTTCATTTGTATATTCCGGTGTATTTACAGCATATCCTTGAGATAAAAGGGATGATGCAACAGCGTTACAACGTTCAACGAAATCTTCAAATGATTCTGTTTTTCTATTTATACCCGTAGTATCTTTCGATGATGAAAATGTTTCTCGTCTTACGATTGTAGAATGAAATGTCCCTTTATTAGCATCTACATCAGAAACCTTTATAGATTCATTAACAGAATTTACAAGGACCTGATTGATGATCTTTGCAAAAGTTTCTTTGGACATTGTGAATCGTCTTCCGGCTAATCCATCTTTCTTAATTATTGTAACACACTCATCCTCATCTGGATTTTTTGTGTCACCAATTTCAACATAGCCATTTTCATACTCAATTTTGATTCTATTTTTCATTATTATTTTTCCTCCTTAAGATATGTAATTACTACAGTGCCACAATCTGGATACTGAATCCTTGGTACACACACAGATTCTAATTTAACCTTTTTTACTGGTTCATTCACAGTTAGAATTCTCCATTTATTACTCCTTTTCTTTTTTGATCTCTAATAACTCAATAATTCTTTCTGGTTTCATATCGATATTTCTACGGACTTTCAAGAAGTAATTTATTTTATCTTCTTTTTCGATGTTCTTATCCAGTAAGATTTTTGATTCTTCAGATAATTCTGAGAATTCTACATGTCTGAGCTCCTTTTCATTCTCGACGTATCCATTACAGAACTTTAACTTGATATTCTTGTTATCTTTAAATCTCTCCGTAAAGAAATTCATAAGTCCTTCTGGATTTTCATATCCTACTGGGATATTAAAGATCACACGTAAATGATCAATCTTACGTTTCTTTTGTTTCTTTAAGATATCATTTGCAGTTTTCTCCATCTCCTCAGAAGATGTAAATACACTATCCTTATATCCGTATATAAATGATATATAAGTCAAAGCATTGTTGTTCACAAGGAAATCCTTACGATATTCGTGTTTATCAGTATCTACATACAAAAGATAAAATCCTTTATCTTCTTCTTCCCCGAAAATCCATCGGAATGTACTACCGACATATGATACCAATCCATCCAGATATTCGGAATGAATATGATAATGTCCAAATAACACATCTCCTTTACAGATATTTGCAAGCTCTTCTGCAGTAAATACTGGAGCATGTCTTCTTGTATGGTCAGTTGTTTTTGGTTTGATATATGGAAATGCTTCCTGAATCGTTCCATGTCCAAATACATAATCGTATTCATCTTGCTTTGCAAATGTATCTTTGTAATATTCTTCTTTATCGAATAAATACTCCTCGGGAACATACAAAACATGCAAATCATCATACAACCATTCATCAGATACTTCTTTGATGACTTTAAAATCATATGTGATTCCATCCAATATCTCTGGGAAATCTTCTACGATTGTATCAAAGATTCCATACTGATCCGATTCATGAGAACTGGTTCCATATACCACACGAAGTTTCTTTGTTGCTGTTAGAAAATACAGCATTAATTTCTGTGCATATTTGATATATAAGTCGTTTGCATATAATTGCTTGTCAAAGAAATCTCCTCCAATAATAATGAAATCCAAACGACCTTCTTTTGTTATTTCTTTTAATTGATCTCTGATATAGATAATCCCATCATAGGTATCTGTATAAGAGAGTGCACCGATATGAATATCGGCAATAAATAATCCACGATAATTCATTTTTCTTTTTACCCTTTCTTATCTATAGCATTAAATTTCTGTCACTTAAAAGATGAAGAAAAATATTTTATCTTATATATTATTTATGCATCATAAGGAAAGGAAGACTATATAACAATGACAGAAGATCAGATTAGGCATGAAATACAAGATGATCAAAAAGATGTGTTAAACCCAAAAGACTTTTCGAATACCACATATTATACACGAAAAGATTACATGGATGTACAACTTGCAATTTTAAAAGAATTTCTGTTGACGAAAAAGATTGAGGGGTCTAAAGCGTCAACAATTTCAGATTATCATGATAAGGTGATAAAACTTATTGAATGGTCTGATAAAGACATAAGGGAACTTACGACGAAAGATATCCGAAGATATCTCTCTTATTATCAAACAACAAGACCTGTACAAGATTCTACGGTAGATCAGATACGAATCGTATTATCTACCTTTTATGGGTTTTTAGAGAATGAGGAGTTTATTTTAAGAAATCCTGTACGAGGGATTAAAAAGATAAAAACAGATGAGAAAATTCGTTTACCATTTACGGATGAAGATATTGAGATTATGAGGAATGCAGTAAGAAATATCAGAGATCTTGCAATTATTGATTTATTTGCATCATCAGGTATGCGTATTGGGGAGTTAATTAGTTTAAATATAAAAGATGTAAATTTTGACCAAAGAGAAATGATTGTATATGGTAAAGGTGGTAAAGAACGATTATGTTATTTTAATGCAAGAACAAAAATCGAAATTCTGGATTATTTAAGTACCAGACATGATAAGAATCCAGCACTCTTTGTTCAACGAAAATATCCTTACGAAAGATTTCAGCGTGGTGGAATTCGCCATATGCTTAACGATATAGAAAACAGAACCGGGATTGTAAATATTCATCCACATAGATTCCGGAGAACTCTTGCGACCAGTCTATTAGAAAAAGGTATGTCTCTGGAACAAGTAAAAGTTATTCTTGGACATAAACGAATTGAAACGACCCTGGTATATGCAGGAATTAATCAGACAGATACAAAATTGAATCATCAAAGATACACATAAAAAGAAAATAAGGGGTGAAAAGAAGAGATACCGAAAAATGGTATCTCTTCTTTTTTTATCTGAACGTAACTTATTGAAAGAGAGGAAGTAGATTATCATCCACTAATATATTGTTCTTAACCCTGCTCTACATCGTCAGCTGCTTCGCTCTTTGCATCTGTCTCAGATGCACTGGTTTCTGATTCGCTTGTACTTGTGGAAGTATTGTCTTCCTGTGACCCAGATGTGATATCACTTGTAGAATCTTTTGTAGATTCACTTGTGCTTGTAGTCTCAGAAGAAGTAGACTCAGAAGTTGATGTACTCTCAGATGGAGTAGTTGTTTCTGAGTTACCAGATCCAGATGGAGCCGTTGGAGTTGTGTGAGCCGGTACGTTGTTGTAATTGATTACAACAGCCTTTAACTCATCCATCGTTGTACATTTCTTGATCCGATTCTCAATGGTCTGCTGATAAGAAACCATAGGTCTTACAGTAGCCTCAATCTCCATTGCAAGCTGTACTAACTCTTCGATTGTCCAATCGTAAGAGCATACTTCACCAGTTGCATTCCATGACGGCTGATATGGTGCTCCACTCTGCTTTGCAAGTGTGCATACAGAAATCATGCTCTGTAAGTATTCCTGCTTATCCTTTGTAATAGAATACTTTGCAGCAATTCCCTTATGGCATGTAGATGTAATTGGATTTGCAGCAAGATACTCAGAAAGAGCATCGGCACTTTCTTTTACACGGAATGCAATTGCATCCTCTAAAGAAAGTGTAGTATAATCTGTTACTGGCTCGAGGACAGTTACACGCTTGTCGAGAGCATCTGCATGATCAAGTGCATCTTTAGAGTTATTTGCCGCATTTTTAATTGCCTGATCTAAGACTGGAATTGTCTGTCCAGAAATAGTTTCAACACTCTTAGATGCTTTTGTAGCTGTCTCACTTACAGTTGAGAGATTCTCTTTCATTATAGACATACTCTCAGTAAGTTCTTTGACGCTGTCTGCAGATGCAGCGTTGTTCTTTGTATCTTCAGCTACCTTAGAAACTTCTGTTACCTGATCTGCAACATCTGTCAGTTTATTAATTGCAGTTGTGAGATCGTTGGAAACCTGTGTAGCTTTCGTATCTGCATCACCTGCTGCAGTTACAGCCTGCTGAATAACTTCATTCTGTGTTGTAACCGTATTTGCTGCAGTATCTGCAGCATTTACTGCTTTAGATGCACTGTCTGATACTGCCTTGAAATCAGTACGCATACCCTGAATCTCAGCAATATGTTGTGCAGAGATCTCTGTGAAGTTCGCTACAGATTCCTTGATGGAATTACATAACTCATCATTCTCACTCATGTGAATGTTTACTGTCTGGATGTGCTTGTTGATATCAATGAGTGAATCACCGATATTCTTTACCAGCTGATCCAACTGTTTATTCTTCTGATCAACATTGTCAAGTTCATCAGAAGTCTTCTTCTGAGTATCAGCTAATGTAGAAATGGATTCGCCCTGCTCCTCCTGTGTCTGCTGGATTGTTGTTAACAGTTTTTCTACTCTCTTTAAGATCACATCTGTATCTGTTGTTTTTGCAAGGAGAATGGTTACTCCTGTACTTCCATCTTCTCCGTCCTCAAGAATTGTACGAATACGCTTCTGATAACCAGTAGCATGGAAAAGAACAACAGATTTATCTTCTGGATAGATGTTAAAATCAAGTAAAGCATCTGTATTTGCAAGCTTTGCATTTACAGAGTCTAATGATTCAGCAGTTACAATACTGATTGCCGGTACGGAATTTCCATCTACCAATGCAGTCGTATTATTGTAGGATTTTACGGAAATTGTAGTTCCGTTTGCTAATAATAATCTCATCATGTTATTAACGTCCTTTCTTTTATTTTTGCTTTAATAGTCTGTTTTTTATAAGGAAAATGAAAAACGTGAAACTTAATTACATTTATATATTATTTACAAGTAAAGGGTGAAGAATGTATTAGAAAATAATTTACCCGATACAATCCTTTAGAATAGACCATCAGGTCTATCTAGTAACAATCAATTATTTTATTTAAGGAGGACTCATATTATGAGCAAAAATTTTAATGGCGGGCGTCGTGATAACGGAGTAGGATCTGCCGGAAACAACAACAGAGGAAACTTTAACAACAACGGACATGTTCCAACAAATTTCGTTGATCCGAGAACATTCATCAACAGATCAACAGAGGTTGAACCATACACAATTACAACGACAAATGTACAGGATTTCCTCCAGGCAACAGCTTCCAGAGTTGACCGTGCCATCGAGCAGAAGATTGGTGCAGCAAAAGGAAGCATTAACACAAAGGTAAGTGTGATGAGCTTTAATATGAGTGGAAAGGAAGAGAAGAAACCGTTCGTTCCATTCATCGCTATGTTTAGCGGAAACATCATCGATGCTCGGGATAACTTTGCCAATATCCCATCTGTGTTAAAGCCGGATATCGACAACGGTGTACATCTGAATGATGTATACTACAAGACACTGATTGCACCATTCATCTACAACAAGGATGATATCAAGGCATTCAATTCAGCAAGTATGCGTAAGCAGATGCACATCCGTGTAAACTTCAGAGTATTAAATACCATCAAGAAGTACATGAAACCAACGATCGAGTTCACAGGAAAGGATCATGACAATATCGAGAACGCCACTGTAGCTGTTGTGATCGATCCACTCAGAATGTTTAAGCATCTGACATATGACAAGTCAAATCCGGGTGTTCGGTATTCTGTCAATGTCAAGTCTGCAACAGAAGTCGATGCACAGAACTACACATTCGATGTAGAAAGAATCGTCAATACACATGACAACTCTTCCATTGGAAACATCGAGATCTTAAAGCAGTTCTTTGCACATGGAAATAACGGTATTCGATAAGAATCGGTTCGGAGGTAGAGTTCATTCTCTACCTCCATTTTTTATTAGGAATTTCATAAAAAGGAGGAATAAAAAATGTCAGAGTTTAAATTTGCATATGAAAAGCAGGATGCTCAGTATGTAAAGAGAAGAATCGAAGTCGCTGTTCCAGTTATTTTACCAAGTGAGATTATGGACGAGATGAATACGGTAAAGCAGTTGACCGTAAAAGATGATGGAAAAGATACGAAGAAGAAATCATCTGGTAGTGGAAAAGAGACCGTGCAGGCATCAAGTGTGATAATGATTGCAATTGCTGTTGCCTTAGCAGCAATCACAGGAAACAAATAAAAAAGTTCTTGGGAGTTGGAAAATACTCCCAACTTTTTTATTTATGAAAGTATCCAAAAAACTTTCATAATAAGGAGGAACGCAATCATGGAGAGCACCAATCAATTCTCAGTGTATTTTAATATGCTGAAAATCAGATATAATGTATATGATGAATCATTAACCAGAGCAGATTTTTTGAAACCAACTGATAAGGTGAATGTATTCATCAATTTAGAGACCGCGTTGAAATACCTTAGTATGGTAAAAGATCTTGAGAAGAAACTCATCATCAGTAGAAATTATGCAGATGAATTCAAGGTAGATATCATAAATATTGCTGCACACTACAAAGAGTTCTTTGTCGGAAATGGACTAGATACAAAGGTCTTTTTGTACATGACAGATTTATCATCAGATATGGATGAATTTAAAGAATGTAAAATATCGGAAGATTTCCGCTCGTATTATCTGATGAAGTACACACAGAATCCGAAGTTTATTATGCTCGGTGATTCATTAAAACGAGAGATTCTTCCAGATGTAAAGATGCTATGTGATTACATCCCAAATGTATATTACATCTCATCGAAAAATATTGATGGTGGATTGATTCCAGCTATCGTTGCAAGTAATTATCCAGATCGAAAGAATCTCATTGTATCTGGGGACTTACATGATACTCAGTATTCTTACGAAAATAATTTTCTTGATCATTTATATGCAAGATCATGGAATTCAAATATTCTCTGTTGCTCGACAAAGGATTATCTTAAAACAATATCAAGATCCAAAGAGATTGATCCTTCCTTCATTGAATTATTTGGAAATCCATCGTTTTATCGAATACTCTTATCTTGTATGGGCGATAAGTATCGATCCATCCCAGGAATCAGTGGAATCAAATTCGTAAAGATGACAAAGATTTTATACGAAGCCATTCGATCTGAGCAGATTACTAGGGATACAACAAACCCTACCATCTTATCCGAATTATTTCCAAGTGATGTACAAGAAGATCTTTACAATAACCTTATGGTTACAGATATCAATAATGAGATCTCTATGCTTGGAGAAGGGGATAAGAAATCTATTACAACACAAATTATTGATCAGTCTGATGTGAATACTTTGCAGCAATTAAATGCAACACGATTCCTAAAAAATCAATTGAGACTTGAGAGTCTCCTGAAATAAGGAGGACAAAAGAAATGAATTTAGTAGACGATTCAGATGAGATTCACTTCTATAAATATCATCTGAAAGAGTTGTACATCATTTTCTCGGATGGTCCCTATAAAGTAGATAATAACCGTCTCTGTGATATCACAGAGATGGAAAATTATCTTGATGATTTATACCCGATCTTCAAGATAAGACTTACTTTCGAACCATCTATCTATTATAAGCTGATAAAAGAGAAAGATACTTTAAAGATTAAGATCAATCTGCAGAAGTATTATCGAGTAAATGACAAAGGAGGAAAATCTCCATTTTCCAAATTTATCTCTGACACATTCGAACTCATCTTAGATGATGATGATGAGAATATGTCAAAAGATGTCCATGAGAAAGAATTCCCACAAGGGGATGAAAATGAATTAAATGCAGTTACAATAACCAAAGAGTTATTCTTATTCAAGAAATTTGTGATTAAGGCTAAGAATGTGGTGATTAACAAAGTCTTCGAGAATATGACACCAGCAAACGGATTGTCATACTTATTATCACAATTAGGGATTAAGAAAAATGTCTTACGAGACAAGATTGACAATCATATTCCATATAAAGAATTTAAGATGCCACCACTTACGATCAATAAAGAGATTCGGTTTATTGATTCCTACTATGGATTTCATAAAACCGGAAGTGTGATTTTTTTTGGGCTCGTGAGGTCCTATGTCCTTCGTTTCTCTTCCAAAACAAATGCATTTGAAGAGAACGAAGTGAAAGATATCTGTTTTATCGTTCCAAAACAGGGATCCTCGATTACGGATTCTTATGCGATGTTGTATAAGAAGGGAGATAAAAAGAAGAAGTATGTCCTGGTAGAACCAGAAAACTTCATCCCTTCCAATCCAGATCGTACAGAATCTGTAATAAATCCAGAAAGTGTAGAAATTGTATCTCCAGATGATGGTGATGTCCGTCAGGAGGACTCCTCTACAACAAACAAAAAAATCATTGTGGCAAAAGGTGAAAATCCATACTATGAGACTATTTACAAAGCCTATGTAAATTCTGGAAAGTCAAAGGTCGACGTCTATGTAAAAGATGTGGATGCAACCATCTTTGAACCGAATAAACATTATAGTTTCCTGTTTGAAGATACATCTTTAGCAAAGAAGTACAAAGGAAAGTATTTCTTATGTAACAAAGAGTCAGTATTTGTAAAAGAGGGCGAAGACTTTACCACAGAGATCAAATTACAATTAAGAAAATTAGGCTAACTCATGAAGAGAGTATACCAGAAATAAAAACGGTATACTCTCTCTTTTTTTACCCTTTTTTCGTAAGTCCATGTGAATATCAGCCCAAAAAACAAATACTTAAAATGTTAAGAAAGGTGGTATATGATATGATCGTAGATACTTATCATGTGTTAAATGGCACGGATCAGAAAGTATTTGATCGGGCTCGTGCAGAACTTGAGAAAGACTATACAGCGTCAAATGCACATGAGTTTTATTATGATTATAAAGATAAGCCATTATCTTTTATTTTGAGAAATTCAAGAAATATCTTCTCAGAAGGATATTATGGCTATAACTTTTACTATGAGTTATTGAGTACCCGGCTGATGAATCCACTTACTTATGAAAGTGAATACCAGAAGGTTTCTGATTATATCGAAAAAGCAAAAGCTATGAAAGTACCAGAAAATCAGATTAAGATGTATGAGACTCTTTTACGCTTAATTGAGTCAAAAATTGCAGAAAATAAGAATCTGATCACGGTGTTCAAAAGAGCTGTTGGATATGGAGATGGAGTAAGTGATTATTTCACAAAGTTCTTTGACTTACTGAATGATACCGTTCCATTAGCATCCATTCCAAGTATTGCAGATGATATTTTCCATGTGGATCACGATCCATTCATCACGATTCCATGTGGATACTTCTTCTGTATTAAGTACCCAGCATATACAGGAAAACTTCTTATGTATACCTTGCCTGGTTCTTCTTCTGGTCTCAGCAAATTCACAGATGATTATGATGATCCAGACTATACCAGAAAGGTGATTCGTATCAATGAGTGTATTCATGAGATGATGGAAGACAACGATGTTGTGGATAATATCAAAGACATGAAGAATATGAATCTTTTGACCATTTGGACAAAATGTGCAAAAGAATCATTAAATACCAATATTGATATTGAGGATCGTGTTGTCAATGTATTAGAATCCGGAAACGATCTTTTTTTGGATTCTGACGTTATGGTTCAGACGAATCCATTTGCTGCCGTCTCTATGGTAACTGAATCTGTTGAACTTCAGAATGAATCTTTACTTAGTAAGTACCAGTCCACATTACGTCTGAAGAATGCGCTGGAAGCTTATACTGAAATGGCAGTAGAAGATATCAATCTTGGACTTCGTGAATCTGATGATCCTGTCTATGAGCAGTATGATCAGGCATTAGATACTGTAACTAATGATCTTATTTTTATGGAATGGGAAGATGACGGAACTGCAAATGCAGTCATCAAAACTCAGATCATGACAAGTGATGAGAGAAAGAAAGAGGAAATGGAGAAGAAGAAAGCAGAATCTTCAGATCCTACAGATCTTACAGAAGAGGATGCATTATCTGAAATCAAAGAAGCAGAAACGAAGATCAAAGCTCTGCAGAAAAAAGATGGAATGACTGAAGAGAAATTCGAAACGGAAGCTGATAAGATTAAGGTTCCGTTGACTCAGCTTTTACACAAGGCATGTCAGGATTATCCGGAAGTTGCTGCAGCACTTAACAATCTGGATTTGATTAGCTTTGAAGAAAGTTACAACGAAGATGGTGATTCTGCAAAACCAATAGATGCTGTAAAACCATCTCATATTAATGCTCCATCTGATGCTGATCCGAATGCAAAGCATCCAAAGAAACCAAAGGTTGGTATGATTCGAAGAATCCAGAATAAGGCTCTTGATACTGATGCAAAACTCCGTAAGAAAGAGGCTGAAACTGGAGAAAAAGTGGATGAGTTAAAAGCTGCTGGAAAAGCAATCTCTTATCATCCAAAAATGGTGGAAGACAAAGTAGATCAGACCATTGCAAACTTTGATAAATGGGATGATAACAGACGAAAGAAATTCCTGTTAAAGCCAGGATTCCGTCATAAGATCTTCCATAAATTCAAAGTGGTATTGGAGTATGGAATTGCATCTAAGTTAAAACTCTCCTTTGTTCCAGTTCTCTGGTGTATCCGACATCTCAGCAAGCAGAAGGATAAGCGTATCCGGAATGAACTTGCTCTTGAGTTGGATAATGAGATTAAGATCTGTGAAGAGAAGATCTCAGATGCATCTGCAAAAGGAGATAATCAGAGGAAATACGAACTTATGCGTATTAAGGATAAACTTGATGCAGAACGTACAAGGGTTCGTCTGAATTCAAAGTATGTATAAGATCGGTGGTGAAAATAAATGATTAAAATCATTGACCAGAAAGAGTCAGAAAAAACTGACTTTGAGAAAAATTACATGTTTACAGAAGCACCTTCTGATACGGAACGTGTGAATGTAAAACGTATTCGATTAAAATCACCTGGAGCTAGAACGTATGATTTTAGAAAAGGTGCAGATGAAGAAGAAAAAACTCCAGAAGAAGATCCGGAAACTACGGATACAGAACCAGCTGATGATACAACTGGTTCTGATGCCATTACAGTAGATGACAATGAGGATATATCTGTAGATGATACTCCTGTTATGACAGGAGATGACGATCCAGATGCTACAGGGGATGATGACATCACTACTGATGATGATATTAATAGTGGTGATCCAGATGGTGGATCTCCTGGGGATACTGGTGATGGTGAAACAGTTTCTCCAGATGACAACACTGGTAGTGGAGATGATGATATTGTAACCGATGATAATGGAGACATTTCAGAAGACGATACCAGTGGAACTGCTGATACTGGAGACGATACAACTGGTGACGATGATAGTGGAGAAGAAACGGATGGAGATTCCGAAGATGCAATGCATAAACAGAATCTCTATAAGAAGTTCGTTACTTTACGAACTGCCATTGATAATTATGACCATAAGTTATCTGCTATTATCGGTGTTGATCCAGAGACACATAAAATGATCCATGAAATTACAAATAAACTTCGTTCTATGGGTGATATGATGTATGATTATATGGTTCTTAAGTTTAAGAAAAATACTTACTTAGAGTCAATGATGTTTTATCAGCGTACTATGGCTGCTACCAATTTATGTTTGGATGCTCTTACAAAAATTGGAAATAAAACCAAAAAGGAATCAGATAAGATCCATGGAAAAACCAAACCAAAAACTAAGAAATAGGATTATCTTAAGCTTTTTTGTTAAAACAATTTCATAAAGCTGATGTAGATTGTTGTAAGGCATATCTAATGTTATATGATGATTTACATATCAAACAGATAATTAAAAATCTTTATAAAGGAGTGAAAAACGATGAATAATATTCCATTCTTCGAGAGTGTAGATCCGGATTTCCGCGAAACTGACACGGTTGGATCTTTCAACTCTGGAAACAGTAAAAATAGCTTCGACTCTGTATATACTGAAGCTTGCGACAGTATGTATGATAATTACAAGGTTAAGGCAACTAACGGTTTCCTGGCAGCAGATGTTCTCCAGAATCAGAGAATCGTCTCTGATTTCAGAAAGGATCTGTTAAGACCATTTGAGGAAAGTGCAGACCAGTTAACTAAGGCAGTAGCAGATACATACTACGGTGGTGCTACAGAGGGTGTAGATATCGGTAACACAAGAAGTCTGTATGATCAGGTCGGAAAACTGTTCGATAACAAGATTAAGCAGTTTACTGAGGAAGCAGCATCTGTTGGTACATTGATGCCTATTAAGGCTATCGATTTCCCAATCATGATGAAGTCTCAGGTAAAACAGTGCTACAAGGATGTAGTAAACGAGGAGATCACCCCGTCTGTTATCATCAAGAAACAGATCGAGCATCGTGTAGTTTACTCAAAGGCTAACCCGAAGAAGAGATGGGAGTACCCACAGTGCTTCTTCAACGGTGGTTATGAAGAGATGACCCAGTACGGTCGTGGTACAAAGCTTGATACAAAAGCTGTTCCGTTACCAATCTTCAATTACGATGTTATTCAGAATCTGACATCTTCACCGGTTGCTGACAAAGAGCGTCTGGTATTCGATCTTACCATTGATAAGATCGATGTTGCTGCTACTGATACAGGATCTACTGGTAGTAAGCCGGATATCACAATTGATCTGATCAACCCGATCAGAATCAACCTTGCTGACAATACATTTGTCAACGGAAGAATCGAGCTTGACTACACAGATGAAGAGAATAATACAAAACATCTGAGTGATGCAATCACAGGTATGATTGACTGGACAACTCACACTGTTACAGTTACAGCTGCAAATAACAAAGTAAAGGCAGTTCATTTCAACGGACAGCTTTCAAACGAGGGTAATGAAAACACTGTAAGATTCGCTTACAACCGCCAGGATATGGAGTTCAAGGTTGGTGAGGGATTCAAGGCAGATTCCGGATATACCCTTGAGGAACTTCAGGAGTACAAGGCTCTTCTGGATATGGATCTGTATACAAAGACATACAACGATCTTTGCTTACTGATCACAGATATGGCTGATTCTGAAGGATTCAAGTTCCTGGACGATGAGTTCAAGAAGTATGAAGGTCTGGATCTGGATCCATTACAGTGGAACCCGGTAATCAAGAAAACTAAGTTCAACTGTGATTCTACAATTGCAACTACAGCTCTTCCTTGCGAGTACATCGCTAAGCAGCTGAAGTTCAAGATCGATCGTTTCCTGATCGACATCGCAGATGATGCTAAGATGGATAACCTGAAATTCGTTATCTATGGTAACCCAAGATACATCTCCCTGCTTGATCCTTCTGTTAAGTGGGTATTCCGTGCAGGACAGAGAGTTGGCGGCGTAGAGCTGGATTACTCTTATGGTGTAATGACATCTGGTGAGACATCTGTATACGTTGTATCTTCTAAGAAGATCAATGCTAAGGATCATCAGACACTGAGAATTATTCCGTTCTCAACTGATAAGGAGACAATTACTTTCAAGCGTTACAAGTTCTCTACAGACATCGTAACAAGCAAGGAGTCTGCTTACAAGGATACAGAGCACGCAGGTGGAAGCATGACATATGTATTCGGGGTTTCCCGTTACAAGGATGTATCCATCCAGGGTATCCAGGGTGATGTTAGCTTCGAGAATGCTGACTTCATCACGATCTAAAAAACAATTAGATCATAAGAAAGAAAAGGAGTGAAGATTAAGGTCTTCACTCCTTTTTTAAACCCATTGATTCGCACTTTACTGTATGAATATCTAAATCATTCATATGACCATAGATATCGATTGTGTCAACTACATGGAAATTGAGTACAAAATATGGAGGTGCATTATATCAATGAATAAAATATCTAATGTAAGAATTAAAAAGAGTAATACTAAAAGTTTCACAGGTCTCCGAATAATTTCAGAGAATGTAAATTCAGTCAATGATGCTGCTAATATCATATCAAATATCCCAGAAAAGATATCTTTGATATTACATAAAGATATCGACGATATTGATACTTTCTTTGTCATGTCAATACCTGAGAAATTCTATGGTGATATTAAAACTGATCTGTGTGTAGATGGTTTTCCTGAAAGAGTTGATGGTGTTGTTGTATATCAACCTGTGGTATTAAAGATCTTCCCCCAGGTACTTGTGATATCAGACAGTTCATCTGATTCTGAGGTCAATGTATTAGCTCTTGATATCGGAAGAAATTCAATGGATCCAACTGAACCATACAAGACAAATCCTGGAGAATATGCAAGAATATACATGAAGAAAAAACTTCGTGAATTCAACGAATCAAAACAGAAAATCGGAATCACTATACACCCATGTTTCAAAGCTTATTTCGTAGACTACTATGATGATGTTACATCTAGTGAATCTGGTCAGGGTTCTGCTACAGGTCCTAAATATTGTGATATTTGCAATATGAAAGACAAGTATAAGGACAGAGTTCAGATCTGGTTTAAATATGATATGCCGTGTATAAGTTTTGATGCTTCAGATATCAATGATGATGGAACGATCGATAGAGTATATTCTATAGCAATGGTCGGTTTACCTATGTATTAAATCATTAAGAGAGTGAAGAAATTAATCTTCACTCTCTTTTTAACCCATTTTTTTAAGTTATAGATAAATAACCTTCGATTTACATGAATATAACTATAACGAGAGATTTATTTATGGAGGATAAAAAAATATGAAGGAAGAATCAAAAACAGAAGAAGTATTTTTACAGTTACGTGGAGCACCTACTTTTGCAGAGGCTGGTACAGATATCAAGAATATTGTAGCTGTAATAAAAGAAAAGAAAGGGATTGATATTACAGATATCAACGACAAAAATATTTACATTATTTCAGTTTCACGAAAGCTCATGTTTTATTTGGTAAATAAAACGAAATGCGTGATGCCAGGAAAAGTGATTACATCATTCGGTGTACCGGTAGCTCAGACATATATTCATAAAGATTGTGCACGATGTATCATCAAACCAAATTCAAGTACGAGTTCAACTACTGTGTATATTTTCACAAAGAAAATGGATCCGGAGAAAGCTAATTTTGAAGAACAGAGAAGAATTGAATTACTTGAATTCGCTGTTAAACACCCAGAACTGAACTGTTGTCTTGTGATAAAAACAACGTATAAATATCTCTTTAAAGACATTTTACGTGATGTTCCGAAAGATGGTATCATATATAAATCTGATGCAAAGATTTATGACACTATATATCCGAACGTGAAACTGTGTTTTGACCCAGATTTTTGCACAGGTGCGCATCAGATGTATGTGTCTGAATCTGAATATTGCTACAACAAAGCATGTATGTGGTGATCAATACTTAAAAGAACTATTATCATCAATACTAGATTATAAGTAGTAATATAATCACTTTGAAAGGGAACTGTTACAATGAGTACAACAACAATTAACCCAAATACATCAATGCTCGTTGATATTCAGTATGTACGAGCAAATAAACGAGCAGGAACTCCAGATTGCTTATATACAATTTACAAAGATCTGGAAACCGGAAAGAAGCATGTGATGACAATGGAGAACCCATCCATGCCAATCTATTTTGAGAAAGAGGAATTTATTGATCATAAATATCCTCAAGATTACAAAGAAAAAGACAAATGTAAAATGGAAGTCGTGAAGTATAAAGACATTCCATTTGTAATTGCAGAGCACATGGGCGATAGTGGAAAAGCCTTTTTACAGAATATATTTGAAACGAGAAACTATGCAGAGTTATCAATGATTAATACATACCCGTATGTATTTGGTCATGATTATGATATCCGGACATATTACAGACATGCTTGGAAGAAGAGAGCATCAGAAAATATCATTCCACAGATTTCAAAGTCTTTCTTGGATATCGAGTGTGATTCTTTTGATTCTGCAGGATTCCCAAATCCACAGAATAATCCAATTGACTTAGTAACGGTCATTGATGGAGAAAAGAAAAAGAGTTACACATTTGCACTTGTAAATAGACAATATAAACCTGCAACTATGTATGGAAATACATCACCGATTAAATCGGATAAAATGAATGATTTCTTTGATAAAAAAGAAGAATACCGAAAGAAGATGTATGACAGTAGACATGAGCAGGAAAAAGCACTCATGAATGATCTGGATGGATTAAAGAAAGAACTTCATGAGATGTTTGATGAAACCTATGGGAGTTTTGATTACAACTTCTATTTCTATGAAGATGAAAGAGAAATGTTAATTCATCTCTTTCAATGTATTCATATGATTTCTCCAGATTTTCTTATGATTTGGAATATCTCATTCGATATTCCTTATATCTTAGAGAGAATGAGAACCCTTGGAATTAATCCAGAGGATATTATCTGTGAGGAAGAATTTAAAGCGAAAGAATGCTATTTCAAGAAAGATATGCACAATTTTGAAATCAAAAACAAATGTGATTGGTTTCATGTAACATCAAAAACAGTGTATATTGATCAGATGGAGTTATATGCGGCAGTAAGAAAAGGTCGAGAAGAATTACGATCAACGAAACTGAATTTTATTGGAGAAAAAGAAGTAAACGATTCAAAGTTGGATTACAGTGAAGATGGAAATATCAAAACGGTCGGTTATGTAAATTATCGAAGATACTTTATCTACAACATCAAGGACGTTTTGCTTCAGTATGGTATTGAAAGATCAACAGAAGATTGTGAAACACTTTACACTTCCACATACTCCAACATTACTGCATATGAAGATAACTTCAAACAGACAGTTACACTTCGTAACGTACAGTATCGTATTTACGATGATTTCGGACTCATCCCAGGAGCAAACATCAACCAGATTCTTCTCCAGAGAGATATGCGAATGCATCCAGAAAAATATGATGCAAAGAATAAGAAGAAAGATCCAAGTTATGAAGGAGCATTGGTTGGTAATACATTACTGATTCAACGATTTGGTAAGATGATGTATGGAAAGCGAACAAACTATATGTTTGATTATAGTATCGACTTTGATATGAAAGCTTTCTACCCATCAACAATTTATGTACTAAACATTGCACCATCAACCCTTATCTTTAAGGCAACGGTACTTGCAGATAATTATGATGTCCGTGGCGGAGATATTCCATTCCATGGATTTACAGATAATCAGCTTGTAAAGACAAATAACGATAGTTTTACTGGGGATATTGCATCTGAGATCTTTGATAACTTCCAGACTGGCAATATATTGTCTACAGCTCATAAGTTCTTGAATCTTCCAACTGTGGCTGAATTGGAGAAAGAACTTTGCAGTAAACTGGGAAAGCAAGCAGTTACATAAGATAGGAGGAATTAGAAAATGGGAGATAAGAGTTGTTTACTAATATCAGCTATTATTCTTGCAGAAGTTGTACAACTTGGTGTATTTTATTACACATCAAATATTACTGTTAGTAACATCATTGGTGCAGTCGTCATGTTTTTATGGATACTTGCAATTTGTGTTATGGTATTCTCCATGTTTGAAAGTATGAAGAATAAACTCCGGATTGGATTACCAATTTCTATTGCAGTATCGATTGTGCTACTAACTTTAATTGCATCATGGAAATAAAAGAAAGAGAGAACTATCATGGCAAAAACAGAGAAATCACCAATTGATTTATTGGAAGAATTAGTTGTAAAATTTGGACAGGTATTTTCTTCAGATATGTATATTTATAAAAGGAAGAAATGTATCCCAGGAACAGAATCATCAGAAAATCTTCTTGGGGATGTCATGCTCACATTAGAAGGGAAATGGGAAAATGTATTAACAGAACTTGAGATTCCGGATATTTTCTATATCGGAAATGTCAAAGAATTCCGCGCAAAGTTTAAGGATCACACAATTTCAATGGAAGATTTACATGTAGAATGCAATAGTCATGACCCAAGCATTGAATCTGTAATTATTGAAAAGATTACAACTATTGAAACCGAGCATACAAAAGAGGAAAATGTATGGAAGCATTTAATTGATGTTCCAAACTTCTTAGAGACGATATTTGATAAGAAGCTCATCTACTTGTATCCAATCGAATATGAAGATGGAACAGTAGAAGAGGTAAGTCTTGCAAAACAGATGTTTCCAATGATGACTGAAAAAACAGCGTGTGATACTTATATCATGATAAAGAAGTCCGAAGATTATGATGGACTTTATGATATCCTGGTGGATTTTATGCATACTCATTTTAGAATCCAGTCGGTGTATCATGCACTTGCAACACCAAAAGTAAATTAACAAAAAGGAAGAATGAGAGACTAGTATAAGATAGTCTCTCATTTTATTCTCATTGAATTATCATGTTTATACTTATATAATATCTTCCTGGTAATACGAAAATACTATATTTATATTTAAAAGGAGGACAATAATGGAACTTCATTACAACAAGTCAAACGATGTATTCTATATTACACATGATACATCGGGTTTAATAATGATACCGAATAATCATCCGTGGACAAGAAATAATTATAAAACGGTGTTGAATACATCCAATATGAAAGATATCTGGTTTGATGATTTGTGGGTGTGTACAAAGCATGCACTTGGTGTAAAAATTGCAGATTATTGGTATGATAAAGTCATGCGGAATATTTGTGATGTAAAAGTAATATCAGAATGGATCTATCAATATGCCAATCTTTCTTCAAATGATACAGACCCAATTGTTACTTATTACAGGGACAGATCAAGACGACTTAACATGATGGCATTAGAGTATAATGGTATTTTCTGGAGAAACCTTTGTAAAGCGATTCGAAAGACAATCATCGGTATTTGTATCAATGAGAAAACAACGGATGGTACAAGTTTCGTTGGGAATTTATGCAGAAGATGGGCTACTGATTGGTTATATGGAGTTATGATTGGAGTACGAAATCCTGAATCTAATGAAGTTGTCCGGATTGAAATAACTGCAGATACTGATAATATGCAAAAGAGTATGGATGAGATCGAGGAAGGATTTGACGTCGCATATGATGTTACTGTATTCAACCATAATAAAGTGGTCAATAGAGGTAAGTTATATGATACTTCCAACGGATGTGGATATTCCAAAGATCTCATAGCACTGATAAATGCATCTTTATATATGCTTTGTGGTGTGTATCTCATTACGAACATGGAGCCTATATATTTTATGAGATGGATTAGTGTTGATGAAAAGGAGGATTAATAGATGAGACTTATTAATTACTTAAAAGCAAAAAGAAAATTCAACATGCTTAAACAGAGTGGTATAGATATGCGGGTCAGCATTGTCACTACTTCTATCTATAACTATGAATACTATCATGGAACCATTAATGCAACGATTTACAAATCAAATGATAAGTGGCTTGTTGCATTTAATTACACACCAGTATTTCTCAATATACAACTGAAACCAACAATTGGATCATTTAAGATCACTGATAAAACCAATGACTTTGGATCAATCCTCAATCGAATATTTGATCTTACCCGAGATAATTTCACAAAGCATCTTCATAATTACTGGAAGAGAATCAATGGTGCTGCAGTTGTATCGTTATCTGTAAGACCAAAAAATATATTATAATTAGCTGATATATTATCTATATAATAGATAGAAGGGAGAGATTATTATGACAGCAAAGGAAAGATTGAAAGACCTTGAGAAAGGAAAACAGATTGGATTTGAGAGTTCCAAACCAAAAAAGAAGAAAGAGAAAACTCTCAGTCGTAAAGTTACTTATACAATTACCATGAGTAACTTTTTCTCACATGTGTTCGAACTTATCTTATCCATCAATAATATTGATGAGACAAAGTATTTGAGTAAGAAACATGGAGTACAGAAGAGAGACATCCGGCTGAATAAAAAGTTCAAACGGTTATCTGGATTGGATTGGGATCACAGCTCAGAGATTGGATCATTTGAGTTCAATGGAAAACTTGCAACGGTATTCCTCTTTCATATTTTATATGAAGTGGACCATGTAATTGCAAAAACGTATTCCAGACAGTATCGGGATGCGAAACGATTCAAAGTGTATAATATGCTTTTGAATAAGATCATTGAACGCTGTGATCTTCTTGTGGTTGGTTTACTCACCAGAGATTTCAGTTATTCAGAACCGATGCATGCAATGACACAGATGCTCATTCTTGCAAATGGAAATGATGGAAATATCTTAAAGACAATGGAAGAATCGTTTAAGTTTCTGGAGAAAGAATGCCGGAATCCAAGTGTGGATGAGGGTGTTGTATTAAACAACGTCATGAAGACAGCGTATATTCTTGCAACCATGAATATGAAGCTTAAGAAGACTCCAAAGTTTATCGAAGGAGATTATCGGAATGATGATGCAACAATCAGAAAGCAGGTTGCCCAGCTTGGTTTTGCAATCATGAAAGCAGAATCAAAAGGTGCAAAATCGTTATTTTACGATATGATGATTGAAGCAAATCCAAAGATCATGTGTAGATTTCCGGATGTTAACGAGTTCCCAGAATTGTGCGTCGGATACCAGGCATTAACATTGTTAATGTTATATATGGATAATCCGGATGTCACAAGATGGGTGAAGAAGATGATGTAAAAAGAGAGAACGTACATTGGATGATGTACGTTCTTTTTTATGGTTTTAAATAATTGGAAGAACCCAATATTAACAAATTAAGGAGGAAATTCTTACATGAAAAAAACAATCTATGAAGAGACCAAAGAACTGGTCAATGAAGCAGAAGAATTGACAAAGACACATAAAGAGGCAGTGTATGATGATATCATTGCTATGGGATACAACCCGGACAAAGTGTATGCCCTTTCGAAGACAATGTACAATAAGGTTACAAAAGCTGGCTTTACAACAGCACCAGCAGAGAATTCTGATGCAGAAGGATCTGAAGAAACCGAAAATACAGATCAGTTTGCTACAATCAAGAATACGATCTTAGATATGATCAAAACGAGATTGCATACAAATGAGTTTGAAGCTATTCGTAATGCAATTCTTTTCACGGAGCGTAAGACACTTGATTACGACCGTGCTGAGGAAGAGAAGAACATCTTAGAAGCATTTGACAAGATGCTGGATTATCTTGATACAGAGGATACTTACAAGGATGTAAAATCTGACGTAGATGCAAAGCAGGCAAATTTCCTGGCTTATCTCAATTCTGAGGAATATTATGAAAAGAAACAGCAGGGTATCAAAGATCGTATCGATGAGCTCGCTACATTAGAGAAAGTCAGCGGAAGAGATCGTAATACCCGCAGAATCATGGAACTTAAGAAGAAGATTGCTGTGGATAAGGGACAGTGGGATCTTTCCTTTATTAAGGATGGAAAAGCAACTGTCAAAAATACAGTAGAGGTATACTTTAATCCTGAGAAGAGTACATATACTGCAAAGAAGTATTATGCAAAGTGCAACCAGATTCATCTGAATGCCGATGTATTCAGATACTTCTTGAACCTGGAAGAAAAGCATCTGGATGAAAAATATCATCCGTTCAACAACTTATTCTTATTCCGTTGCATGAGATACATCGGAACTTTGGATGTACAAGATTCTGAGTATCAGTTCCGGACAATTGTTGGAACTCTTACAAAGCTGGTTTATGATTCCTTCCCAAATGAAGAAACCAAAGCCCAGACCATTCATGCAATCGAAAGTTATCTGGATCAGTTCATTGATGCTGGATACACGGATTTATTCATTGAGAAGAATATCACATATCCGAAGCATCCGGAAAGAATCAAGAAAGATAAGGAACGTGAGCAGTCTGCACGTGTGTACTATTACAAGGTGTTAGCAAGTACACCACATGATAAGACAGTAGAGGAACTTGATGATATGGCTATCAATGACCTTGCAGAATATGCAGAAAAGGTCGTTAAAGAAGCAGCTGAGAAAGCAAAAGCAGAAGAAGAAAAAGCAAACCAGGAGTTAGCAGATAAGATCGCTGGAACAGATACCGAAGACAGCGATGAGGAAGAAACAGAACCGGCAGATGATGCTGGAGAAGAAGCAAAACCTGAGGAAAATGATGGAAATGATCATACACCATCTGATTCTGTACCTACAGAAGAATAAATACAACGAGAAGAGAAGGATATTTTTATCCTTCTCTTTTTTATTCCCTTGGACATAGATTTAAGAAGAAAGGAGGTTAACTTCATATGCATGACGATACATTCGATATGAATCTCGAAGAAAACCAATTAAAATATATGAGTGCTATGGCTAGCTCAGCACACACTTACGGAAACTTATTAGCCACTGCTCAAAAGTTTTTTCTTGAACTCTTCCCAGATGATTTATTTAAAACCATCCATGTAAGTTCAAGAATGGCAAATACACAGATTTTGTCAACCCCAGCACAGTTCTTAAAAAAGAGTAAACCAATGATCATATTCCGTCCAAGAATGGATTATGATGAAGATGTATTTCTTGGAAAGACAATGATGACAGAACGTCAGGGTGGAGGACCAATCAACAGTTTATCCCCTGGTACGGTAGATTTAAACCCATTCTTATATGACCAGGATCGATATATTGATGTGCAGTTTTCACAGTGTAGAAGAGTGATGTATTTGGATATTGTAATGATATTTGCGACGTTGATCCAGCAGATGAATTACATGGATTATCTGAATGCTCAGCTGGTTGTTGGAAAACCATTTGACATTGAAACATTCCTGGAAAGTCTTATCCCAGAAAGCTTTGTCAATAAACTTTCTGAGTTATCTGGTATTCCAGTTCATGATAAAACAGATAATTCTGTAACAGAATTCTTGGAATACTTAAACAATCATTCCATTTACCCAGTCACATACAAATTGGCTGGAGCTACTGGAAAAGAAGAATTCTATCGTTACTATCCAACATCCATTCTTACAGAAGTAAAGAATATGGATAAAGACGATGGGGAAAGCACCAATCAGGTTATGACATCTTATCGAATCACGATGTCTGTACGAATGGAATTTTGGGCTCCAAGTATCACGTATCTTTTCTCTCCAAAGATTAAGGATATGCGATCTACAGAAGTACCAAATGATTCCATGTTAATTCCAATCTATGCTGATGTATTCAATTATGATGATATGCATCTGGCACCTGGATGGTCCATTTATTCACATGCATCGTATCAGTTAGATAATCCAAATGATGTTGTGGATATTACACCGATTCTTGCAGAGTCTATCATAAAGACTATGGAATACCATATCAAAAATGGAATTCCTCTTGTTAATTTCATAGATATCAAAGTGAGAAAACAGGGAGATTTATTACAGCCTGGTTATGATTATACGATTGATTATAACAATCGTACGGTAAACTTCATAAATCAAAGAGGGTATACGTTCTACACGTATACGATTGTCATTGCCATTGATTCTGGATATATCAATACATTGATTAAAGAGATTTACCACTTAGATTAAAAAAGAAAAAGAAAAGACCATGAATACGTTATTCGCCATTATAACGTATTCATGGTCATTTTAAACGGCTATATCTGGAAAAGGACATCTATTCAGTACGATTACAATCATGGTCTTCGACTTTTCTCATTTAAGTCTGTCTACCAATGATATCTTGCAACAAGATAACCCCTAGGAGGATCTCAGATGTGGCATGATGTGATCGGACAAAATCATTCTTGTCATATCTAAGCAACAATGTGATCAGGTCTGTAATAAGTAAAAGATCCCATTCCAAAAAATCTTTCAAACTCTATACGATGAGTTGTGGTTCTAGCAGTCCACCCTGCAATTAAGACCTTTCCCGATATTCATAATATGCCGTTTAATTCTTTGTTAGTTATAGATTTTCCTATTAACTCTGGATTAATCATGTAAAAGAAAGGTTTGGAAAATTATGTTTATTAAAGAAGTAACACTTGAGAATTTTCAAAACTTAAAAACTGGTATTGGAATCAGAAAGTTACACATTGACTTCACGAAACAGAGAAATCCAGTTTGTATTATTATTGGACCAAATGGTGCAGGAAAGACAAGTCTTTTAAGTTATTTGACACCATTTGCAACCGTAGGAGATTTAGATATTCGAAATGCAACAAAACCAATCATTCCACATAAAGATGGATACAAGCGGATTGTATTCGTGGATGATGAAATGAATGAATATGAAATTGAGCATTTCTATACACCAAAAACAGACGGTAGTTTTACCGTAAAATCATATTTTAAGATGAATGACATGGAGATGAATCCAAATGGAAATGTACGGTCGTTCCAGGATTTATGCGCAGAATACTTAGATATTGAAATCGGCTATATGAAGCTGATTCGTATCGGAGACAATGTCAAGAATCTGATCAGTGCAAAATCAACAGAAAGAAAGCAGTTCTCTGCAAAGTTACTAGAAGATGTGGATTGGTATTTAACAAAATACAAATTCGCTTCTCAAAAAGAACGAGACATCAAAGCCGTTATTACACACATCATCAACGAGATTTCAAAGACAAAAATTACAGATGTGGATACTGCAAAAGCGGAGATCAAAGGGTTAAAAGATCAGTTGAATGCGGTAGAAGCACACTTATCAGTGGTACAGACAGAGAAAGCAAATATTGATTATGAGTTATCAAAACTTGCTGGAAAAGATCAGTTGGAAATGCAATATAAATCTGCAGAGCATCAGATCAAGCGATTTAAGAATGCTTTGATCGAAGCAAAATCAAGAAACATCGAAGATGTTGCTACTGCAAATAAAGTGCTTGTAGAACAGGAAAAGAAGGTATCCAAAATAGAAGCAACCTTAGAAGGTGTAAAAAAAGAGATTGATAATACACTTCGTGATATTGATACTGAAACGAATGAGTTTGATTCTATAAAAGCAGAGATCAAAAAAGAGGAAGAAAGTACAAACTTAACATCCATGGAAGAGTATCATAAAAATCTGGTAAAAAAGAAAGTGGATAATTACAGTTCTTCTTTGGAGTCTTATTCCTTTGCTTTTACAAAAGATGAGTATGAAGAATTTATGGTATTCATTAAGAATATGCAAAATCTTTTAAATATTACATACGAATATGGGAAAGAACCTATTCGGAAAGTATTACAGGCAATGCTAAAGAATGAAGATATTCCGGCAATTATTACCTCTTCGCTTGTTACTATTGAAGGACAAAAGAATGCTGAGAGATTGTCCATCATTGATCGAATCATCAATCGGTATTCTTCCATCAAAGTTGATTGTAAGAATGAATGTGCTTTAAAGCAACTACATGCAGAACTTATGGACATCAAAGATGCAGTTCCAGTATCTGATGTAAAATATACCTCGGAATTTTATCAGATGATGAAACTTGCATATGAGAATCTTACCAATATCTTTGCACAGATTTCAGAACGAAAAGATTTCATCATGAAATTACCAGAAGATATTAAAACCTTCTTTATCACAGAAACGATGTACAAAAAGATCGGAGACTGTGAATGCATTTATGATGATAAGGTGTTGAATGATTACTTGTCATTATTAACTGAGATAGAGAATTACAAGAGCATCGAAAAAGAATGTGATGAAGTTGCTGCAGAAATCAAAAGGCTGAAATCTATCAGTAGAATTGATTTCTTAAATGCACAGAAAAAGAAGATATCGGATAAGATTGACTCCTTTTCTGTAAAGCTTTATGATAAACGTGCAGAAAAAGAAAGATTAGAATTAAAGCTTAGTGAGACAAATCGTGATCTTACCACAGTTCGTACGATTGTAGAAGCATTGACTTCTTATGAAGAAGCACAAAAAGTATTGGATGAAGTAAAAGAAACAAAAGATAATTATACAAGGTTATCATTAAAACTGGTAGATGTACAAAAGGAATTATACCAGTGGAAAGGATTAAAAGATGATTTATCTTCACAGGTATTCACTATGGAAGCAAATATCCAAAAGTATAAAGAATACATGAAGACATTAAATGAGAATCGTCTACTTAAAGATGAATATTCGAACTTAAAGTTCGCTTTATCCGGAAAGACAGGTATTCCACTGGAGCATATCCGATTATACTTTAAAGAGGTAACGAAGATTGCAAATGAGTTATTAGACATCGTATTTGATGGTCATATTTATTTGGATAAGTTTGAGATTACAGAATCGGATTTCTTGATGCCATATGTAAAAGATGGACATAAGATCGAAGATGTATCTTGTGCATCTCAGGGAGAAACCAGTTTCTTTAATATGGCAATCTCTTCTGCTCTTCGGGCAGTTAGTATGACAAAGTATAATATTGGATTATATGATGAAGTGGATTCTCAGTTTGATGATAAAAACAGACAGAAATTCATTCCATCATTAGAAAGACAATTGGAACTGAATAGAATTAAACAAGCATTTGTAATCACCCACAATCTGATGTTCCGCCAGTATCCAGTAGATATTATCAATATGGAAGATCTGGATAAATCAACTGTGGATGTTACGTACGAAAAATAGGAGGATAAAAATGCGACGTATCAGAAGTATAACCTTATACAGAGATCGTGATATACGACTGGAGACTCTTCCAGTCGTAACATTCTTTCAGTCATGCGGTGTACATGTGTATGTACAGGATGCCATTTCAATGGACGAGTATATCAAAAATAATTGTACTACGACACAAGTCTCTGACCTTAGTTCATCCAGAGTTTATACAAAGTTGTATAATACGACAGATTTCTCTATTATTATACATTCATCATTACATCCATTGGAATGCTCCGACCATATTATCAATGATAAGTATGTGGAGATGAATTACGCGGTTGGAAAAAATGCATTTGAAGTAATTGATCATATCTTGAATTTTATGTTAGATTCAATCGATGAGCAAATAAATAAATCTGAGGACTCAGATACAGGAATCCCGTCTTATCTGCGCGAAGCATTCCAAGATACTATGGAGATGACTTGTACCGCAGATTATCTAATGCTGCGTACTCCACAATTCTTTGATGTAATTGCGTTATATAATAACACTGCATTCTTTTCGATTGCAAATACAGAATGTATTAATCAATTAGATAAACTCACCCAAATCCTTACAAATCCGAATGATCAAGGACTTAGAGGACTTAAATCATTTTTACCATGGAAATGCCTCATAGAAGGATTAAAATATAGATCTGAAATAATAAGCAGAGTATTTAATCCAAATTCACCAAGTGAACTATTCAAATTTGAACCAACATTTGCTATTACTCATAATGAATTTATAAACTGGTTATCTTATGGAAATTACAGTCATCTTCCACCAGATTTTATGTATGAAAATTGTATCACATTACATTCTGATACAGATGCATATGGAATCCCTGATAAGGAGATGATGTGTGGAGATATGGATTATTGGGAAGGATTATATCAAGAAGCACGAGACCATTGGAGAAAATGCACCAGATACACGATAGATGCATCATTTCGTATCGCTAAATCTTACCAGAAAGATATGTATGGACCTGAGCATATATCTATAAGACTCTCTCGGAAAAGGAGTGCTGCCACTTGGTATCAGGAATATTTAGATAAAATTGAATCAGAGTTCGAAAAAGGAAATATTACATGGATTGAGTTATATCAGATCTTTGTAGCTATGAAGCATTTAAGTAGGGTCACATGCGAGGACAATCAGGAGTTTGAATTTGATTGGGCATCAGAGTTAGAAATTAGGAGCAGTACCATTATGAGAAAGATAAATAAATATCTAACCAGTTACAATATTGATCAATTTGATTCAAATGGCATTATTAATGCAATTATATTGCGATATGACAAAGAATTCGCAGTAGATAGAATTGACAATGATGAATCATAAAAATGATAAGGAGGATTTTAATATGAATATCACAAGCATTACTATCTATAGAGATTATGATGCAAGGCTTAATGTTATTCCAATTGTGACATTCTTTACATCACTTGGAATTAGAGTTCGTGAGTATGATTTAAATACTCTTAGAACCATTAGATCAAATGAGAAATCAAAGCTACGATGTATCAGCTTTGATAAAATATACTCAAGTACCGATTTTTCAATTGTGTGGTTCACATCGACAAATATACTTGATAGTGATTCCTTTATGTATACAGATAAGATTGGTTGGTTCATTTGTGATAAAGAAAATGAGGATCTTCAACCAACTGATTTGATTCGAAAGGTTTTAGATGTTATTGATAAATGCTTGGAGAATAGACTCAATATGCCACATAAGTATCAACCCGAAGAAATCCCATTGCTACGTGAAGATATCAAATATCTAAATACAGCAAACGATATAATTGATAGATGGATACCAGGATTGTTTGGTGTAGTTGAATTCTATAAAATATCAGTAGCTTTTCAATTACCGAATGATTGTATGACATATATTAATAAACTCATACGTGAATTAACTATGAACAAAGGACTTATAGAGCATAAACATGGGAAGAATCTATGCTTAAAGATGTTGATTGATAGTATGACATACCGAAAGGCTATATTGTCTTACACATTAGTAAAACCTTGTGGTAATTTCTGCCTTGACTCTATCCCAGGAATTATGGGGAAAGAAGAACAGCATAAGATTTTAAGATCTGATGAGTTCTTCCATTGGATACAAGCAGGAGAGTATAAGGTATTACCAAATATGTGGTACCGAAATTATAATAATGGCGATGATCCTTCTGTGATAATCCCTAATGATTATGATATATCTATCAATACACAGACAATTGTCGGAAATATCTATTTTGCAAGATCTGATTTTAAAAAGGCACGATCCTATTATGGTCAGTATATCAATGAAGACCCTGATATCCTTTTTAAATTTGCAAACGCCTATTGGGGATTATATGAAAACAAAGAGTACCTTAAATATGGTATATACACGTATGTTTTATCGAAAGTATGTAGATGTTATGCGGAGAGAATTATATACAGGAAACCTTACAGCAATCGAGTTGTACCAACTGTATAAAGCAACTCGGTATTTGACAAATGCTCCAATGAAACCTAAGAAAGCATCTACAAAATCCATAGATCGAAATCGGAACTTACCAAAGATCTATGGGTCAGATAAACCGATCAGATCATTTATCCGAAAATATTGTGATCTGTATCATTTGTGTTTTGGGTATTATGAAGTATTGGACAATGTATTTTATAGCCTCTGATATCATGAAAAATCGCAATTATGAATTCAATTATATATCATCTATTCGGTGATAAATGATAAGTAGAATTTCGTTTTCTACTTCTCATTTTACATTTGCTTAAATTCGAAAGGAGGATTTTAATATGAATATCAAGAAAGTAAGATCAAAGAAAGTCTAATGAAGGGGTGGAAGAGAGCAAATGTCATTTTTAGACGGAAAAACAATTGACTTGAAAGACGAAATTGTACAAGCAACACAAAATTCATGGGACATCTTATTTTATGATGATATCATGAATCACAATGGTTTTGTTATTTCAGAACCAGCAACCCTTCAATTAGATGGGAAAAAAGAACGTAGTATGTTCGGTCCGAATTCGCCATTATTCGGAACTACATACGGTGACGAACAGGCGTTTATGGAGCGTCATCGTTGCAAGTGTGGAGAATTTAAAGGATTGGAATTCCTTGGTGAGACATGCCCAATATGTCACACAAAGATTGAGGAGCGTCCTTTAGATATTAAGATGACTGGATGGATTCCATTAGGAGACAATGTAGTCATTAACCCATACTGGTATAAAGTATTCGAACGAATCATTGGAAAACGTCCGTTTTCCGAAATTGTAACCAGAGTAGAAAAAGTAGACAGTGACGGTATTCGTCATGAAGTAGAGTTTGATGAAGATCACCCACCAGTCACACCATTCCCGGCAATTGGTATTGACGGATTTTATGAACGATATGATGAAATTCTGGAATGGGCAAGGTCAAAGAAAGCAAAAGATGAAAAGAAGAATCGGGTATATGATATTGCAAAAGCAAGTAAGCATAAAGTATTTGTACATCATATCCCGGTGTATTCGACATTTATGCGACCATCATCAACTACTGCAGATACATTCTACTTTAATGGTATTGACAAAGAAATCAATACCACAGTAAACCTTTCATTCACCTTACGTGAGCATGAACCAATTGAGAAACCATTCATTCAGACAAGAATCCAGTATCATCTGAATAATATGTGGGATATCAATTTTGATCAGGTAAGTAATAAGAAAGGATTTATAAGAAACAAGGTTATTTCTGGAGCTCTTAATTATACTTCAAGAAGTGTAATTTGTCCAGACCCAACGTTGTTTGTAAATGAGGTAGATTTAAGCTACCAGGGATTCCGTATCCTGTTTAAGTATCGTATCATCTATTATCTTATGAAGATTCTTAATATTCCGCTTGCAGAAGCATATGCAAGATGGATGGGATCATATAAGATGGATGAGTATGTATACAGTGTGATGAACTACATCATTGAAAAAGAACATCCAAGAATCTTGTTGAATCGAAATCCAACGATCAATTTGTATTCTATGTTAATGCTGAAAATCAGACGAGTAACTCATGACTGGAGACGTACAACATTAAGTGTGCCGTTGTATATTCTTCCAGGATTGAATGCGGATCAACCAGAACGGTCAAGGTCCGGGTACATGGTAACATGTTACCGAGTTCTTCGTGAACACCTAACAAGTGGTGTGACCTTTAAGGTTGCTAACGGTAGAAGTGAACTAAGCATGATCTGAGGCACCAGATTGTGGCGAATAAGCTTCGTAAGAGATCCTACGGTCCTGAAAATGGATAGCAGGGAATACCGTGCTGTTATTACATAGATTTATCTAAGTAATCGTAGTGTAGAGACTATCTGAACCAGATGAATACAATTTGTATTCAGATGAAGTAAGGGTAGGCATTAGTTCGTGGGCTAATGCCGGAGCGCGAAGCTCCTATGATATAAGGAGGTGAATTTGTATCATAGGATGAAGAGATAGCCCGCCGAGTATCTAATCCATACTCACCCAGGCGTTTGATGGTGATATTCTTAACATGATTGCTCTCATTCAGCCGGAATTTGTTCACATGTTCCGGAAGTTTGATCCAATCAAGAAGTATATCATGAGTCGAGAAGATGGATCATTAAATCCATTATTCAGTATCGGAAAAGGACAGTTGGTAGAGTTGTATGACTTTGCTACCTTTGAAGACGATGAAGATCTCGACGAACTCGATGAAGAAGCATTAGCAAAAGTTCTTCAGGAAGCTGAAGAATTTGATAAGAAAAAGCCAGTATATCTTCCAAACGGAAAGATTGTCATGGCGTAATATCAAAAACATATAGGAGAGGTATAAGACTAATATACCTCTCCCATTTATTTTATGGAGGAAATTATATGGACCTCATGGAATTAAATTGTACTTACAGTGAATTTCTTAGCATGTTTGATCTCGTGGAACTAAAAGGTGATGTGAATGATCAACGATACAAAGAGCTCATTGATGCTATTGCCACTGAGTGTGAATGTAATTCATACGATGTTCACTTTGCCATATCAATAGAGGAAGTGTTGCTTAATGTAGTCACTACCATGTCATTACATCCAGATACATGCTTTGATATTGATAATGAAACTAAACGATGTGATGTAAGGACAAACTTCAGCGTTGTCCCTGAATGTCTTCTCATATTTATTGGTGAAAACAAACCAATTGGGGAATTAATCACAGATATGGATAAAAGCAAAACAAAATTGCATTACAAACCAAAACCGACGGTTGCAATTATTGAAAATAAAGATTATTTTCCATCATTTATATTACGTGATCTTGTAAATTACATGGATGAATATGAACCAGTTTGGCATGCAAGATTTACGAATATGGTGAGAAAAGCAATTGTAGAAATTACGAATAAAAAGCAATAAGGAGGAAAGAAGGAAATAAAACAACTACAAATTTTATGTCTATACATCCAGTTGATGTAATCCGCGTAGATGGAGAGGTTATGTCAATCATATTTTTAGGTAATACCACACATACGTCTATTGTAATGGGGATGATGACTGCATCATCGATTCCGACCAGGACATTTGACCCGAGGATTATTGTTCGTCTTGACGACATCTTTGACGATAGCAAAGGTCATCTAATGGAATCTATATCTGATGTCATTGAAAATACTGCAGTTATTAAAAATGATGCTCACACAAATCTGCTGGTATCTGCAGCTAGTATTACAAATGATAATAATTACGAGTTATTTGCTGTCAAAGCTGCACAAGATGACGATACTGCAATGAGCATCAAGCGATCTAATGGTGTAAAATTTCCAATCGTTAAATTACAATTCAGATATATAATTGATCTACATGAATTAATCAAATTCCTTTGTAAGACAGATAAGAGAGTCTTGATTCATGAGATTTTCAAATCTCACAACTATCCAGCATGTTTTGATGATAACAGGTTTTATTCTATCCCTACAGAAGATATTGATGAGAGAGTGTATACATTTTGTGAGAACTCATCAGAACCGCAAGTACACACATTCCTCTTTATTAAAGAAGATGAGCTCATGCGATTAAGAGATATTACTAAGAAATGTACATCCAAGAAAGCATTCATACTTGCAATTAGTATTGATGATGCTTTGAGAGTATACCCGGATATTTCAGGTGGATATTTCAGAGCTTTTGAAGATTTATCACCTGATGATTATGTCGAGTTACCAATATATATCTTTAATACCACAAAGACAAAAATGATTGGAAAATTCTTACCAGTTGGTGATGGAACATTAAAACTCATCACTGGAGGTAAAGAGGTAGCATTAATTTTGGCAAAGTATATGATTCATAAAAGAGCGATATTTGAATTATTCGAGGGTAAATCTACACCTAATCCAACAGAAGATACGACAGCAAAAGAAGTCAATGAATCATCATATGTACAGAATGCGGTAAATCGTATTATATCAAGATACACGATGGATATCGATGAAATCCCTCATCTTAATATGCGATACACTTCGTTGTATGCATTAGGTAAGAATTTTTGTTTAATCTTTGAAAATGAGATTACTGATATTCTTAACGAAGCATCTGCAGATAATAATCAGAAGTTTTTATTGTGGTTGATGCAGCCAAGTTGTTGAGGTCTATGGATTTTTGTAAAATGAAAGAACTAGACAACTCTGTTTTTCAAATAATTGATTACTTTTATATCATTGAGTCTCAGGATTTAAATTATGGATTTGAGCAATTATCACCTATCCGATTGCGAATGGTATATGATGCGAATTCTGTGGAAATATCACATATAGAAATTTCCATATCAGCATTCATGCGATTAGATGATATCCAGCTTAATGCTATGAGTAAAGTGATTAAAACATATAATGGAAAACGGTATTATTTAAGATTAGTTGATGATTGTATCAATACATTAAAAGATGATTTGTGCTTTGCAGCAACTGAGTTAGAAACTGATAAGTCTCATATGACAACAAATGAGATTATGGAACTGACACGTAGCCAATATGACAATGAAGTTGCATTCTATAAAATGATCATGGATATTATAGATATTATACAGAGAGGATAAAGAAGAGAGGTTAAAAAATATGAATACATCAAAACCGATTAATGTAGTTTATCAGGTGAAAGCAATGAGTGAACATGAAAACGAAACGAAAAATAAACTCATTGCAAAATTAAATGGATGTGGATATGCAACGGGGTCCCAGGATGAAGAGACTGTGTTAAATGCAAATATCAGGAGTCTTTGTACAATGGGAATAGTGACAAGACCAGGAAGTAAAGTTTTCCTGAGAGAAAATATAAATGACAAATCAAAGCCATATGTCATCTTCATCTTTACAGATGTTGTCGATTTGTTAGAACTCGGAATTTTATTTTGGATATTTGGACCGGAGATTCCACCACGAACAATTGATAATGTAGAAGAAGAAGTTAAAACTCTTGAGTATGAGGGGTGTAAACTCATTTATGACGGAAACATTGGAGTGCTTCCACGTATCGCACCTCATATTCAACCATTCACATCAACCCTTGTAAATAATGGGATGTATTTAAAAGATCACGCATTAAGCGATGTTATGCGATGGGTAAGACATGCTAGTGCGACTATGACACTTGAAGGTCTAGAACCAGGGACGAAAGCATCTCCCCTTGATTTCTATAAAGTTGGTAGAATTTGTAAGCAATATATCATAGAGTACGACATTGTATTTCAATCTGATGAATTTACAGGCAATCCATTTGCATTTGGTGGTTTACACGCTACTTTTGATGATATCTTATCGGCATTTATAGATGAACTGGTTGATCACTCAGTTCATATCTTTTACAAAGATCAACCAATAAAGTTAAAGAGACATAAGAGATCATCTCATATTACAGAAAAAGTTTATAAAGAGATAGCCTATATTTCGGCATGTAGTATACGAAATTTACAGGTCATTAGAGATATCTTAAAAATGCGTTATAACGAAATTGTACATGAAACAAATCATAAACTTCTTGAAGATCTTGATGCTATGGTTGATGAAGAAGCTGTATATGATATGATTCGTGCAGAATTAGGAATCATCATTGGATACATCAAATGGAAATGGTATGACCAAATCGGTCCAATTCTTTTATATGGAATCAACCAGATCGAAGATGATTATGAGATGATATTTCATGCAGCCATTGAAGATTTCTGGAAAAAAGAATGATGTCATGCATGTATATATGCATCGTTTAAACTAGAAATCACTTATATAATATCTAACTGTAAATGAAAGAGAATAGGAGGATACTTTTATGGATAATATTATTGCAAAAGCAGGAAGAACAGTCACAGGGGTTGCATGTGGATTAATTGCAGCGGAACTTGTTGCAATTGGTGCAAATGCTGCAGTTGATGATATCGTTTACTTAGTTGAAAAAGTAAATAATGTCATCAATCCAAAGCCAGTAAAGGCAAAGGGATTCTTTAGAAAGAAATAGGAGGAATATATATGAAAATCGGAAAAGCAATCCTTGATGGATCAATTTTATTTATGTCAGTATATGCTGGTGTAAAAGCATACAAATTCGGAACAAAAGAATTTGAAAAGACTGTTCCAAGTGCAATTGACAAAGTCCATATGGCTGGTTTAGTCGCTGAAATGGCAAACCAGTCAGAGGACAATAATTAGTAAAATCATAAAAGAAGCGGGTATTTCATGTACTCGCTTCTTTTTTTATCCAAAAAACAAAAAAATAACGGTGAAATCTTAAAGAAAGGAAGGATAAACAACAATGACAGGTTATGTATTTTGCTTAGAGCCACATGAAACTGGTGTCGGATATCAGTTTATTGTAGCGAATAAAAGCAGATTAGAGAAGATGGATCTGGAAGAAAGTTCTATTGACCTTACAGTAGCAACAACACCACGTATTATCGTAAATGAGATTGTCTACGATGTATCAAGACAGTATTTCCGTAAAGAATCTGACGGAACTACAAGTCGTATCTTGTTATTATATCCAGTCGTTCAGGAGAATGAAAATGGAGATAAAATTATAAACATGAAGCGTAGACCAATCCGGTATACCGGTAGTGATAGCTATGCCGAGAGGCATAAGACGGATAAGAATGATGAGGGATAACCTCATTTGAGAAGTCCTAATACTTTTTGCCTCAGAAACATAATAGTAATACATTATTCAGAAAGGAGTAAATGAAATGTCATTTGCAGATATTTTAAATAAACCACTTCCTTCTAAGGAAAATGAAAAACCTTATACGGAAGGAACTGATGACAATGTAGATATCGACAAAGAGCTGAACGATCTTACTGAAGGGTGTAAGACCGAGGACAGTGAATTTGGTGATACTGATCCGGTAGATTTAACGGACGAAGAGCTCAAAGAGCTGTTAGGTTCTGATCCGGATGACGATGATGACGACACTGATCCAAACACTGACTTAAGCGATATCGAAGGATTAATGGCTGTCGGTAATGGTGAAAATCCAGAGACCGAGAGTGGTTCCTGTGGAGGAGCCGAAACAGAATGTGGTACAGACCCAGAAGTACCTGGACCAGAAGAGGCTGCTACCGAGGTAGATCCTACAGTAGCTATGAGTGTTGATGATCCAACACCTGCAGCTCCTCTTGAGGGTGAAGATGATACCGATGCTGACAATATGATGACAATTGTTGCAACACCTATGATCTTAAATGATACCCTTACCGAAGAGGAAGCAAGAGACTTCTTAGAGTCCGGCGATGCAGATATTGCAATCGCAGAAGATCTCCTCTTAGAGGAAGCTATGGATGAAATGGTTAGTGATCTGTATGCATCTGGTGATCAGGCATATACAGAAAGCGTATTCGCTTCCCCGAATCGTCCATACAAGATGACAAAGAAAGCAAGATTCAACCAGCTGTATGAGTTATCTCTTCAGATCGAAGCAAGATACCATCACGATCCGTTCGTTCCACGTATCGAGAAAGCATACAAGATCGAGCGTCAGATCAAGGCTGGATGGAGAAAGAGATATGGTGCTCTTGCAAAGAAGAGAGCTATGAATTATCTCAAGAGACTTATGCACTCTAATTCAAAGGGTCTTAAGAAAGCTGCAAAACGAATGGCTGGCAAATAAGAGGATGGTGATCCAATTATCTAATAATTATGGAATACATGATTGAGTTCATGTATTCCATTTTTATTCCCTTTTTCAGGGTTTTAGATATCTTCATATTGTAATTATATATTATTCATATGAACCGGTGAAGAAAAAATAATCACTAGGTTCAAAAAATATTACAAGGGTTCCTGGGAATAAAAAGATTACCTAGAAAATAAAAACCAGGGAGAAAGGGAACAAATGAAACTGTATTACGGTAGAGACGTACGAGGCATCTACAAAGCCTCACTGAATTACGACACCATTCGTCGTTATTCATTCAATGGGAATATTTCATCTGGAGATGTCCCAGTTATCCACAACGGAAAAGTCTATCTGATCAAGACCTTATATGGAACAGATCCAATCACCAATGAAATGGTGGAAGCAACATCTGGACCATATTATTCAGTATCTTCTGCAGAAAAGAGCGAGTCCTGGGATCAGCTGAAAGAGATCGCAAGACTTTATGCTGGGATTGATGGAGGAGACGCTGAGATTGCGATGGATGCAACATCTATTACAGCTGGATCTGTACTGGATCAAAGCCTCTATGATAATTGCATCAATAGTAAGATCATTGGTATTCAGATAATTTAGGAGGTTTAGTTATGAAGAAAGCAATTAAGATGTTTTTTAGCGTAGAGGGAAATAAGACGAAGGTTGTCTTATTTCTGATTTTGTCGTTTATATACAACTGGGTAGATATCCGAAAGATCAATCTAGTACAGTATATTTTCCATGCAGCAAAAGATAACGATAAGTATCGAATTGTTGCATGGGGTGTTATCACATTAATAGCACTTGTATCTATGATTATTACTGCATATATTCTTGGAAGAATCCAGAGTGGATTGCAGTATAAAATGAATGCAAAGTGTACAGATGCATTTGCAAATAAAATGTTGTACATGGACTATGATCAGTTTACAAATATTGGTCAAGGTCATGCATTTACAGTCTTTGGTAAAACAAATTCCGTGGGTCGGATTACATTTGATATGGTTCATATCATAGGTCTGATCCCAGCATTTATAATCTCAATAACATCATTGTACGCATTATCGCTTACACTTGGATTTACCGTAAGTTGTATTGTAATATGTATGATGTTTGCGATTTACACACTATTCAGAGATTTATTCAAGTTATCCGATAAATCAAATGAAGTAGAAACTCGGATGAACCGTGAGTTTTCTGAAATTATTAGTGGCTTCATGGAGATCCGTGGAAATACAACAGAAACCTTTCACCGTAATAAAGTAAGAAAACTCAGACACAAAATGAATAGTGTTGTTGATCTCATCAATAAGAAAGATGCATCAATTGATAGTTACTGTGAATTTGTACAGATGTTAATGACAGTAACAATCTGTGGAAGTACGGCAATCATGATCTTCCATGGAAAACTTTCTATTGATGCTGCAGTTGCTGCTATCTACTATGGATGGAAATTATCATATCCAGTAATCAATAGCAGTGCAACAATTGCAAGAATGGTTCCAACAATTGCTAATTACAAAATGTATGATGAATACATGAGTGTTGAGAATACTATTAAAGATGGTGAGAAAGAGATCTGTGAAATTACAAATGGGATCTCATTTCAAGATGTATCCTTTTCATACAAGGATGTACCTACACTTAATCATGTAAGCGTATTCTTAAAGAAAGGACAACACATTGGAATCTGTGGACAGACCGGGTGTGGAAAATCAACGTTCATAAAGATGATTGAACGTTTGTATGATCCTGATGATGGGAGCATCAAAATTGATGGTGTAGATATCAGAGATTATACATTGGGTAGTTTACGTGGAATGCTCGGTGTAGTAAATCAGGAATCTCATATCTTCAATGGAACGATTCTTGACAATGTGATTTATGGATCTGTAAATCCATCCAAGGAAGAAATTGCAAGTGCATGTGAACGTGCACAACTTGGTGATTTGATTCATGGATTACCAGATGGTATCATGACTGTTGTTGGTGAAAATGGTTTGAAGTTATCTGGTGGAGAACGTCAAAGAATTGCTCTTGCAAGAGTATTCTTAAGAAATCCACAGATTATCATTTTAGATGAAGCAACCCCTGCACTTGATAATAGGACAGAAGCATTCGTCAAAGAAGCTGTTGATTCTATGAAAGGAAAGACAGTAATCACAATTGCTCATAGGTTATCTACAATTAGAAATTGTGATCAGATTTTGGTATTTGATGATGGAAAGATTGTAGAGTCTGGAACTCATGAAGAACTACTTGCAAAGAAAGGGAGTTCTATTTACTCCAATCTTTGTAAGGCATCTCAGATGAAACACACATTGGGAGGAGATGAATGATATGATTGCATATGATATCCTTCTCCTTGTACATAGTATCTGGATAGTGATTAGTGTATGTATATTTAGTTTCATATGTTATTGCTTGACAGAAAAACCAAAAACAGTGATGAAGTTACTGAAAGGCATTACTGATAAAACGCGTGTGATACTTATCATAGTGATGTTTTTCGTGACATTCTATTTTGGAGTTACTGCATGGAATCATATCGAATACCTCGCTATGAAACATGATGAAAAGATTGAGAAAATAAATGATAAAAAGAAACGGATTCATAATGAATTCGAAGATGGAATGAATCAGGAGTGTAATATCAAGTTTAAGATTCCTGATTACTTATTGTAGGAGGATAATATATTATGAAGAACTTAAATATGAAACAGAAATTAGCAACGATTTCTAATTGGTTTAAATCATTACCTAAATTGGAAAAACCGATTGTAGTAATCATGCTCATCATAATCAAGATTGTAGTTCCAACTGCAATCTTGATTGTCGCAGTTTATAAATATGCGGAGTATAAAACTAAGAAGAAGATCAACGAAGAAACTACAGGAAATGACAGTAATGATACAGGTAAAACGACTACGTCATGTCAGAACTATGAAGACTTACCAGATGAAATCGTAATCCCTGATTCAGTTGCTAAGTAATATGAATAAAAAGTAAAGAAGGCATACATAATTTGCATGCCTTCTTTTTTTATCTTTTTTTGGTTACTTGTTATTCTGGTTCTGATTATTTCCATTTGCATTCTGGTTATTATCATTACCATTATTTGCTGGAGCATTCTGTTTGTTCCGCTCAGATTCTGGTACCAAAGAACTTAATACTTTCATGTAGTCATTTACTCTCTGTCTTGCAACATTAATGCATGAACCAATTCCAGCGTTGATTGCTCTAGGAACAAGAGTCTTATTTGCTGATGTTCTGTCATTATCACCGCTACCTGAGTAACCATCCAGGGTACTTAATCTATCAATATCACTTGTCAGTGAATTGAGCTGGCTCTCAATGTTGTTATAGTAATTGGTTACATAATCAATCATCGGCTGGATCATCTTCTTAATATCCCCATTGGAATACTCCACCAGTTTATCTGGCTGAGATCCAATTTTAATTGCTTGCGCAAATCTCTGATCTGGGTTATCTCCCTTTACCTTTCCATATGCTGTTGACGAATACAGATATTCATACATAGCATCTTCGGAAAGTGTCTTCATCTGATCTGCGGTAAGAGAAGCACCTCTCTGGATCATCTGCTTCATACAGTCTACATAGTTCATTGGGATATATGGAACCATATCCTGAAGAGTTACATTTGCGTAGCTTCGTCTAAGCAAATATTCTTTGTGGTCACTGATGAACTTCAGATTCTTATCTTTTGCATGATCTTTATTGAAGAATGATGTGATCTTGTCAATCACACCTTTGATGAATGTCTTGATTCGATCAACAGTCTTCTGTGTAGATCCATCACCATCACCAGAGTTGTTTCCAGAATTGTTATTATTCTGCTTATCATTTGCAGAATTATCTGTAATCTTTGGTGTAGAAGAACCAGTGGCTTTTCCAGCATCCTGAGAATTACTATTGTTATTATTCTGTGACGCATTCTGATTGTTGTTTCCAGAGTTATTATTCTGGTTCTGGTTGTTGCTATTACTATTATTTCCATTGTCATCTTCATAGAAGCACCGATCCAATGAATATCTTGGTAATGTAGCAGCTTCCACAAATTCCTGCTGACCAGAATGATTCAGTGTGAGAACTTTCTCATCATGATGTAACTTATCAAAGTCATGATTTACATCAAATGCATCAATGTAGTAGTTATTCGTATCTACTGCAATCAATGCAGGTTTTTTATTCAATCCAGGGAAGATGATTTTATAAATCTTATCTACCCTTTCAAGTGCAAGCTGAGCAATGGTTTTGTTAATCTCATTCAGATTCTTATCTAACATTAATGCTACCGAAAGAATCGTCTTATCTTCATTTCCAACTGTCTTTGCAAGCATTGTAAGTTCGTTATTGTTACTGATACAAAGTCTGATAAGATTACCAATCGTTCCAAGTGCAATCTTTAACTTTCTTAAATTAAAGACTAATGCATCATGAGATCCTGAGATGCTATCAATGAATTTATTCCCATTGAATGGGTCTCTTAAGAACTCCCAGATTTTCTCATTGTTTAACTCATATCTACGAACAACAAGATCAGAAGATACTGATTCATGGTTCTCACGATAGTAACCTGATGCCTCTTTCAGATTTTTGCTGAGCAAGGTTAAAATATTAATTGGTAACTCATTTGCTCTCTTATCATTGTCTGTATCTACATTATAGGTGTCAGTTCCGTAATTCGTATCATTTGCAATAATATCAGAAATACAATCGTCAATGATATCAGCAAGTATAGTAGAATTTTCCATCAGGCTTAACCCTTTTGGATCATCTGCTGATTCCATTGCTGCATGAGCTTTTGCCATTGTATCAGAAATGATTACTTCACTGATCTTTTTCTTTGTTTCAACAAAGACTCTTACATCGTGAATGATATCAGACATGAATGTAAGATAAGTAGCAATCAGATACTTGGAAAGTTCTGCATACATAAGTTTTGCCGAATATCCAACCTGCATACAAATGCTGTTCGGAATTGAAGATTCAAATGCAGCATTGATATACTTATTCAACTTATCGTAATTTTCTTTTACGAACTTTTTAATTGTTTTTACACCACTTGCAAATGATCCTTCATCAATATCACGACCAGTATCAGAGGTAGACTTGTATGAGTTTGCATAGACCGTTGCAAATTTATAGAGATTCTCTCGGATTATACCATCGATCATTTTCTGATCAATCACATAATCTGCTGGTGTATCACCCTTTAACAGATCTTTGCTGTTTCTGTAAATATTTACATTGTTATTGCAGATCTTTGTCTTATACTTTACCAAAGTATTTGGGTTATTAAACCAAGAAATGATATCTTTCTCGTTTTTCTTTCCATTCGAAATATTATCGAGGAATTCTCTGATATCCCGCGTGAATGTGGTTAAAGGTGCACAATGAATCTGAAGATCTCCTGTTGGTTTGAAAGATCGTAAAGGTACTGTAATTGGATTCTCTCCAAAATACTTTACGACATTTTTTGTACCATAAAAATCTGCAGCTTCTTTTGCATCTGCAGAAAGACCTTCTGCAATAGAAACCATCGTATCAAGTGGTTTTGTGTTAATTGTAAGCTCCGGAATTACATTTCCGGTTTTTTTCTTGAGAGCTACATCCCAAGCATTTTTTGTACTGGATTCTGTGTATGTATGAATTGCATCATCTGCAGACTCCAGAAAGTTTGCAATTGCATAAATTGTGTCTGGCATATCACACACTCCTTTTTTACGTTGTCACATTATTTTTCTTTGCCATATCTGACTGATAAGCTGTGTTATTGATATGAATAGACCGGTTGTTAGACCGAACATTGTAAAGACGATCTCTTTCTTTTGTTGTAGCCTTCTTAAGACTATCCATATTCTTACTACGTACTGCATCTGGATCTTTCATGAATTTTGTTGCAAGCTTATCAAACTTCGTATAAAGATTAGCCTTTAATGTAGAAATTTTTGATACGTTTGCATTTAACTGTCGTTCTACCTCAAGCTCGGTGTTTGCAAGAATCGTCATTTTCATGTTACCTTCTACACCATCTTTTGCAAGTATTTTGGAAGCCTTATCCATTCTTGCATGCATGATATTTGCCCGATCTGCCTGACGAGATGCTTCATTACTAAGAGCACGATCAGATTCATTCCGGAACTTCTTGTAGTTTAAAGCAATCGTTGTACCAGTTGCAACAAGTCCAAGAACCGCTGCAGTTGTTGCAATTGCATCTTTGTTTTTTACCAGAGACTTCTTAAACTTTTCAAACTTTCCACGCAGAGTTTTCTCATCTGCATCTTTCTTCTCCAGTTCATCCATCAGATCATCGAATCCTGCATAGAAATCTTTCATGGACTTAAAAGTGTTAAAGTCTAACATTCCTTTGTCCACGTAAACCTTCATAGCTTCATATCTCTTTGGATCATCTTTCTTGATCATATCCATCTTCTTGTCGACATCCGCTTTGTTCCAGCTTGCATTCTTGATCTTATCCGGGATTCCAGTGATGAAATCTTTTAATCTCTGTAAGAGTTCAATAATCTTATCACCAAGAGCAGTCACTGCACTTTTTACACTCTCCATATACAGATCATCACCGGATTCTGTAAAGATGCCAAGTTCCATTTCCTGCTCTCTTCGCATAGCAGCAATTGTAATTGGGTTTGTAATTGCATTGATTTCATTGACAGACTCTTCGTATACACGCTGAATTTCATTCTGCTCCTGCAGAGCCTGTACATAACTTGTATCTATCATAAAATAAATTCTCCTTCCTTATAAGATTCCCTTATAATGATTGACTTTAATATAAAGTTAAAGGTGTAATCAATCATGGGAACAAAGAAGAGTATGTAAAATATACATACTCTTCTTCTTTTTAATAACGATTCTGCTTCGGAATCTTTGCACGGTTACGTTTGATGTAAATCCGCTTCTGATCTTCACGGAGAGATTCATCAGCCATAACATCTTTAAGCTTCTGGATGTTCTCCTCATGTTTCTTTGCATACTTCTTAAGTTTATGCTTATCCTCAAGAGCATCACTAACACCAAGAGCTGTACCAGTTCCTGCAATATCTGCAATAGCAGCACCTGCATGAATACCTGCCTTTGCAACATCCTTACGGAGTTCCTTATTACGTGATAATACGTTCTTTACAGCATTTACACTAAAGACATTCTTTAATGCATCTCTCCATGTCAGATACTCGGTCTCAAGACCACCAGCAAGTTTACGCACAAGTGCAAATCTGCTGCTTAACATCTTAAGTTTTCTTTTAACTTTCTTTGCTTCTTTCTTTCCGAGATCCTTCTCGAGATTTCCAAGAATCATCTCGTACCAGTTTAACTTGTTTCTAGCGCTTAATGCACCATCTCTACAAGTCTTTGCTTCCTGGATTAAGAATTCAACGGGAACTTCTTTTGCAACAACTTTTCCTTTGTCAAGAATCTTTGCTCTTGCTTTGTCCCATCCTGCTTCAATATCCTTAGCAAATGTCTCCTTGTTTTCAAGCTCTTCATCTTTGATCTTACGATACTGAGCTTCTTCTGCAGACAGTCTTTCATTCCACTGTTTTGCAATGATGCTGTACTGCTTGAATGTTACTTTCTTCTTTGCAAATTCCGGATTGTTCTTGATTGCCTCACAGAACTCCTGGTACTGACTCTTTTTCGTACCATCTGCTTTTACATAAGCAATCACATCATCGATCAAATCACGAATTCTTTTAAAGATCGCTTTGATCCCAGTAATTGCTTTGGAGAGTAACGAAGTAGATTTCTTCTCAATTTCTGCATTCTTCTGCTGCACTTCCTGAATACTTTCATCTCCTGCTTCAAATACTTCTGAAAAGTAAGAGATTTCCTTGTAATCTTCCAGCAAAAGATCTGCAGTTTCGAGATACATTGTAACTGCATCCATACTTATTGATCCTTTCTGTATTTACTATGAAATGAAAAGACATGAAGATATATACATATCCTCATGCCTCTCATTTTATTTTTTGTCTGAATTACAGGAATTCTGCCTCAGAATCAGAGAAGAGGCTAGTCATCATGGCATTAAATCCATCATCATCCGGATCTTCTGCACTCTCACTGAAGAAGTGCTCATCATCGCCGAATTCAGAATCTTCTGCAGACTCTGTTATTTCGGTATCGTCGAACTCAGATGTTGCTTCCTCGAATGCGGAACCAAGTTCCTCAACCTCTGTATCAGCAGATTCTTTGATCGGTTTTACCGGCTTTACCTCGGTATCCTTTGCATGAAGTACCTCTGACTTTAATACAGACATCTTATTCATGATGCTGTCAACCATAACGTTGACTTCCTCTTTTGCAAGCTCTGCACCAAAGTTAGCAGCAGCATTTGTAGCTGCAGTAGCCGCAGCAGCAGCCTCTTCTGTACAGGATGCTTTCAGACGCTCAAGTGCCTGACTTGTGCTGGATTCCATCTTATCTACATAAGAAGGAAGTTTTCCGATATCACTGTTTAACTGTGCTAACAGAGCAGCAACAGTAATGGTTGCAACACCAGCTTTTCCAGCAATGGCATTCTTGAAATCCTCACGGAAAGACTCTTTGGTATCAGCAACAGTCTTCATAGTAGACTCAGTTACAATGCCTTTTACGGTCTTAGCAAGGATCTTGTCGTTCTTTGCCTTGTATGTACGGATAACACCAAGCGGTCTCTTTCCGTCCATAATTTCAACCTTCTTCTTAGATAAGAATGGGTTGATCTTTGCACGTTTCTCAGCCTTAGAGAGGACTGCACGTGCCTCTGCAGAGCAGATCTTAGAAATAACTTTGGTCTTCTTCTGAGAAATCCACTCTTTCCATGTAGCAATTACTGCATCGATCATCTTCTTGAGTTTTCCGATTGCTCCTTCTTCAGCAGCACTCTCAAGATATGCCTGATCATCATCGGTTCCATCTTCCATCATGCACTTTAATTCTGCTTTTGCAATATTGATTTCCAGCTCACGATCAACAGACTCTGTGAAAGAATCCAGTTTCATCATGCGGATATCAAATGCCTTGTCAACTGCTAAGCTGTCTTCTGCAGCTTCCTGAAATAATCCACCACAATTAAGTGCAACATCTACAGTATTTGCAGATGTAAATTCATGTGTTTTTAATAATAAACTCATCGGGTTACACTCCTTTCAATTAGATAAGACCATTAAGCATATTGCCAAGTTCATCGTCATCAACGGACTCTGTATATGGCTCAGATGCCAGAAGTTCTGCAAAATCTTTACCAAAGATCGCATCATCTGCAGATTCATTGGTGTTTTTATCACCATCTCCATCTGTAACTTCTTTCATCTTACCAGTTAATTTGTTTGCAGCATTCGTAACTTTGTCTTTGACTGCAGAAGCTGCGGTATCAATACCATCTTTTACCTTACCAGCTGCCCATTTTGGAGCACCAAGTAATGCACTGATGATATCTTTTCCAGCCTTTGTAATGGCAGAGACAATCTTTGAGATGATTCCTTCATTCTCATTACCGACAGCATCTGTCATAGAATCCTTACCACTGTTGATGGCATTTGAGAGTTTACTGAGAAGACCTCTTGTCTTCTTTACCTCAGTATTGATCTCAGTTCCTGTCATTTCTACAGCTGGTGATGTGCTTTCGTTACCACTGCTGTCTTCTCCACCTTTTCCTTTGATCTTCTTAACTACCCACTTGCCACCTGCAAATACAGCAACACCAAGTGTGATAAGCTCAAGACCACTTACGATCTTCTTCCATAATTCTACACCCTTTGTAAAGAGAGATTTGATCGGATGTGCAAGGAACTGTAAAACAGCACCAACTGCATCACCAAATTTCTGAAGTTTCGTTTTCACCTCTGGGTCAGCTGCATACTTATCAGATTCACTTTTCTTGTCTGTACGACCAAGAATCTTGTTGATGAATCCAAGGATCTTATCCCAGATGGTGCCAAGAACACCTTTCTTCTTTTCACCAGTTTTCTCAGTAGCATCTTCGTAATAATCCATCAGTGTATTTGCATCACCGTCTTCTGCAAAGCATTTTAACTCTGCTTCACGAAGTGCTAAATCCTGAGATTCCATAATTACATCATAAGTAGCTAACGCACGATCCAGAGAGATCTCTGCAGATTCAATTGCAAGCATCTGCTCTTTTGTGTTCTCATCTTCTACATTAGCGAATAATTCATATGAAAACATGTTTATTTCACTCCTTTATTTATTTTTTGCGCATCTCTTTTGCATATTCTTTGTTGAATGGACCACTCATACGGTTGATAGTTCTTGTTGCTTTTGTGAAGTTTCCTTCCCACCGTTTTACCATCTTTCCCATGGTACCTACAAAACGAGTAAGAGCATTTGCTTTTTTCTGTGTATCATCTGGAATCTTATCAGCCTGCGGTCCACGAACCGTTTTGTCGAACTCATCCAGATACTTGTTCGACTGTTTCATTAATTCATCCGTATCAGCAACGGTCTTGTATACATTCTTTCGTACCTGATCGATTGCTGCTGCTTTGATAATTGCTTTTCCAGCAGGAATGAATTTGTCCTTATTTGCATGAAGTTTTGCATCCATTTTATCACAGAATACTGCGACTTTCTCAATTGGAACATTGGTAACACTGGAGATACTACTTACAATCTTTCTTGCTTCTAAGTATTCCTGATCAATCTCCTTCTGCATAGCCATAATATCATACTGAAGTTCTACCTGAGCAGTTTCACTATTCATATAGTCTTCTGCAGAGATTGCATTTTTGTCACCAATGGATGCTTTAAATCCAGCGATAATGTCGCATACTTTGTCAATCATGCCACGGATCTTTTCGACGATCGTCTGCCAGATTGTTTTCTTATCAGACGATGCTTTCTGTTTCTCCTCGTCAGTGGAACCATCTTCCATATAACAAGACTCCACGAACATATCAGTCATGGATAAAATCTCGTGAGAGGCAATATCAAACATCAGATTTGTCTGTTTGATATCCAGTTCCATTGCACCCTCGGTAAAAAGAGCCATGATTTAAGTTTCCTCCTTTCTTCTGAAAAGTGGTATTTGAACCTTTAATGATTTGTTTTTACAGCTTAAAATAACTTGAACCCTTCATGAGGTCTTGTTGTACTAAGATCTCCATCCTTTGCCTGGAATAAAGTTGTCATAGTATCAAAGAAAAGTTTACTCATCGTAGTGATGAATTTTCTTGTAGAATTTCCATAGAAGGTAATAAGAGCAGAAACTCTTGCAGAATCAGTATCTTCTGTCATCTCAGAGAACTTGATATAGTTATCAGAGATATCATCAGATAATACGGATAATCTCATCAGAATCTCTGTATTCTTTACTGCTTCTGGAAATACCATCTTCTCTTCGGTTTCTGGGAAAAGTTTTCCCATGAAATTATCATCTGCTTTGATTGCAGCATTTAACAACTCCTGGAACTTGTCGATATTATCAACACGTTCATTTCGGATATCATTAATGGAATTGATAAACTGTACCAAATCATTGTGATAGGTTTCATATGCATCCATTGCAGGAATCAGGTTGTGTGTATAAACAACCTGATACTTTCCTGCATTTTCTGAGTAATCAAAAAGACCCATAATGTCTTTCTTATGATTGATTGAGAATTTCTTAATTCCCTCTTTTAACTTCTGGATGCTGCATGGATTGACCGATCCATCGGCTGATGGTGTGCACGAACTGATGCAGCATTCCAAGAATTCACTCATATCATATTTATTCATTTTTACACCATCCTATTTCTATACAATCGTAATGTCATCATCATCCACATCGTTTCTTGCACTGTCGAGTGTAAGTGTGCGATCTTCGGCATTCTGCTGACGCATACTGCTTTCCTGTGCCTGCAGAGATTTTACTCGGAGCTTATCTGCAAGACGTAAGAATTTTAACCGTACTTTCTCCTGACGGTCAAGGATCTTCTTTGTCTTTTCTACACCGAATTTTCCCTGCTGAGCCTGTACAGAAGCTTTGTTTAATTCCAGGTAATATGCCTGTAACTCCAAATCTTCTGCTAATCTTCCACGCATATCCTGAATCGTATAGATCAGTCTTCTTGTGACTGGTACGATCGTAAAGATAACTGCGGTAAAGATTGCAATAGATCCAACTGCAAATCCATCGATCAAGAAGTTCTCCTGTCCAGATTTGATGATGGAGGATAAGTATGCCTGGTACTGTCCAGATTTTCCTGCTTTGTTGAATTCCTTCAACTGATCAAGGAAGAATAAATCTGCACGGTATTTGGTATTCTTAAACGTAGCCTTTAACTGATGTGAGGATGGAGTCTTCATAAAGTCTGCGCACTGATATAAGATCGCTGTGGTAGCTTCTACACATGTATACACAAAAGTATTGTATTCTACCATCAGAATCTTGATATCTTTTTGGAAAGCTGTTTTGTAATACTTTGCATTTTCTGCAATAATTCCGATTGCTGTGGTAACAGTTTCCACATATCCTAAAATAGGCTTGTATGTAGGTTCGTTTACTCCAAGTTCTTTCATATTGGTTAATACATCAAACATGGTACTGTATCCACTGTATTTTGTGATATCACCTTTAGATTTTGGGATATCTCCAAAATCAACATGAGACTTATCCAAGATATGCTTGTATAATGTGCTCATGGTTTTTCGTGTAGTTGGAGACTCTGCATCTTCCAATACTGCACGTACCTCACGTTCTGTATCAGAACTTCCAAGGCAGAGTATTTCAACTGTCGGACGTAAAAAATCCATCGTTAATTACCCCTTTCTTTTATATCTTTCTTACTTATGAAATCCGGCTCTGTTTTACGAACTTGTAAAACGGTCGCAGATTACTGATTGCATCATCTGAATTTAACTTTGCAACGTCATTTGTAATGAATGAATTACTATGTTCCTGCGAGCAAAGTGTATTGACACTACCAGGTATGACAAGAGCATCGATCTTTGTAGATAATGTTACACGAATGACGGTAACAGCAATCTTGATGTCTGTTCTTCCTAAGATTCCTCCAAGAAGATCAATCTTTGTGTCAATTCCACTGATGCAATTTTTTGGTGTTAATCCACCATTTACTTTTCCGTAGAAATTCGTTCTGGTTAATCGATCATCCAGATTTTCTACAACTGGAATTCCACCATCATATGCCACACAATGGTCAATCTGAATACCATAGGGATCTCCAGCTTTTTTGTATAAGGTAGATCCAAATAACTGTCCACAAGCAACTGCAGAAGCACCCTTTGCATCAATCTTTATGGATCCTGCCTGCAAGCATTTCTTAAAGACTGCTGGTGGATTTGCATGTACCTGAGAAATGATATCGGATGATAACCCAATAAACTGAACTAATCCACCAATGATTAAAATATCATTAATGCTATTCACATACCCTTTAATAGATCCGCGATTCAAACACTGGGTGAATGAACAATCAATAGCAACTCCACCAATCGAAGAACAGTTACTTCCTTCGATCTTTCCATCAATACAGATATTGATGAACTTGGATTTTCTTGCATATCCAAATAAAGCGGAGAATCTTCCATATTCCTGATTCGATCCGATGTTAACATCTGATAATGTCAGGTTTCTAACATCTGCTTCTAATAAAGAACCAAATAATCCAGCAAAATACTGCCCGTTATCAACATCTGCATGATTGATGGATAATCCGTAAATGACATGACTGTTGCCATCAAATGTGCCAGAAAAGACAGCATCTTTATTTGGAAGATGTACCCGGAAGTAATCTTCATCATCTACAACATCTTCCACCTCATAATCAGCACCAATTGGTTTCCAATCCTTATGGTTCAACTGAATATCAGATATAAGTTGAACAGTTTTTCCATGGAAGTTGTATCCACTTTCAATGATGATTCGTAATCCTGCAAGCTGTGCAGCATTCTTAATCGTATAGATCTTTCTTCCATCATCTTCAAACCAGGATGTATCACAAGAAGTTCCATCCCATTTATAAATGGCAATGTTTTCTCGTTCATATCCAGTTCTTCGATAGATCATAACCTGGGATAAATCGTTTTTATTTACAAGAGAAATATATTCTCCTTCTAAAACAGCATCTGCAAGATCAATTGCTTCTTCAGATGTTTCAAGTGCAAATTTTGACGGGATGTCAGATGCATCGACATCTACATCTGTTAAATGAAATCTTTGTGTTTCCATATGCTAAGTTCATCCTTTCTACATACCCGAACCAAGCATTCTGGTGAGTTCCTTTCCGAGCTTATTGGAATTCATGGTAACTTCTCTTTCTAACATCTCAAGAGAATAGGTCTGGAAATCAGACTGACCATCCACGAGCATATCAACGGTATGATTGACATCATCAATGATGACAAATGCCATTAAGAATAATTCACTCATAAGCTTATGAGAAAATGTTGGATTCTTTAAATCAAATCCGTAATCATCACGAATGCTTCTGTATGTTGCTGAAGAAATAACAATTGTTGCAAACGGTGCAAGTTTGTTTACACCAAAGGTACCAACCTTTACATACTTCTTCTTTAATTTCTTTAAGGAAGCGATGAACTTTCCAGTTCGATCCGTCTTATTTGCAATATCGAAGTTTATATCATTCAAATGTAAAATGATATCTTTCATGAGAGATATCTCACCAGTTGTCCAACGGATAAAGTTAAACATCGGATTCTTGTTCTTTAAAACATAGATGATGTTCTGGATCAGTTTATCAGACTTTGCAAGATGCATATAAGCCTTGACACCTACCATGAAGTTTACCCACTGGGAGAATGATGTATCTCCTTTGGTTGCAAGTAACTTAAGATCAATCGTATATGGTTGCATATCATTGATACGCTTACAATCACTCTCACTCATCTTTGGAGTTCTTGCATCTCTTTCTGCTTTCAAGTGATCCATATTCTGACGATCTCTTTCGTTTTTTGCAGTATTATTAAGCAAGCCAGTGAAGATATCATCACTACTTGCTTCCATGTAAGATTCCTCACGTGAACGAGTTAATCCATTTCGGTTAATTCCATTCATATAAGGAGTTGATGCTTTCTTCTGTAACTCCATCATACTGCGAGTTGCTTTTTCTCCAGGAGTCATCAATGCAAGAAGTTTTGCATCAGGTCCGGATTCTGTAAAGAGCATCTCAGAATCTCCATATAAGTTATAAAGGGATGGATCATATGCTTCAGCATATGCGGTAAGATAAGCCTCCTCATCTTCTGCTGATTCCAATTGGAATTTTGGCTGATATTTTGCAATGAACTGCCGAGGGTTTTTGATGTAGTTAAGATCAATGAAACCGATGCTGGACAGATAAATCTGTGTCCATGATGCATATACACGATCCAAATTACGTGTTACCGTAGTAGCAAGATCCACTGCATTCGTATCATCCACTAATACAGGAAATAAAAAGGATTGTTCAGCAGCACCGCGTGCAACAGATTTTGTGTTAAAATTACTATATTTACCACTTACATCTGCAGCAGCTCGTAAAGCACTTTTAATTGATTCGAAAATATTAATGCCGCTCATTTTTAGTAGCTCCTTTCCGTATATATTATAATGCGATTTTAATAGATTGTTTTTCTAAGGCTTTTTACAAGGAAAGCGACAATAACTTTAACAAAAATGAACTTATATATTATTTACGTGAAAGGAGGAAAAGTACAAAATGACAATTAAAGACTTTGTAAAAAATCCAGAGCTGATGAAAACAGAGGTCAAGGATATCAATGAGATTTTGACAATTATCAAGAATGGTCTGGAAGAAGTAACAATGGAAGACGTATCGAAACTGATGCAGGAATCTGTGATCAAACGATACGTCCAATTTATGATCACGAAGAAACTCAATAATGAAGTGGTAACTGGTCCAGAAAAAGAGAATCTGTATGATTTGATCTTTATCTTACAGACAATCTACAATAACTCTGGAGAAGATACTGGAGTAAGTGATTATGATTATGATCGTTTGTATGAATTATTAAATGATTCTGGAGAAGAATTGATTTCTTCAACGATTGTAAACGGAAAGAAAGGATTCCATAAATATCCAACATTAAGGGGGACTCTGATGAAGATTTACGTTTTGGATGATAATGACAAAACTGCAAATGAATCAAGAGGAACTCTTGCAGATTATGTGAAACGATGTGAGAAAATTTTAGAAGATGCGCTCGGATATCATGTCGATCTTTGGGAAGAAGAAATCTATGTATTTCCAAAATGGGATGGTGTATCTGTAGAGTTTGAATTTGATGAGAATAATAATCTCGAACGAGCTCTTACAAGGGGAAACACAGAAACTAATGAGGCAACCATCGTAACAACCACATTCTTACCATTACAAGATAAGATCAAAGATCCAGCAAAAACTGGAAGAGCATATGGTGAAAAGACAGAAGTCATGGTCCATGATTATGATCTGGACGGATACAATGCAAAGTATGGAACAGACTTTAAGTCAACGAGATCAATTGCAAGTTCCATTATCAATACGGAAGCATTAGATGGTAGAGAAAACTTGTTGGAAGTTGTAAGACTTCGAACATCTGTCATTGATCCAAAAACTGGGGTTGAAGAGTTGCAAAAATTAGCATCTAATGCATTCGAACGTCCATATATCCGATGTCGAATGAAAGATACTGGTATGATTCGTGATTTTGCATATAATCATCGAAACATCGGTGGATTAAATTGTGATGGTGCAGTCATATATATCATCAATGAAAAGTATCAGAAAATTCTTGGACGAAAAGATCATAAGAATCAGTTTGAGATTGCATTCAAGTTCAATGAAGAAATTGCACATCCAAAGATTACAGACATTGATTTTCAGTTGTCTCCATATGGACATTTATTCCCAGTAGCAAGATTTACACCAACAAAGATGAAAGGAAATACGGTGTACTCTGCATCTCTTGGATCTATGGAACGATTCAACAAATTACATCTGGCAAAAGGAGATCGTGTAAAAGTTTTATATGAGATCATACCATATCTGTTATATGATCCAGATGATCCAGAATGCAAACGATCTGGAAATGAACCAATTCAACCACCAACACATTGTCCAGAATGTGAAGAAGAGTTAGTAGATTATACATGTATCAATCCGAACTGTCCATGTAGATTACGTGGTAAGATTCTGATGTATGTAAAAGAAACTGGAATGAAAGGTATTGGAGAAGCAACAATTAATGATTTGTGGAAAGCAGGAATCATTAGATCCATTGTAGATCTTTACAAGCTTCGTAAGAAATATGATGAGATCGTTCAACTTCCAGGTTGGGATTCTACATCTGCAATGAAACTGATTATGTCAGTAGAGAAGTATGGACTCACAATTCCAGCGAATATCTTTATGTCAGCAATTGGAATCTTTTCTGTGGGTAAAAAGACATTCAATAAGATCTTTGAATATTACAAGATCGATGAATTGATTGAGTTTGCAGAAGATATGAAAGTTTCAGAGCTTGTTCGAATTCCTGGTATTGCACAATTAAGTGCCATGAAGATCTTAACAGGTATCAAGGAGAATCGAAAACTTATCACGAAGTTAATGGATAAGTATGTAGATGTCGTTTACACAAATGACAATGATGCGAAGTTTATTGCAGTATTCCATAAGATCCGGAGTGATCTGATCAAGGAAGCAGTGGAAAAGCATGGTGGTCGTGTAGATGATAATCTTACAAAGAAGACTAACTTCTTGATTGTACCAGCGGGATTCAGAGATCAACATTCTGCAACATCAGATAAAGCCAGAAAATATGGTTGCCCAATCATCGAAATTGATAAGGTAGAAAAATACCTGGATGATAACTATAATATGAACTAAGTAAACGAAAGAGTTACGATTATAAAGTCGTAACTCTTTCTCATTTTTTATGAAAAGGAGAAAAATAAAATGGTAAAAGATCCAAATCTATTAGTATTTTTTGATGTGGATTACACATTATTCGCAAATATGTTTAATGTGAATGGAGAGATGTTATCCGCAGTACCATCAGGTATAAAAGGCAAGATTGAATCAGCATATGATGACTTTACAAAGTATTTGCTTTACACAAATGATCCGTATAAATATGTACATCCATTAAAGTCAGTACAAAGTTTCGTTCATGGGTTGAAAAGGAGGGATGATATACAGATTTATGCGATATCAGCGGCAAGTTCTTCTTTTGACTTTCAATTCAAAGACAAGTTAATCAAAAAGCATTATCCAGATATTGATGAATTGATCACGGTCCCAAGTCGAGATATGAAAATTACTGTTATGAAATGTCTGGCTGAAAAGAATGCACTTGCAGATAATTGCATTTACTTCTTTGATGATGACTTACAGACAGTCATGCAGGCACTTCATAATGGAATTTGTGCATATACAACAACAAACCTTCTGTGGTTTTTGCATGATTTTCTGGATGATTATAACACAGTTACACTTGACAAGTTTGTGGAGTATTTTGAAACAACTCCTGGGAAAATGGGTGAGATCAATGAAGAGAACGAATCTAAGAAATATGATGTAATCGATCATTCTATATATGATGGTCTTATTCGTCGATCATTATAGATGTAACGTGAAAATAATTAAAAGAGGTTGAAAGAAATGAAGAAGTACAGAAAATACATAATCCAGATGTCAGTTTATATCGTGGCAATCATCATTGCAATTACTGCAGCAATCGTTATTCCAAAACAAATGGAATTACATGTAAATAAGAATTTAGAACCTACAATTGCAAATATCAAAAGTGAGATCCAATCACCTAGTTCAGATCTCGATAGATGCAAAGAACAAATCAATGAACTTTATGGATATGCTGACGAAGATTCAATTTCGGATGTACTTACTGTGTACCAAGAGGAAACCAACTATCGACAGATCAAAGAATGGATCAGTGGGAAAGAGAGTTGGAATAATGGTAGAGTATTGGTTGGATTATGTAAGTATCCAACCTATAAAGACAGTTATGAATTACTTACAAAAGTCTTTGACAAGACAAAGAAAACGAAAGGATCCAGTAATATTGATCCTTACAAAATCATTTATGATGCTGCAGAAACCCATTGCAACAATGCAAACTATGTAGATGCTGTAGCACTATATTCTATCCTTGGAAATTACAGGGATACAAGGAATAAACTTAATAAATCCTTACAGGAAATATCAAATTCCAAAAATACAAATGAAAGCTGAGGTGTAAACCTATGAATTTACCGAAAACAAAAACCGTGGTTAATATTGCTATTACATTTGCCGCTGGTTGGATGGATGGAATTATTGAGAGGGATGCAGAGACATTGGCATTTATCAGCGAGAAAATCCAGAAATTAATGACAAGAGAATTCAAATATAACAAATTCGAAGTGGTATATCATTTGATGCGATTAGATCACGATGCATCAAATTCCTTGCAGACATTAGATGTGTGTGATCATCTTGTTATTATAGATGCTGGGTATAAAAAGTTAGAAAGTATTGACACCATACCCATGAATATCAATTGTTGTGATTATGATTTGAGTTTCTTATTTGTTGCATATGCACGAGCAAATAATATCAACGTATACAACTTATGCAAGAAACCAGGTGGAAAATGGGCTATGATATTAGATCCAGTCTGTCCTGCATCAAAAGAAAAAGTTGCTGATGCTACCTTCCGGACATTTTATAACAGGTCTGTAATGAATATCTATACATGCTTATTCTGCTATGCATCGTCACATCGATTACCGATTTATACAGATAGGGTAGAAATTGTCTTTGAGTTTCAACGACTTGCACAATGGACCGGTTTACCAGCAGTTATTTTTCATAAAGCAAAACCTGATGTGTCAGTAGAAACAAGACCTGCGAAATGGAAACTTGGCACTCTTACATTTGGAGATATATCAGGGTTTCATGTAGATCATCCAGAAAAAATCTGTGGATGTGAAACAAAAGATATCTTTGAAATCCCGACAATCTTTGGTTCTACAGTTTCTGTAGAAGCATATATAATGCTGACAGATTCCGGTTTTCATGCTAAATTATATTTAAAGGAGGATTAAAAATGGGTATGACAACTGATGATTGGCAACCAAGGCACGTCCCATGTGTTAAATATAACGTGACATATGCTCCAGATCCTTTTGTATCAATTCCAAATAACTGGAACTGCTTAGAAATCGATTCTGAGCTAGATGATGATGGCTTCATCCTTGCCATCTGTAACTATACACAATTGAGGGAACCGGCTTTCCGACATCGTCTTATGACATCAAATCAACAGGAATTTCGGAAGAAACTGGTATTTGGGTACATGGAAATGAAAGGTACAGAATTTGTGGTTCATATTGATCACAGATTGAATTCGTCTGAAATTATCGACGAAATGAAGGCAATACAATTACCAAATCCTGATATGGATACAAAATTTACAGTCATCTATAAAGATGGAACAACAAGTGATGTATTTAAGATATCGGTATGCTTGATGCTTGAAGATCCTTACTTTGTTGATACTCTTCGTCGTGCAAATGCCCATATCATCTATTATATATCAAATGATATATTGCGATTATTTGAGAACGAAGCCGAAAATGAGATGTCTCGGAATGTTATAAACAATCCACCGTTAGTAACTATGAAATATGATTAGGAGAAACATAAAATGGAAAACTTTCTAAGATCAAACGTATTAGTGTATAGACCAAATGTATTGATTTATATACCGAATGTAACTTTTGTCTGTCTCAGTGATGAGATGACTGAATTCACAAAGGATTTAGTGGATTCTGGATACAATGTAACATTTTATGCATGTTTTGGCAATTCATCAACACCAAGATTTTTCCATGCAACTGGAACTTCGATTGATCGTGTAGATGATCCCGGAGATGATATCAACAAGTATGCCCTCATCATTTATGATTCTAAAGAAAGTCTGATTTCAGATATCAGAGCAACTGGAACAAAACGATTTATCTTGGGTGCCCTTAGTGCAAAGTTTTTTGATGTATCCAATCGACTTCCATACTTGTTACAGAAACCTGTACCTACTCTCTTAACACGTAGAGTTTATGATCTTACGTCAAATGATGAAGATTTTATAAGATTTACTGTACAGACAGCATTGGATGAAGCCTTAAAATGGGTGAGTGTATGTAAGTCTGACGTTCATGTAATTATGGACGAAAACCAGGCTGAAAATCCAGAGATTATCAGAATGTGCAAACGAATTTATGAGTTGTCCAAAGATGCCTCTGGAATCAGTCGACTCCATTTTCATTCAATTAAGTCTCAGAACTATACAAACGTGGAGTTAAGTCCAGGTCTATTTAATGACGATACAGATAATGGTCTCGATGCATTGAAATATTATCGTGGTAGTATGAATATTTGCTATATAGGAAAAGAAGATCTTATTTCACTTGGTATTGATGATAACGATGCTATCGCATGTATCTCAAACACTTTGAAAAAGCTGGTTCATACGGATACCACAAGAAGAGAAACTTTGGTAAAAGATAATAATAATGAATTGATTAACAACAAGATGGTTTCATCACCGCATTCTATCCATCTTCTTATAGAGCAAGAGGAGGCACTGGTTGAGCGAACCACTTTCATAACTCATAAATTACGAGCAACGACTGAACTCATGTTACAACAGTTGTCACGCAGTTTAGGACGTATATACCCCTCTAAGACTAAGACGAAAATAGAGGACAAGGGAGATGAAGAATAATATGGATACATCAGTAATATGTGACAGATATATTGGACGAACCTTAAAAAAGAAAGCTATGGGATCTATTACACATGGACTCCGAAGTCAGATAAGCAGTTCATCCCAATTACCAGATTATTTGAAAAATGCGGTTGCACTGTTTACTTTATCACGGATCATCATCCATCATATGATTACACAATATTTAGATATAACTTAGAGGATGATAGGATCGAAAGTGATTACCCAGGCTCAAACTTTAAAGCAATTGCATCATTGATTGATAAATTAATCGTGCTGGATCCTAAGAATGCAGATCCTGAAATTTGTTATCCAACATCTGAATCATCAGATGTCATAACAGAATACTATATGAATGGTATTATATCCAGTTTTCAGTCAAAGGTTATCATGTTGTCAAATGCTTGTGGAGATACAGTATTTTCAACGGGATATACCAACAGGAAATCACCAGTCCTTGTACATGCTAACAATATGCAGTCTGCATTGTATGAAATGGTAGATCTGATAAAGACCAAGAGATGGCGCTCACATGATAAAGGTGATGTTGACCTTATACTCATGCGAAAAGAAGATGTTGATGCGAGTGTCATCAGTTATATTCGGCTTGTACGTGCTTCATACAAGGGAAATATTCTGATCGGGTATTGCTGTAAAGACAATCAATTTGATGATGATGGTGTTGGTGATGGTACAGTAAATGATCCATATTATTTACCATGCGTCATAAAAGATATTAATGGAGAAGCATATACACTACGGGTAGAATCACATGGATCTGCACTCATTGGAGTAACGGGTAAGCTTAGAGATGAATACGATTTTAGACACGTCTATATCTATGATATGAGATTATCAAATAGTAAGTTTATCATGAAATATGAATGTACTGGAGCAATCTGGACAGATATGCTCTTTAAAATGTAAAACAAAGGTGAGACGAATGAGTGATAGTATGTATATAAGAAACCCGTTCCGTGATACAGGTAATGTGTCTGCAGAACGTGCATGGGATATTTTATACGAAAGATACCAGTCACAATATGACAATAAAAAGAAGGAAGTTCATGCCATTTATGGACTTCCTTCTATTCAAGATGGTTACCGGTATGTAAAAATGAAAGAAGATTTTGATAAGAAAACAAAACAACTGGAAAACTTACTATTACCTATTGATATTAAGATTCAACTTCATCAAATATACCGGGATGAATTTTATAAAGAAATAAATAAATTAAGTTTAAGAAAGGATGATGAATAATATGTTTAAAAAGCATTTGAAAGAGAAACGCACTAATAAGAATTTTCAAAAGATGATTGATGAAACTGACAATAAGACCCTGGATTCTTTACTTGGAATGGTGATCGGGAAACGATTGGGAGATTGCCAGGACGATTCAAACACCAAAAACATCAGTAAAGAAGAATTATCTGATAAATCATTTGTTGGATACTTTGAGAATATGAATCATATGTATCATATGTATAAGCATGCTAGAGAACAGATGAACAATCTTACTGGAACATACGGGACCAGTCTGATTCCAGAGCATCATTGTACCCAGGTAAATAGAATCAATGATCTTGTCAATATCATCACATATGATGAGTGTTTCCCAGTGGAGTTAACCGGAAAAGATATTAGACTTGCATTAGCAAATGTCAGTGAAAGACCTGATGGATTTGCACCAGAAGTGTATGAGATGTTAAAGAAATTTGAAGAGACATACTTCACAGGAACCCGCAATATAAACAATGCAGCGTATTATGCACTATATCAGAAGACATCACATGATGAAGATCAACATACTGTGTTAATTCCAAAGAAGCTTCCAAAATTGTGTAAGGGAACCTGCAAATTATTCCGAACCTCTGGAGATGCAGACAATTACCTAATGATTCAACCGGAAGAAAATCAGATGCTTGGTGCAGACTTGTTACGGAAAATGTATAGACAGTTCAACTTCCTCGTAGATCTTCGTCCATCTGATGCTGTGAATCTCGATGGTATGCCAACTGGATATGCTTATTATCTACAGGCATGGATTAATGCATTAAATGAGTATGTCTTAAATCCAAGCTACACAATTCTTGTAGATGCATTTTACCGGATGAATATAGAGATTACAGGTGAGAATACAATTCCGAAGATCACAATCGCTGAAGTACCATCATGAAATCTCATAAATTAGATTTCGCATATTTATGCTTATATATTATTTATGCAAGAAGTGAGAGAGAAGATCCATGAAATCTTCTCTCTCCACCTACTCAAAGGAAGCACAAAATAAAATAACATAACCGGTGTGTGATACATGCTCATTTTACGAAGTGATCATATATCACCCACTGATTAATAAACAGTTATTTTGTTTAGGAATTACTTCAGACAGCACATACCAAAAGAAAAAGTCCAAAATACACGTTACGAATGATTGTTTACAAATGAAAATGATCAATCTGCGCGTATTTCTAAAATCCATCAATGGGTGAATTTTAGAGCCACCCTTCGGGGTGGCTTGGATTTTTTTTCTTTTTTATCATGATTTATACTTATTTTTTTCTCCACATGTCATTAATAAAATGATTTAAGGAGGAATTATAATGAGTAAATTAAAGGACTCGTTAATAGAATCAAATGGGGATTTATTTGAATCCAATACGATGATCGATTCATATAAGACAGGAATTGCCCCGCTTGATTATTATCTCGGATACATGTTAAATGTGTATGACAATGACGATAATATCGTCGATTCATACCCATGTCTCGGGTTCAATGGTGGGTGTAACATCTTAACCATTGGAAAATCTTCCACTGCAAAAACATCTGTTGACTTATTCTTAGCAGCAATGATTGTAAGACCATATGAAAATGGTATTATCATTCATTACGATTTGGAACAGGCAATGAACCTTACTCGTGCAAAGAATATGACACACTTCACAATCAAAGAAATGAAAGAGAAGTATGTCTTAAGACAGATGAATACAACGATCGAAGATATCAAAAAGATGATCATGGAGATTTACAAAGAGAAAACTTCTTCTCCAAAAGACTATATGTATACTTCGGATAAGAAGGATGAATTTGGAAATCCGATCACGATGTTCCAACCGACAGTCATTATCATTGACTCCATTCCATCACTGTCTACAAAGTTAAGTGAGACAGATAAGAAGGATTGGGCGAAACTGGAAGAGATTACATCTCAGACAGATCGAATGAGAATGACAGGTGAAGTTGGAAGATTCTATACTGATATCTTACCGTATCTGCGTGCAGCAAATATCATTGTAATGTCAATTAACCACATCAAGGTTAATCCTCAGATGGGCATCATTAAGAGTGCAGCAGAGTTGCTGTACCTTAAGCAGGATGAGGCGTTAAACACACATGACGCCGTATATGGTAACATATACGCAAGTCCTCTCCTAACTGCGGGGAACTTCAAGTTTATCTTGACACATCTTATGATGTGCTCGTTAAGTTCTAACTACTAACCTAACATATGTTAGAGGGCAAAGGGTAACTCCGGAGGTATAAGTAACAAGGTTAGAAATAGAGATGATCGACGCAACAAAGTTGGAAAGGTGATAATTTGAAATGTTAATAAACCAATTCAAAGGTGAAGAAAAAGATTTATATAAAGCAATGACTATACTTACACTAGGTAATGAGTCATGGATTAAACTAAATACAGATCTATATCCAAGCATAAAAGATGGCTACTTTATAAGTAGCAAAGGAAGAGTGTTCAATTACAATACAAAAAAGTTTATAAAAACAAGATGCTTAAACCCAGAAAAACATTCGTCCCCGTATTATAAGGTGAATCTTCAGGTATCAATAAATAATCACAGTTACTCTGATGTTTTCCTCGTACATAGATTGATGATGTGCTCATTTTATCCAACAGATAATATGGATACATTACTGGTCAATCATAAAGATGGAGATAAATGTAATGATGAATTAAGCAATCTCGAATGGGTAACTCCAAGTGAAAATGTTATTCATGCATTAAAAACAGGATTATTCAAACCAGTATACGGTGAAAATCATTGTTGTGCAACTCTAACAAATAAACAAGTTAAAATGGTAATTGATTATTTATTAGAGCATAAATATACGCATAAACAGATTGCACAATTTGTAGGAACTACAGAATCAATTGTAGATTCTATATCATCTGGTCGTGCATGGAAGCATTTAACAAAAGACATAGACTTTTCTGCAATTAAGCATAGATTACCTAAGAGATTTACATTTGACCAGATACATGCTTGTTGTGAATATTTTGCATCACACGCTATATCTGAGAAAAGTATAAGGAGGCATTGTATGGACTGTTTACTATCAATAGGATATACTGATACTATTACAGAATCAGTGATTAATTCAATAAGATTACTTTTCACAGGACAAAGATATCAATACATTTCAAAGAATTACAATTTTCAATGAGTTCAACGACTAGGGAAAGCTAGATATCAGCACTGATAGAAATATCTAAATAATCTTTATGATTAGGCTGGTTAAAAATAAGGTAAGTTGAAATACTTACACGAAGCAAGTAGGTCTTTATGACGAAAGGTAGGGTAAAACCGAAACGGAGAGCACCAATTAATTATGGTAACAGTAGTTGTTGGTTGAAGATATAGTCTAGTATCCTATAGAGATATAGGGAAGTTCATAAGAGAACTGCATAAACTTATTTTATGTGAATGCAACGACCAGGAGGAAAAACACCGGTATATCTGTCTCATTATATGTTAAAGCATGTAGCAATGGGTGGTACTGGTAAATTGACATTAGAGGATGATGGTATTGATGGATTTATGATTCGGATTGAGATTATCAAGTCAAGATCCAATCAGGCAGGTCAGGCAGTAACGATTGTTTATGATAAGGTCAAAGGTGTTTCACCAATTCGTACCTGTATCCAGTTCGCAAAGGATAACGGACTGATTGGTGGTAACAAAGCATCTATGTACTTTATCAATAACAAGGACAATAAGTTCAAGTTACGAACGGTAGAAGAATGCTTCAATGAAAACAAAGAACTGTACAAGATTATGTACGAACATATCGTTCCATTATTATCCACAAGATTATCTCAGGTAAAATCTGGTGAACTTGCAATGGATGAAGAAATCATGGACTACTAAAAAGGAGCACATATGAAGTATATCGTTGTAATAATGATTTTATTGATCGTTGTGGTATGGTTTCCGTATGTAATGTTATTAATAGGTGTAATATCTGCACTTATCATTGGTACACTTACGACAATGGTAGTCGGATTTATCACAATAGCAAACATTGATGGAATTAAAGGTGTGATCAAGAGACTTATAAAATAGAGGTTATATGAAAAAGTGGTTAATAAGGGCAATTAATATTGCAAAAGAAGAATACAGAATTGCCAGAAGATCCGTGATATTAAAGAAAGATGATATTATCGCATTTATCATTGCAGCAATTGTAATGGTTGCAGGTGCGTGTATACTTGGAGTATTTGTCATGCATATGATATTACGATTAGTCGGACTTTTCTGGTAAATAAAAAAGATAAGGAGAGATGATATTATTAATCATCTCTCCTTTTTTTTACCCGTGTTATATCGGTTTATGCAGGACGGAACTCTGCATCAATAACTGGTTTATTACCCGGACCTGGTAATCCATTTGGATCAAACATAGAACCTTTGTTTGAGTCGTTTGAATGTGTTGCCCGGTAGTGTTTATCATAGTTATGGAAAACAGCAATACAAGAAGCAATTGCAATTGTAGATGCAATCTTGTTTGCAGTGCTCTTATCAATTCTACCAAATACAGTTGCAAGTTTCCGCTTGAAACGTAACATAGCACTTGTATTCTTTGTAGCATCTACTGGATCTGCAGCTTCATTGTATGGAGAAGCCTTCTCTAATTCTTTCACTTCTTTCAGAATCCGGGCTTCTTCAGCTTCAATGTTTTTCTGACAACGATCTAAGATATTATCCTGATAATCCATAAGTTTAAGGGTATATGTTCTAATCTGAGACATCCGGTACTCATTAGCCTGAAGTTTGGCATATCCCTCCATATGCTTCGTATATATATCAGCAATATCAGCATTTGTTGAAGTATAGATATCTTCCACTTTAGCAGTTGCATCTTCATAAGAGATTTTTCCACGAACAAAATCCTGTTCAACCTTCTTAACAGCAACAATAGCTTTATTCCGGATATTTAACTCAGTATCTACAGCCTTTACGATTGCTTTATCATTTACTTTGAACTTAATCATCTTTTCAGATTTTGCAAGTTCAGAATTCAGGATCTTTTTAAGCTTTGCACGATCTACTTTATCTTTGATTGCCTGATAAGCATCCTTGATTGCTTTGATGATCTTCTCAATGATTTCGGAAACCTTCTCCTTGATGCTTCCAGATTCCTCATAGAGGTCGGCTTCACCAAAGAATGCAAGTTCCGGATCTTCTGCAGATTCACCATAGTCTGGTGCAGCTTTCTGAGTTGCTTCAACATCAACCTGTCCATCTTTTTTTGTAATGATGCCGGTTTCTTTTACCTCTTTTTCAACTTCTTTCCCTGCTTTCTTTCCAGCCTTTGCATCTTTATGCGCCTGTACTTTTCCAGAAATATTTATTCGGATAGCATTCACTTTCTGGCTTGCACTCTCCTTTAATGCATTCATCTCATCTGCAACGACAGTTCCGAGGATATGCATTTTTCTCTTTGCAAGTTCTGATTTCGGTGCAGTACCATTTTTTATAGATTCATAATGCTGTAACTTAGATTCTGCTTCTTTATGAAGATCCTGGACTTTCTTTGATTTAGCACCAAGACCCTTATACTTGTCATCATATTTTTTCTCTTCTGCAAGATATGCATCATTAGATTGCTCATAATCTTTATATAATTCATCCAGATCTTTTACATTTGCTTCTTTGTACTTTGGAGCAAGAACTTTTGCAGCAAGAGCACCAAGACCAACAGTAACAGCACAAGCAGCAAGAATCTTCTTTCCGTTTTTCTTGCTGTTATAATCAGCTGCAATCTTATCGACTTCTTCGACTGTTTTTGCATTCTCGATTCTACGCTTGAACTCTCCATAGTTCTTTTTGATCTTAGCATTGTCGAGAACTTCCACCTTCTTTGCAGCAAGTTCTTTGTTCTTTAATACTGCGTTTGCTTTCGCACGCATTTCATCAGATCCAGAAAACAGATTTGTGAAGAATGTTTTGATTTTCTCAACGAGGTTTCTGATTGCATTGATGATACCACCGTTGCTCTTCTTTGCACTATCTGCATCTTCCATAAAGTCGGAAATATCGGAACAATTCATTGCCATCGCAATTTCATTGGTTGCTTCCATATATGCAAGATCTGCTTCTCTGGAGCTTACTAATAAAATATCCATTTTTATCTCTCCTTTTTTATTAAAATTTACTTAATTAATTGTCTCATATATAGTTTATTCGTTGGATACTTCCCGAATTAGGCTATTAATAAAATGTATTTTATTAATAGCAACCAAGAAAAGCAAATCTATAAGAAACGAGGTATAAAGATATGACAAGTTTTCAAAAAGCAATAGAGATTGATCTCATGGAATTCAACAAAGATATGGCTCTGATGGAGGATGTGGATTATATTGCACTCATAGAGGGTGATTATTATAGGGAGTCTGGTGACAGTAAAGAGAATATCTTCGAGAAAGCAATCAGACATGTGAGAGACCTCATAAGAAAGATCAAAGATAAAATTGCAGAAAAATTCTCCGATGCAAAGGTTAAGAAACAGCAGGAGAAATTAAAGATGGAGGTTTTATCAGACCCAAATAAGAAAAATAAGAAAGTGAAAGTTCGGGTAAATGACAAGGTATATGCTCTGGATAAGAAAGCATTAGATGATCTGACAAAATGTAAGACAAAAGAAGAAGTCGAAAAATACATGGCAGATTACAAGAAGAAGCGTGAAAAGCTTGTTGCTGGAAGTATTGTTCTTGTTTCCGCAGCAACTGCAATTGGTATTCTTGGATCTAAACTTCATAAAAGTAACAAGCAACTGGATGAACTTGAGAAAAAATATACAGATTCAGTTACTTTTCTGAATAGAGAGAAGAATGTAAATAAATCCCTGAAAAGAACACTTTCTGATACAAATCGTAAGTTAAATGAAAGTGAAGCATTATCAAACCAACGTGCTGATAAAATCAAAGACATGAAAAAACAACGTAAGATAGATGCAGATATTATAAGAGATCATATAGATTACATGAAAACTATGGCAGATGCTACACGTGGATATGCAAGCTCAGAAGTTAATTCAGTAATGTATAATACTGCTATAAAATGTCACAGTGGTGATATGGATAAAGCATCGGATGACGTCAAAAGAGATTTACATGAAATGATTCTGGGATGTATGAATGATATAATCAATGAGTCAGTTAAAATGGAGGCATATGCTGATTATCTTGAAGCATCATCAAAATAACTGAATCATTACCATATAATTCCAGATGTATATATTAGACCGATAATGTGACTTATTCTGTATTTTGAAAAACCTGTTTTTCCACTTTTTGTGCCCATTTTGCGGCAAAAAAAGAGGGATGGAGAATATGAAAATTCTCCATCCTTTTCTTCTTTAATCTTCTTTGAATTCATTGTCAAATGCAGCCTGATCATACGCTTTCTTTAATGCAATAAGATCCTGTGTTTGCCCATGAGATTCATATGGTGTTACACCTAAATGCTGGATATTTCCTATGAAATCAGCACTGATTGAAGATCCAATCAGTGAACCTCTAAAAATATTTGATATTAATAAATCCAGGTTATCCACGAGGATTTTTCCATGATCATCATGGTTAGTAGCTTCACCGATTATATACTGGATTTCATCAGAATCTACAGATTCATAGTCAATTACTATAGGATCATGTATAGGAAGACCAATTGCATATGCATAATTTTTTATCATCTTGGCGGCTTTATCTGATTCACAGATATATATGCATCTTCTTTTGCAGCTTTTGCTACGAGTGATGCAGTCTTTCCAGTCCTTGGACCACCGACAAGAACCAATGTTTCTTTACTTTTCTTCATTCTTTGAATCCTCCCCAAGATACCTATCAGCCATCTGACCTTCAATTGTCAGAAGCTCCGTGTTTTCGAAATTTACTAAGTTTGCAGTTGCTCCGATGATAGGTATACCAAGTAATGCAGGTATGAGGAAATCAATATCATCAACGAGACATCCATTTTTCCATACATCCCTTTTATTCCTTACATCATTAAATGTTGAAAAGGCGATTGGTTCTGGGATGTCCAGATTCATATCCTTTGCTCTCTCAGCGATATTTTTTTGCAAGACCTATGTCTCTAACGATGATCGGAGCCTGCTTTTCAGCAGATTCCTTGATCAACTTCGTTGTTTTTCCGACCTGACGGTCTCCAATGATTAAGTGTATTCTTTCATTACTCATGTTTGTATCCTCCTTATAAACATATATTATTTCTTAGTTTTTCCAGTATTTTTATATCATTTCGTTGGAAATTGTAATGAAAAACATTATAGTAACCAAAATAAAGAAAGGAGAATGTATTATGTCTCGTACTATTACACCGCTTCAGATGAATATTGTAGGTGATGATGGTGAAGTCAAAGGACAATATTCACCAGAAACATATGCAGAAACAGTCACCACAGGTTCCGTTAAAAAGAGTGAATCTTTGGAATTGCCTGGAACCGATCCATCTGAAACGTTAACCGATACAATTGCAAAAGTCAAGTTATACCTTGATAATGTATCAAGTATTGCAAGTGAAAAGCGTGAAGTTGTTGATAGTCCAGATGATAACTCAAGCAATATCCCATCAACAAGAGCAACTGCTTCATTAAAGGCATCCTTGGATGCAATTAACGCTATAGTTACAAAGAATAAAGAGGATATTGCAAACAAGGCACCAATTGCGCATGCAGATGCAGGGAAAACTTATGGTGGTGGAACGGAAGATCTGTATGGTCATGTAAAAACTACAGATAAGTATGTATACACGAATGAGGATGAAACTGCTCCAACTGCAGCCGATAGTGTTGCTGCTAGTCCAAAAGCAGTTGCCGATGCATATACTGCATTAGATACAGGAAAAGCACCTGTATCACATGCTTCCACAGATACGAAGTATGGATCTGCTTCTCTCATTGATTATGGGCATGTAAAAGCATCTGATACCTATAAGGTTGCCATTGAAGATGGCGATGCAGAGCATGGCGTAGTTGCTTCTCAGAAAGCAGTCAATGACATGTATAAGGATCTTTCCTCTAACCAGGAAACTGGTATCGTATCTCGTGCCCCGATTATGCATGCAGATGCAGAAAGAACGTATGGTGCAGGTACGGAAAGCTTATACGGTCACGTAAAGATTTCCGATAACTATGACATGGAAGATGTTGAAACAAATGGGAATGCTGCAAGTGGAATGGCTGCATCGTTATTCGCATTACACAGATCAAATGCTGCACTTCAGGCTGTTGTTGATACAAAACTTCCTTCAACACATGCTGCTGAAAAAGCAACAGCTGAAAAATTCTCTCATGTGAAACTTACAGACACCTATGAAACATCGCAGGGAGCCGCTGCAGATGGTGTTGGTGCATCTTCAAAAGCACTCGCTGATAGTTTCGCAAAATTGAACGCAAGTATCAGTGCGGCACAAAAAAGTATTGTGACACTTAATAGCGATAAAGCAACGGCTAAAGTCGTATCATCAGAGGATACAAATAAATTTATTGAAGTTGGATTTTACAGAGCTAATGAAGGTAATACATGTACCAATAAGCCAGACAACGTGAATAATTTCGGATTAATAAATATGCGATGCGGAGATCATGCATATCGGCAAATCATGGCAGGTACTGATAGATCAGGTGCTACGAGATTATACACGCGTGTATGTACAAATGATACCTGGTCTGATTGGTCAGATTATTTTCCAATGAGTATTACTGGAAAATCAAATACTTCTGGTACTGCAGATGTTGCAAAGAGTGTTGACTGGGCTAATATCACTGGAAAACCGGTTATTATTGATTCCAAACAATACAGTGATCATGTGAATGCATTTAATGTCTTAAATAATAAATTCAATAATCTGAAGTCTATACTTCGGTCCTATCTCAATGTCAAACACCCAAGTGCACGTGCAGTTTTTGGATATGGAATTTTATCCAACGGATGGGGTTATATGAATTCGGATGAATCAGTAGCAACTTTACGTGGTCTTATTCTGAGTTCTCCGGCTGGTACAACATATAGTGCAAATGCTGCAGTTAAAGTAGCTACTATATCAGAAGCTTATCCAAATACCAATTTTGTATTTTACTCAGCAAATGCATATGGTTACCAACAGGGTACCTCATCTATTTTTACATTTACTGTAAGTGCGACTCGTGCCTCAAATAATTCTATTGATATATATTTAACATGTATTAGTGATTATCCATACCAGCAGGCACTCGTCATATACTTTAATGACCTTGGATGGTTAACATCAGCTACGAATATTATTACCAGTAATTAAGTAGGAATAACATTATCTTATTTAGAGATGAGTGTGAAATGACGTGATATCAAGATAACTTTCTTGATATCACGCTTTTATTTTTTAAGATAGAATGCTTCATCCTTATTTTGCAGATACACTCAGTGATGCTGGCACTATGAAATATTCAAAGCAATTTACAACTTTTGATGATTTCGCAGTGTAATTAAAGTATATATTATTATTCGAAAATGTGTACATACAACTGAATTCAACCCCACAAATCCATAGACTGTTGATGTCACTAATATTCAGAAAGTTCACAGTCTCTGTGTTTACGTCAAATACAGTCCCACCTGCATCCTTAGCGGGAATACATAATTTATATACATGACCCTGATCTATGGTGACACTGCCTCCTGGTACATAAACATGAACTGGAAGGACATGGATACCATTACCAATCCGAATGATAATTGGATTAATATAGAACCCATCAATGAAACCACCAGAAATGGTTTGTACAATGACTCGAATATTTTTTAAGTAATTATAGTATTCCTTCAAATCATCTGCTGTTTTAAAGGCTTTGTTATAAGCAGAAGATGCGGTATTAGATGTTGTTGTTAATGTACTATTTATGGTACTTATATCGCTATTAAGTGTACGTCATAAAACGGGAAAATGTCCAGAAGCCAAGGACTTACCCTGGCTTCCGGAATTCTTTAAATACTGAGATTGTTACATTATCGGTCTAATAAATACTATTGGTAAATATTAGTAAAACTCAACTATCTGATATTTGAATTCTATATTATCCGAGAAATACCCTGTCGATTTTATGATAATCTAGCTCTCTGTTAAATTTACATTCACAATATTACTTGAAGGCATTGTTAAAATGACACTGTTAATAATAGATTTTTTTCTCAAATATAACCGAAAGTTCGTCACGTGGAAGCTTTACTTGTTCAATTAATATATCAACTCTATCATATACTTGATCAGATTTTTCTATAGAGTATATTCTGATAAATTAATATTTTTTATAGTAAAATAACGGATGCTACTAACGAGAAAATAACATAGTTTCTCGTTAGTAGCATTAGACGTCTTAAATTACGAAGTATCTAACATCATTATAGTTACAGCTGTTTGATGATCCATGATTCTCGCTATAATACCAATATATTACCGGCTTAGCGTCAGCATTTGTACCACCATATGCAAATTTATTAATTGGCATATCTTTTCCTATTGTTCCAGATGATGTTCCACTACCGGTGTTAAATTCTTTATATACGCGATTATTAGTGCCTAATATTGTATCAAATACATAATCAATAGTAACATAAATACTCATATTACTACCCCAGCCAGTATTCTTCGCAATAGAAGATGTTAGTATGAAACATCTATGTGTATCTATGCTCAAGCTACTGCTACCTAATGATTCCTGATATTTAGATCGGGTTTTCATTGCATTCAGCATAGTATTTGAATTTCCAATGATTGATTGAGTCACAGTTGCATTATCATACATTGCAGTTCTAGCAGTTTGTGAATCACAAAATGCCGTGCATCCAGAGGATGAGTTGCATAATGTCGTAAATTTTGATGCAGAGCTACATATCATCGTTATTAATGATGGATTATTCATAATAACATTTAATCCATTTTGGTTATTAATAACTTTAGCCACATTTGTATCACTCATGAATGCAGATTTACATGTGTTTGATGATGTGATGTAACTTACACCGTTTGAATTTAACCAGATAGTTGCTGCGGTATCATTACCTGCAATTGCTGTAATCATTGACTGATCATTAGCTGAGGTATTTAATCCAATTGCTGTGTTTACAATATAACCCATTGCTTTTACACTAGCAACGATGTAAGATATGCTAGTTGATGTAGAAGCAACGACATTCATGGCAACTTGTGAGTTCACAACTTTATTCATTGATGTATCACTATTTACCAAGTAATTCATTGCATTTGAACTTCCTGCAATGCTGTTCATCGCTGTTTGAGAGTTTACTATTGCATTCATACCAGTATCACTATTCACCACAATACCCATCGCCGTAGCACTTCCAGCCATTGCATTCATTGCTGTACCATTTCCAACCACTGTACTTAATGCCGTACCATTTCCCAACACATTATTCACACCAACAGAAGAATTCATCACTGCCGATAACGCACTAGTTGTGCCAATGATTTTCGACAATGCTCCTGCATTTGCTACCAATTTACTCATGGATGTATTTGATCCACTCATCGTATTCATGGATGTTGCAGTCGCAATTGCAGTATTTCTTGCGGTTTCATTTGCCAGCATTGCATTCAGTGCAATTTCAGAACCCTGCAATCCATTCGAATATGTCTGGCTATTACATGCCGCTGTCCATGCTCCATTGTTTGCACATAAAGCAGTGCTCATCATCTCATTCTTTGTCATAGTATCAACGAATGCTGCGTCATTGACTGCCCAGGTTACGAAATCACTGTCATTTAACAGATTTGCAAAGAATTCTGGATCTGAAGAACTCATCATATTAATCAAGTTATTCATAACCGAAATGTAGGACCGGTATTCCTGTACTGCAACATTTACAGAGGTTACTTCTTCCATCACTGGTTTAATGGAATCTTTCAATCCATCTGTTTTATTTGCTGTACTTACCGCAATCGGAATCTGATCCAATCCACTTCCAATCTTTGATAACGTCGTATTTGCTGTCTGAATTGCTGTTACAAATGCATTCAATGCATTATTTGCATTCGTATTTGCTTTGATTGTATCTCTTGCCAATGTGGAGTTAAAGATTGCACTTGCAAATGCACGATCATTCAAGCACTCCGTAAGAAGTGTTGGATTGTTTGCTAAGAACTTGCAACAACTTTCATCATCACAAAATACCGATAAAATATCTTTGCACTTTTTGAGTGCTGTGATGGATTCATTCTGTGCAAACCAAAGAAGAGCATCCTTTAACCGGACATATGCCGTGTCTGTGAGTGTCAAATACTCCTCAGTTACCAAATTATTGGTCTTCATTAACTCCAGTGCGTCTGTTGTGATATTTTTATTGTCAGTAACACCAGCTTTTGTGTAATGAGTACCATTATCATCATAATAATCTTGTGTACTCAATCTCCAGATTCGCATCCGTCTTGATTCTACTACTTTCTCAGTAAACCACTGAGAAGTCGTTGCACAACACATCAGTGCGTTATTCTGTAAGATGGCTTTCCATCCATCTGTTGATAAGATAACTTCTGACATATTCTTATAGGAAGATAAATTGACGTTGAATCTTTTCTTGACCCAATCCAAGGCATCTTCTGCTTCTAAATGCTCTTCCATGACTCTTCCAAATCCATTTAGCATTTTATCATCCAATGCCTGAATTGCTGTCATATTCATGTACTCACAAATGGAATCGAAATTTCCTTTGGAGAAGTATGTATTCTCCAGAATGTTGTTTAACCCTTCTCCCACATAACTATTTCCTTTAAAGAAATAATACCAATCTTCTCCGGTTAACTTTGTAACCAGAGTCTCATGTAATTCCTTGTGGGTAAAGAGAATTGCTGTTTTCGCTAAGAAATCATGGAGACGTTTCTTTGATATGTCATCTGTATCAAACATATAGGATTTTTCTCCATGATTCTCAATTGATTCGATGTAATTCAAGTGATTCAACGGCTCATTTAAGAAATCGCTGTTAATCATTTTCGTTTCAACAAAACCCATTGTTATTCATCCTCTCTTTATAATGCTTTTACTTCATTTACAATTGTATCCATATTGGTTACTTTCGTAAGAAGTGCTGTAACTTTAGCTCTTACATCATCAGAACGATATAAGGTGGAAGCATTCGTATTTAACATCTCCCATGACTTACTGATGGTTCGAAGTTGTCCATCCAGAGTTGTTAAGTTCGTGACAAGTTCGGTAACTTTTGCATTTGCATTACTATCTGCAGTAAGCTTTGCTTTTACCGTTGTATTTCCAAGAAGTGCTCTTGCAAATGTTTCATCGTTAAATGCTTCTTTTAATACATCCGGATACTGAATGAGATAATTGATGCATCTCTCATTATTAATAAATACATTGATAAGTTCCGGATATCCTTTCAATGAGGAAATTGCATTATTCTGTGCAAACCAAAGGAGAGCATCTTCTAATCTCTGATAAGCAGAATCTACAATAGTTAAGTATTCCTCGGTTACAATTCCCTGGGTTTCCAGGAGTTTTAAGGCATCAGTAGCAATGTCTTTTCCATCTGCAGTGCCTTCTTTCGTATAGTGTTTACCATCATCTGTATAGTAATCCCTGTTTGCAGTTCTCCAAATTCTTGTATGTCTTGCTTCTACGACTTTATCTGTAAACCATTTTGTCGTACAAGCACAAGACATAAATGGACCACTCTTAATCATGAGCTTCCAACCCTCAGTATCCAAAATAGCAGCACCAAGATCGGAATAAGAGGAAAGGTCCACATTGAATCTCTTTTTGATCCACTCCAAAGCATCTTCTGCATCCAAATGCTCTTTGATGACTGTACTAAATGCATCCAGGAATTCCTTGTTCAGTGCACGGATTGCTGTCATGTTCATGTACTCACAAACCGTGTTAAAATCTCCATTGGAGAAATAAGAATTTCCAAGAATCAAGTTCAAACATTGCCCGAGTTTTCCATGATTCTTAAAAAAGTAATAAAGATCATCTGATTTCAGTTTTTCGATCAGTGTAGAACGAATTGTAGTGTCCTCAAATAAGAGGACAGAACTTGAAATCAGATTTCGAAAAATTCTCTTTGAGGTATCGTTATCCTCAAAGACATATGCATTTTTTCCATATCGCTCAATTGATTCGATATAGTTAAGGTGATTGATTGGTTCATCTAAGAAATCACTATTCACCAATTTTGCATCTACAAATCCCATTGTTTACACACCTCACGATCTGGATTCTTCTGTCTGGACAGAAACCTTGTTATCAATAGATCCATCAGAATTAAATATGGTATTTTGTGTAATCTTCTGTTTCTTCCCATTATTGTCCGTGGTATCTACAACATCTGTGATTGATCCATCAGAATTGAATACTGTAGTTTTTGTATAACTATCAGATGTTACACTGATTGATCCATCGCTGTTAAAAACAGTCTTCATGTTCTCTGACACAATATCGCTATTAAGTGTACGTCATAAAACGGGAAAATGTCCAGAAGCCAAGGACT